TATTATATGTGAATCTAATATGTTTGTTCTCGGTAAAGTACTATCTTCCCAACTACAGCTTTCTAATAGTTCAACTATTGTATCAATACGTTGTATTAATTTTAATGTTGGTGCGTCTGCATCTGGTACAAAAAATGGAAATATTGTTACTTATGGGAATACTTATGTAGATAGTACCAAACTTTTTTTTACTATCACATTTAATAATAATTCTATCCTTTCGTTACATAATAGTTATGTTTTTAATGCTACTATTGCTGCTGTTACTAATACTTCTATGACATTTAATGTAGTAAAAACTGGTAGCATAAGTCCTTGGACTAATAATCTTATTGCACAGATTATAATAACTGAAATAGCATAATATTCTTACAGCTACGGATCGCAGCAGAAAATGGAGGCTTGCTTGCAAGCCGAAGTTTTCCTCCAGTATAAACAACAAAACTATAAAACGATTTAAAGCTACACCATATAATAATATACAATTAAAAATAAAAGATGACCATGTATGCACTGAATACCGCGCGTGACAATAATGCCAATATTTACCTATGGAACAAAGGATTGGAAGAAAATGTGGACTTGCTCAAGTCGAGGTTTTCTGATTATACTCAGGAACGTCAGTGGAAGAGTATGGAAGATCAATTTTTATCTAAACATTGGCAGTTAGTAACAAACAAAGTAGATCATATTGTTTTCAAGAAGGAGAACAACAATTACGATTATTTTGAAATCAAGATAGACAACATCAGTAGCACTACAAGGATAAATGTATCCATCCCGTTGAGAAACAGCCAATATCAATATGGGACACATTTCAACAATTATTTCGAAGCAACAGATTTCATTGAACAACATTTACAGAATTATGAGGATTGATGTTGTGTTGGAGGAAAACGTAGACTTTGCGCAAGTGGCATAACAACGTAGCAAGTCTACGTTTCCTTCCAAGTTTATTTATTTTGCATAAAAAGGGTTTAAAAAATGGATACATATACATATATAATATGGATAACACTCCTACTCCTACTCCTACTCCTACTCCTACTCCTAGTCCCGATAAAGAGATCAAATTGGTCGATGTTGAAGTGATTGATGAGAATGTCGCCTTGAATGTGCTAGTGTCTTTTTTGAATTTGGCTCAGAAACGAGGTGCTTTCTCTATTGATGAGGCAGCTAAAATCTGGGAGTGCGTGAAGAAGTTCCAAAAGAAGGCTTAATACTCCTTCGTCTACGGCTCGCAGCATAGTGGCGTCGCGAGTCTAAGTTTTCGGATTATAATCTATAGCTTTAGCGAAGGATTATGGGTTTATAAGTTTTTATTTTTTTTAAATAAAAAAATAAAAATGTTGGGGATTTAAGGTCTTACCGAGATTCGAACTCGGGTTTGGGGATTCAAAGTCCCCAGTGCTAACCGCTACACTATAAGACCAAATTTCTTCGACTCGCTTTTCACCACTGCGTAGTATCTACGTTTTCCTCCACATATATACATGGAACGATCTTTAAATTGTTTTTGTATAAAATTCTTTATATAGAATATAGTGAATTAGTGAATTTGCGAATTAGCTAACGATTAAGTATATTGCTTAGTCTGGTGTCATTGCATTTCTGTATATACCTATAGAATATAATTGAAAAACTTATTTAAGTTTCACCACTCACTTCGTCTATGTTTCCTCCAAAATAATATAGTAATTTATATATACCTGTAAATAATATGTCATTATTTTCTAATACATTATTTACAAATAAAACTTTTACGGGTAATCGTATAATATCAACAAATGATTTTAGAGGACCACCTGGCATGGGTAGTACGGGCGATCCTGGTGTTGCTGGTCCTACTGGCGATTCTGGTGTTGCTGGTCCTACTGGCGATTCTGGTGTTGCTGGCCCCACTGGCGATTCTGGTGTTGCTGGTCCCACTGGCGATACTGGTATAGGTCATACGGGTCCTTCAGGTGATCCTGGTCCTCCTGGTCCCACCGGCGACACTGGTACTGGCGCAGGTCCTCCTGGTCCTCCTGGTCCTGTTGGTCCCACTGGTCCTGCAGGTATTTCTGGTATTGATGGTGCTATCGGACCCACTGGTAGTACTGGTTATATTGACGATTCATTTGCAAGATATGTTTTATATATGGAATTAGAACGAAATAAATTAGATTTAGAACGAAATAAATTAGAAGCAGAACGAAATAAAATAGAATTAGAACGAAATAAGGTAGAAGTGCATCGCATAACTGCTTGGACCAAATTTGTACATCATACCCGTCAAAATCATTGTGGAAAACATGGTCATAATAGTGATACTACAAGTGAAACTTCTGATGGTAGTGATAGCAATGATCTGGAACACGAGAATCACTATATTAAGTTATTCCACGTATTGTCTAATAGTGAATGTATTCAAACTATTACCGATTTGTATAAACAATATGTTGTGAAAAATTTTGAGTATGTTACCACTTTTTTGACGGATGATAAATATCGTGAGTTGGCTATAGAACTCCATTCATTAAAATCACATGGCATTGAAGAAAATCATGATTATGAAAAGATTCGTACCAGTATAATTGCTTCATTCGAAGCTTTATTGCAAACCATACGTGAACGTAAAAATTGCGCCTATTTGATAGATAAAATTACTAAATTACAAGAAGAAAACTCTATCTTGTATGATATGGAAAAATTGCGTGCCTTTTTGGATGCTAGACGTACAGAAACACACATATTACCTAATATTAATATTTCTATTGCAGCTCCTAAATTGTTACCAGAGTATTCTATGTATATTAAATTATTCGGATTTCCACCTGGTGCTATTTTTGATGTTGATAAATTGGCTGAAATTATAGAGTTGTTGTCAAATAGTACTCCTAGTACTGGTAGTATTGGGTCAGGATCTGATAGCACTAGCAATGGGTCTGGATCTGGTAGCATTAGCGATGGGTCTGGTCATGGTGGTCATGGTGGTCATGGTGGTCATGGTCATGGCAGCGATAGCGGTCATAGTGATAGTAATTTAGATAGTGATAGTCATGGCGGTAGTGAAAGTATTTTGGATAGTGATAGCGGTAGCAGTGTTAGTATCCAATCAGTTAGTAGTGGATCTGTTAGTGGTTATTCTGTTAGTAGTGGATCGATTCATAGTGGGTCAGTTAGTGATGATAATGGTAGCGACAATTGTAGTACATAGTGGAGGAAAATGTAGAATACTCCATTCTAGGGTCTGTTTTGCGCAGCGATACGCTCCGTACCTTATCCGCTCCGTCACATCCCCTAGTTGCTCAAGGCAAGCGCGGCGAGTTTAAGTTTTCCGATTATATTCCTTCGCTAAATCTAGAGAATATAATCATAAAACGGATGGTCACATTGTGACCAGCAGTTTTCCTCCATACGTCAATATTTATTTACTATTATATTATAGAATAGTAAATGAATAATAGTGAAGCCGATTTAAATATAGAAAATTATAACAATAAGGAATTATTGCAATTATTCAATTTAGATAAAAATAATACTATTCTCGAAATAAATACCTACTTTGATTCTCTTAAAAATAAGTCCAAAATAAATACAAATGTATCTACCTTTTTACATAACGCTCGCAATAAATTAATTCAGTCTATTCATATTGCTAGTTCTAGTTCTAGTTCTAGCTATAGCTCTGATCTCACCACTGAACATCAATTATTACATCAACCTAATACATTAGCGGGGGGTGCACATGAGGTTATTATAGCCAAACAATTACCGGTTGTAAATGTTTTTAATAACCCTTTTCCTTCAGGTGCATTAAATCCAGTAGAACGAAAAACGATTACCAAGGTTATTTGCATTGATACTTTATTTAGAAATAATTATTTTAGCACGAAAAGTACCGATTTTTCAACTATATTACCTGACCCGCTTTATAATGTCATCAGTATGCGCCTTATTAATATAGATATTCCTAATATGTGGCATGCATTTTCTAGTGAAATTTGTAATAATGTTTTCGTTATTTATACATATAATATCACTGGTGTGCCAGATACAAAGCATATTATTACTATTCCTGACGGAAATTATTCATCCGCCGGATTAACAACTATTTTAAATAATTTATTAAGTAATATGAAGCAAGGTTTGGAATTTTTATATGCAGAAGTAAATGAATACACATCTAAAACGTTGTTTCGTGCGAAAGATTATGGGGATTCGGGACTACCATTTTATCCATATGACCCCAGCAACGCACAATACTCACCCAATTTTCATTTTAAACTTGTATTTGACGTGAATCCAAAATCATTGTTTAAAAACGCCGGATGGATGTTAGGGTTTAGGAAAAAGGAATATTCCATTTCGATTGATAACTTTTATGTTGATGGTATTTCTTATGAAAATAAAATGCTTACTTACAAGGGCTATATTGAAAGCGAGTCGTCATATGGGAATAGTATCAATGATTACATCTTTTTAGAGGTAAATGATTTTAATAAAAACTTTACGTCAAATACGCTTACTTCTTTATTAATGAGCGATAATTCATATATTGGGAATAATATTTTAGCAAGAATTACTATAAATAATGCTTATTACCATATTATTAATAATAATGCAGGGGATAATGTATTTAAACAAAGAGATTATTTTGGGCCAGTAAATATAGAAAAATTAAGCTTTCGCATGTTGAATAAATACGGAGATGTTATTAACTTATTAGAAAATAATTATTCTTTTGCGTTAGAATTTACTACTTTATATTCTGTTTGATTATATTCCGTAGCTTTAGTAAAAGAATATTGTTTAAAGTGATTTTTCTGGAGGAATACTTCTCGCCTGCAATGCAATTTAATTGCTCTGGCTGAAGAATATTACTCAGTTATTTTTTTTGCAAAAAATATAATAACTATGTAGTTTATAATATGCCGGCTCTTGAAATCCACTGCGGCGTCCTTGACGTAAGCTTAAATGCGGTTCTTCCTATCTTTGAACACAATGTACGCCCTGTTGAGGCTATGATCACTGATGCTTCTTATGATTTTATTTCCACGTTGTTCATTCCCACAGAAGTCATGCAAAACTTGTTCCACTATCGTATTGCCCCCCAAGACGTATCTGGGTTGTTTTCTGATGTACCCCCAGTTTCGTATTACACAAGATCTCTTGAAGACGATTTTGATATTGCTCCTGTGCGTTTCAACCCCATGTGTGGGGAAGTCTCTGGATCCACCACTAAATTCACTAACTCGTGTGATAACTTGGACCCTCTAACAACCAGTGCTGCTTGTGATCAAGATTGCAATGTCGTTGATTATAACATTGTTCCTTACGTGTTGATGCGTTATCTTGCCTTGGCTGTATTGAATGAAGCCGATGCATGGAGAGTGTTTACCAATTCTGGCGATGCCACCTGGAATACAACTACTGATATTATTCCTAAGTTGTTTAACGATGCACAACTCGTTTGCTTTGGTGATTCCGACGGCGTTGTCAGTAATGCATTCAAAGCCGAACGCGCCCTTACTACTGTTGCATCGGGTAAGGTTGTTACCAATGACAACATTTTTGGTTCTAAAACTATGGCTGATTTGATCTACAGAACCATGCTCGCTGAAGATAGTACCCGTTTTCACGTTACGGACCCCACTGCAGCGTACAATCCCATGCCTTTTGCACATAATGATGCCGTAACCTTTTTGTTCACCATTGGTATGGGTGCTGTCACTAACATCGGTGATATGGCTGTGGATGTTGTTCCCAATGATTTGGTCATCAAGGTCAGACTTAAATGCGCTGGCCCTGGTATGAATGATCCTACCTCCCCTGCCTATGATTCCGATGCATTATTCACAAGTATATCTCAATCCCTTGCTCCCGGTGTTGCGGAGAATATTAAACTTGCTATGGCACCTAACATGTCTGCAGAACATACTGATTTTTACATAAATGAAAACCTACTCCCTTCCATTGCAGGGTTTGATGTTCCTGCTCCCCCCGATTTTGACCGCGGTGAATGTTAATCCGTAGGCGCTAGCTGAAAGAATATTTTCCGATTATATCCCTTACGCATCGATAGCGCAAGCCTAAGCCTAAGCCTAAGCCTAAGCCTAAGGAATATACATGTTTTGTAAATATTGGAACTCTAATAAGTTTTCCAATATTTAAAATTACAAATGCTCATGGCCGGGATTGAACCGGCGACCCTCAGCTCATAAGACTAATGCGCTAACCGCTGCGCTACACGAGCAATTTTGTTTTGTTTTTTGGTTGCTTGTATCCATCGGGGGTTTTTTTTAAAGGTTGTTGCTGTTGGATACATGGAATGAATGTCCTACACATTCATCCTCTACATTATCACATGTTCTGATGCTTTTAAATTGTTTTATTGAATATATTTATTTCCCTTTTGTAGGAAAACGTAGTTGCCTAAGTTTTCTATCGGATTAAAGTTATATTTCTAGATAATAATATAAAAATAATGTTAATATTAATATTAATATTATTGTGATAATGGAAACTTCTTCTAACATTAAAACTTTTAAATCTAGCTCTAAGACTACTAATAATAATTCTGTTGTTACTCCTGCGAGTACACCTACGAATAATAATACTAACACCACTACTAGTTCTGCGGCTACTACTAGTGCTTCTGTTTCAACACCTATTAAGCATAACACTAATCCTTTATCTATATCTAAAAACATATTGACCACCGATAAATCTACCAGAGGGCCTTCCTGCGGTTTAATCGTTGTTGACAATTTTTATCAAAATGCGATGGCTACTCGTGATTTTATATTAACGCAGGAGTTTTCGGTGCGTGGTAATTATCCCGGTAGTCGAACTATTTCTTATGCAACGGAACATCTACGTACTATTATTCAAAAATATGTGGAGCCATTTGGTGGTAAAATTACGGATTTTCCTTTGCCTACTACTAGTAATGCTACTGGCACTGACACTGCTGCTAAAGAAACATATAATGGCTCTTTCCAATATACTACTTCTAGAGATCGCTCTTGGGTGCATACGGACGGATTTAATAATTGGGCAGGAGTGCTTTTTTTAACTCCGGATGCTCCCTTGTCATCCGGTACTGGGTTTTTTCGTTTCCATGACGGGACTACCTGCGTAACCGATCAGAAATTATTGAACAATAAAAGTGAGACTGATGCATTTAGTCAGGACATGACGAAATGGTCTTTGGTGGATCAAGTTGGGAATGTCTTTAATCGTCTTGTTTTATTTAATGCGAATAACTTTCATATGTCTATGGATTATTTCGGTGACCGGTCTACTAATGGGCGTCTCTTTCAAGTGTTTTTTTTTAGTACCGAGCGATAGGACTGCTTCACAACCCTTACAGGGTTTTATCCAGAAAACATAGTCTATGTTTTCCTTTACATATATGGTGTGGCTGGTTTTGGACGTTTGTCATTTACCCGCTCTATTATCGGCTTGAAATTTTTATGACATCTAGAACATTGTCTATATGATCCATCTGGCATAAGAGAAATGGACTCTGGATGGTTACAGAAGATACATACGTTGGTGAATTTTGGGGCTAGATGTACTGGTGTGATGGGGGTCGGAAATTGAAAGGCGTTATCTATTGGAGTCATTTGGTTTTTTGTCGTATTCGTATTCATCTCTCTTATCTGTCTCTATATTTTTTACTTTCTTTTTACCTTATTAGGGTTTTCTGATTATATTCCATAGCTTTAGCGAAGGAATATGGATTTTTCTCAAGTTATATATAATGGATTGGACACCTTATAAATTATATATTACTTTTATATTTGCTGTTAAAATTTCTTTTGCTATTTTAGCTGTTATTCATTATTATTTAATACATAATAGTGAAGACGATACTGCATTTGCTAGGGAAATTATATATTGGAAAGAACGAACCGGTTTCATTTTTAGCAGTTCTATGGCTATTCTTACTATTATGCTTTTTCTTCCATTCAATTCTAAACCAATTGTTATTGGCAATGAAGCTAGGTTTTTGTTTTTAGTATTTGGTATCATCACTCTTATTAATGCTAATTGGGGGTTGTTTTTTCAACAAGCTAAATGGTTCGACGAATTACAATACGTATTAGGTGAGACTAGATTTGGAAAACGTTGAAAGACATTCGCTTCGTGTTCGGAATTTATATATAAAAAATAATTTACACCAGAATACTCCACTAACGTTCCGCATTCTATCTCTGTGACGGAGCGGAACGCGAACTCCTTCGACACACTGCGCAGTGTCTACGGCTCGCAGCATAGTCACATCCCCTAGAAGATGTAAAATGACATTTTATATTTTTCTCAAAATAATTTATCAAAATTTACACACTTACTAGTGTACTGATTCGTAACCCATCATGTAGATATATTTGTTATCATCATTATCTGATGCATTATGTTGTTGTATTTGTGTTATATTTTTATAATTGTGATAAGAGATACCACAATTATCTTCGGTTGCATATTTAATTTTAAGCATAGTTTCTCTATAATTATGAATATTCCATCGTCCTAAAGGCGGTTTAGTGTGTGACAAAGATGTGCCTATAAAAATCCCAATAATACTTCTAAAGTTCATGATTATAATTATATAAAACATTATATATGGTATATTTATTTCAATTTTTTATAAATTATAAGATGCAATAACCAAGGTATAAAAAAATATATACATTTTTTGTTTTGTTTTTATTGTTTTTATTGTTTTTGTGTTTTTGTGTTTTTTGTGTTTTTATGCAATGATGTCCTCCTCTATTTCTTCTATCGATTCTTCTTTATTATGCTTTTCTTGTTTTACTGCTTTTGGTTGCGCTAGCGCCAGCGCTACTGAAGCATAAGATCGTGTATCTCTATGTGACATGGTAATCTTTCCTTCCAGAATGAGGTCAATGTCGTTTGAAAGTCTATCTGATAAGTTGTTTGGTTCTGATTCTAGAACGCCGTCGTCATCGGTATAAAACACGTGACTCCCAATATTTGGAAAGTAGGTCGATCTGACTGGCTCATTTGTAGGCGCTTCTACCACTTCTGCTACTGGATCTTGAATATTGAATCTGGGATTTGCGAGATCTAGTGGGTGATTGGATCCACACACCATATGTAAAACATCTTCTAGCGTATATCCTAGTGCTGTCAACTTACTAGCGAGTTGTGGAATGGTCACTGCTTGTGCAGGCTCCTCTTCATCATCGTCCTGATCGTCATCATCGTCTAGATTTTCATCGCCATCGTCTTCATCCTCGTCGTCTTCCTCCTCGGGAAGCTGCAATAGTTCTACACGGCACATCGGGCATTCGAGTCGCTGGGCGAGATTTTTGAAGATGCACTTGGAATGAAACTTGTGTCCACATTCTGTGACAGTGAAGTTATTCATCACCATTTCCTCATAGCAAATGCAACACTCACCTAATTCGATTCCGTCTGGCAATTCGAATAGAGGTTTCACTTGGACTACTGCTTGTGTTTCTGTGGTAGAAACACTACAACATACACATTTCTCTACTGGTTCTTCTTCTACTGCTTCTTCTTCTTCTACATCTACCCATTCATCCTCATTCTCATCATCACTATCACCATCACTATCGCTACCTGATTGGAGATCCTCTAGGAATGCAGAATCAAACTCGCTAAGTAGATTGATTGGAGTATATATCTGTTCTTGTTCCTGGTCCTCTACCTGACCCTGTTGTTGTTGTTGTTCCTGTTGTTGTTGAGACATTTTTAAAAGCTTAATGCAAAGTTGAATACAAATATATATTTTATTTTGTCTTATAAAAGCATTTCAGTTTTTTTCATTTTAAATATTTTATTAGGTTTACTAAAAAAATATTTTATGCATAATATATAATAAATAATAATGGATTATGAAGTCATTCCTGATTTTTTATACTTAAATGAACCTATATACAGGCGTGTTACTGGAGTTCCACAGGCGCGTTTAGTTTCTTCTGGAATTGGACATGCTGTCAATGTTGAACCTATTGATAATAATCAACACGGGGTGTATCCTTGGACTGCTGATAATGCTGCTGCGGGTCCTTCTTCCGAGCCTGCTTTTTCTACTACTTATGCTAATTCGGCACCCACAAATAATTGGAGAAATCGTGAAACCATTTCTAGTGCTGATGGAGAACATTTAGTAAGAGTTGGTTATAGAGCTGAAGATCTGCGAAGTGTTCTTGCTCCTGCTAATGCAAATAGAGTTTATTATCGTCAGAGACTAGGTCGCGAATTTTTACGTTTGGGGACATTGGTGCGTCATTTTTTACGGAGTGGTGATAGAGATATGCAGACACAATTGTTTTTTAGTGATGAACCAGATAGATCGTATTCGGTAAGTTCGTTATTTTATGATCCTTTACCTGATGTTCCAACAACTGCTCCTGTCATTGAGTTACCTAGACAGGGCGGTTATAAACGTTCTACTACTACTACTACTAGTCGAAATAAGAAGAAGCTTATACGTCGAAGTGCTGCGAGCCGTAGCCGAAAGCGAAGGTGAGTGATCAAACTCCTTGCGCAGCGAAGGAGTTTGTAGACAGAATAGATCTCGTAAATGTCGTTGAACATTGGTTAGTTCTTTCTTATTTATTCTTTGGTTTAAGAGTTGATGAGAGAAAAAGTAATCTATTTGGTGTTCTTTTTTGTGTTCTTTTTTGTGTTCTTTTTTGTGTTCTTTTTTGGTGTTCTTTTCGGTGTGCTATTTTGTGTGCTATTTGGTGTGCTATTTTGTGTGCTATTTGGTGTGCTATTTGGTGTTCTGAACATCTCTATATTTTATTGGTAAATATCGTTGAACATTAGTTAGTTCTTCTTTATTTATTCTTTGGTTTAAGAGTTGATGAGAGAAAAAGTAATCTATTTGATGTCCTATTGATGTCCTATTGATGTCCTATTGATGTCCTGTCTTATCGCCCCTACAGGCACGCCATTATCCTCCCTCCTAGGCTCCCCTTCTAGGCTCCCCTTATTGGCGCGCCATAGGCTCACCATAGGCCCCCGATATGCCCCCTAAATATGGTACTCAAGAAATGAGTGACAAATTGAGAAGCCGGTGACAAAAATTGGCAGCATATATGCAGCCAATCGTACCCCTCTCGAAAATAAAAAAATTGAAATACTTTTCGATAACGAATGGGAAGACATAATTAAAGGCTAAGAAGATAAAATCTATAAAGACAATGACGTCGATGACGAGTGTGTTTGCGCGCGTGATTGGAGTGGAGAACGGGCGTCCTTATTTGAAGGATGTATCGGGTGATGTGTATGATGTGCATTCCAAGCGTCGTTTGGCGGGTCTTTCTGCTATTCCGGTGGTGGCAATTGGCAACGACAACGACGCCTTTTGGGCTCGCACCTGTGATGCTTATTCTCTCTTGAAGAAGAAGCATTTGGATTCAAAGAGGATTACATTGTCTACTATCTTTGATTTATATGGTAAGTGTGATGGTGTGTTCAATCAGTGTAGTGGTCAAGGTCTCGGTCGTGTGGATAGTATGCGCTAAATAGGATATTTGTGTAAATAAAAAACATAGTGTACATATTGTATGTTTTTTATTGGGTGTCTACTTGGATGTCTACTAGGCAGTCTACTAGGCATTCTAATTGGGTGTCAGACACAGCAAAAAATACAGCATAATGCTGTAGATTTTATGTGTTTTTATTTGGTTTTATATTTTGTTCTAATGTATGTTTTTATTTGTGTTTTTATTTGTGTTTTTATTTTGTTCTAATTTGTGTTCTAATTTGTGTTCTAAAATGATGCAACTTGTTGTCTGTAGTAGTACGCATTTTCAACATTGTTATCTTCATTATAATTGATCATATAATTGTCATCTTGTTCATCGTCGCCGGTAATGCTGCTGTTGCATCCGCTCGCACAATCATATTGTGGCTCTTCTTCGTCGTCGTCGTCGGAAGAGTCGTCGTCAGCCCAATTGCGTGAGAACTTGACAGGCGCGCTTTTTGGGATGGCTTGGGGGGCTGCTAAGGGGGCGGCTAGGGGGATGGCTGCAACTGCTGCAAACGAGAGCGTTGCGAAGTGCTTCTGATGAGGTCTAAGCGTCACGTTGGGGGACAATGAGGGATACTCTTCTGCTTGCGCTTGCGCTGGCGCATCAGCTAACGCTGACCATCGATTATTAGACATTGGCGAGTTTTGCGGTTTGTTCACTATTTTGACTTCTGGTACTTTGACTATCACTGCCTTGAATACTAATTTATTTCTATTATTATCTTCTGCTGCAATTTTGCAGAACTTTATAGTATGACCATGATTATTACAATATCTACATTGCTGTGACAACAGGGTTGGACAGCATACTTTACCTTGTTTGTCCTTTACCCAATGTGAGGTGTACATTGCCTCAGATTTGTCCGAGTCTTTGCATACCTTGCAGAAGGGTTGGGGTACAACTTGCATTTGCTTCTTATTCTTGTATTGGGACATTCTTGCTTGCTTTTGAAAACTTGATATAGGTTTATTGGTATCTTTTATTTGTTATGTACAATAGTTTTCAATTTTTTTCTTATTTATCGTTTTTTTTGGGTTACTAAAAATTACTAGGGGATGTGACGGAGCCTGCGGCGTAGTCACATACCCCAATCACTCACCTTTGCATTTGCGTGGCAGCATATTCTTCTTCTAAATTTTTGTCTGCTAGAAATCTTTTATATTTGTTTATTTCGTTTTGTTGTGAGTTACATAACGACTCGTAATATTTGTACATGTTTGATCCAAATGCTCGCCCGCTATATGATCCTACGATGAAGGCTAATAGGTAATACCACATTATAGACCTTGTATAAGATATGTTTAAGTAAGTATTTGCTCTTTTAGATTTTTCTTAGGAATTTTCAAATGTTGAAGCATACCCCTCACTATCTTTGCCTTTTGATCTTTATCTGGGGGATGATGTAATACGTTTGCTTTTAGCTCGCCGCCAAATATGCATCCGTTCATATTGCTATAAAATAGGCCTTTCTTATCGTTTTCTTTCCAATCTGGATTTGCATCTCTCCATAAGGTGATGGCTTTCATGCATTTGTGTTCTATGGCTGTTGATATTCTATTCATTTTTATATGATCTTCGTCTTTCTTCCATACTCCATCTTCTTTGTACATGATCGTCTCTCGCTTCTCATCCGTCACCCAAATTGGTTTCTCGAATTTACCTAGTCTCGCCAGATTCTTGGTGAAGATCCTGGAAATGCCTGCCACATACCCGTGTTTTCCTATGTAGTCCATGTCTTCCAAATCTACATTGATGAAATTCAGGAAGTCCTTTACATTCATCGCACCTTTGCACGTGTCGTTCAGGAAAAACTGAAGATTAAATTGGTTGTTTTGCGTGTTGATGTTGTTGTTTGTTGTATTGCCTACTTTTTCTACCAACTCTGACATGATCTTGTTTTGATCCGTCATCATCTGCTTATTATATTCCATCATAGCATTGCTTTGTTCCAATATTATTTGTTTGAATTCTTGTGTATCTTTCATGAATGCAAATATTAAATTCATATCCATGTTCGGGATTGCATTTTGTATATCTGTCATTTTTAATGTCATCCCTTCTTTTTCTACTCCTGTTTCTTCTTGATTTAGTATAGTGCATTTCTTTTTGTGTGTCCATAGTCCTTGTCTATGTTTATATGTTTTTCCACAAGAACATTCATGTTCCTTTTCTTCGTTAACATAATTCAATTGGTTAACTTCTGTGTCACTATTTGTCATCATTTCATGCTTATGTTTATGTTTAGCTGTTAAATTATGCTGCTCCCACGACGACTTTTTGCTGCATGTATAGTCACAAATATTACATTCGTAAATTTTTGCATTTTTTGTCACCTGTTTTGTAATCATTTTATGCATTTTATATAGTTACAGAAAATATTCCTAAATCATTTTTTAATTTTATTTTTTCTCATTTTTTTTCTTATGCTCACAAAATGAAAAAGCATGAAAAATTTATGCTCTCCCTTATTTTTTTTCGTTTTTCCAAGACTTTTTTTAGAATTCTAAAATTGGACATTTATATTTGTCCATTTTTGAAACTCTGGAATACTTTTGGACTTTTTATTTGCAAAATTATATAATAAATGGATAGAGTAACTTAAAGCAGTAGTGTCTTTTTTTAAGCGATTGACTGGTACACTTTCCTGTGTTTCTTCTTTTGTTTTCTTCTTTGTTTTTTTTTGTATTATGCATGCCTTTTCTGACATACTATACGAGCCTACGGCCCCGTGCTATGTCCCGCGCCGCAGGCGCGCGCTCCTATTTTAGCGTAGCTCTCATTTGGCGATATGCCATATAACTATGTTACCATATATGCTCTTATATAAGGAATCAAGAAATGAGTGACAAATTAAGATACGGCCGATGATTTGAATCCTATATAATTACATGAATTTTTGGTAGAACATCTATTGGTTCTTCCTTATTTTATTCTTAGAAATCAAGATCAAGAGAGATAAAGTAATCCATTATTTATACAACTCGATCCCCAACTCGATCCCCAACTCGATCACCAATGCGATCACCAATGCGATCACCAATGCGATCACCAACTCGATCACCAATGCGATCTCCAATGCGATCACCAATGCGATCACCAATGCGATCACCAATGCGATCCCAATGCGATCAGGCGATCACCACATAATATTTTAAGTTATCAATATTTTCTACTTGTTTTGGAAAAAATTGATATCATTTTGCTGCAATACTTTTACCTCAGAATGAATCATCAAATATAAAACGTATAACGTAATCGTAATCATGGATAATAAGGATATCGTAGAAAAGTATCATTGGTTTACAGGTAAGGCCAATATTGAACGTAAACAGCACCAGCTTGACGGCATCATCTGGTGTGTTAATAATGAACTCGCAGCTCCTCTCTCCACAGAGAAGCTAGAACAACCTCTCGTGGTTAAAGGAGGCTTCATTTGTGACGAGATGGGCTTGGGCAAAACCATCATGATGATCGGCGTATGCCTCACCAATTTCTTGCCACACACGCTCATTGTCGTGCCGCCTATGCTGCTCGCCCAATGGAATACCGAAATATTCCGCACTACTGGGCATCGAGCGCTCATCTTCCACGGCAATGCGAATAAAACAAACATCACCTTTGAACAACTATCAGCTGCTCCTGTCGTGTTGACCACCTACAACACTCTAGTCACTACCAAAAAGTACACAACATGCCTATTGCATAGCGTAACATGGTCCAGAGTTATTTGCGACGAAGCGCACCATCTCCGTAACAAAAATAGTCGATCAGCTGGATGCAAATTGCTCAAATCGGACATCCGATGGCTTGTCACTGGAACGCCCATTCAGAACTCCAGGAAGGACTATTACAACTTGTGTTCTGCTCTTGGAATGCCTGCTAGCATGCATAGTGTTGCCCCCATCTTGCGTCGCACCAAGGCGCAAATCGGCATCAAACTTCCTTCCGTCTCTCAAGACAATGACACCATTGCTTGGTCTAATAAAAATGAAATGCAGCTTTCCTCTGCCATTCATAGCGCGCTCGATACGGCTTCCTTCAAGTTACACCTTTTCCTTCAAGCTAGGAAATCCTGTATACTCCCCAGCATGTTGCTGCATCAGATGCCTTCTATGATGTACAATCGAACCATCACCAGCAACTTCATTTACTCCGATGCGCTCAACTATAGCAGCAAACTCGATCACGTTATTAGCGTCATTCTTGCGCGCAAAGATAACGGCAATGGTAAGCTTATATTCTGCCATTTCCGACCTGAAATCAACGCCATTATCCAGCGCTTAAATGCGGGTGGCATGACGAATGTCGCTTCGTTTGACGGGCGTGACACCAAAGGCTCCAGGCAAGACAAGTTGACCATCAAATATGACGCGCTTATTCTTCAGATACAGGCTGGGTGTGAGGGATTGAATCTACAAGCTAATTATAGCGAGGTTTATTTCGTATCGCCTCACTGGAATCCCGCTGTGGAAGACCAAGCTGTCGCCAGATGTCATCGCATAGGACAAACCAAACCTGTATATGTGTTCAGATTTAAGATGGAAAATTTTATGAAAGAGGATGTACATTCTAATACTATTGACAACTATATCACCAACATTCAAGATAAAAAAAGAGGGTTTGCGAGTGAGGTTCTTACTAACTAAATATTCGGTTGTTTATTATGTATATATTGTATTTTTGTTTTTTGTTGTTTTTGTTGTTTTTGTTGGACTTGTTGGACTTGTTGGCTGCAGTATGCAGTCCTTTTCTGACATACTATACGCGCCTACGGCCTCATGCTATGTCCCGCGCGCCGAAGGCGCGGGGGCGCTCCTATTTAGCGTAGCTACCATTTGGCGATATGTTAAACAATTATGTGACCATATATGCTGTTATATAAGGAATCAAGAAATGAGTGACAAATTAAGATACGGCCGCTGATTTGAACTCCTATAAAATTACTTGGTATAATGTGGTATTGTCAACTTTTTCACCAAATCAACCATTAATTTATTTTGACCCAATATCATTTTTTGGTTCAATATCATTTGCTTATTTTGTTCCATCATATTGCGTTGTTCCATAATAGTATTGTGTTGTTCTACCATTATTTGTTTGAATTCTTGCGTGTCTTTCATGAATGCAAATATTAAATTCATATCCATATGTGGGATTGCATTTTGTATGTCTGTCATTTTTAATGTCATGCATTCTTTCTCTTTTATTGCGGAGGTTTCTTCTTGATTTAGTATAGTGCATTTCTTTTTGTGTGACCATAGTCCGACTCTTGATTTGTAAATTTTATTACAATTTGTACATACATATGTTGCGGGTTGAGGATTTATTGTTATATTTGCATTCATATTTGTTAGATTTTCATTTTTTATATGTTTTGATGTAAGTAAATGATTTACATAATCTTTTTTGTTATTGGTTTTGATGTCACAAATTGTACAATTAAACTTATAAGTTTTTGCACATTTTGTCACAGGTGGTACAATCATATTTATATTGTTATGTTTTTTTGTTTGATTATGTATAGCTAATAATTTTGCATTATCGCATTTAATATTACATTTTTCACAATAAAATATTTCTTTTGGTTCTTTTATTATTTTAGCAGTTGGTATTTTTACCTTTGGTTTTGGAAATGGTTCCAGACTATTTAATGTTGCCTTTAATAATTCGAAATATTCCTGTTCCTTTTTTCTTGCTTCATAATGGTCAGCGCAATTACAAAAATGAATTATTTCCATGTTCCAATTTATCCATCCGCCATTGTTTCTAATCGCTTCATATAATTTACAAGTATGATTGGGTGCTTTATTATTTATACAACTCTGTTTATGTGCATGTTTTCGTTGAACAAAATTAGTTGTATGTCCTACATATACATCCGAAATATTTGGATCCTTACAAGTTATTTTATAAATAATCGTATTCGAATAATCTATTTCTATTTTTGGCATTTATATTATCATATCATGTTATATTTATATTATAAATATTTTATAATAATTTGTAATAACATAAATTCCTATTCGCTTTTGTTTCTTTGTATTATGCAGTCTTTTTCTGACATACTATACGCGCCTACGGCCCCGTGCTATGTCCCGCGCCGCAGGCGCGCGCTCCTATTTTAGCGTAGCTCTCATTTGGCGCTATGTTAAACTATTATGTTACCATATATGCTGTTATATAAGGAATCCAGAAATGAGTGACAAATTAAGATACGGCCCATGATTTTATATTCCTTCGGCTAGCGCCATCGGAATATAAAGCAATCCTTCGTTTCCTCCAATCCCCATATAAATACATGTTATATTGGTAGAACATCTATTGTATTCTTCTTATTTTATTCTTTGAATTCAACATCAAGAGAGATAAAGCAATCTACTTTATTCTCCTCTGTATAATAAGTCTATTGAATATATATATTCTTTACCACAATAGCATGCATGTTTTATTGCATTCGGTCTTTTATTCGACACACCATTCGAGACCTCATTCGACACCTCATTCGACACCTCATTCGACACACCATTCGACACCTCATTCGACACACCATTTGAGTCACTTGTATGCACCATTTTTATACTTTTCGCTTTCATTAAATGTTTCGAATAATCCTTCTTATCACCTCTTATAAAACTACATTTATTACATTCCATTTCTTCTTCTTTTTCTTCTTCTTTTTTCTCCAATTCACTAGGCATAATATAACATTATATTCTTTCGGCTTGCGCCTTCCACATCGTTCCCTAAACGCCGTTCCATTTCATTTCATTTTATGTAAATATATAATACATAATGAATTCAATCTTGTATTTATTTATTTTTTTATTAGTTGCCATTTGTTTTTTTATTATATATTATGTATATAAAATAATGACTAATAAACCCGTCTATGCTATTGCTGTATTTAATGATAGCATTAAAGGATATGTTACATTTACTGAAGATCTAACTAATAATATGGTCAAAATAGTTTTAAATATTACCGGATTAATCCCAAATTCTTTACATGGTTTTCATGTTCATGAAGCTGGCGATTTAACCGATAAATGTACTAGTATGTGCGCTCACTTTAATCCTTATGGAAATACCCATGGATGTCCTGGTATGACCAAAAGACATGTTGGAGATTTAGGTAATATTAAAACAAATCATAAAGGTGAAGCTAAATACACCTTTTATGATAATGTTATTAAACTTAGGGGAACTAAGTGTAATATTATTGGGAGGGGTTTAATTATTCACGAAGATGAAGACGATTGTGGTAAAGGTGGTAATGCCGAAAGTTTAAAAACTGGTAACGCGGGTAAGAGAATTGCCTGTGCTGTTATTGGGTTTTCTAAAGAAAATTTCGCATAATATATACTATGTAATAAAACATAGTATTCCATATTGTATCCTTTTTTCCCATGCATCATGCAGTCCTTTTTTGACATACTATACGAGCCTACGCCCTCATGCTATGTCCCGCGCGCCTTCGGCGCGGGGGCGCTCCTATTTTAGCGTAGCTCTCATTTGGCGCTATATTAAACAACTATGTCACCATATATGCTCTCATATAAAGAATCCAGGAATGAGTGACAAATTAAGATACGGCCCATGATTTTGGAGCGAGCCGGAGCCGCTAGGCGTAGGTAAGCGAATAAACTCCATAGACATTGTCGAAGGAGTTTGAACTCCATATAATTACATGAATGTTTGGTAGAACATCTTTTGATTCTTTCTTATTTTATTCTTTGATATCTACATCATGAGAGATAAAGTTATTTAATAATCTCATTCAATTTGATGTCATTATTTTATACATTCTTAATACTCCTAACATCTAACAAAAAAAATACTTTGTTTATTTGGTTTTTATTTTTTTCTATGTTATATTTTTATTTGCTTTTTATTTTCTTCTATGTTATCTTTTTATTTGCTTTTTATTTTCTTCTATGTTATCTTTTTATTTGCTTTTTATTTTTCTTCTTATGCGTCTTCCTCTTCTTCCTCTTCCTCCTCCTCCAACTCCTCCACCTCCTGTTTATCCTCATTCCAATGTCCAATTGCATCTTGAGTTGTCGCGTCGTATAGAATATTCGTCGTTGATCGCAAATACTTTACGCCCTTGAACTCAAACTTCTTCACTTCTACCTTCTCTTCCTCCTCGTACTCCTCCTCTGAAAGCTCCTCCAATACTTCCTCTTTACCAGCTTGCGCTTCCACTACCTTCGCTACCTCAGGTACCTTCTCTACCTTTACCTTCTCCACCTTTACCTTCTCTACTTTCACCTTAGGTGTGGATTTCTTTTGAAGTGCCTCGGCTTCCTTTGCAGCTTTCTTTTGGACTTCTTGCGCTTCCTTATCAGCCTTCTTTTGGAGTGCATTGGCTTCCTTTGCAGCTTTCTTTTGGACTTCTTGCGCTTCCTTATCAGCTTTCTTTTGGAGTGCATCGGCTTCCTTTGCAGCTTTCTTTTGGACTGCATCGGCTTCCTTTGCGGCTTTCTTTTCTGCTTGCGCTTCCTTTGATGCTTTCTTTTCTACTTTCTCTACTTTATCTACTTTATCTACTACTACCTCGACTTCCTTTGCGGCTTCCTCTACTTTCTCTACTTGTGCTACTACTACCTCGACTTCCTTTGCTTTCTTACTCGCTTTCTTCTTCACTTCCTTCTTCACTTCCTCTTTCACTTCCTCTTTCACTTCCTCTTTCACTTCCACCTCCGATAATTTATTCGCTGACACTAGGCTCGCAAATAGGTCTTCCGTCGAATCTACTACCAACGCCTTCGCCTCCTTCTTCGGACGTCCACGTACTACCTTCGCTTTCACTACTTTCTCCTTACCAGCTTGCACCGATTTCACCCCCTTCACCCCCTTCACTATCTCCACCTTTCCTACACCCCTCATCGCCTCCTCCACGTCCAACTTGTAATGCATCGCACATTGACGTACCGCCTCCCGGCACGCATTCTGCAGCATCACCTCCTTCGATCTCACCATATTTACCTCTATTGTCGTCATCTTCTCTTTGATATTCTTGATATTCTTTCGCTTATTTGCTACCTCTTCCTTACCCCCTTCTTTCTTTTTCAATTTTTTTACAATTTTACCTCTTTTTTTTTCTACTAAATTTTACTTCCTTCTATATATTTTTATTTATTGATGTAGGCAATCCATGACCAAATAATATCATATACGCTAATATTATCGCCGACAATAGTATACTTCTGTTTTCTGCCACCGCAGAATTTTGACCTAATGCATATTTCATTAACACATACAAAAACAATCCTATTATTACTGAATGTAATATCATAGATCTACCTGTTTCCATTTATACTATTGCATTAGATTTAATTTTTATAATAAAATTGAAATCCTTTTTATTGTTTTGCTTTTTCGTAGAATTATTAATCTATTGTTTAACAAAATGCATGCTCATTCGACTTCGTCTACGGAGTATAATCAGAAAACTTCTAATTATACCTCACCATCACCATCACCAGAACATATTTTATTTATCAATGCTGTTGTAGCTAAAGCTAAAAAGGTAATTATCACGCGTTATCAAAATTCAGCTATGATTAGGAAAAATAATGTAGCGATATTAGCTCAAGAAAAAATAAAAAATGATACCATACACCTAGAAAATCTTCAAAAAAATTATGATAAAGCAGTGATTCGTGTGAACCATTTCACTACTTTATTACAAATAGAATACACATTAACGGGTACATTTGATCAAATAAAAGAACAATATAAAAATAATATATACATGCAGAAAATTAGAAAAAGAATATTACGACGACATCAACGTGATTGCAAAAAGGCATTTAACGCGTTGAATAAATTTAAACATAAAATGAATGTTGCTGCGTTAGCTATTCAATGGAAAAACCATAATAAATTATATATTGAAAATGAAAACATTGAAAGGGAGGCGTCTGCTATAACAGCAGATAAACGTATTTGTTCAAGGAAATTAATGCGTTTACCTCATGAAATTTTACGTTATATTCAAGAATATTTTACATATGATACTAAGATTGCGCTTATGGAGACTACTTATAATCCAATCAAATTGTTAAATAACCTAAGATCTCATGCTTTGTTGAGTTTTCTAAAATATATGTGTATCCAACCTGCATTCTTTGCAATGCTTACTGATAGCGAAAAAGAAAATCATTTATGGACAGGATATAACAATCCTAATTATAAACCTGTTTACGAAAGTATTTCAGGTGCTACACATATAAAACGACAAATTATCTCTACTATTCAACTCTACAAAATAGTTTATCCAAAGGAAGCATATAACTTGATAAAAAATTTGTGTTTTACTATTGATCCTAAAAAGAAATATAATGGGTGTTATATTAACGCACGTCTTACCACTATACCAGTGTAAGTAAACAAAATATATGTGTATTTTGTTTACATGTCCCCCTCTGCTATTTATAATGACAATGTATGTAATTGTTCATCTGATTTGATGAAATGTTTATTCATGTATTTTTGTAGAGTAAAATAGGTAACTTTGTCTCCATCGTTGATACCAAGTAGGGTTTTCAACTTTTCATCTGGAATGATAATTTGTTTGTTTTCATTGAATTGCAAATTGTGTTTAGCAATGTATTCGATCAACGCCTTTGTGACATCTGTTCTAGCAATCGTACTTCCCTCCTTTTCATTCATAAAAACACATAATTCATCTGTAACCTTTGTGGGTTTGGCAAATCCTGATGGTTTTTTATTTCCTTTATTCTTACTTTTCTCTACATTCTTTTTCATCAATTTCATTTCCTTTTTCACATTTTTTTCAAGCAATTTTAATTCATGAAATAGAGTATTTATTTGACTTTTAAAAGAAGTAATGATGTCTGTTATGTTTTCGAATAATTCTGAAATATTTGGTTTCTCTGGTTGTTCCGACATGATTATATCAGAATTCATCATGTTTTCTTCAGTAATTATAACCTTGTTGCATCCATTATTCGTAGTCAATGTGCTCACTATTTTGTTTTCCATAATCGTCATACTACTTATATGTAAGTGACTTTAAACTGATTATTGGTAAATGTATTATCGTCGTCTAGACTTACTCTTCTTCCCCTTTCTAGATTTCTTCCCTTTTCTGGATTTCTTTCCTTTTCTGGATTTCTTTCCTTTTCTAGATCTTTTGCCTCCTGCACGACTACGGGTACGTGATGATGCTCGTTGTTTAGGTATCATATCTTCTTCATCACTTGAAGCATCTAAGAGTCCTTTAGGTATCATATCTTCTTCATATTGTTCATCACTTGAATCATCTAAAAGCCTTTTAGGTAATGTTTTATCTTCCATATTTTTTGTTAATTCAGATTGCGTTTTAAATGAATCTTTAAACAAGTCCGCATTTTTAAATCCCTCTTCAACCTCTGAATCATCAAATGTGTTTGCCCCACCCTTTCTTCTTCTTTTACCACCCATAGAAGAAGAAGAAGAAGAAGGCGATGATGTCATGCTTTCCGAATCAGAAAAAGACGCCGATGTCCCTTCACCTCCTCTTTTTCCGCGTCTGCTGCGAGTATATCTTGTCATTATATAATTACACCCTATAATTATTTTTTTTCTAAATGAGCTAATATAATAAGTTTCTTAATTTATTATATTGTAAAATTTTTATTTTTATATTCCTTTGCTAAAGCTATGGGATGTCTTACGCATTAGTGTTGGCTCGTTGAAGAGTGGGTCTGCTTTGACCTCTTCCTCCTCTTCCTCGTCCTCCAGAAGAGAATCCTCTACCGGACCCGCCTGTTTGCTCACGACCTCCCTTTACAAGAGACCAATCTTGGCCTTCACGAGGACCCTGACCTCTGGGAGTTGTTCCCGGTGCACTAGTAGATCTAGGCATTCTAACCGGCTGCTCCTCTCCGCTCTCGGCATAATTAGTTCTTGTTTGCTTAAATTCGTGACGGGTCTCACACATCAACTTACCCCCGTTAATTCCACTCACATCTCCTGCTTGAATAGCATGTGCTCCGGTAGAGGTATTGTCGAGCTTGAACCCAACATACTCTCCTTGCACCAAATACTTGTATTGCTCATTGGCAACCATAATTCCACTATGATGAACAAAAATATCTGAGCCAGCACGATCTCCGTCAGTGATAGTAATAAATCCATAACCAGTCTTGTTGTTAAACCACTTGACGCGTCCTGTTAGGCGTTCGGAGGATGTAACGAGTTGAGGTGTTTCGATAGAATCGGGTGATGACATCTTATTATACTATATAATAGTCGCAACCTTTATATTCTTTTGTGCTATATTATTTTCTTGTGGGTTCCTCCAATAATCCAATCAAATACTCGTAGTCTGGTGTTTGTTCAAACCCTACATTTCTACAATAGCTCAAATATTGTTTGATTACGTTTGGTATTCTATCGTTTCTCTCAATGCTCTCTTTATAAGACTGGATATTATAAGAGTTGTTTTGTAATTCATCTCCATTTCCACTCCACTCGCCACACTTTGTAGTGGCTCGCAGCAAATATATCATTACATATCCTACCGATTCTAGATCGTCTCTACGACTAGGTTCTATTCCCTCATGCATATTTATACTGACGAAATTTGGCGTACCTATTAACGTTTTATTTGTGGTAATATCTATATGTGTTATTCCATCCGATTTCATATATTTTTTTGAAAACCCGAAATCTATTAAATATAATTGGTTACATTTATCATCTAACCCAAATAAAAAGTTGTCTGGTTTGATATCTCTATGTATAAGCCCTTGTTCATGAAGTCTTTTCAATAGTTTGACCATGTTTATAGCTATGGAAAGCGTTGTCATGAGAGACAAAGTATTTGGTTTTATATATGCTAGTGAGTTTCCTAATAAGGATAACACCATGTAATAATTGGTATCATCTGTACCAAACCATTTTAATTGAGGAATATGAATCGTGTTACCCAAATATTGATATATTTTCGATTCGTGTTTTAGCATTTTCGTTTCATTTTTTAATGGTTCTACCTTAATGGCTACAAGTTCTTTTGTTCGTATATTCTCTCCTTTATATATTTGACTGAACGATCCTGAACCAAGTCGATCTATAATCTTGTATTTATTTGCGATTATCATTTGGTAATTTGTTTGTAGTGTATTATGAATATAACATACAATAATTTTATATTTATATTTCTCTATAAATATATATATATAATGCGTAGAGGTGATGTATGGAACAAAGGAGCTAATATATTTGCGTCCAAAGAGACTATTGCTAAAAAAAATGAGTGTTTATCTCGAGCCAAGGGTAATAAATATACGATGTTTGGAAGTTGTATAGACAAAGAAGGACATTCTGTATCATTGTCTGGTGGAAAGAGTAGAAGGAAACGATCTGGAAGGAAAAGAACTATTAAAAATAGATCTAGGAGACATAGATCTAGAAGAGCTCGTAAATAGTATATAAATATATTGCTCTATATTTATATATGGTGTGGTTCTGTTATTTGCTTCGTAATGTGTTACCCGAGTTTTCAAATTTGACTTATAATGGATCAACCAATGATCCTGTTAGACGATTACGACAACATAATAAAGAAATTTGTGGCGGGGCTAAATTTACTAGTAGAACGCACGGCGGATGGGAGATTTATTGTTTAATGTCAGGATTTCCTGACCATGTCAATGCATTACAAGCCGAATGGCGCTTTAAACATTGTACAGGAGTCCCTGGTCCCCGTCCCAAAAAATATTGTGGGGTTGCCGGCAGAATTCGTGGACTAAATGAAGTACTACCTTTGGAAAATTGGACGAGCAAATCCACCATTGATAATAGAACTTGTTCATTTAAATTACATATAGTTAAAGACATGGTTTCCTATTTAGATCTTTCTCTCATACCTTCCAATATAGAAGTCATAATAGTTGATAAAATTCTACCGGAGCACTATGTATAGGTTTTCTTTGTATTTGATATATTATACCATTTATCGTTTCACACTCATTTGTAAAAAAATTGAATATAAATATAATGATATAACTAGTTATAACATTATAATCGCGTAATATGAAATTATTTATTCTTATTTTACTTATGAATTTCATACATATATTCGGTCAAAAAATATATAAAAATCATTTAAGAGGTATGTATAAAGAGCATCTGGATGGGTTAATCGAAGATTCTATTGTAAATACATATGAAACGCTTTATAATAAAATAATAGAAAGGGCAAAAAACGGAAAAAGTAAATATCATTTTACTATTATGTGCAGCGAATTAGGAAGTGGTAGTAATTGTAAATTTCGTAATGGTCATCAAGTTTGGAACCAAAATAATCCCAATAATATTATATCTATGTCTAATTCATATATTACAATAGAACAATATACAATAATCATAATTGATATGTTAAATGACACATTTCCAGATAGTCATATTACAAATAAATATAAAAATTGTTGCGACTATCATATTATTAAATGGTAATCAAATATAAAAAAAATGTAAACAATTTAAAATATATTCTATATGTATAATATTATGGATGGAAGTAAAAAAATAATGGTTACATCAGCACCATATCAATTTCAAATAATAGATAATACATTGTTTTCAAGAGATAAAACTGAAATATATAGTCGTAATTTTAAAATCGGAGGAACTTATCCCGATTGTGTAAATATTTCAATCATATATGAAAATAATAAACCAGTGGATGCCAGTATACCCAGTCTATTAAATGACCCTGAGTGTTCATTTATTAGACCATTAGAAAAAGGCGGCGGAGTAATTATTATGATAAAAACATTATTAAATTATGTTTATACGCAATTGCCGACACTCACTCATATAAAATTTGATGATAAATCTAGTATTGAATGTGCAACTGAAGAAGAATTAAAAAAAGGGTCAAAATTTAGAAAAAAAGGAACATATGTTAAACCTATGCCATTATACTATTTTTCTATATTATTTAATGGTCAAACATGGTATGAAAAATATTTTAATGCAAAACAAAAAGATGAAGTTAGACATCTACAATATAGAACAAGGGTAGATGAATTTTTATATTCATCAGAATTTAAAGCAAATATGCAGTTTGATAGATTTGTTTCATTAATTGACAAAAGAGAAGAAGAAATGACTGAATTATATCAATATTACAATAATGCAAATAATTTTAATGATTTTTTTCAATCTATACCAAAACAAGAACGTTGTAGATTAATTAGGTCATGGATTGAACAATTCATGAAATTTATACTAAAAGATGTGTTTTATAATGAAAATTGGATAATTCTTTTTCCGCTTGAAATAAGTGGAGGAAATAAAAAAATACGAAATAAAAATAATAAAAATAATAAAACACGAAAATATTATTGTCCAAAAGGAATTATTACAAATAAATTTCAATCTAAAAATATATGTATATCTCCAGAAGATATATAGTGCGGTGTAAATGTGTAAAAATAAAAATTGATTCCAAATAGTTTAAATGAAGAGCATCATTATACATAAGGTTATCGTCCAACTATTTAAAATGGTAAAAATATGCAGCAATACATATCCTACGGAAAATGAAAATTTATATAAAGAACATTTTGAGAAATACCCCTTTCCTCTTAGTCCTTTTCAGAAACATGCGCTTGAGGCTATAGTTGAAGGGCATCATATATTAGTGACAGCACATACGGGAAGTGGTAAAACGTTACCAGCTTCATTTGCTATTGAATACTTTGTAGCAAAAGGTAAGAAAGTTATTTATACGAGTCCTATTAAAGCATTGTCGAATCAAAAATTTCATGAATTTACCTTGAATTTTCCACATATAAAGTTTGGTATTTTAACTGGTGATATCAAGGCAAACCCAGAGGCAGATGTATTGATTATGACTACAGAAATATTACAAAATACGCTTTATAAGAAAAAACATAATACTAATGCTACTACTAATACTAATACTATCACTAACGCAACTGCATCCCTTATGTTTGATATGGATATTGACAACGAGTTAGGTGCAGTAATATTCGATGAAATTCATTACATAAATGACCCTGATAGAGGTAAAGTGTGGGAAGAAACGATTATGATGCTACCACTTCATATTCAAATGGTCATGCTTTCGGCTACTATTGACTCGCCTGAAAAATTTGCTCTTTGGTGTGAAACACGATGTGGTAGTGGTCGCTCTGATAAATCCGTGTATTTAGCATCCACTCATGAAAGAGTGGTACCATTAACACACTATAGTTTTATCACTGCCACGCAAGGCGTTTTTAAATCTATTGGAAAAGATGAAGACTTAAAGAAGCAAATTAATGACATGATTAATAAACCACATGTTATTCAATCATCCAAAGGAGAGTTTAACGAAACACATTACCATAAAATGAAAAAGATGATATCTCTGTTCGAGCAAAAAGAAGTACGTATATCTCGCGCACACGTGGTCAACCAAGTATGTAAATATTTGGTTGAAAATAATATGTTACCTGCCATTTGTTTTGTATTGTCTAGAAAGCAATTAGAAGTGTGTGCGAATGAAATTACTATTCCTTTACTAGAAGATGATAGCAAGGTTAGTTATATTGTGAAAAAAGAATGCGAACAGATCATTCGAAAATTACCAAATTATCAAGAATACATAGAATTACCCGAATATTTACAAATGGTTCGTTTGTTAGAAAAAGGTATTGGTATACATCATGCGGGTATTATGCCAGTGCTGAGAGAAATGGTAGAGCTGCTATTTGCTCGCGGTTATATAAAAATTTTGTTTGCGACAGAAACATTTGCGGTTGGAATCAACATGCCTACCAAAACTGTTATATTCACCGATGTGAATAAATTTGATGGTTCTGGGATGCGGATGTTATACTCTCATGAATACTCACAAATGTCCGGTAGAGCTGGAAGAAGAGGTATTGATACTATTGGATCGGTAATACATCTCAATAATTTATTTAAAAATGTAGAGCTTACTGCTTACCGAAATATGATGAAGGGAACACCTCAACGCTTAACAAGTAAATTTAAAATCTCGTATAATTTGTTATTGAACTTGATAGATATTGGTGATCAACATTTTCTACAATTTTGCAAACGTTCTATGATCCAGAATGATATCGACGCTGAACTCGGAATTATGCAAACAAGATTGACTGAATTAGAGAGAGAAGTGGAAAATATGCACGGAAGCATTGAAAGTATACGAACACCTCAAAATGTAATTAGTCACTATTTGGATAGTTTAACCAAACGCATTACATCTGTGAATAAGAAAAGAAAGGAGTTGGACAAAGAAATTGCGACTCTACAGGATACCTATAAATATATTGATACAGATAAAGTTTTGTACATTAAATATACTGATAAATGTGAAGAGCTAGAAGATGCTCGTTATCATTTTAATAATACAGAACAATATTTGAATGATAATGTATTGGTTATATTAGACTTTTTAGAAAAAGATGGTTTTCTTCAAAAAATAGAGGAGATAGACATAGACAAACCAACATATGTATTGACTATGAAGGGACAAATGGCGACTTACTTGAGAGAAATACATTGTTTAGTATTTGCTCGGTTATTGGATGCACAAAAGTTTGACCAGCTTTCTGCCAAACAAATGGTAAGTGTTTTCAGTTGTTTTACGAATGTATCAGTTCCAGATGACTCGAAAAGTCATAAACCTTCTACACAAGACAACGCTGTCAAGAATATGATTCAAGACATTACCAGCATGTATGATTATTATCAAGACTTTGAATTAAAAGAACGAACAAATACTGGCGTCGATTATGAGATTCATTATGATTTAATTGATTACGTTCTTGTTTGGTGCGATTGTGAAACAGCTCTTGAATGTAAACTTGTCTTGCAAAAATTAGAGCAAGAAAAGGAGGTCTTTTTAGGGGAGTTTGTGAAAGCTATATTAAAAATAAATAATATTTCATGTGAGATGGAGCGGATTGCAGAGAGTTGCGGAAATATGGCACTTTTGAGTAAATTAAAGGAGATTCCGTTATTGACACTGAAATTTGTGGCAACAAATCAATCCCTTTATGTGTAAGCGTATTTGCGATTATAATATATGCGTATATTATAATGAGGTTAGTATTTGCTACAGTTGTATTTCACATTTTATGTATTATCACATTTACTATTATATACAATTATTTATCATATAGCAGTTTTTCTAATTTTGAAAAAAATAGACCGCAAAATATATTAGATTGGATCAGTTTAAGTGTAACTATTCAATCGGGTGTTGGTTATTCAGAACATTATCCTAGCTCAAATGCAGCAAAATGTTGTACTATAGTTCAACAATCATTATTAATATTTGTTAACGTTTTTATGATATATTTTATCGTTATTTTAGATAAGGAAAGAAATATTATATCCAGATTATTTTAGTAATTTTACGAAGTTTTCTGATTATACTCCGTAGTCATGCAAAGCATTGTCGAAGGAGTTTGTATCTGCAACCTAATTTTTTTCTTAAATTTTTCCTCATTATGGAATAAATACAATTTGTATTGATGCATGTCATAATTTTCTATATTTTCCCGCATAATAATGCGGGATGTTAATTTTAATGCGGGTAAATAAACTATCACTTGATACAATCCATCATTGCGAATAATTTTATCGAATGCATATCCCTCATGGGTTTTTTCCATTACTCCCGGAGAAGTACTGCATAAGTGTAATAATGAACAATCATTTTGAACTCGTCTTATAGATCGCATCGTGGTGTTAATATACTCCAAATCAGCTATCCACTTATCATAAAATAGTGCGGAACTCTCTGAAAGCGTAATCATGCCAGTGTTTTGTTGAAATTTAATAATATTCAATAAATCAACTAATCTTCTTATCGGTGATGTTATGTGAACATATGCATCCATATCCAGATGATCATGATTAATAGTTTGTCCTACATTCAGTGCATTGACATCTATATATTGACCTGCAGAACTATTCCATATTTTAATAAATTTACACACTTCTTCGGGTAAATGATCTGGTATGGATATATCTCGTTTCATAATAGTAGAGCGAAATATACCATTTTTATGTGATAGCAAGGATTTTGCAGAATGAAAGTTCATAAGGATCATCAAATAAGATACCAAATCGTGACTATTGCGAACGCTATTGATATATTTATATTTTTTGCATAAGGTTTTCGTAACATTCATTAACAGCATATAATTTGGATTACTTAAAAGTGCGGGTTCTTCATAGCTATAATTTCTATATACCTTGATTTTACTATTCGAATATGTAATGTCGACAATTTCATCATTTGCGTCAATAAATAAGTCCATCACAAACGCTATACGCAAATTATTTGATTGTAAACTACATAAACAATCTGATAATATAGTTGGTAACATAGGGCGTTTTCGATCAGGAAGATATATGGTGGATATTCGGCGTGAGAAAGAGTCCCATAAATTCAATACATCCATCCAAATAGTTACGTTAGATATGTATATACTTAATTGATGTTGACCATTTTCCAATGCTTTAATACTAAACCCGTCATCGAAATCTAAACTATGTGGAGGATCGATTGTAAATACCGACCATTTTGTTCTATCTTCTATGCACGTATATTTGTCGCAAATAGTTTCAATAAATGCGTCATGTGATGCTAATTTAAGAGCATTAGTAGTATCCTTGTTAAATTTCTGAATAGAAGAATTCAAACTTTTACAATAAAGCTGGTATTCGTAGAAGTTGTCTATTATATCAACGGAACCGATAACTTGAGCCAATAGTCCTAAAGGATGTTTGTCTTGCCATTCCATAAAATTAAATGTTACGTATATGTTTTCGAATACTTTTGAAAACCCCATATTTTTGATTTCATATGGAACAAGGAATGTGGGTATACGCATATCATCGGGAACACATTTATATAGTAATTTTCCGTTTTTATGTCTTCCATATGTTTTATTATCATTTATAATAAGAACGCCTGGTATAGAACTACTTATACGTATAGTGGAATGCACTATATTTACCTTTTTTAGCGATGTTTCATCATCGTCCAATGTAAATATGTCATTTGCAAACAATTTGTTTTCTATTGGGTTGATGGGTAATTCTATTTCTTGGAAATCTGTTGCATTATAAAAGGTCCAACTGGCATAATCCCTGTTATTAATATGTACTTTATATGTCGTCATCATAGATGTTATTTGTTAATATAATATATTTTATCATATTAACGTTATGTTTTATTCGCAATCAATTTTATTATAATATATTAGTTAGTCCTAAAGGGTGTAACGGGGTCAATATAGGATAAAGACCTAGTCTGCTAATAATTTGTCCCGCTTGATAATTTATCTTGTACTTTGATGCGTGCAATAATTTGGCACGACGATTTGCAATATTAGACGCGCCAACACCAGAACCAGCAACGTATCTATTATTGACGTCTTGAGGCTGATTACATATTAGTCCAAGAGACGGATTATGTCTTACTGATCCACCCGTCATTTTCTTAAAGAAGAAGCCATCTTTTCCGTAATAGAAGTTACCATAAGGCATTTTATATAATATAATATTATAAATTATATGTCTGAATGAGTAATAGTAGTTGCAGCTTCGTATTCAGATACTACTGGTTCTGGATTATTAGTGCCTTTTTGTAAGTCATTTATATTAGTAGCATTATCAGAACTGGTATCAGTATCGGTACCATTATTGGTAACATTAGCAGCATTATCGCTAGGTTGTTCTTTATTTAGATTACGAATATCATGTTTCTTGGCAACGTCTCTTTTGATATTTTGGATTTGCAGAGCGTACATTGCAATATGAGGGGTAATAGCAGCGTTATTCATATAAGTTCTATATCGAAAACACGATACACTAGAATCCTTTCCGAATTTAATACTATACCACCAATAAGCTGGTATATGAATAGTTTTTCCCGGTGTTAATGTAATGTCTAAACATTTCATCTTATCAAAGTCCGCCGAATATTGTGGTTGTACCTTCCATGGATTTACAGGAGATCGAAATTCGAAATTTTCATAATCGTAAGCAGTATATAAATATTTGGAGCTTTGTGGAGGCGTCATCTTAATCTGGACAGATCCTTGGGTAACCACGAAAAAATTCCGGTAATTCAATTCATATCTAAATGGCGTCGTTGTATTTTCCGATCCCATCATAATATCATAATTGCAATTGGACACCATATATGGTCGGATAAACTCATCATTATATTGCAAATGTTTAATAACACCCGTTTCTTGAAGAAAATCGTAATTATTTTCGCTATAGTAAGCGGGTTTTTTATCCTCGTCGAATAATTTAACAGCCGAATGAAGGGGCAATGGCATGAAAATTTCACTGGCATAATCAGTATCGTTTGTATTTCTAACTTTTACTTCAAATGCATGATAATTATCTAATATGTATTTTTTGCTAGTAGATTGAATGATGCGGTCATTTTCAAAATCGAATATCACTGGTTGTCGAAGATCACATATTTCTTCCAATTTATCTTTGGATGCTTGTTCAATTTCAAATACTTCAAGGTCGTTACTCGTTTTTAAATGGAATTGTACATGAAGGTAAAAAAATAACACTAAACAAAATATAAAAAAGGCAATAATTATTTTCATCAACTTAACTAATAAAAAAATATAATAAATTTTTAGTAATTATACACACTTGTTAAATTATTTTTTAAATTGCCTTAATAAATCTATTCGTCATTAAATCCGTCGGAGTTCAATCACTCACCTACGGCTCGCAGCAAATTTTTGGTGCAATATAAAACGTAACATAACTATTTTCATCCAGTTTATATTTTATTCTCATAGGAAAATTACCACTAATTGAAAATTCTATTTCGCTTGCTAATTTATTAGTAATGCACATTTTTTGAATAAAATTAAGACTATAAGAAATATCAATAATTTCGCCTTCGGAAATGGAATATTCTAATAGATCATCTATGGGTATATTAACCATCATCTCACCATTTACTCCAGTAGAACTCAAATCTATTTTTTCTTCCGAACATTTCACCTGCATGATATCGCCAAAAATGAGTAGTTGAGAGCATATTTCTTGGATTTTTTTAGAATTAATGGAAAATTCTGCATCATACTCGGTATCGCCTGGTATAGTCATTAAATTATTTTCTAATTCTACTAGTGGAATTTTAAAATGTTTATTAAAATCACCCTTTCCTTCTGTGGTTTTATTTAATAAATCGATACAAATAGTATCAGGATCGCCTTCATAATAAATGAAAATAGTATGTTGTTCTTGATTCATAGAGAAAACATTGTGAAAGATGTTTGTGTCTACACATATATGATCTTTATCGGTTGAACTATATTCATATATATCAAACCATGATGAAAAAATTTTAATATCAAATAAACAAACATGTGCTTTGTCCATACCTTGAACATAAATGTGATCTGTATTGAAAATGATAGTAATCACATTAGAACAATTTTTTAATAATTGGAAAAGTGAAATAAATATATCTTTTTTTGATTTTTCTGTGATGGATAGTTTCATAATAGTAGTATATGACACTATCGATTTAATATATTTGTAGATATAATATATTTTATGTGGACTACATAAATAACATGTGTAAAAAGTATGGATCTGTATTTACATCTGGTATTTTTATCGTAATCTTATTAGTTGTTATGGTATTATTAACCTCATTCGCTAAAGCTACCGGGTTTCTTCTATCAAGTGAGCTCACCTTATTCAAAATAATTTGTGCTTGGTGCGGTAAATCGAATATAAATGGAATATTTAATGTTTTATCTATATTTATGGAGTGGTGTTTATATGTTTGACTATTTTTAACCAACGAGATAATATTATGCATTGATAGTAATATAACAATAAACATAAATGCTCGTAATACAAATGTTATGGCTCTTGGATTCATTTTCTAATAGGTAGATGGATTGGTTTTATATGATGCATATAACATATGTTGTTTATTAAACATCAATTTTTTATAAAATTATTTTGATACATAATTTATATCTCTCGTTTTCGATTATATTCCGTAGACGAGAGCCGAAGGAATATCGACTAATTTCATTTTTTGTTGCGTTTTTTTATCAATAAATAAAGAAATGATACGAAACACTTGCGAAAAAATAAAAGGAGCATTATAAATATTGCATAGGTCTAGTTTATCAGGAAATGTATTTTTCATCGTTTCTGATATTATTTGTATAAAACTATAATATTTTTCCACGTCACTTAAGGTAAGAGATTGTAAATTTATATGAATAACAAATGTCTCTTTTTCATGCAAAATAGTTTGAATCGTCTCAATAATGTGTTTTAAAATTACTCCGTAATTTTCTACTCGAGCACATGGTTTAAAATATTTATAGTCGAGCAATATACTACCATTTTTTATACTACATAAATGAGTAAGAATATCATTTATATCCATTAGTGTTGTAGCATTTTTATTATTGTATGCAGTTGAAATCATATGTATAACATATACATATTATTTATACTATTTATACTAATTACATGGCAGACATCATAATTTCATTAGCATTAACATTAGTATCCTTTTCACACAATAGTGTTGTTGCTAATTCTTGTTGAATTAGTTCCTTCATATCAACTACATTTTGTCCTCCAACTACCTCAATTAAAATATTATATTCACCTTCATTAGACATTTGATCAGTTGGAGTAAAATTTGAGGCATCTATATTGTTATTTTGTTGGATTGATTGTAGTTTCACTTCTTCATTAAATGCGATAGTAGCTAATTTTTTATTTGTTTCCATAGTAAACGATTGTAATTGCAACATTAAATCCTTCACTTGTCCTATTTCTGTTTTAAGAATATCTATTTGTGTAGTTAGTTGTGTAAATTTGTTATCATATACGGGGGATGATGTAAATGTAGTTTGAACTATTGGAGTTTGTTTTGGTGCAGTCTCTATTGTTTCAATTCTGGAAACAATGCTATTAAATACTGATTCATCAATAATGAGAGCGTTTGGATTAGGATTATGTTCAACGTAATTACCTTCTTCATCAACAGATGGCATATCTGCTTGTATATCAGCTACAGCATTTTCGACACGACCCAATCTGATAGTAATTAATCCAATTGCGTCTCCTATAGTCATTTTCGCAGGAATGTTTTGTTGTCCGACAACTATGCCTCGAGGTTGTTGCTCTCCAGGAAATGAATTGGGTCTTTGTTGCTGACCTTGCATTGAATTGGGTCTTTGTTGTTGCTGTTGACCTTGCATTGAATTAGGTCGTTGTTGTTGCTGTCCAGGAAATGAATTTGGTCGTTGTTGTCCTGACCCATTTTGTGGAGATGCATCGGCACCGCCTGCACGACGATTTCTAGCTGCAGCATTTGATCTAGCACTACTACTCATTAATAAAAATTATACACATTTTGTTTTTAAACCTTTTGCATTTCAAGTCTTATATTGTATTAATCTTTAGCAAAATTTTATGTTATTCATTTAATTATTAGTTTTATTATTTTAATTTCTATTTATAAAACATATGGAAAGTCTGGACGAAACTGCAAAAAATATATCATCTAATATGGGTTTTTTCAAACATGTATTTAATTTTGAAGATGAATCAAAATCAGAAATGTTAAATATAATACAATATGCTGTTATTGCACTTGCACCCATAGTCATATTAAATAAGGTCATGCAAAAATACGTTCCTGAAGCGGAAGAAGAAAAAAGTAGTATGGAACTTTTAGCAGAAGTTATTATTCAAGTTGTAGTTATGTTTATCGGAATATTGTTAATTAATCGTATAATAACGTATATTCCAACTTATAGCGGTGAAAAATACCCCGACTTTAGTGTAACTTATATCATTTTAGCGGTGTTGATGATTACTTTGAGTCTACAGACAAAGTTAGGAGAGAAAGTAAGTATATTATTTGATCGAGTTGTTGAGTTATGGGATGGAAAAAGTGATTCTAACGATAAAAAGAAAAAGGGTAAAAAGGGGTCAGGGAATGTGAAGGTGTCTCAACCCATATCTCAAGGTAATGATGCACAAATGGTGGCACTTTATAGCGGGGGTGGAGGAAGTGGAATGGGTCAGGGAGGAACCACTTCAATAAGCTCTTTGCCTACTGAATCTGCTGGACAACAGCAACCTGATTACAATTCCATGTACCAAAATAATAATACATCTATGCCTGGTGCAGCTAGTCCTGGAATGGATAGTATGGGACAAGGTATGATAATGGCCGCGAATGAAGTATTGGGTGGAAGTGGATTTGGATCTGCATGGTAAAAAGATATAACCATATTATTATATAAAAATAAAAATTATATAATAATAATAATATTCTCATGAATATTGAAAAATTATTAAAAGCATTAGATAATGAAGATAATGCTCAAATATGCAAAATGACCACATCTCAATTAGAAGATATTAAATTAGATGTCCTGGAAGAGTTAGAATTATCACATAATGTAATAAAAGATTATATGAAAAAATTGCGTTTGTATAAATATGTAGATGAAATCAATGATATCAAACATGGAAAATTTATTCGATGGATACCTTTAACTGATCCAGATAATTTAATTCTCACGCAAGGAGGTGTAGTTTGTGACATATTAATCACAGATATAGGGGTGTCTGTATTGTGTAAAAATTTTGCTCATAAACACTTTCAAATAAAATTCGATGAATGTCAAATATTTCAAAAATTGTCAGGAGAAGAACAGGTGTTATTGAGTGCCCTTAATCATTTGTCTAAATAAACTCCGTCGACTCACATTATTGTCTTCGTTTGCGACTTTGTTTTAACCCATTCATTTTTTTGGCGTTTTTAATAAATGCGACTTTTCTCGTCCCCATGCATTTAAATTTGCCACGCGTTAGTTTTTTGTTATTAAAAATAGTTTTTGTACAAATGCCAATAGCTCGTGGTTCATTAGTAGGACTTACTTTTTTAATACATGAACACAATTTTTTAGCTAAAACATTTTCAGCTGAAAGTTTAATATCGGTATTATTTTTTGGAATATCTATGTCATAATAATTGAGTATCTTTACATAATCCGACTTGGTTAATTTGAATGGCATGCCCTATACTAATCTATATAAATATTATAATTTTATAGAGAAAACTTTGAGGTCGCTTCGCATTTACCTTCGTCTGCGTCTCGTTCCCATTCGTTTTGTCTTTTTCATAGATCTTTTATGTGTTCTAGTTTTGCGTCTTAATGATGAAGTGTGTTTTTTTCGATGACGTCGTTTACCTCTAGCAGTAGAAGCTAATGATATCATAGCTCGATATTTTGCTATGTTGTGACATATAACTGATTTATCTATAAGGTCTGTTTTAAAGTTAAATTCTATGCGGTCTAATGGACATGCACATTTTGTTAATTTATTAGGAGGTGTTGAACAATGTGAATTTAAACAATCTCGATGAAATCGATGTCCACATTCTTCTATTTCAACTGGAGGTCCATGCGGTGGTTCAAAATATAAATTATCCGCATTAAATATACATAATGTTTCCATGCAAATGGGACAAATTCCAACATTATCGTCAGATTCAACATATTCCGCATACTGACTCTTAATGTCAGCTTCTGTTTCTGGTTTATGCATTTTTTTATATTTTGTTTCAAGATCTAAATTCTCTTCTGATGTTACATTAAAATATTCATATGCATCTGAAGGATAATTACGCCAACCACCGAAACCATCGTCAAAATACGCTGACGTAGATGTTAATGGACCTTTGGTTCTCGTTTGCTGGTGTTCTACTTTTTTCCCTAAAAATAAAGCTTTTATTGATTTACCTGTAGATTTGTTACGAATTAAATAAAATTTTTTAACAAATAAATGATTTAATGGAACAGCTTTTGTAGTATTCATTATATATATTTGATGATATTAAAATATTTGATATGGACGTCTAATGCACGATGAATATATTGTCATATAAAAAAATATATACATAATTTAGATGAATACACCATCTAAAATAGTGGTGTTTGATATGGATGAAACATTAGGATATTTCGTGGAACTCAGTATATTTTGGGATGCTTTAATAACATATATAAAAGAAATAAATATACCGCATACTACATCACAAAAAGATTTTAATAAAATATTAGATTTATATCCTGAATTTATACGCCCAAATATATTAACTATATTAAATTATTTAAAATATAAAAAAAAATCAGGTGAATGTGCAAAAATTATGATTTATACAAATAATCAAGGACCTAAACAATGGGCATTATATATTAAAGAATATTTTGAAACTAAAATAAATTATACGCTATTTGATCAAATAATATGTGCTTTTAAAGTTAACGGAAAACAATTAGAATTGGGTAGAACTACTCACGATAAGACGTTTTCAGATTTTATAAAATGTAGCAAAGTTCCTACGAATACCCAAATATGTTTTTTAGATGATACATATTATCCAAATATGAATAACGATAATGTTTATTATATAAAAGTGAAACCATATATGCATGATTTATCGCATGATTTATTAATTAAACGTTTTATTTCGAGCGATTTTGGTAAAACTATTCTGAAAGATAAAAAAGATGCTATTGCTTTCGATACTTTTATGAAACAATTTATAATGAAATATGACTACACATATGTGGAGAAAAAAACAAAGGATTATGATATTGATAAAATAGTAACAAAAAAAACAATGATACACTTACAAGACTTTTTCAATAAACATAATAAAACGGCATATCCGACTCTAAAATTCAAAAATACTGATCAACAACAAAAACAACAAAAACAACAAAGCAGAAAACATAAATTAATACATAATAAAACATTAAAGCATAGGCACTAGTCTACTCTGTACATAATCTAGGTAACTTTTGAGAAGTTTATTTACTGCGGATGTTGTAAATAAAAACACACCTGCACTAAATGCGATTTTTCTATCTAGTTCATTAAATTTAATATCCCTAAATGTGTTGAAACGCCATAATAAAAATAAACTAATATAAATTTTTATATAATAATCTAGATCATCCAAATATGCTGGTGAATTTTTGAATATCCCGAATGCTAACCCGGCATACGTTAGATACGAAATAAAAACGAATACATTGAACATATTATCCTGCAAATCATGTATTATTTTGTCAAACATCTATGTATATAATAAATATTTATTATATATTTTACGTTTTCTTTTTACGTTTTCTTTTTACGTTTTCTTTTTACGTTTTCCATATTTAGAATTATTAGATAGTAATATATTAAAATAATATGTTTTATTATATTAATGGCGTCAACATATGCTTTTGGTAAAAATGAGAATACATCCCAAATAACGGATTCAATAAATAGAAGGATATACGATAGAAATATTCCGTCCCAAATTCTGCAGCCGTATTTAAATGTTAGGCCGGTTATGACAAAATATTCTATCATGCCCATAGTTGATCCTAGAGCGACTATTAAAACTCCTTTAGAACAAATGCCTGTTTATAATACAAGTAAGATTTTTAATCCAGGGAATGCTACCGCGCCATGGTCAGGCTATGCATCAAATGTAAATGTAGAGTCTGAATTAAGAAATCAAATTTATGCATTGCAAAAATGTAGTCAATCTGTATACGTACCTAATAGCAATAGCGATTTATATAAATTTAGTTTTAAAGCAGACAAACAAGGTGGACAACAATATCAACCTTTTCCAGAGTTATTTACTAAGGAAAAATTTAATTCATTTAATCCTAATCCCGAAAATGTGGGAGATGGACTATTTAACAACTGCACACGTCAACAAATTAAGGATTTAACAGGGAAAACTGCAAATGGGTGTAAATATTAGATAGGTGTAGAGGAAAACGGAGATATTCCGAAGGCGTTAGCCGAAGAAATATAAACTATTTAGATGGGTATCTGTGTAAATATATATTAATTATTATCAGTCATATTTATAATATGATTGATAATAAACTTTCTGATATAGATCTAGAATACTTAATAAATAAAGATCTATATGGAAAATCCATTGATAGTAAAATGCAACCGCATATTACTATAAATAATAAAAAAGATAAAAAATTTTATAAAAAGCGCATATATGATTTGACAAAACAATTATTAAGCAATGAGCAACCATCTACATTATTTCCAGATGTACGAAATACGTTTGATAATTATATAAAAACGTGTATTTCATATTTTAAAATTATTGATACATCTGATATAATTCAAGAGGACTATGATTACATGTTAGGGTCTATAAGTAATGCTACTCGTCTTGATAATATAGATAATATAGACAATATAGACAATATAGATGAAATAAACAAATTAATGATGCGTTCTATAAAAATAATGGAACCCAATGCGCTTGAAAAATTAGTAAAAAGAACGATTACTAAAAAGGAGATAGAACCTATAATACCACAACAAAAGGATATTAATTTAAAAGACCCTATTTTGAAAAATAAAGGAATTCGTAAAAAGAAAAATATCACTAATAAATATGACGAAAATGTTATATTGGAAAAAGACAATCACTCGAAAAAATAAAAATAAAAGTAAAGGAGGAAAAATTCACAAAAATAAAAATAAAAATTCAAGTAGGCGTAATAATACTAAACGCAATACAAAAACCTTAAAGTTTAAAGAAAAGCTACATAATTATTCCAAATTAATAAAATTAAGATGTAGTCCAAAAGAGAAGAAAAATGGGTTTAGTTGTTTAGAAGATGATACTATATATAAATTAAAAGAATTATGGAATGCCAGACACCCTGATGCTAAAATAGTTACAAATGACTCACATGAGATATGGGAACAATTAAATCGCAATATGAGCAATGTTTGCAATACAGAGTCTTGTTGGTTAAAACAGAAATTTGTCAATGGAAAATTAGACAAAGAATTAGCTAGTTCTTTTGCACCAGTATCCCCATCTGAATGGAAAAAGAATCCCAATGAATGGCTTTCTAGTATGGATATATTAAATGTTATGAAACAATATGAAAAGGCGTATAAATGTTTTGATTTTATAGGCCCATCTCCCATAGACTTCGATACACATCAATTATATGGCGAATGTGTGTGGGAGGAGTTGTGTCATTTTAATTTAGAGAATGAAATCAAAAATGGTAAATTTAAAATAGGGATTATATTTAATTTAGATCCACATAATCTTGGAGGGAGTCATTGGGTTTCCATGTTTATAAATATCAAAAAATCGATAATATTTTATTTCGATAGTGCTGGAGATGAAATACCAAAGGAGATGATGACATTTGTTGAAAGAGTGAAAAAACAAGGAAAAACATTAAAGTCTCCCATAAATTTTAAATTTGATCAAAATTATCCTGTAGAACATCAATATGGAGATACAGAATGTGGTGTATATAGTTTATATTTTATAGCACATATGTTAGAAGATAGACATACAAGTGATTATTTTAAAAAGCATATCCTATATGATAAATATATGGAAAAATTTCGTAAGATATATTTCAACGACTCATTATAAATATCATAATTCACAATTTTATAATAAAAACATTTTGTTGTTTTAGTATAAAATGAATAGTAAACAGGATAAAATAAACAAAAATAAGTCTTATGATAAACCCGCCGAAAAGTCTGATGATAATCTAGCTGATAAATCCGTAGATAAACTAGTAGATATCCCAATAGATACACCAACTAAATCAATAGAACAAACCAGCGAGGTTATAGATCAATCTTCCAATAAAGTGAAATTATCAGATAAACAATACGAGGAACAACAACATATGTGTAAACAATTTATATTAGACCCGTTGTCAGTAATCATAAAATTAGCCATTATTAGTCATAAACCTGTTGGTACAAAAATAAGCATATGTAATAATTTAGTAGGTATACAAGAGAATGGAATATTTCAACCTATCGTTAGATTTATGTTGCAAAATACGAAAGAAGACCTACACTTTTTATACAATCCTATTGAACTCGCTTGTAAACATTTTTTATCCGACACATTTATAGCAAAAATGCCAAATATTAAACATTTATTTGAATGTGCATTGAATGGGTTATCAAAATTAGATCAAACATATAAATCTAGTCCCACTATTGTGCTATGTCTGCATTATTATTCCAACTTGATATTAAATCATCTCAATAAACCATACAATAGTAAATTATTTAAACCTGACACAATGTCGCTCCTATATACGGGTCTATTGGTAACTAAATTAACAAGCAAATGGACAAATGTAAAATTACAAATGGTTTTGGATCTGAATGAATATTTGATAAATAATGACAATTCAGAGGATAATCTAAATGGTCTGGAAATGTTTATGAAGGATTTTGATAATAAAATACAACAAGCATTTCTTTCTTTGTATATTACAAAACTACCTACTTCATTAGATACTATTAGCATATAAGTATATAAATAATACATGTATTATTCAGTATAATACAAAAATAATGAGCAATGTATCTGAATTTATAAAACCCGACAATGTTGAGATATTATGGGAGGTAATTCTAGATGAAAATGTGATCCATACAAATGATCCAAATCAAATAACCAGTATTAAAAATTATTTTAACAATCAACTTATAACATATTATGAAGGAGAGAAAATGAATCCTACCGCCTTTAATTTATTTCAATTGAATAAAAATTTTATTTCTACTTTTATAACGAATATTCACACACAACAGAATCAGAAGAATCAGCAAAAACCTCCATTGACCTTAAAAAAACCTGATTTAGTTACATCGGAAGATATTCATACAGATAGAAAAAATAAATTTGATAATGATTTAGCTGTTAGAGTAAATGAGTTTCAAAATGCAATGGCATTACCTATTCCAGAAGCACCTAGGTTTAGTGATAAATTAGATAAACCTATAAATGAAATGGAAGCATTAATAGCACAAACATTAGCACAACGAAATTTTGAAATAGAACAAATACATAAGGGTACAAATAAAACCGATGCGGAAAAATGGTTAAAGGGAGAGATCACGTCTATCAAATCGAGTAAAAATGTACAACAACATCAAAAGATAAATAATGGTCCAGAAATAAACTATATCCAAATTGGAGAAAATATGGATTCAAATAATATAACTAATGACATTATTACACTACCGAATAATATATATTCTCCTTCTAATGCTAATTATAATTCTACATCCACATTGAAAAAAACAATATCATGGGCTACAAATAACAATGATATTGATAATAATATTAAGCTAACTATTGCGGAGGGACCAGTTGTAAACATTTTTTCAAAACTAAAATCTGTTGCATCTATTGCATCTGTTGCATCTGTTGCATCTGAGTCAGCACCAGTACCAATACAAGTAGATGTAACAAAAGAGTTAGATTCTTTAAAAATAGAAATGGCGCTTATGAATAAAAAAATAGACAGCATTTTAGAAATACTATCTAGGGGATTCAACGGAGCGGAGAAGGGGTGGAGCGTAGTTGCGGATGATTCCGATAAATAATGTATTTATACCTTTTTAACAACATTTTCACCGCGTTCATTTTTTTCCACTATGTATATCAAAGTTGGTTCTATCCCCGGATTTTCTAATGCACGTTTATAACTATCCAAATCATACAAATAGGTCATTCCTTTTTCCGGAATTTTACGAGATATATATGTTTTACCTCGTAAAGTCGTTTCAACCCCCCGCCATGTTATTTTTTCTTTATTCATTGCCGCGCTAGTATCTGGTTTATCCTTTTTATAATTGGGATCATATGCAAATTTATCGGGCGATGGATTGCCAAATTGAAGACAATGTAATTGTTCCTTTGCTCCAGCTCTAGAATACAATGAACAATCTATAGATGCTTCTTTGATTGCAGTTGTTATTTTTGTACTAACTTCTTCTTTTATGAGAGAAATTTCAAATAATGCTTGATCACTCGTAAAAGGAACATAGTCCATTTTTTCTTTATCTGGTGTAATTTGGTACTTCTTTTTACTTAAATCTTTTTGTTTTAATTCTATAGAAACATCACTTTTCACTTGTTCTGGAGAAAATGTCATTAAATAAACAAACACTTCCACTGTTTGTAATTCTTCTGGCAAATTTTTATGACTGCAAATACGGCGCGCCCTACCAATAACCTGCTCCATACGCGCTGGATGCCAATACGGCTCCATAATATGAACATATCTTGTATTACGAAGATTAATTCCTTCTGAACCTGATGCAGTAATCATTAAAACCTTGATAATTTCACCAACATTGTTATTGTGTGCAATGCTATTTAGCTCCGCTGCAAAAGAAGGGGTGAGTTTATTCCATTCACCATTAAATATATTAAGTATCGTCTCCTTTTCATCCTTCGTTTCAGTGCCAGTGTATAATGCAAATGTCGGTTTACCTCGATTTTCCTCGCTAATATCTAATGCCCACTCTCCTGCAATATCTTTTTTAATTTTAAATTGAGTATATCCATTTTCTTCCAAGACCATTTTGAACATTCCAATCCCCTCCAAAGTTCTAAATTGACTATACACTAAATGTACTCCAATATGATCGGTAGACTGAATATTCTCTAACATATGCAAATATTTAGGACTATATGTTTCTAATCCTTCGGGACTCAAATATTCTGAAGCATGTTCTTTCACAAAATGAATCGCATTTCGCATACGTTTTTCATAGGTAGAATCACCCATATTATCTATTATTTGATCACCCTCTATTTCATTGGTGTCTTTTTCATCGTCCTCATTTGCATCTTCCGTCATTTTCTCATTTAATTTCATAGCCCCTTCATAGACATTTTCTAGTTGCGTATTTGTCATTTCAGCATTGTCCTTTTCTTCAATGGGTAATGGTCTTCCTGGAGGTTTTGGCATAACAAAATTACAAAAAAGACGTGAGAATATACGATAGGTAGAGGTGGGTTCCTTGTAAATACCATTTTCATCTACTGCCCCCTTTTTCTTTTTGGATTGTTTTTCCATATTTCTCTCTTGTTTGCGTGCTTCTTCATAAATAGTAAATTGATAATCACTCATAGGAATTCTTATCACATGATAATCAGTGACTTTGTCATATCGAGGTAATAATTTTTCTTGAGCACTTCTAAAATAAGAGGTCAACCCCATAATACGTTTTTTCAACATATCCACATTTGTAATTTTTCCTGTGCTCGAATCAATGAATAAATTTACAAAATCATCGAATTTATCGGGCAGGGCTTTATAGTTATCAATAGTCGGTTGTGATACCACTTCAATCTCATTCTTTTTCAATATGCGAATTATATTTTGTTGGAATTCTTCATCAGTAAGAGTTCCAGGATCCACTACACGTTTAACTCCTGACTCGTCGCGACGAGTGTATGATTTATTTGTAACGCCATGATATTCATTTGTTTTCTCTTTATTTTCAAATCCAAATGGATTGCGGGTGATTGATAATTTTGGCGATGGTTTGTCGGAATAATCTAAATAATCTACCAGTTTCTCTCTTATAAACATTTGATGAAGCGATTCTTTATTTACAGGTAGTCTTGTTTTGATATCTAATGAGAAATGCCATGTTTTAATATACCCGCGTAAAATATTAAAGAGAATTCCAACCTCATTTGGATAATTGATAATTGGAGTGCCTGTAAGTAGAACTATTCTAGCATTTTTGGCACTCATTAAATCTTGGTATAAATTTAGAGCCAATGAAAATGGACGTCTTTCTATATCTCCCGTTTTTTTATTAACGGGTGGTTCTTTTTCCTTTCCTATCTTATTTACTATTCTACTAATTAAATTATGTGCTTCATCAATGATAACAACTGCATTATCAAATACATTTGTCTCGAAATTATTTGTCATGTCTCGCCATTTATCTCTGCGCAACCCATTATAATTAATAAAACTATATTTTGTTTCGATCATTTCATTTATTTGGTCATCTAATTTTTTCTTATCTACGGGACTAAGTTCGGGGTATGGTGCGCTCTTTGAAACATTTACTAACCAAGCCCCACCTTGTTTATCTATATAAGAAACAGACAAGTTTAACATACTAGAAAGTGTATTTATCGCTTCTGGATGTTTTGTAGTATCGATCCATTCCCAATACTGGTTTGTCTTGTAAAGCGCATCTCCGCATTTTTTTAATTCGGCTATGTAGTTTGGACGTAAAGACGCAGGTGTCATAACTATTACTTTTTTATTGTTTTTCATACCTTCTGCCAAGGCGATAGAAGTGCATGTGTTGTGTGTTACCGAAAAATCTCCGATTAAATAACGACAATTTCCGTCCAACATAAAACCATAATATTCACCATCTTCAGTATATTCTACTTTTATTTTTGTAACTAATGCATCTACTATACGCGTTTTTGCTTTAGCTTGTTTTCTTGGTATTAGTGTGGGTATTAGTTCAAGCCCAGGTCCTGTTATACGTATAGACCACGCCTTTTTGCTCTTTTTTATGCGGGTATAACAAGCAAACCCTAAACTTCTTACCAAAAACACTATGTCATTTATTAGCGTCTTTTTATTTTGGGTAAATACAAAATCTCCATTTTTGCATAAATGCCCACATACGTCTATAAATCCTGCTAATAATAATAATCTATTTGTTTGTGAGTTGCATTTATATATAAAGGGGATACTACCTTTCACAAATATGGCTTTAGATTCTTCATTCAAATTATCAATTTTACTTTGAATTTCAGTTAATAATGCTTCGCATTTTCTTGTTTTTCCACTAAGCCAACATCCAATAGTATATGGGTCCAATGGCACAGATTTTACTGAAAATGTAACAGGTACCTTATATCCTTTTAGTATATTCTTTTGCTTATCTGTTAATAATAAATAATTTTTTACAGAAATTTCGATAATATTGTTATTAGTAGCATCATTTTTTCGGATAGTTTCAAAAAAAGCAATGGCTTCCACCTTTTTTGTATTTCTATCAACACAATCGTTTGTATTAAATGTAAATGTGTTCACCTGAAATTCATTATTTTCTATCCATTTAACCATATAATTAGATACAGATGCTTCCTTATTATGCCGTAATTTTGGAAATCCAGTGGCTTTTAAACAAAGAATGTGTTCTTGGTTTACCTTATATTTCTCTCCATATTTAGAAATAATATTGTACATCTTGTCAGTGCCTCGAGCCAAGGATAGAACTTGTCTAGGAGTAGAATCATCTCCCATTAGGGTATCACCAACCAATATATTTTCTACTAATTTAATCTCACCTGTAGACATCATAATTGGTGTGCCTTTTGCATGACATTTACCGCTACCCAGTCCGTGATAAAGTAGAAGTCCTCTATAAGGGGTGTATAAATTCAAATAATCTCGTACGACCATTTGATGAATTAATAAAGAAAATTGTTGTGCATCGTTGCCTATATTGTCACATGTAATTTGAGAGGTGTCGTCTAAAATTTTCTCTCTATATGGTTCAAATAGGGAGTTCATTGCGTTTATAAATATTTCTCTGTTATTCATGTAGTAACTACTCACTTTGTAGTTTACCTTTAATTGTTTTTCAGGTAGACGTTCTACGTTTGTAGTGTCGCCAATTTCAACCCATTCTTCGGGGCTTAATATAGCGATTCCTTTTGGTGGTGCTTTTGTTTTTCTACCTCTGGGCGCACGTTTAGGTTTAATCATAATAATTTCTTCTTCAACTCCTTCTTCACCTTCTTTTGCTTCTTCTTTTTGTTCCTGCGCTTCTTTTACTTCTTCTTGTTGTTCCTGGGCATGTGATGGTGCTATAGAAATACCCTCTTCTTGTAATCCTGTTAGCATTTTTGATGTAAGTTTTTTAATTTTCCTTTTATTAATTAATTGTACAGGTTCAGCCTCCTTTGACAGAATGGTTGGTCTGGCTACAACCATTTTTAATTTATTTTCATCTAATCGTTTCATTAGTTCAGAAATATCAAAATTACCTTGTTTATTTTCAATAGTAATTTTGTTAATATGTATAGTTTCAGGTTTAGTTGGTATAGGAATAATAATATTATGAGATTTTTGAGTATTTCCTACATCTTGTTTAATTCTCAATTTTTCTCTCAAAGTGCTCATTATCTATATATACTTTTGAAGATTTTAAATGAAATAATTATTTTATTCTATTTATGTTCCTCTTATTTTTACTTATTCCCTTTTATATTTCTCTCATGTCGAATACAAAATGATTCTTTGCAATGCTTCTTCGCAAGCAATTTGTTCCGCCTTTCGTTTAATTTTATGTTGACCTTCCCCTAAAAATAAAAATATTTTTCCATAATTAGATACATGTTCATGAACCGCCTTGAATGTCTTCAGTTTATTAATATGTATCGCCTCATTGAATGATAGATTATGTATTTGTTGACCAAGACATAAATATACTCCCATTTTATATCCGGTATCTACATCATGTTCTATTTCTAAATAATGTGGAGTAATTTTAAATTCCTTTTGAATTTTAACCTGTAGAATATTTTTATAATTATCATCATTTTGAATAAGAGCAACCCAATCTATGTGTTTTTCAAAGACATTTTCAACAAATTTTTGTACCATTTGAAACCCAGGTCCGGTAACAAAAATATTCGTAAACCATCCCTCTTCATCCTTCACCTCAATCTTATTAAAATCTAAAAAAGCTGCACCTAAAAAGGCCTCAAATAAACACCCCAACTTTTTAAGATTGTTTCTAATATTCTTCTCTTCTGCATGCCCCGACAATATTAACCATTTATTAAGACGCATTTCCAATGCAATTTTTCCAATGGCTTCATTTTTAACGATGGCAATTTTTTTCTCTGTCATGAATCCTTCATTCTCTTTAGGAAACCGGCGATAAAGATAATATTTAGTGATTAATTCTAATACACCATCCCCTAGAAACTCTAGGCGTTCATTCGACTTTGTTTTTAAAGGCAAACAATCGGGAGGTTGTTCTGCTATCGTAATATTTTGCGTGGCGTTTTCAATATGTGAGCGTTTTGTGTAAGATCTATGAACAAATGCACGCTTATATAGATTTATATTATTAACCTTTCCAGGTAATCCATATTTAGTAAGAATAGATTGAACTTCATTCAATGTAATCTCGACATTTAAGGGATTGTACGGATTAAATATTAATCCATCCTCACCTTTAATAATATCGTCATCGTGTAATATTTTGCTATCCATCTATACTATTAGATATTTGTTTGTATTTATATCTATTTTATATATTATTTAACAAGTATTTGGTATTTCTGTATTTCTGTATTTCTGTATTTCTGTATTTCTGTATTTCTACATTTCTACTTTTTTTCATTCGTAAATAATAATAATATTAAGAGTATATATAAAATGGCGTTAATGACAAGTCAATTTGGGCGCGCTAGATATGCAAACACTATTGTAAACCGAACTGCGCAAAGTGGTGGGTCTGTTGGTGGCAATAAAAAGGCTGGTATTTTCGGAGGCAGTGTAGGATGGCCTGTAGGCAATATGGGGTCACATGTGTTTTGGAGAGCTCCTCAAAGACCTCCTACTCTCATCCAATCTATGTTGTTGACAACTAAACACCCTGTTCAAAGACGCAGAAACGGATACAGCGTGTCGCATGGTCAAATGTAAAGCTCCTTCACTAACGTTACGGAGCTTATTCCGAAAACTTCGGCTCGCTACGCCGTGCCTACGTTTTCTTACAATATCCCGGTCGATATTTATTTATAATCGCACATGTTTCAATATATATTTAGGAAATAATATATATTGACATAAATAATTTAATAACAACCCATTTAACTATATATAATTATTAATGATTATAAAAATTGATGTACGTGAGCATGAGTTAATCAAATTATGTAAATATTATTTAGAAATAAGCCCATCTTACAAAGATATCTCGATAGAAGTGGAAGCATTACCTTTAGGTGATGCGATCATAACAGATGGGTCTAATGAACGAGTTATTATAGAGAGAAAAAGTTTAAGAGATTTAACTGCGAGTATTAAGGACGGAAGATACGAGGAACAATCTTATCGATTAAATGGAATAAATCATCACAATCACAATATTATTTATTTAATTGAAGGAGATATGAATAGACCGAATGTATTTAAGGATAAAATGGATAAATCAACCTTATATTCTGCCATGTTTTCTCTCAATTACTATAAGGGGTTTTCTGTGTTACGAAGTATTGCCATTGATGAAACCGCTATGATCATATGCAATATGGCATATAAAATTAAAAAGTCTGATGCGGATAATAAACAAGCATGTTATTCAAATAAGCCGATCATTACCGAAAAAATAGTTAAGGAATGTGATAGCATAGTAAGTGATATTACTGCTTTAAATACTCCTATAGTGGAGGTGGATGCAGATAAGGAGACAGATAATTATTGTAGCGTTGTTAAAAAGGTTAAAAAGGAAAATATTACACCCGATAACATAGGAGAGATATTATTGTCTCAAATACCCGGAATTAGTAATGTATCGGCAAAAGCAATTATGATACAATTTAAGACATTCCCAAATTTAATTTTGAAAATAAATGAAGATGATACATGTTTAAAAAATATTACTTATGTTAATGAAAAAAATCAGACGCGTAAAATCAGTAAATTGATTATTAGCAATATGATTAAATATTTGAAGTAGTGATATAAATAATATTTTGTGCTAATATGTATATGTACATGTCTACAAAATCTATTATTGTTACTATTATATTGATATCATTTTCTCTATGGATACTATATAGCAATACTTTGTATACAAAAGAAGCATTTGGTTCATCATCTTATAATAGTTGCATTGGTAGTGGATATACAAAAGAATTCTGTTTACAAAATCCACCATTTCCTGGTTCTTGTATATGTAAAAATGGAAATCCAGGGGTTAGAATGCCTGGATTTAGAGGTAGATGTGTGTGTCTAAATTAGTTAGTTATATATTATTTTTACTACTTATAATATATAAATGAATGAAGATATGTTAAAAATATTAGGAATCATAGTTGTTGTTGGATTTTTAATATATTTAGCAGCAAAATCATTAAGATTGCATAGAAACATGTTAGAAGGATTTACCGCATCTGATGGATCAGCCAGCAGTCCAAATGGTGAAGCAGGTAATGCAAAAAAATATGCGGATACTATTAAAGAACATGTCATTAAATTGCAAGGTGATCTTTCAATATCCGCAAATAAACCGCATTATGAAGATATTATTGTAAATATGGAAGAATATATCAGCTTGTTAATGTTGAAATCTGTGCTAAACATGAATACTAGTTCAGATAGTGCTGCAACAAATATAGATGCCATAAATAATTTGAATTCATTGTATTCGGTAAAAGCTGCTCTGAATAACACGATGGTTTATATCGATGGACAATGATAACGATTTTGCTGCGAGCCGTAGACATGCACAGCATTGTCGAAGGTGAGCGAATAAACTCCGAAGGAGTTTATTGCACTAAAATGCTTACTTCGTTTCCTTTGTAATACCCAGAGTCTACTAATTTCTGTGTGTAATCCGCTCCACCCCAATTATCACTCATTGGATCAGGACTATGTAATAAATTTTCCTGAGCTTGGTTCATCGCATCCAATGGTGTTGTAGTTCCAACATAATGTGACGATGCATCATATGCTGGAACAGAATTTGTATTGTATGGTGGATCGTCACGGGTAGCATCTACTAATAATGTGGGGTTAGGATTTTGCAATGATGACATGGGTAATTGATTTGATGCATTTTTTGCAGTTGTAGATGTAGGAGGTAACCCTCCTTGCATTTCTGTAACACCTGGACGAACTTTATATACCGCATCTCCTTGTGCGTCATAAGTGTGTTGAAGATATAAAACAGGACATCTTATACCTTGACTGCGTTGCCAATCAAGAAATTCAACATATTCTTCTAAATTGGCAAATTCAATCGGATTTACTCCAGGAACCTTTGCTAACTTTGAATTGTGTAAATAATATTTTAATCCTTTTTGCACTAATATATTAGGGCACCGGGGTTGACTCATATTCGTAAGTCCTTCCAATGATCTAGGTGAGCTATATTTAACACAAAAATATAATCCAGATAAAAATGCCACTATTATTAATATCGGTATTGCGTATGTAAATAACATTTATATATTAGATAGTGATAAAATTTGATAGACAAAATATAACAGAATGGGAAGGGGTATAAATAAAATAGTCAGTGGGATTTATTATCTATAATTAATTTATAGTATGAAATTTAAAATTATTGGGGACAATAATGCGTCGACTTCTGGTGATGTCTCTGCTAAAGATATATCCCCATTACAAAATATAGCATTATTAAATAAAGACATTTTAAAAGGAGACGATGTATTTTTATTTATTTTTATGGATCATTGTGGTCATTGCGATAATGCAAAACCTGCTTGGGATGATATTGAAAATAGTATAGCAGACAAATATAAAAATAATGAGAATGTTGTTGTTGTTCGTGTGAATAGTAATTTGTTGTCGGAGTTAAAACATGTAGGAAAGGTTCCTAATGGTTATCCATGTTTCCGTCACATATCACACAAGGGAAAATCGATTAAAGAATATGATGATAGTGTAAGTAACGCGGATAGATCTACTTCTTCATTTATTGAATGGATTGATAAAAATGTGAAACCTCAAAGTAGCAGCCTTCGCGGTGGCGGAAAACGACGACGAAGGACCACTAGGTCTAAGTCGTCTAAGTCGTCTAAGTCTAAATCTAAACCTAAATCTAGACGCGGTACAAAAAAACATAGACGATCAAGAAAATGAATATAGAAAAAATTGAATTAAATATATCGACTATATATTTAATTACCAGTAATTATCAATCATGGAACAAGTTTTCAAATTAACCGATTTTAATGTATATAATAAAAAGAATTCATCTGAGAATAGTAGCGATGATGAAACCGCCGCGAATAATGAAACTCCTGAATTCTTAATTCAAATGTTTGGAATAAATGAAAAGGGGGAGCAGTGCTCTATTTTATGTACGGATTTTAAACCATTCTTCTACGCCAAAGTAGACGACAATTGGACAATTCATACTAAAACTCAATTTGTAGATTTTATAAAAAGAAGAGTAGGAGTATATTACGCGAAATCTATTAATGAGTGTAAGATTATAAAACGAAAAAAATTATACGGATTTGATGGCGGTAAGGAGCATAAATTTATATTACTTACTTTCAACAATATTCAAGCGTTCAACAAGGTTAAAAATTTATGGTTTGATCAAGAAAGAAAATTATTAGTAGATGGTCTTAATTTCAAAGGGTCAAATGTATATTTATACGAAGCCAATATTCCTCCTCTATTGCGATTCTTTCATATTAAAGACATTAGTCCATCAGGCTGGGTTGCGCTTCCAAATAAGCACACTATAGTGGTAAAACATGACAAAAAAACCAACTGCAAGCATGAGTTTATTATAAATCACAAGTTTGTTATTCCATTGAATAGTAAAGAAACCGGGGTACCTTATAAAATATGCAGCTTTGATATTGAAGCCAGTAGCAGTCATGGTGATTTTCCTATACCTATTAAATCATATAAAAAATTGGCAATCGATATAGTAGAATATTTTGAAAATATAGCTTCAGATATTTCTTCAGAGCAATGTAAATCAATCCTCAGAAAAATAATGTTGTCCGCGTTTAGTCATGCAACAAAAGAGGAAAAACTAGATGAAATTGATATAGTGTACCCGAAACTTCCTCCTTTTGGCCCCCCTCCCAAAAGCAAAAACGAAATTGAAATAATCATACAGAAATGGTTATTGACGTTGGTTAGAGATAACAAAAATGATGCTTTTAATAATCAAATGACAATTGAAAAAATGTTTGAAGCAATGAATGCAGCAGAGGATGAGGAAGAAAATAATGGGTATGGAGTGTATGGTGGGAATGGTGTGGATGATGAGGATGATGAGCATAGCGGGTATGGCGCCAGTTATATCCCATATGCAAATAAAAAAACCAGACCAGTTATTGCTAAAAATGCAACTATTGTGGACATTATGTGCGATAAAAAATTTGACAGAGATGCCAAATTATTGGAATTGAATATCTCGTTAAATACATATTTTCCAAAATTAGAAGGAGATAAGGTCACCTTTATTGGGACCACATTCTTAACATCGGGTCAAAAAGAACCATATTTGAGTCATTGTGTAGTATTAAATAGTTGCTCTCCAGTTCCTGTCGAGAATTCTGTTATTGAAACATATGATACCGAGCGCGCATTATTGTTGGCATGGCGAAATTTGATCCAAAAGGAAAACCCCGACATTATTATCGGGTATAATATATTTGGTTTTGATTATCAGTTTATGTTTCATCGTGCAGAAGAAAATGGATGTGTGGAAGAATTCTTGAAATTATCTAAAAATAAAGACGAAATTTGTGGAAAATATGATCAACAATTAAATAAATATCAGATAGAAGAAAATCATACTAAGGTTGCTAGTGGTCAACACGACTTAAAGTATATCAATATGCCTGGCCGTATTCAAATCGATTTACTGAATTTCTTCCGAAAAGAAGAAAATTTGGTATCTTATAAATTAGATTCAGTTGCAGGTCATTTTATAGGTGATTATATTAAAAAATTCGACTATAATGAGGAGATCAATCATGCTGCTACGGCGAGCACCACAAATATGTATACAACTATTCAAAGCACTAATTTAACTGGACTTTTAACCGGAAGTTATATTCATTTTGAAGAAATTGGTCATACCACGGATTATTATAGCGGTGGAGATAAATTTATTGTTTATTCTGTAGATAAATCGAAGGGTACCTTTGTCGTAAAGGGTAAAATCGAACCTGATATGAGTAAAAAAGTGAGATGGTGTTTAGCAAAAGATGACGTAACACCAAAAGATATATTTAGAATGACTAATGGTTCTGCTGATGATAGAGCTGTCATTGCTAAATATTGTATTCAGGATTGCAACCTAGTACATTACTTGATGAATAAGGTAGATATTTTAACCGGATTTATTGAAATGTCAAAATTATGCAGTGTTCCTATTAGTTTCTTAGTTTTGCGTGGACAAGGTATCAAACTTACCAGTTATGTAGCTAAAAAATGTAGGGAAAAACGTACATTGATGCCTACCATTGAAAAAATGGAAAGCGCTGACGGATTTGAAGGCGCAATGGTATTAGATCCAAAATGTGATTTGTATTTGGATAATCCTGTAGCATGCGTTGATTATGCTTCATTATATCCGTCCTCCATGATTAGTGAAAATTTGTCACATGACAGCAAAGTGTGGACTAGAGAGTATGACTTAAAGGATGAATTGATTGCGGAAACAGGTGATCAAAATGATACAGGTGAATTTATTTACGACAATTTACCTGGTTATGAATACGTTAATGTAACATATGATGCGTTTAAATATGTGCGAAAAACTCCTACAGGGGCAGCCGAAAAAATTAAATGTGGATACAAAATTTGTAGATTTGTTCAATTTCCAGAAGGAACTCGGGCTATTATGCCATCTATTTTAGAAGAGTTACTTGTAGCGCGCAAAACCACTAGAAAATTGATTCCTATGGAAAAGGATGAATTTATGAAAAACGTATTAGACAAAAGACAGCTGGCGTATAAATTAACAGCGAACTCATTGTATGGTCAATGTGGTGCGAAGACCAGTACCTTTTATGAAAAGGATGTGGCCGCATCTACCACCGCAACAGGTCGGATGCTTCTGACATATGCTAAAAAATTAATAGAAGAAACATATGGGAATAAAATTTGCGATACTGCTAATTATGGTCAAGTGTTGACAAAAGCTGAATACATATATGGAGATAGTGTTGCACGATATACACCCGTTTATGTCAAGGTAAATGAGACATTCGATATTTGCACTATAGAACAACTTGCTAAAAAATATGGCGGTGGGTTATGGACCCGCTGTTTAGAAGAAGGTAAGCAAGAAAAGGAAGTTTGTGAATTAAACGGAGTTTATTCATGGTCTGACAAAGGTTGGACGCGATTATTTCGCATTATTCGTCACGCATTGGCGCCACATAAAAAAATGATGCGAATTATGACTCATAATGGATTAGTTGACGTAACTGATGATCATTCGCTCATCCGGTCGAATGGACAAGAGGTATCACCAAAGGATGTTGCGATTGGAACCGATTTGTTACATAATCGTATTCCAACCGAAACGTATTCAGATTATATCAAAAATAATAATAATCCGGATTATGATATTAGCGGTATAACCGACCATTTATTGTTGGCAAATTATTGTGCAAAAAAACAATCCTGTGGACACAATATTATATTGTCAAAGGTGAGCGCGATTATGTCTTCTAAATCCAATAGATTTCGTCGAGCAAGCTCAGGTAATTTGAGTATTAAATGTACGACAGAACCATATAATAATAGCCACAATGAAATACAAAGCATTGAACTATTGCCATCATATGAAGGATATGTATATGATTTAACTACTGAAAACCACCATTTTGCTGCAGGAATCGGAAATATGATCGTACATAACACGGACAGCGTATTCTTTACATTTAATCTACAAGCTTTAAATGGTGAATTAATTCGAGGTAAAAAAGCATTAGAAATTACGATTGAATTGGCACAAGAAGCAGGGCATTTAGCATCTAGCTTCCTAAAAGCACCACATGATTTGGAATATGAAAAAACATTTATGCCTTTCTGTTTATTGTCTAAAAAACGATATATCGGTATGCTTTATGAACATGATGCGAATAAAGGCAAACGTAAAGAGATGGGTATAGTGTTAAAACGTAGAGATAATGCACCCATAGTAAAAGATATCTATGGTGGAATTATTGATATATTAATGAAGCAACAGGATATACAAAAGGCTGCGGACTTTTTAAAAGCGTGTTTAAAAAATATAGTCGACGAGAAATGTCCTATGGATAAATTAATTATTACAAAATCATTGCGTTCTGGTTATAAAAAACCGAAACAAATTGCACATAAAGTGCTGGCAGATAGAATCATGTCTAGAGATCCTGGAAATAAACCTACTTCTGGTGATAGAATTGCATATATTTATGTACATAATGCAAATAAAAAAGCGTTACAGGGTGATAAAATTGAGACACCTACTTATATCAAAGAAAATAACTTGAAAATTGATTACTCTCATTATATTACAAATCAAATTATGAATCCCGTTCAACAAGTATTTGCTCTCGTTCTTGAAAAAATGTGGATCATGCAAAATAAAAAAGCAAAGATAACCAAATTTAAACAAGAAATAAAGACCTTGAAAAATAATACAGATCCAAGCAAATTTGAAGACAAATTGGATGATTTAAAAAATAAAGAAGTGAAAGCGTTGTTATTCGATGAGTTTTTAAGAGAAACCAACAACCAAAAAAATAAGAATCAACCGCTGACAAAGTATTTCAAACAAATGTAAGAAAATATAATATGATTATTGAAAATCAAATTATATGGGATGTATATGTTGTGATGCGAGCCGAAGCCGTAGGCACTATGGAATGTGGTGAGTGATTGAACTCCGAAGGAGTTTTAATTAGATGTAATGATTTCTTGAAATCTTTGTATTTTTTTTAGATGCAGATGCAAGCTGACTCATGCGGGTTACTACTGATCGAACCTGGTTAAAAATAGTAAGCTTATTGTATGGTTCATAATCGTCGTCATTCTCATCATCGCTCGGTTCATAATCACTATCACTATCTCCATTATTTCTATCTTGATCAAAAAAAACAGATGGTTGTAAATCTAACGCAGGTAGGGGTTGTGACGTAGCGGATAAGGTACGAAGCGTATCGCTGCGCAAAACACATCCAGAATACGGAGCGCTAGTAGAGTATTCTGTAGATGGCGTATTATAATTGTCGGACCAAGACCAACCTCTAACCCCTTTCCATGATTTATCAATGATTTCTTCGTCTTGTAATTTATTCAAAATAGCATAAACGGATCGTTCATGAAGTTGCGCTATTTGTTGAATAGTCAATTGCTTGATCTCATACTCATTATGAAGTCTATTAATCTCATTCATCGCCCACGGGAATCGGTGTCTTTTATGTTGCATCTATACACTATTTAGATGTCAAACCTTTATACCTTTTGAAATTTATATTTATTTATCTATAAAGCGTTGACCATTTTTGCACATATCCAGGTGCCAATAATGACCCACATGCTCTCTATAGTGTTTGCTCCAGTATATATTGCCCATCGCATAGCTTTACAATGTGGAGCGGAAGATAATAATGGAGAAATTATTAATCCATATACACTTGGAGGTGTACAAAATTTTACATAACAATGTGACATACCATAATGAATTAGTATCCATACTAAATACACTTTTGATATACTTAATAAATATGTCATCTTACATATGATTCTAGAGCATATAGAAGGTGGTTTTACCACATCATGCTCTTCTAATACAACATTTTCTACATTTTCTGTCGTATCTATATTATTATTCATCTTTTCTTCTGGTTCCAGGTCCTCCTCGTTAGTCGATATTTTCAATAGTTTGCTTGTGCGTCTTCTATACATAATTTGTAATGCATTATATTTTTTATAATTTATTTCATTTTTTTATTATATTATTAAAATCGAGTGCTAAAACGAGATAACAATTGTGGATTACTCGATGCATCATAAAAAATGTTGTCATTCGTTCCTGATGCAAATAATTGAGTTAACATAGATTGAGCTACATCTCTTAAGGCATCATACGACTCGTCTAAATTATTTCTATTTCTAATACTATTTCTCTCATTGAATGAACTGGAAGAGTTAGAATGATTAGTATTTATTGGTTGTGGTGGGTCTTCTTTCGTTTCTTCTAGCTCTTCTTCTTTGCTTTCTTCGTATCCATAATCATCATAATCATCATAATCATCATCTTCATTAGCCTGAGCATTATTAGTATTTACATTATTTGAAGGATCTACATTATTGGTTATAGGTGTTCTTATATCATGTCTACATACTGGGCAAAGTACATTGCTTCGAAACCATGAATTTATGCTTGTTGGTGTGAAAATATGATTACATCCTAATAATAATGTTACTATGCTATTATTTTCAAATCTATCTAGTGTAATCGGACAACTAGAATTTATTGGGTTTAATATATCTGAAAATTGACATACTCTTGTTGATGTATTTAAGATTTCTTGTGTAGGTGCAACAGGAACCCTATCATAAAAACTTCTTAAAATACCGGATATACTATTATAATCACTTGTAGATGTTTGTGTTGTTGTTGCCGATCTAGCTGGAATATTATATACGAAATATCTATAGTTGTATGCATTATCGGGTTCATTATTGGTGTCAAAATTATAACGTGTTGATCTATTTCTACGTCGTCTTCCACTGGTAGTTTGCGGGAGCTGTGCTGGTGTTTGTCTTGGTAATGGAGGTGCTGGCGCTGGCACTGGCACTGGCGCTGGCGGCGGTTGCATTGTCGGTGTCCTTACCGGTGAATTATTGGAAATGATTTCATTTACCCCACTAATGTTATCAATATTATGTCTAATTTCATCAAGTGATGAATATAATAAATCTATTTGTCTGGATGTTTGGTTATATAAATTCATATAAAATTCTAATAAATATCTTTGATCAGATGAAATATTCCTATTATTGACTCTACTATTGTTTGTATTAGTATTTGCATCGTTTGTATCAGTATTAGTATTAGTATTTGTATTAGTATTAGTATTTGTATTTGTATTTGTATTAGTATTGTTATTTCGATAATAATCTCTATTTCTATTATTTGGCATTATATATATGTAGTAATTATTATTTATTTTCCAAATGTGTTTAAATACATATTGATTATTAATAATATTAATAATAATAATTATGTCACATGAAATATATAAAAACAAAGGATTAACCGGATTGGCTAACTTAGGAAATACGTGCTTTGTAAATTCATGTATACAAATATTATCCCACACATATGAATTAAATGATTTTTTAAATTTACAAACTTATAGGAAAAAATTGCAAAAAAAATACGAGTCTGCATTATTGATCGAATGGGATGAACTGCGCACATTAATGTGGAGCGAGAATTGTGTAATATCTCCTGGGAAATTTCTAAAAACTATTCAAAAATTGGCACATTTTAAAAAAATAGATATTTTTACAGGATATGCGCAAAACGATCTACCTGAGTTTCTTTTATTTGTTATTGATTGTTTTCATATTGGGTTATCTAGAGATGTAAATATGAGTATTAGCGGTAATGTGGAAAACCCAGTTGATAGTATGGCGGTAAAATGTTTTTCCATGATACAGAAGATGTACTCAAAGGAATATTCTGAAATATGGAACATGTTTTACGGCATTCATGTGTCCCAAATCATATCCTTAGAGACTGGTGAAGTATTAAGTGCATCTCCCGAACCATACTTTATGATAAATTTATCAATCCCTCCAGACAACAAGAGTCCGAGTTTAATTGATTGTTTTGATTTATATGTAGAAGGAGAAGTGTTGGACGGAGATAATGCGTGGTATAATGAAGCTACTAAACTGAAACAAAACGTTCAAAAGAAACTTTCTTATTGGAGTCTACCAACTATACTGGTGATTGATATTAAACGATTTAATGCTCAAAATCGTAAGACTCAAATTTTAGTAACATTTCCTCTTGAAAATTTCGATTTATCAAAATATGTAGTTGGATATAAAAAAGAAAGCTACGTGTATGATTTATATGGCATTTGTAATCATAGTGGAGGCGTTCATGGTGGCCATTACACAGCGTTCGTAAAAAACGCAAATGGTAAATGGTATGAATTCAATGATACTATTGTTACAGAAATTGTGGATACTGATAAATTAATTACGCCAAAAGCATATTGCTTTTTTTATAGAAAAAAAACAACTGAATAATATATATGGACGTCAACACAAATTCATCTTCAATACCAGATAGTCAAAATATGTATAATTATATGAATGGAATTTTAATGAATCCAAGTGTTTTTATTATTTTGGCCTTGGTTGTTATTGTTTACATTGTGATATTTTTATCTTTAGGAAATTCTGCTCAAAATGGTACATCGTTTTATCCGGATGCAACACCCGGATCTTCTGTCACTTCCGGGTCTAGTACAAATATGATAATAACAATAGTTATAGGAGTGTTAATAGTTTTGGTGTTATTCAATGGATTTCAATATTTTTTTGGTGTTAACATTATGGCGTCGTTATCGAACTTATTTAGTGGAGAGCCACAAATAAATATAGTTGTTGATCAAAGCCAGGGTTCTGCACCAAGTGTCGTACCTGAGATAAAATATGTAGAACAGGTATTTAATATTCCTGGAAATGAATATGGTTATGAAGATGCAAAATCCTTATGTAGCGCATATGGATCTCGTTTAGCAACTTACGATGAAGTTGAAAAGGCGTATGACAGAGGTGCAGAATGGTGCAACTATGGATGGTCAGATAAACAAATGGCTTTATTCCCTACACAAAAATCTACATTTGATCAACTACAGACGATTGAAGGTCATGAACATGATTGTGGGCGTACTGGTATAAATGGCGGATATATTGCTAACCCGCGTGTTAAATTTGGTGTCAATTGTTACGGATATAAACCGAAAATGACACAGGAAGAAGAAGAGATGATGCAAACAAATAGTCCTTATCCGAAAACAGAAAAAGATATTGCGATGGAAAATCGTGTGGAATATTGGAAGACGAAATTGGACGAGATTTTAGTATCACCCTTTAATTACAATACTTGGAGTCGACTTTAGAATTATTGTTGCGAGCATTTTATTTTGTATCAAATATAACAAAATAAAATATCTACCTATAAATTTTTGCGTGTTTTTTTAAGACGATTTACCCGTGCCTTTCTAGTATGATTATTTCCTGTTTTCTTTGTTAGTTCCATCATTTTTAAAAAATGATCATGAATATCATCGCTTACCACTTTATCTACATCATGTGATGGTATATGTTTGTTTTTATTTCCACCACCGGTTTGTTCTCTCATTAATAATCCAGAAGGGACCGCTAGATGATGAAATATATCAGATACCTTACCAGTACCTCCACTTTGTTTGAGATTATTAGGTGTTACATTCATAGTTGATATAGGTGATCTACCTTCTTGCAATAAAGAGGAGTGTACTTTAAATCCTCCGCTCCAAGTTTGTCCATTTAATGTAGAAAATAGAAATTCGTTATCATTGATAATATTAGGAATAGATGTAGACGTAGACATATACATTATTTACATATAAATTATTTGTTAGAAAGACGCTTAATTTCTGGAACTATTTTACTATCACGATTTTCTTTTAGATATTCTACTATTTGTTTCACTTGCGATTCATTTTTTATAACTTCACCCAATGATTTCTCTAAATACTTAAATGTTAATGGTGCTGCAACTCGTGTATTTGTAAATTTTAACTTGCCATCACTTATTTGAATCGTCGCATTTTGTAAATTATTTGTTTGAGCATATTTAGTTATATTTTCAGATAAATCATTTCTCTTATCCCGCAATTCTTGTACCTTTTCATTCAATAATTTCAACTGGTTGTCAATAGAAACCCATGATTGAATTTTTTGTTCAAATGTAGCGTTCATAATTTATCCTTTGAAAATAATAATGAAGTTTCCACTATTATTTTTATTCTATGAGTTTATGTTGTTGTGGGTGTATCTGTGTTTCTAAGATCGGTGTTTGCGGCTGCGCTTACCATAAGTTTGTTGCATACCCAATAATCCCAAAGGAACCAATGCTTGGCTAATGAGTTGTCCGAAAAAGCCACCCTTCTTTCCTCGTCCCTTTCTCTTTCGACCACCCATCATACCTGCAGGAGGCTTAATGTCAGCTTGAGATCGTTGAATTGAACCATCCGCATGTGTGATTAATAAAGCATTTGAAGCAGGAGAATTATTTGCATTTGATACTTGTAAATCCATTGGACCCACATTTTTCATTTGCCATTCAGAAGCTCCCATCCCACCTCTTCGTCCACGACTGCGACTAGCACTTCGTCCACGACTGGCAGCTCGACTTCTTCTGACACTTCGTCCACGACTAGCAGATCGGCTTCTTCTGGCACTTCGTCCACGACTGGCAGCTCGACTTCTTCGGCGACCACCTTTCATTGATTTGTTGCAAGTTGTCATTATATACTTGCAGGAGAAAATATAAAAATCCATTAAAAAATTTTCTGTATTAAACTTTTATTACGCAAAACCAAAATTAATAATATTAATATTGCTAAAATCATTATAAAAATCAAAAATACCAAAACAATAGTTACATAAATATATGGATTTACCTCGTACAATATTAAATCTACCATCGGCGCATATAACGCTCTTAATTCATGTTTAATGTCATCTCTTTTTAATATATCTAAACATTGTTGGATAAAGGTTTCTTTCATGGCGATAGTTTAATATAATAATAACAAATACATTTTTTTTCCGTTTTATGCGTGTTACTATTAAATAATTTTTCTATTGATCTAATAATGGAACATATATGCGAACCAAATAAACTTTTTAATTTTGATGACATATCTTTAGCGCATCCCACAGGAATACAAGGGGGCGCATATTTTACTAAAATTTTACAGAATAACAAACCACTCTACATTGAAGCTCCAAAATGTTTAACTAAACAAGGGTTTATTAAAAACGGCAAAAAAATGTACACTGACTTAATGTTTAATAGCGGGGATGAAGGGTTTATTCATTGGATTGAAAATTTAGAAACGAAATGTCAAAAATTGATTTATGATAAAAGTGAAGCGTGGTTTCAAAATAAATTAGAAATAAATGATATTGAATCTGCGTTTACGTCACCTTTGAGGGTATACAAATCAGGCAAGTTTTATTTAGTGAGAGTTAATGTAAAAATGAATTATAGTACAAATTTTCCTCATGTTAAAATTTATAATGAGAGTGAGACACCGCTTACCATAGATGATGTAAATATGGACACCCAAATAATTTCTATTATAGAAGTGCAAGGTATCAAATTTACGAGTCGCAATTTTCAAATAGATTTAGAACTTAAGCAAGCAATGGTGTTAAATACTGATAAAATTTTTGATAGTTGTTTGATTAAGACATCATCCCTCGCTCGCCCTACGGCTAACACCTTCGAAGTCTCGTCGATCCAAACTCCTCCTGCTCCTTCAAAATCTGAAAACACCTTTTTAAAAATAGAGGACAATTGTTTAGAAGAACCTACTGAAATAGAAGAACGTGTAGAAATGAAGGAACCTGTAGAAATAGAGAAACCTGTAATAGAAGAAACTATGAATGCTTCAGCTTCAACTCCTTTATCTCTTTTAGAAAACTTGAGTGATTCCATATTGCATTCTGAAAAAAAAGCAAAATCTGATATAGTAATTAGCACATCTCTTTTAGCAAAGAGTGTTGGTCAAGTCGACGATATTAAGGAAAAATCAATCGTTGGATCCATAGTCGGACTTAATATTGAGGAATTAAGTCAAGAAAATTCAAATGAACTTATGGAGGTCGATATTGATGCAAACTTGAATAATTTAGAAACAATGACTTTGAAAAAACCAAATCAGGTATATTATGAAATATATAAAGAAGCCAGAAATAAAGCAAAAAAAGCAAAGAGAGAAGCCATAGTCGCCTTTTTAGAAGCAAAGAATATTAAGAAGACTTATATGTTGGATGATTTAGATGAAAGTGACGATAGCGACGATAGCGATTTAGACAATATTTCCAATGAATCTAATTCGGATCATGAATCTGATACCGAAGTGGAAAATAATGGTAACTATTAAGGAAATTAACATAATAGTTTCATGCATTTTGCATTTTATTTTTTGCAATTAAAATATATCCAAAAAAATATTTTATCTTGAATTTTATATAATGAACGCTTCTCTTCAAAAGCTATGGAAAGATTATGGTGTTGGATCAATCATCGTTCTTTTAATTGTCGCGTATGGGGTTAGTTTATTTTACAAATATTTGACTTCCAAAGGCAGTTTCGGGTCAGAATACATGAGTCAAGGTGCAAATGCCGCTTACTCTAATGGACGCAAACAAGGTCCCAAACAATCCAACACTGGGGTTCAACCCGCTGAGCCTTTAGGTCAGAATGAAGTGTTTGCTGCCGTCAGTGGTATGGGCACTCCTTCTCAAGGAATCCCCACCTCTTGCACAAAGCCCAATATCCAAAACCCAGCGGATTTGTTGCCAAAGGATACAAACAGCCAATGGGCACAACTTAACCCCTCCGGAAAAGGCGAGCTTGCCAACATCAATTTGTTGAAAGCTGGTTACCACATTGGTATTGACACCATTGGGCAAACTTTGAGAAACGCAAATTTACAAATTCGCAGCGAAGTACCTAACCCTCAACTTTACGTTGGACCATTTAACAACAGCACTATCGAGCCAGACTTCATGAGACCTCCGCTAGAAATTGGTGCTGGATCCCAGTAAGCTTTTTTAATTTTTGTGACGACAAATAAATAAATGCATAAATTTATAAATATATGATTTTATAAATTTAGAATACTCCGCTACATTACATCCCTTATGCTATGAACAATTCGCTTTCGAAATTATTATATTCATTATTTTTACAAATATATACATTTTGAACTATATTATCAATAGTAATTTTTTCTATCATTTTTATCAGCTCTTGTAACCAATCAAATTTATTTTTCCAAACATCTTCTTGTAAAATACGAATAATGCTATAACCATTTTCATTTGCACATTTCATTTTATATAGATCTCTTGCATGAGTTATTTTTGGTGCAGGCCAATTAGAAACTTGCACAAAATGACCCAATCCATCTAATTCGATGATTATATTTTTATCTTCGATAACAAAATCATATGGTAATTTGAATGTAGATTTATTATTTTTACACCAAGATGCTTTAAATTGTCTCGCTATAGATGGATAGATTGGTATAGTTTCTTCATAAAATTTTGATTCGGTTTTATGTATACAAAATGAACACCAATTTGATCTTTTTACACAATTTATTCTCATATCAAAATCATTATTACATTTATTGCAATAGAATGTATATATTTTTTCAGAACCTTTAATAATATCTCGTGGATTTATATTTTTATTAGTTAAATATTTACTATTTTCAATACTCGCAAACGATTTTTCAAAACAAGACGTGCATGTATCATCTTTACATAATTTTTGACATGGAATGCTGCAATATGAACACCACCTATCCCCTATAGATATATTATGAATAATAATTTCAAAAGCATGCCCACAAAGACAATTAAACCAATATTTGCTGTGAGTATTTTTGAAGATTTGTCTAGGTTGTAATATATTTTTATTACTCCAAAATTGAGATTTAGGATGAGATGCAAATGACTTTTCAAAACAAGTACTACATGTATCATTATTACATAATTTTAGATTATGACAATAAGTACACCATGCATTCCCTCTATTTATATTTTTAATAATACTATCAAAACAATGACCGCATTTATTGCAATCAAACCAGCATTTCTTATGGGAGTTCAATGCGTAATCGCTGGGCTTGCCAATATTTCTTTCATAATTCCAATATTGCGATTTAGGATGAGCCGCAAATGATCGTTCAAAAGGTATCATTTTGTTCATTTACTATAATTACACTTAAAAAAAATTATAGTAAATCAATTTTTAATTATAATCCGTAGTCATCAATAATATTGTTGAAGGATTATGGGGGAAAACGTAGACACTGCGCAAGTGGCCAAGCAAGCAGAAGTTTTCTGATTATACTCTTTAGACGTAGTCGAATGAATATTGACTACGACTGCAGTGAAACCTACAATTAGAACATAATATTTTGTTTAACTAACTCTCGAGTATAATTTGTAAACTCCTCCCATTCTATACCACCATATGTGGTAATATATTTATCGTATAACTCCTTAATAGACCCTTGTTGTAATGAATAAATATTTTTAGGAATTTCATTATCGGGATGATGCTTTTTTATCCACCATTCTTGCTTTTGTCCGGTAACGCATTCCGATACCAGTTCATTATTGTTAATTTTTTGAATAATGATAGATCTCTCACTAGAACTTATCATAGTGTAGGTCTTTGTAAAATTTTGTACAGACATATTGTGTTTAGCGCGTGTAACTAGATACGAATAATATATGTATAAAATTGCAAATCAATTTTTTATAAATTGAATATATTTCTCCACGTAGAATTGGTGATAGGAGTATCATTGGTAGCTGACAAATCATCTGCATTGTTTTGTACATTATCTATGTTCGATTTATCTATCGACATATCATCTGTTTTATCATCATCTTCATTATCTGCACGAGTTGTTGATTGAGTCAATGTAAGCATACTGGAAGATTTTTCATGTCTTTTCGATTGCATTTCTTTTTGCTTCAATAGTAACTCGCAACTAAACTTTTCTTTAGCAATTAAAGCTTCTTTTTTAATGACATGGTTATATTGTGCTTCTAAATCCATATCTACTATGGCCTGAAGTTCGGTTTTGACTATATGATTTGTAATATCGGATATGGAAATACCTACGCTATTCATCATCTTCGAATAATCATTATGCAATGCTGTTTTTCTCTCTGCATCCATCTTAATGAATATATCATTTCTATCTGTTTTTCTCAATATGTTATTCTTCTCATCGGTATCTAATTCCGATTTACTATTATCAATTTCACGTTGTATGTGATGTTTTGCATTTTTTTCAGAAGTCGTATTTATTTCAATGTCTTTATTTAGCAACGATAAATACATCATTTTATTGTCCCTGATTAGTTTGACCGCATCTTGTCTTTCTACTTTGGGTAATTGTAATTCTGTAGAAATATTTGTGATAAAAGACGTCCATTCTTGCTTTACCTGAATACACTTTTCTAAATTTTCATGAATAAGCAACACTTTTATTACCCCCGTAGAAATAGTAAGGAAAAATGCCATTGCGGTAAATATCAATGTTAACATCAATTGAATTTGTAGAGAAAATATAGAACTTATTTGAGATACTCCTATTGACCCAGTAGCAGTAGTCAATACGATAGATATAATCGTATTCGATCTAATGATAAACCTATTTACTGCGATGGTTTGTTCTAATACCTTTATATAATATGATCCAATAGTGATCCATTTCAGTAATGTATTTGTATTTTGAACAGACCAATGTTTATCTGAAGCATCGCTCATAATGTAGAAGGTGAAAAAATAATTATCATTTCATAATATATAATAAATATATCATATGAAAGAAAACGTAGACGAAGCGAAGCGAGTCGGAGTTTTCCGATTATATTCCGTAGTTACTGCGCAGCGCGAAGGCAAACGAAGGAATATGAAATCAAAAAAAAAAATAATCATTAAAAAAAATAATTATACTAGAAAGCAAAAGATGGTAATCGCTGATAAAGTGTTTCATTTGACAGAAAAAGATGCATCAGAAGATTTTAATAAATTAAAACAAATCGGATGTAATTATCATGCTGTATTAAGTCAAACTGGAAATAAAGCGGTGAACAATTATACTCTTGTAGAACGTTTGAATACTATTGGTACGAAAAAAATTAATTTCTATGATTTTTGGAAAAATAAAGCGAGTTTTAAAAAGAAACCTTTTGTTAAAAATATGGTTGATTATTATAATAAACGCGCTATTCCTCCAACAGAAGGCAAAATGTTGTTCAGGATTTTCAATTTGTATTATACTCCTATTTCTATTTTTAATCCTCTTATTGCGATGGATGTATATTGTCGATTTAAACCTACGTGCATTTTAGATTTTACGATGGGGTGGGGTGGTCGTTTAGTGGGAGCATGTGCGTTAAATATTCCGAAATATATCGGCATTGATTATAATAAAAATTTGGAAGTACCCTACCATAAAATGTCTCGTTTTTTGAATAAACATTCGACTACGGATATTCAATTATATTTTCAAAATGCGTTGACAATAGATTATTCAAAATTGGATTATGATTTGGTGTTGACTAGCCCTCCTTATTATAATATTGAAACCTATGGAGGGAATGAACAAATGTCAAAAGATAAATGGAATACAGAATTTTATATTCCTATCTTTCAAGAAACCTATAAACATTTGAAAAAAGGGGGGCATTATTGTCTCAATATTCCAAGTGAAGTATATAAAAATGTTGCTGTAAAAATATTGGGTAAATGCAATATGAAAATACCCTTACCAAAAGCCAAAAGAACATCCGCTGAAAAATATCATGAATTTATTTATGTGTGGAAAAAATAATATAGCTGTAATGTATAATGTCTGGATTTTCTAACGGAGTTAGTGGACATGATCTTGGTCTTCTTTCAAATGGCATAGCTAAACCTACTACTAGAAGTTTTTCTTTGGGTAATGCTGCTGCTAGTGCTGCTGCTGCTGCTGCTGCTACTGCTACTGCTACTGCTGCTACTGCTGCTACTGCTGCTGCTAATGCTGCTACCGCTGCTACCGCTTCTGCTAGTGCTTCTGCTGCTGCTGCTCAAACTGCTGCTATTAATTCTATTAATTCTGCTAATGCTGCTCTTGCCGCTGCTAGTGCGGCTGTTGCAGCTGCTAATGCAGCTGCTAATAATACTGGCCAAATTCCTCAGTATGCTAATACTGCTAATGCTGATGCTTATAATGCTACTTATCTAAGTGCTGTTGAGAATTATGTTGCGAGCGATATTATAGATAACGCTAATTCCTATTCCCTTCGTGTTAAATATTCTGCTAAGTATGCTAGTGATTATGCTAATAATGTTGCTCTAAAAGATGCTACTGATACGGCTACTCGCATTGCTGCTGCTCAAACTGCTTCTATTGCTGCTTTTGTTGCTGCTGTTACTGCTTATGCTGCTGTTGTTCCTGCTCAAACTGCTTCTGCTAATGCTGCTGCTGCTGCTGTTGTTGCTCCTGCTCAAGCTGCTCTTGATGCTGCTAATGCTGCTGTTGTTCCTGCTCAAACTGCTTCTGCTAATGCTACTGCAGCCTTTCATTATTTTGAAATTGCTCTAAAAGATGCTACTGATACTGCTGCTCAAACTGCTGCTGCTGCTGCTCAAACTGCTGCTACTGCTAGTCATTCAGCTAATTCAGATGCTACTGTTGCAGCTACTGTTGCAGCAGCTACTGCAGCAGCAGCTACTGTTACTATTGCTCAATATGCTAAACCTATTTCTCAAGCTGCTGTTGTTGCAGCCGAGAAGGCTGCTGCTGCTGCAGCTACTTATGCTACTGCAGCTGCTACTTCTGCTGCAGCAGCAGCTACTTCTGCTACTGCTGCTGCTACTGCTGCAGCTGCTACTGCAGCTGCTACTGCAGCTGCTACTGCAGCTAGTGCTACTGCTACTGCTGCTATTAGACTATATTTCTCCGGCTACTTTTAAGGGCTCCATTCACGTTAGTTGAAAGAGATCATTGAAAATATCATGAATTTATTTATGTGTGAAAAAAATAAAAAATTGATTTATATTTTATTGTAAAATATATATCAAATACTTATCCAAAATAGATTTAAATCATACTTCCTTCGTAGTATAATAAGAAAACTTCATCCACGTTCGTTTTCCTACAATGTTAGCCATTTCAGGAGCCTTTTCAGAATTTTCCTATAAATTTAATGAATGTATGACAAATAAGTCAACATATAAATGTGTCATTCATGCAGAATTGAGCAATCATACTGCTGTCAATGTAACCTTGTACAAGCATCAATCTTTAGCACACCTACATAATATTTTAACAGAAGCATTAAATCCTCATGTTACGCCATTAATAAATAGTAACATAGAATTAACGCATATGACATCATCATCTACTGACACGTATGATTATGAGTCTTACGACTATATCCCCAACCACTCACCTAACTTCGTAGTGGCTCCGGATCGCAGAAAAAATGTAGAAATTTATGATTTGTTTGTATATAATGGAAAAGAGGTAAACCAGATAATCTCTATTCCCAATGACGAAAATACCACGTTATTGGAGTTTATGATGCACAACCCGAAGCATACTCAAAAAGAGTTCTCGTTGACTGCAATGACAAAAGCATATAAAATATATATTATTGATAGAACATATGCACAGAGGATTAAAAATTGTGACATTATAGTGTAATATTGTAAGCTCCTTCACCAACGCCTACGTTTTCCTACAATATTCTGTATAAACATGTAAATATGTAAATAGAAAAAGAAATACAAATTTCTTTTTTTGTATATAATTATAAATTTATATATATAATGAAGGAAAACTTATTTATATATATTATTATTGGATTCATACTTTTAGTCTGTTTAAAAGTATATTTTGAATCCGATTCATATAATTTAAAATGTATCATATCTACCAAAGATGGGAATAGATATTGCGTGAGAGAGAGAGAAAAAATGGAAGAAGCTGCTGATTTATTAGCCAATGTAGCCAATAAATGTAAAGAATTGGTCAAATATATGCAAAATAAATATCCAAATGATGAAAGGGTAATTAGATTAGTCACCGGATTTAACCCTAAAAAAATATGTGAAACCCTGCCTACTAGTGAGCTTACTGCGTATAGTGAGAATAAAGGAGAGAAAATAGCCTTTTGTTTGAATAAAACAAAAAATAGTACAACCCTTATTGATTTAAATACGTTGACATTTGTGGCCATACATGAAACCAGTCACATTATGACCAAGTCTATCGGTCACAAACAAGAGTTTTGGCAAAATTTCAAATTTTTGCTTGAAAATGCGAAAGATGCAGGAATATACAATCCGGTAGATTATAAAAAGAATCCCGAAAGTTATTGTGGAATGACTATTACAGACAACCCCATTTATGATTTATGATTTACGAACAATACGTAGAAAATGGTTGTTGTTGAGACATACAATGAATATTTCCACCACCTAACAATATTTCTCTAGCATATACCCCCACCACTTTTCTAGTAGGAAAAACTTCGGATAATATCCTTATAGCCTCTTTGTCAGTAGAACAATTAAATGTTGGAACTATTATTACTTTGTTAGTAATAATTAAATTAACATGAGAAGCATCTAATCTATCTCCTACTTTACGAACATAAGAACCATCCACACGTGGCAAATGATCTACTTCATTTTGTGTATATGAAGTAATTGTAGGATGCGGAATTTTATAAATAGTGAATGGGTTTCCATTAGCATCTGTTGAATTTTCTAATACGTCTAATGCAGCCAATGAACGTTTTTCTTGCTCTTTATCAACACAATCAGCCGCCCCACACCCTTTGGGCCACGTTAAAAGAACTTTACTAACTCCTGCAAATACGCACATATTGTCAACATGTCCATCTGTATCTGTATCCGCTGCTACACCATAAGGGAGCCATATAATTTTAGACACATTTAAATAGTTACATAATACATCTTCAATTTGTTTTCTACTCATATTTTTATTTCTATTTTTATTTAATAAACATTCTTCAGTTGTTATAAGGGTACCTTTACCATCCACACTATATGACCCCCCCTCACATACAAAATTAAATTTTTCGTAAAAAGGTATAGATAGCATATTACTTATTTTTAATGCTAGTAAAGCATCATCATCGTGTTTAATTTCCTTAGGTTTTCCCCATCCATTAAATTTCCACCCAAGCCCTCTTAAATAAATTTGGTTTCCTATATGTTTTATTAAAAATGTGGGGGCAATATCTCTTAACCAATTATCATTGCTAATAAGTTCAATTACAAAAATATTTTTATCGTTTTTAAATAAGTTATAAGCACCTTTCCAAGTAGAAGGATGAGCAATTATATTAACGCGTTGATATTTGCTAATATAACGTGCGACCTTTTCAATGGCTAATTGTGCTTTTTTAATATGAAACGTTCCCAAGTTACTAGGCCATCCTAGCCACGTGGCGATTTGCATATCAAATTCTCCTTGCATATAAAACCCATCCTTTTTTGGAATAGTACCAGAATGTAAAGATAAATGACGTATCTTTTTAGTTTTATTCATATGTATATATATTTGCATCGAAAATAAAAATGGAATAAAGAATTTTATTATAATATTCGCTTATTATAATAAAGAAATGTGTTATAATGCTACCACTTCTGCTACCGCTTTTACAATATCAGTATTGTGTAGTATATATTTAATATATTCTGGTAACAAAACACACAATAATGTAGATATTTTTGCAGGGATAGCAACTTTTATGATAGGACTTATGCAACTGCTAGAATATGTATTATGGAAAAATCAAGATTGTAATTGGATAAATAAATATGCGTCAATGTCTATACCAGTCGTTTTATATCTACAAATTATAGTGTTTCATATAGCTAATAAATATTTGTATAATGCAACAAGTCCTACATATGATAATGTATACATCATTATGAATATATTGTTTGCTATTTATGTTATTTGTCTACTTGTTTGGTTAAGTGATCAAAAATTGTGTTCCAAACCATCCGCAAATTCATGTAGATTAGTTTGGGCTCCATTTGAGAAACTATTGAATTATAAATATGGTTCTTATAATGTTGGATGGGTGTTGCTGTTATTGGGATTTTTGTTTTATATTCAATTTGGAATACCATTGAACGGGTTATTTTATTTACAAAGGTCGTTTTCAGTTCATAAACATAATTATCCTATCAGAAATATATTTCCGTATATTACAATTATAGCCGCATTAGTATATACTATTGTTACAGATGGTAAACGAATGTCAGACACCTTTGGCTCTATGTGGTGTTTTTTATGCGTTTCATATGGAATAGTTTCTATCATGCATATATAATTTTATATGGACATTATAATTCAATTGATTTTATAGAAGCTTCTTTTTTTGCATCTTCTATGCGTTCAATAGCATTATTTACTATTCGGGGGTCAGAGATTTGTAGTGCTGGAGCATTTGAGTCTAATGTATTTTTGACATATATTTCGCTATGCAAACCTGACAAAATATATGATACCTTTTTACGTGTTACATCTATTTTTTTTTTAATAAAATAATCGCTTAAACTATATTGTGTTATGGTATAAATTGGTGAGTTGTATTGCAAATCTTCAATAAAAAATTCTGAAATAAATTTATCATCGGAATATATTTTAATTTCTCCCTCTAAATAAGTTTGTGGATCAATTAAAACTAAATAACCATCTTGAGTGAGCCACAAAGTTACTACATGATATACACTACTGCTTGGATAAGCATATGCTGTAATAACACCTTGTTCTGATGGAATATCATGCTCCCGTTTTAATTGTTTCATGTACTCTTTTAAATATTCTATATACCGATTTATATTTTCATATGGTATCATAAATTTATTCCACTTCCATTCAGTATTTAATGTTTTCTTTATATATTTACTCATTTCTGAAATCGTTATCAAATGTTTTTGTGTAATTATTTGTTTAGATAACTCTTCATGCGATTTTAAGGGAATACTTTGTAAAAAGGTAGCAGTAAGTATACCACACGTTCCATGAGTATTATTAAATAATCCAATATATTCTTTGGACTTTTTGAGCCGTTTAATTATGTCAACATCAGTAACACTCTTTATACCAGATACACCACCTATAATATAAATTATTAACATAAATAAAATTAATGTTGCCCTATGTATACCACCATGTTGTATTTTTTTTCTTGAATTATTGTGTTTTTTATACCTTTTTGATTTTTTAGATTTCCTTGATTTTTTAGATTTTCGTGATTTTTTCATTTTTCTTCCACCATTCATAAAAGGCACATTTTGTAGTTGGGATGACATATTTTCTAAATTTATACAATCAGTCGATAAATCAATTGAAGTATTAAATTGAATTGAATCAGATGTTGACATTGGTAATACTATATATATAAACAAACATATTTATTGATAAAGGTGGAAAATATATAAAATAATACCGCGAGTATATATATGTCAAACTCAAACATTATTCCAATATATAAAGTGAATCATGTAATTAATGATAATGTAATTGACACGATTTATGTATTTTATGGAATAAATATTGATATTGATAACCCTCAAGAATTATTTGATAGAGATCCTGGAAATGAAGCATTTAGTAATGTATTTAATAAAGAAGAATTAAAAACCATTCAGGATAAATCACGTAATATTAAGGTCCGGTTTTCAAAACAACAGATACATTATGATGATAACATTGGGACAATAAAACAAAAAATCATGCGTGAGTTTTCAAATGCTTTTTCATTAGAAGAGATTTATTTATTTTGTTTAAAAGAAGAGTTATTACATTCTGAAAGTGTATTTCAAACGTTGACACAAAATGGTAAATTAAAATTAACAAGAGCATGCTTAGACAATTTTTTACTTAATATTAAAAAGGATGAAAATGGTAATTCTATCACTTTAACTCCTCCCGAAACAGATAAAGATACATACGATTATGATGATATCTTAGCACTAAATATTGATAATAAAAAGTTTGCTGTATCCAAAGTATTAGGTCAAAAAATCTTTATCGTTTCAAATGAATACCCTTTTGTAACGAACCCGTATAATATAGATGAATATGATCGATTTATTGAACGTGCTTCTGCGAAATCATTAACCACATTGAATAGTAATCTATTGTTAAATACTGGTGAAATAATAGACAATAATATTTATTTATGTTTGGCTAAAAATGTTCTAGAAAACGCCAATGCAAAAAAACTATCAGAAACCTATATCATAAAGTTGTATTATCCCACATTATTCAGGAAATTCAATATAAATTCCTTATCTGAGCTTGATAACCAGAGAGAACTATTGATAGAATCCAACAATAAAATATTTAATGAATCTGTAGCAGAAACATACAAAAGTGTGGATCTGTTCTACGACATATACAAATACAGAGATGAATCAAAGAATCTGAAATATAAAAATAGCGGGATTAAGTCTATTAAAATTGCCATGCATCCTCTCTATAAAATAAAGATTCCATTGGACGTCATTTTTAAACTGGTTCATGCAACGGAACTTAGTCCATTGATTAAATTTAACCCATCCGTTAGACAAGAAAATGTCTACAGGTTATATACAGATAAATTAGCTATTGATGGTAGAAAAATCCCCTTGTTGTCGAAGGCGAAAATATTTAAATTAATGCGTGATATTGGGAAATCTAAGTCAGTAGCCGTTTATATTTATCATGAGATGAATGGAATAACTTATTCTCTCGTATGTGAGTTTGAAGAAAATGGAAATATTATGATCAGTTGTGATTTTGGAAAAATAATTGATATCACAGACATTACTGAATTATTTAAAAGTGCGGTTAATCCGATTATAAATGAGATTAAAAATTACTTAGAACAGAGTGGATATAAGATTCAATTATTCGAAAGCCTTTTTGATGAACATGTAGAAATTAAATTATTGAATTATCAATCTATCATCGCTATAGATAAATTATTTAATGTGGATGACAATGTGGCAGGGTGTTTAACTAGTGCATTTGTTATAGAATCCAAAAAACTACAAACCTCTAAAGGTATAGAGATGCGGTTTAAACGCGTTTCTAATTTTAATAAGAGGACGAGTCAAGAGGCTTTTATTATTGAAAAACAAAAGCAAGGACTTAGAGGCAAGGAGGAGTTTATTGAAGCTCTTATGGAAAATTATAAAATGAGTGCAACAGAAGCGAGGGAATTAATCGAAAAAATTGCTAATGAATTGCAAGTGGAGAGAGGGGTGAAAGGCAATGATATAGAGATTAAGATTAATCCTGGATTTAAAACAACTATTAAATTAAATAATATATTGAATCAAATAACCAATGTGATAACCATTGATGTAGAAAATATTGATGATATTAATTATTTAAATACGATACCTGTTTATTTAGATTCATTTATTCGGTTAACACAGGATAAAACGAGTACACGAATTCCAGTAGATTATATTCATGCATTATGCTCTACTGGAGAAAAGGAAGATATTGTTATGGAGGACATTACTTCATCTTCTGAAGAATCTTTTCCTGATTCAGATATACCTGTTATAATTGGTGATAATGATATAGAATATCAATCTATTAATCAGCGTGAAAAGCAGCCATTAAATGAGGAAGAGGAAGAAGATAAATTTCAAAATGTATTAGATTTATTTGGATACAACGATGATGATGAAGAGGAAGAGGAAGAGGAAGAGGAAGATGAAGATGAAGAGAGTACTTCTGGAGGGAAAAAAGGTGGTCAAAGTAGTACATCATCATCCACTGCGCAGTCAACTTCTAGTCTGAAAGAAGGAGAAGTAATTGGATCTGATGAGTTTCAATCTGAAAAATCTCTTTCTGATTTTAATGAAGACATTCCTACTCCCGTTCCTAGTCCCCCAATAAAAGAACCTATAGGACCTATAGAAGTTGCGCCTGTATTTGAAGAAAAATTAGTATTAGAATCGTCTCCCGTGCATATAAGTATCCCAGCGCAAAAGAAAAAGGGGAAAAAACAATCAAATGTACAAAAAGATGATAAAAAGGATGCAATAAATGAAAATGTAAGAAATATAGATGGTATGCCTTTAAAAAATAACTCTAATCCATTTGTTAATAGAATAGAAGAACACGACCCCGCTGCATTAGTCATGCAGAGTCCAGATGGTAAATTTTTATCATACTCTCGCATGTGTTCTTCTAGTGCTAGACAACAACCAGTATTATTAACGGATGAAGAATTAGAAAAAATTAAAAAAGAAAAGCCAGATTTTTTGCAAGAAGGAGATGTTGTCAAATATGGGTCTACTCCAGACAAACAATTTAATTATATATGTCCTAGATATTGGTGTTTAACTACACAAACACCGCTCACAGATGATGATATTGCTGCGGGTAAATGTGGTGGAAAAGATAGCATTATTCCTCGTAGTGCAACTTCTGTTCCAAAAGGAAAACATATATTTGAATTTTTTGACCCATCTCAACATGGAACAAAGGACAAATATATAAAACACTATCCCAGTTTTGTAAAAAATACTTGTTTCCCATGTTGTTATAAAAACTGGGACACACAAGGACAACTATCTAGACGTGCTATTTGTTCCGGGAAAAAAGAGGATGAAAAGGGGAACCCGATACAAGAAAAAGAACCTCTTAAAAAAATAACTGAAAAGGATGACTATGTAAAAGGTCCTGATAAATTTCCATTAGAAATAGATAGATGGGGATATTTGCCAATGAGTATTCAAAAATTTTTACATGAATTAAACTCATCGTGTCAAATTAGCAAAACAAATACAAATATTAAATTGTCTCATACGTGTTTATTAAGACATGGAGTGGAAATTAATAGCAAACAATCTTTTATAGCTTGCATAGCTGATGCCATATTTTATGGAAAAATGGAGAAAAATGCCACTGGTAAAAATATTCCAATTGAAATACCAAGCATTGATAAAATGAAACAAATTATAATCGACTCAATAAATGTAGACAACTTTATCACTTTTCAAAATGGAAATCTGGTAGATAGTTTTACAAAAGACACCATAAATAAAGATATAAACGCAATAAATAATGTTGATATTAGCGAGTATTCTAGTGGAAAATTGACGTCCACTTTGTATTCAAAAATTGCGCCAGGTGATGACAATACCTTAGTCTTTTTTAAAAAAATAGTAGCCGCATTTGCCAATTTTAAAAGTTTTATGAAAGATAATACTGAAATAATAGACTATACCTATTTATGGGACATTATATGTAAACCCAATCCAAATCTATTTCCACAAGGGGTAAATTTAGTCATTCTAGAAATACCTGATAACGATACCACAGCTAATGTAGAATTATTATGTCCCACAAATCATTATGCAAGTGAATTTTATGAGGCTAGAAAACAGACGTTAATAATATTAAAACATGGACTATTCTATGAGCCAATATATGCGTATCGTACGGATGAAAAAACAACAAATGTAAAAAAAACTTTTTCGGAATATGATCCGCAATTGTCAAAAACCATGCGCGCTGTATTTAAAAAGGTAATTAAACCGATTATTCATAATACATGCATTCCATTGGCCAGTATGCCAAATAAATATAAGCTTTTTAAACAACCAATATTATTGTACAATTTAATACACACATTGAATAAAATAAATTATAGCGTAATAACTCAAGTAGTAAATTTTCAAGGTAAAGTCATTGGTGTTGTGGCGAAAAATCCATTTAATCAAAACGGATTTATCCCGTGCTATCCTGCTTCCATAAATGAAACTATGAAGTATGTTTTTATGAACGCGGATAATTTGTTTAATACATACACAAAGACTATTACCTTTTTGAAAACTCTATACAAAGATAGCAATGAAACGATTCCATGTAATCCTATATACCAAATAGTTGAAGACGAACATATAGTGGGATTGTTAACGCAAACAAACCAATTTATTCAACTAACCAATTTTGTTTTATTATCGAGTCCTGAAAGAAATACTACTATTAAAGTATTGAATAACAATAATTATTTGATTGCTGATGAAGAGGTATCAACTTCATATAAGGTGGATGAAGAACGCGTTGATTATATTAAACGAATAAAATTGGAGACACACTTCTTCAATGTTTTTAGAAATACTATTCGTATATTATTAAATAAATATGAAAATATAAAATTGCGGGAGCAAATAGAGAGAGAAATTAATTTACCATACATTTTATATAATGTCAAACTTAAAAAGGTTATTACTTATTTGAGAGATTTAGTCAAAAAAACAATACTATTTTCAGATGAATATGATTATAAAAATTTGGAGACGAACGAAATTTCTACATGTATTGTTGTACCAAATGATAAATGTGACTCAAAACAACCTGTTTGTGTAGTAAATAGTGATAATATATGTCAATTAGTTCTTCCAAAACAACATTTAATTACACAAGCAGACAATGAAAGTTATTATTTTGGGCGCATGTCAGATGAATTAATTCGATATAATAGAATAAAATCATTTATATTTCAACCGCAATCCTATTTATCATTTGGGACTCTTGGATATAACTTGAAAGATAATGAAATTATAGTCATTCAATCTATTTTGACACAAGAATATTTTGACGGATTGGTAGCTTCTACCATCAATAAGTATGTTAAATATAATACATATGATACTGCAGAACCAATTATACATCAAATATATGAGAATGAATTAGATTTGGATAATGTAATAAATCCGGAAGAAGAACGAGATTGCGTTACTGAGTTATCTACGCACGTAGCTTCTATGAAATGGAGACCTTGTTTTCCTTCAGATTTTAATGAATTAAAATATGAAAATTCAAATTATTGTGGATTTTATTTAATCATTGATATTATTAAAAAGTTTAAAGGGACTTTATTAACTCTAGATCAACTAAAACATGAGTTGTATGAAGAATACTTGAAATATTTACCTACATATGAAAAACAAATAGTTGATATTTTAATTGCAGAGGGTAAAAAAACCTTGGGAGATCAAGTTAAATCAAATCATTTGTCGTTTCAACATTTAATATTTACTGATAGTTATTTTATCACAAATTTAGATTTATGGATTTTAATGAATAAATATAATATTCCTTCTATTTTAATCTCAAGTAAAACTATTTTGGAAACAAACCACAAAACAGATGTACTTGTTACCTATGGTAATTTAGCAGATAAATTCGTGTTTATAATGGCACCTCCATCTAAGCAAGAACATACCCCGAAATATAAATTAATAGTCTCCCCTGCTGTTCCAACACAAGATATATTTTTTCATACTACGATATTACAAACAGATGAATGTATCGAATCTGTTACAAATGCAATATCGAACAAAATACCAATTGATGAATATATTAGAACCTTTTCAAAAACACCCACCACAAAATATGTGAAAAAAATAGCTATACCGCGAGGTAGACTAGTTATGGTAGAAGATCAAGAACTAGAAGAACCAATAGCACAACCACTCGTGAATTTATTGGCAAAAACAAAAAAAGTAAAAACAATTCAACCTACCGGAATTCAGATTAAAAAATCTAGAAAACATAAACGCAAGACTAAATTGATAGTCCAGTCGGATTCAACACCCTAGTAAATTTACATCAAAAGTCATAATCGTCGTCAACCTCCTCATCTTCATACTCATCGGTATCGCCATGTGCATTTAATTCTTGTTCTGCCCTTTCTAATTCTAATTCTTGTTCCTCTCTTTCTACTAATTCTTGTCGTTCTAACTCTGGTTCTTCTCCTTCTTCTAGTTCTCCTTCTTCTCCTTCTTCTCTTTCTTCTTCTCCTCCTTCTCCTTCTCCTCCTTCTCCTTCTCCTCCTATTCCTACTCCTTCTCCTTCTCCTCCTATTCCTACTCCTTCTCCTTCTCCGCTAGCTTGTGTATCGCTGTTAGTTTGCTCACTATTATACCCAGCATCATCCTCATCATATTGAAATGTGTACCTTACACCATTATATGAAAAGTGTGCATAAAATAAGGCATTTAATTTTATATCTTGAGTTGTGCATTTCGTATAAAAATTAATATGTTTATCATTAAATGTAATTAGTCGTGGATATCTGTCTTTAGATTTCACTATATTTCCAAATGTGAAGTTTTGTTTTTGCACAAATATAATTTTTTTTTTTCCAAAATGAGGATTGTATCTATAAAATTGTTTCAATTTTGCAATCAATAATTCTTTTGATTCATTTTTTTGAATAGTCCCATATATAGCATATTTGTCCAAATAGTGTAAATGCAAATAGGGTCGCATTATATTTACTAATGTTTCTTTCGGAAAATCTTCATGAATATACAATTTATCCAGATAGGTATTTAACATAAGTTTGACTTTTGAGTACAATACATCAAAATGGGTTATAAATACATATTTATGAATAGCGATGTTTCTTATCAAACATTCATTATTATATGTAAATTGATCAACATCAAAATTACACTTAAAAAAATTATGGAACAATTCTGGTATCATTCCATTTTTATTTTTTATAAAAAAATAAATATTATATAAATCTGTATCACTGAAGGGTATATTATTATATGGATTTTTTGATATTAATGGATCCATAAAAAAAGAAGGAGAATTTGACAAATTATTATTGATTAAATTAATTAAGTCATTTATAACGAATAAATATTTTGCATTGTATTGAAATAACGTATACACATTTGTCTTATTTTCATCTATCTCATTTAAATACAAATCATTTTTTATCATAGTTTTCGCTTTTTTAAATCTATATATGTACGCTAATTTTGAAAACGCGTAATAAGTTCTTTGCGTTTTTGAAAAAATAACCAATATTGTTTCTTTCATACTTTCTGAAATAAAAATATTGTCTAACATATTTTTTATATTTTTAAATTTATTTTTTCTATATAAGATTTTATTAGAAATGTCATCGTAATAATGAAGATGTGTTATATATTGATAATACAGATGAATAATAATACGATCAAAATTAGGATTATCGTAATTTTGACTATACACATCTCTCCATAAATCATACGCATCATAACCTTTCTCAGTCGGGAATAATATTTTATTTACATTCATATGTTGTTGAATAATACTATATAATGTTGCCATTATATACTATTACAAAATATATTTAATATCTTTACTAACCAAATAAATTATCTGACGTTGTGGCCTCTTTGCGATAATGTATCATTTCTACTCTAGACATAAATGTTTCTTGTAGCTCCTGAATTTTAGAATCTGATTGATTTATATGCTCTTTTATCTGTTCTTTCATTTTGCAGACATTATTATTTGTTTGCACTAATTGTTCAGATAAGCTATTTTTTATTAATTCTTCATATTTACATAAATTATTTGTTTGCACTTTCATTTGTTCTTTCAACGTACACATATTATTATTTATTTGTACTAAACCCTGTTCTAGACTATGTATTTTATTATTTGGTTCTACCAAAATTGCTGCTACTTGATCCACAAGTTGTCCTGCTAATAATTGGTTTTCATAATCATTATGTGTTAGTGTTTGTGATAGTGCTATTTGTGTATCTACATATTTTATTATATTTTTCAATTCGATATCTAACACCTGTTGGTGTTTTTGATGCTCATTATTTTGTTTGTCCAGATCTGATGAAATGTATGCATATTTTAATCGTAAATCCGTAATCTCATCTCTTTTTACCGGAAATTTATTTTTTTCTATAATAGATGCTATTTTTTTTTCAAAATAAGCATGAGTTTGTTCCATATACGCGAAACAACTATTACTTGTTGTCATATAATCATTCACTTTTTTAACAAATAATTTATATTCTGTTTCTCTACTATTCGATAGTATGCGATTCTTAATGTAGTCAAACAAGATACACACCTGGCATATTCCTATTATGCTCCAAAATATTTGCAATATATACTCAAATGCTTCTTCATAGTCATTCAAATTTATAAATAGCTCATTTTCATACAACATATTCATAATAGAATTCATTTTTATTTTACACAAGATAAGTATTTGTTACTTATTAAATTTAATTTCAATTTTATTTATTGCAAAAAAATAAAAATAATAATTTTGGTCGTATTATTTTTATTATATACATATTTACATTATATTATAGCAATTATATCAGCGAATTGATCAATTAAAATCCGGGATTGTAGTTATTATCAGTACCCAAATCGCTCGTTTTAATATTAACAACATTATTCTGTATAACTAACTGGTTAGTACTACATTTGTCATCTGGTTTATCAACACCTTCAAACATTTTATCAATTATTGCGTTGTCGTCAGGTTGTTCGTATCCAATAATATCCTCCAGCTTGCGCATTTCATCAATGTCAAGAACAACTTGAAACGCATTTGTTCCATATAAACCTTCTTGACCACACATTACATTTGCTGAAACACCTCGCATCATATCCAACTCGGCATGCCTTGCCGCCTTCAAGAACATCTCAGGAGTTTCCTCAAACGACGCTTTGGCAATAGGTCCAATATTATCATTATTGATTCCATGTCTGAAAATAGATATCATTTTATTTGTAAATGTCATTCTGTCGCATAACACACTCAAATGATGGAAATTAATGTAAGTACCATCGAACTCAATAACTTCTACCAACTCGTTATAGATAGTTTGTCTAGCAGCCTCAATTCCAAATACATTATAAATCTCAATAATATCATTACTATATGTTCTTTTGGAGTCAATGTAATCCAACGCAAGCACGTCTAATATATTTGTACCAATGGTATCCAACACCCAAATATCTTGCTTTTTATACGAGCCAGCGGTTTCAACTACATTATCTTTAATTTTTCTAAGAATCACCTTCTTGATTTTTTTAACTCCACGAATGATAATGTTCGTTAAAATCTGATCCTGGAAATTCTTCAATATATAAATTTGGTCTGATTGATCGAGTGGGTTTACTTTGACTTTTTTAGCATTCTGTTTAAGCACATTATTCATTCGAATACGGAACACCAACTTATCTGCATTATAATCTGAATATACACACGAGATTTCATCTCCATAACTATTTTTAAGCGTAAAGTTAATATCATCCATGGTTATATTTTTCTCCAACATAATCTCCGGATCCATCACCATTCGAATAATCCATTTTGATTTCTCATTTGAATCATCCATTGACGTTTCCGCGCACTCATCCACCAAACTTTCAAAGGCGCGATATTGTTCCATAGTATCCTCATCCCCATTTATAAGGGTATTTAAATTATCAGGATCAAAACAGATTTCAATCGACTTTACCAGTTCCTCCATTTTTGTATGCTCCAACATGTACATAATAGATTGTGCTTTTTCTCTATCTGTCTCATCTTCTGGTTTCAAGAAGACTGTTAATGAGGGATTCTTTGGCTCTGACGACAAAGACAAAATCTCTTCGATTCTTGGCACACCACGTGTGACGTTAGATTTTGAAGCGACTCCGGCAAAGTGAAAAGTGTCGAAAACCGCGCTTCCATTATGCAGGAGGAACGTCCTTGTATCAGCTACTGTTAAATCATACGCATAATTTGTGGTATTAGATACTTCTTCAATACTTTTAATTTTATCAAACAATACATCTACATATTTAGTAGTCGATCTTGGTTCAAATACTATTTTACCATCTATTTCATTTGGAATGGTTAAATAATCTCTATTATATTCATAATCGCATTTATACGTATGTTCGGATATAATTTTTGCATTTGCATTTTTATAATCTATTTTTATATTTAACATTTGTGACAATTTTTGCGCTTGTTTATTTCTGACTATTAAATAATATATCTGATGAATATTTTCACTTAACGTACCTCTATTATTTGTTTCTTGTTTTTTGGGTTTATTGATATATCCATATATTCCAAGAATATTCAATATATTTTGAACATCAATTAACATTTCTTTTGAAACTGATGACATCGAAATGTTATGTTGTTTAAGGTCAATTGACCCATCCCCTCCAATATATGCATCCAGAAAGCCACGAAGACATTCTTTATTAGAGTATACTATTTTATCACTAATAAATTTATTATGACTTAACTTACCGCAAAGATTTTCCAGGATGCGAGACAATATGGTATTGTATATGCGCAAATCTTGACTAGTCCATCCAACTTGGTTTTTATTCTCATGTCTATAGACCTTTGTAGTTATATTCCATTGTTCACACAATTCCAAAATAGGTTTGAAATATTCGGCATCGTTGTTTGCAATAGATATCTGAAACTTTGTCATACATCCTTCTGCAGCATAAGCGCCAATTAGATACCCAAAATTATAATCTAACGGAATTACTTCTGGAATATTATATGCGTTCATATTTGTTTGCATCATATAAACACAACCTGGTGCAAATCCGGTCTTGGTCTTGCATCCCTGTCTTAATTTTTCACTAACTTTAGCGACCAAAGTATCGCTTCGTTTGTATGGTAATGTAAATGTAGTTCCGTGATGTTTTGACCACCAATGATGTTGATTCATGACTTCCTTTGCCTTTTCAATCTCAGACGAATAAATATATTCTGTCATAGGTAAAATTTCTCTTACATTTAACATATCTGATTCTTTAAAATCAATTTGTTTTGTTGATACAGGTATATAATCACCCACTTTTAAAGTTTCTCCTTCTGACGCTATTAATTTTCCATTGACTAATTTTAAGAATGATTTTGCTTTTGTTGCGATAATCTCACGTTCTTCTTTTGTAGTCACTTTAAGCATAGTGTTTGTTCCATCTTTATTAATAACTGGATGTCTTGTAACTGCCTCAATTTCTTTCCATACAACTTCACCTTCTTCTGTACAAGAAGGTACTTCATAATATTCTGACATCTCGGCATAAGTAGTATCCTTTTCCGCATAATATTCTAATTTTTTAGGCGAGGCAATATGTTTTTCAATAAATTCTCCGATTTGCACTTTTTGAATTTTTCCTTCTCGATTCCTTACGATAATATGGGTCTCGTATGTAACGGAATTGAGCGTATTATGAACTATAACACCATAATCAGTCATAAATGTTTGATTAGCTGGAACAGTGAAGTCGTATACATATTCCGTTTGTTCTGGTGTATATATTTCAATATTCGTAATTTCATCCCAGATCACATTTGATGTGGCGGCTTGTTTCAAAATAGCTAATTCATTTGCGATTTTATTGGAATCCTCATGAGACTCAAATATCTCGATATATTTTTCAAGAGTGCGACGACCGATGGAATCTTTTTTTACCCATCGTCCATAATTGCGACTTTGTCCTGGCAATTTCAAATCTTTTCCACATTTTGCAATGACCTCACCAAGTCCATTAATGCGATCAATATCATCAGATAAACTATGTGCATTATCGCGTGCATTATAATCAACTAACTCATTGAGTTTGTCAGAATGAACTAATGAACCAATGTGGGTTCTATATAAAAGCGCGTATTTTGGAGACATTGCTAAGTTATAAATCGCTGAACCGCGGGTAAAATTTTCTTTGATAGATCCGAAAATGTCAAAGTAGTTCAGTAGAAGAGACATATCTTTAATCATTTGTTTGGAACGACTACACACTCTGATTTGATGGTGCGCAGCGTCATTCTGGAAATTTCCATCTCCATCGAAATACGCTTGAATAAGGCCTGCCTTGAATTCATTTGGAGCTAAGAATGCAAAGTCTGGGACATGTTTTACAAAGGATCCATTATCACATGTTTCAAGTAGAAGATCTGCTAGTTGTTTATGTGTAAAATTAGATGACACTGACGGACCATATTCTCCTTTATACTCTCGTACTTTATTTACCTTTCCAAATCGTTCGGCAAAAGCCTTTGTATTTTCAATAAAATGTGGTGAGATATTTGTAATACAAATAGAATTGTTGTTAAGATTTCCTTCCGCCAAATAAGCTCCAATAAACCATCCAAACAAATAATCTAATTTATATTCTTTATCTCCAACATTTACAGAATCCTTCACAAATGTATTATCAATATGTTTTGCTACAGGAATGCGCATGCCTGTTAACATATCAGCACCAGTAATAGGAAGTACTTTTTGATCTTTACGAATCAAGTGTGAGTGACTAGTGGTAGTTTCAACTATGCGTCCACTTTTTGTGGTAACTTTCATCATTTGTCCATTTACTGGATGGCGACTTACATGTGATATTTTATTCCAATGTGTTCGTTCTTGTTCGTCCACACCTACTATATAATATTCGTCTTCTAGTGCATCGAGTAATGTCTCGACACTATCGATGTGACCAGTATTGAAGGTAAATTGAGGCGATTGTTCAATCAATTTGTCACATAATGCGCCAATTTCTCCTGAGACCATAGAAATATTTTTTGAGATTTTATTTATTTTCACACACCTAATATGCTCACAATACGCCGTCGACATTTGTGTGGTTGGCTCTCCTATGCTCTGCGCCGCGATCATTCCAACCATTTCTCCAGGAGCGACTATTGCGCGTTTATAATTAAGCACAATAGTCTCCAAAAGAATAGTCAAAGCCGCTTTATTAAAACGCTTGTTAAAGAGCAAATCTTTGGGTGACAAATTGAAGTAATATAACGTCTTGAAAAGTTCAGTAGGAACGGCGCATCGAATCTTTTCAAGATTGCTATAAGTAAATTCTATCATTTCAAATGCTTCTAGTGGAGTGATATCAGAAATGGAACTGGCGTTTATATTATTTTGTCCTTGAATATTATTAATAATATATGAAAATGCTACCGGAACATTTACAACACTATCGCCTTTATTCTTAAACACATTTTTAATAATAGCATCACGATTCTTGATCATCATTTGAGTATAAAATTGCGCCTTTTCTTGAAACTCTTTGTCTTGCTTCTTCATTCGAGTCATAGTATTTTTCAAGAAAACGGGGGCAACATTCTTCATTTTCCCATGTTCATCCGGAATATTAAAATGGGAGTAAATATCTTGAATGCTCATGCTTACCAATGGGATCACCTGATTCTCAACCTTTACGGGATCTATTCCATCATCTCCATATGTAAATTGTACGACCTTCCCCTTGTTTGTTCTAAGAGTCATGTCATATCCAACCATCAGATCTTCCAAGCCTTTGATAAGTCTGCGCTGGATATATCCTGTGGTGGATGTATCACGAACTTGAAGTCCATTCGCCAATCCAAAATTGAGAGTGGAAGGAATAGTCAAGTCATACACCTTGGGGTGGTTTTCGACACCAATAATATTTATTTCCACAATTTTATCTAATACAACATCATTATATGTGTCGAAATTGCGATGGGATTTTGACCACGCAATTGAATTCAACTTTTGATGCTTTTTTTCTTCCAACAATGGCACTTTTTCCGCAAATATTTTACCCCATTGAGAACGAATAGCTAATCTATATGTCGGTTTAATATTTTTTGTTCCGAAATTATTGGATTTCAATTGTGATTTAAACATTTTACCGAAAATTCCTAGACGAGAGCACAACATGGAGATGCCTTCAATCAAACGTTTTGGTGCAGAGCCAACTTCAACTGAATTTTTACCAATGGTACCATCTCCTGAGAAATAACCATTCAACAATCCAATGATGAAACTTTCGGGAGCAATAAACGCCTCAGTAGGAACATGTTTATTTTCTGCACCACATCCAACAAATTTTGTCAAGAAAGTTGATAATATGGATGAATTGCCAACAATCGTCGTAGATCGTCCCACACCATTTACTTTAGATTTTTCAGTCCAATGAACAGAATGTTTGTCAAACCAACTTTTAACAAACCCCTTGATGTTCTCGTTCAAATTTGTAATTCCAATCGTATTTTTATGAGCATTGCCTTCTGCTAGAAATAATCCAATGAAGATCCCATTTTCTTCGTTCAATTCGAATTTATCTGGAATAGAAGTATCTTTACGATTTCCGTTATAAGGATAAATAAAACCATCTTTGATATTCATTAAATTGGAACGAACGGATGTTCTTTGAAGCGACGACTTCTTGGTGTATGGAAGTGTAAACGCGGTTCCGTTATTTTCATTCCACCAACCAGATGAAATATGTTTTCTCGTTTTCATGGATTCTTCCATCATCTGTAATGCTTTATTAAATTCATTTCCATGCACATATTCATTCTTTGGAAAGTATTCTGTCATGTTGATGTTATCCACAATGATTGGTGGTTGACAAAGTTCACGAGTCACAGGTACGCTATCTCCCACCTTGATGTCAGGTGTAAGCATCTCCTTTAACTTCTTTGTTTCTGGGTTCCAAATCAATAGCGATTTACTTTCCGTAACTATCACATTTCTACCTCCACTTGTTTTTATCTCATACAATTCAGTCCCAGGGTCGTGTCTTGTAATAGCCGTTACCTCTCCCCACGTAACTACGCCATTTTCATCCGTCGTAGGAATATACACGTCACCCTCTTTAATATTTAATAATTCCATCTGTCTAGCAGTAAAGTGTTGGATTTTCGACACATTTTCCACATCATCCAGCTGGGCATCTATCCATTTTCCAATTTCTGTATATTTAGCTTGTTGGTTTTCAATGATGACTATTTTGGTTTCCCATGTGACCGACTTGACAGCGGTATCAATGAGACCAACACGACCACCCATTGCGTGGAAGAATAGTTCCTGAGGAGATAATCCATTGATATATGAACTTTCTACAAACCCTCTCGCATTTGGACTATCATCATACTTTGTAAAATGAGGCAATGTACGATTATCAAATCCATAAGGAATACGTTTACCATCCACATTCTGTTGACCCAAACAAGACGTCATTTGTGATATGTTGAGCTCACTACCTTTTGAACCCGCATTCACCATAATAACAAATCGATTGTCCTTGTCCAAACTTTTTAACCCCACCTTTCCCGCTTCCGCCAAAGCTTGATTCAAAATATTATTTACTTTTGTTTCAAACTCTTCCTCATTTGTTTTACCAGTATTATTTTCAAACACACCTATTTGCGTCTGATCAATTAAATTTTTCACCTCACTTTTCTTATCCGTAATAATTTTAATAATATTCTGATTCGTTTTTGCATCCAAAATTAAATCACTAATACCTACACTATATGAACTCACCTTGAGGTATTCTGTTACTATATTTTGCAAATCATCAATAAAATCCGCAGAAGCCATGTTCCCATAATCGTTACACACCCGATGAATTAAACCCTTTGACCCCGCCCCTAACACCCCTTTCTCCATCTGTCCACGAATATATTTACCATTTCTAATCTCCATCACATTATTTGAAGTTTTATTATTCTCGTCATCTCCAAATAACTTTGTCTTATATGTTAACGTCATGGGAGGCAAAATTTGCGATAAGATATCAAAGCTAGACACAGGTCCTTCTTTCTCAAATAGCGCTCCAATGTTCACACGCGAAAACATCATCAGCAAATTCATCGCTTCTCTTGGAGTAAAATTTATATGTTGTCTTGTAAAACGATAGCATCCCAGTAAGGAATCCTGGTAGATTCCTACTATTGACGCATTGTTCGCTGGACTAATTATCTGATACGGCACTGCTGCCAAATTTTTTAATTCCGATTCGGATTCCGCATCTTGCGGCATATGAAGATTCATCTCCGTTAATTATTTTATAGGCTATAAAGCCACCTAATCTTTCGTATTAGGATTGGACTATACCTTGTCCCGCATCAGGTTGATTAATCCTTCATTTGCGAGCCGTAAACATCTAGTCTCTGAACCTTACCCAGTGCTCTATCATAACGAGTTTAGGGTCTTGGCTGCGGATTGCCCAATCCTTTACATTTTTACCGCTGGGTTCGTCTATTAAACGAGTTCCTCACATATATTTCTAAGTGTGAGTGGTAGTAAAGGCTCTAAGGAGGTTTCCCGCAATTTGATCACGTTGCCATTATTTAATTCTTTTAAATGTTTTAAAAATTCAATTGCTCTTTTTTTGTTTTCTTCCAATGTTATTAATAAAGAAGAGAACTCTAATACTTTATTTGAACGTATTTTTATATCTGATATTACAATATCTCTGAATCGTATACTCCAACCAGTCTGTATATTATTTCGGTATTGTGGATTAATATAATTTTCATAATTGTCGCATATATTTAATTTAAATCCTAGCATTTTGGTAATGCGTTTATCTATAAAACTATTCATTATACCAGATGACACACATTGTCTATATTCTGTAGATTGACCAAACACATTACAAGTTGTAGTCAAATTATATCCATTTGGAGATAATGAATTATGTTTTATAATTTCTTCGGATTCAATATGATTAGCATCTTCAAAATTACAATTATGTAATAATTGTAATGTGAAGTTTTCTTTTCCATATTTTTTAATAGCATTATTTAAGTTGCGACAACTATATTTAGTTTTATTATTTAATGATTCATATATGTGTGTGCGAAATCGACCTTCCATTCCGTGTGGAATAAAATTATTTTTTTTACGAATATGTGAAACCGCTTGACCTATATAAATTTTTTGGTTAATTTTATTTATAATTTTATAAATTTCAATCCATCTTAATGTTTCATCAGTAAATTTTATATTTTTTAATTCAAATTTAGAGTTCATCTATATTATATTAGCAATTTATTTTTATATGTTTATTCAAGAATTAATTAATGACTAGAGGATTATATCTATCCAATACCATATCTTCATAAAGATATTGGATAGGTAAACATTACAACATTTTCCCAATTAAGTGTTGTTTACAACTTAATTGGTGTTCCCCTGTTGACGACAAGATTTATCGCCATCGAAATCCGCATTGTACGGCTTGGTGTCCGCTACGTTCATTCTAAATGTGTCACCTCGCTTCATAATTTTTGCGATGTGACACATCATCGACATTCTGTGTAATGTCGGTTGTCTATTAAATAGAATAGGGTCACCATCCATCATGTGACGATGGACTATGTCTCCGTTTTCTAATTGGATAGACTTTTTATCCACATATCTCAATGTGATAGAATCTCCATTTTTTCTTTCCAATATTTTAGCACCAGGATATACTTCAGGACCATTCTGAACGAGTTTCATCAAGAATGCTCTATTAACGTCATTAACTACAACTGGTTTGGTAATATTTTTCGCAATTTTCATTGGAATACCTAACTCACGAATAGATATATTTGGATCAGCAGTAATAACGGAACGAGCACTGAAATCTACACGTTTTGCCATAAGATTTCCTCTCATTCTACCACCTTTTCCATTCAGTCTATCTTTGATTGACTTTAGAGGTCTACCAGAGCGTTGTGCAACGGAAGCAACTCCTGGAATTTTATTATCGACTTGGGTCGCGACATAGTACTGGAGTACTGTGGTCCAATCGTCAATAACATTCGCAGGTGCATTATTTGTAATTTTTTCTTGCAACGTTTTATTTGTTTTAATAATATTTACCAAGATGTGACTCAAGTCATCTTCCGACCTTTGTTGTGCGTCATGTTTTACAGATGGTCTTACAGCAGGAGGTGGCACTGCCATGACTTGACAAACCATCCAATCGGGGCGCGACCAGACAGGACTAAATCCCATGAAAGACACATCTTCATCTGAAATTCTTTTGCAAATTTTTAAAACCATTTCGGGTGTAACCTTTATCACTAAATTTTGTCCATCTTGCTCACTACCAGAATCATTTTTCCATTCAGCATAAATGGTAGCAAGGTCCGCTTTTCTAATTTTCTGAGGTTGAAGACATCCGCATCCATCATCGGTGTCCTCGCCACATCTTTTGACTTTGCTGGCGAGCGAAAACACGTATTTCCAACGGGCATCCCCCACCATCTTCAGTGCTTGTTTATATTTCTCTTTACTGATTAAAAGTTTACTGCATTTGAAACACACACACCTTAATACTTTCAATATGGAACTTAAATATTGAATGTAAAAGACGGGACGTGCCAATTCAATGTGTCCAAAATATCCAGGTGTTTGCATGTAGTCTAGACCATCGGTGGGACAGATTAGACCAGGTTCAAGAACACCCATTCTTGGATCAAACAACCCTCCAATAATGGGTTTATTATTTACATAAGTATCTCTCGTAGTAATTTCTGCAACAGAACCCTTTCGGATTTCCTCTGGAGACAGAATACTAAATTGTATCCCAATAATTTTAGAACTATTATTATGCGCAATTGTTTTGTTATTTGCGGCCATCTTCCTTATATTACAACAACAATATTTAGATTGTTTATAATCAATTTTATTTTAAAGTAAAAAATGATATATTTGCATTTTACAAAATAAAATAAAATTGAAATCAAAATATCATCCTACAATGATATTACTATTATTATAAAGAATGACTCGAGATTCAAAAAAAGAAATTAACAGATCATCTGCGTATCGCCGGGGGCTAACGGGTCATCCAAGGGGTTGCAGAAAATTAGATGAACAATCTGATAGCAGTGATAGTGAAGATTCTAGTTTTAGTGAAGATGATGGAGATGAAATGGATGCAGTAGAATATCAAAATTTTCTAGCGAAAATGTTTCCATCAAAATATATAAATGAAAAAGTAAAAAAGGGAAAGGATATTAAAAAATTCTTGAAAAATTTACCACAAGAGGATGACAGCGATGAAGAAGAAGAAATTTTGTCTAAAAAAAATAAAAAATCCAAGGCTACTAAAAAGAATAAAAAAATATCCAAATCTTCTAAACATTCAAAGAAATACGAATCTTCTGATGAAGAGGATGATGAGGAGGAGGAGGAGGAGGAGGAGGAGGAAGAAAAACCCGTAAAAAGAAGGAGAAATTTTAAAAAATCTAAAAAGGAAAAGAATGTAAGTGATTCCGAAGATAGTGAAGAAGAAGAAGATAGTGATGAAGACGAGGATGATGTGGGAAAATCACATCGCATTACTAAAAATGGAGCAGGTAAATTTAATATTATATTTACTATTGGAAATTCGTCAAACGAAAATGATGATGAAGATGATGATGAAGATGAATGGGAGGATTATGATGACGATGACGATGATGATGATGACGAAACAGAGGATGAAGATGAAGATATTGAAAGTAGTGATGAGGATAGTGATGATGAGGATGACGATAATGAAGAAGAAGATGATGAAGAGGATGAAGAAGAAGAAGAGGAATATTATTCCAAATCTAGAAAATCTAAAAGATTTGCAAATAAGAAGGAAACTAAGAAAAATAGAAAAGACAAAAAGAGTGATGAAAATGATACTACCTATTCAAATACAGAAATAGTAGATATTATTAAAAAGTCTACCACTGATACAGAAGATCCAGATATTGATTCAGATGAAAAAATGCTACAACAATTGGAGCTTATTCATAGTAAAAATAAAAATAATAAAATTATCCAAGATTGCATCAAAGTATGTGAAAAGGGAATCAAGGATAAAAAAAAGAAAAGTGAAAAAAAAGAACAGAAGATAAAAGAAAAACATGGTCGCATTTTCAAGCGTATTATTCGTGATAAAAATACTATGAATGATTTTACATTCTTTGAAAAAATTGCACCTGTTGAACAAAAGAAAATTATCAAGGAATTGCGTGAGATTAATAAAATCACGCGCATCGAAAAACCATATAGACTCACTTTATTAGAATCGAATATGCCGACCATTTTCAAAGCAGCCGCTATGAAAAAAATCGCTTCTTTGAGATATATGGAACCAGGATCAGGCGAGTATTATAAAATAAAAAATTGGACGGATACCTTCATGCGCATTCCATTCGGTAAATATGATAATCTTCCTGTTAATATTTCAGATGGTGTTGATATTTGCCATGAATTTATGGAAAATGCACAAAAGACACTTGATGAGGCGGTTTATGGATTAAATGATGCAAAAATGCAAATCATGCAAATGTTAGGTCAATTAGTAACAAACCCTGCTGCCATTGGGACTGCGATTGCTATTAAAGGACCACCTGGAACTGGTAAGACGACACTTGTCAAAGAAGGCATTAGTAAAATTCTAAATAGACCATTTGCATTTATTGCGCTTGGTGGTGCAACCGATAGTAGTTTCTTAGAAGGTCACGGCTATACATATGAAGGTAGTATTTGGGGTAAAATTGTTCAAATATTAATTGATAGTAAATGCATGAATCCTGTTATATATTTTGATGAATTAGATAAAATAAGTGATACACCAAAGGGTGAGGAAATTGCTGGTATCTTAACTCATTTAACTGATACAACACAAAATAATCAATTTCATGATAAATATTTCGCTGAAATTGATTTTGATTTGAGTAAATGTTTATTCATATTTAGTTACAATGATGAAAGTAAAATCAATCCTATTTTGAAGGATAGAATGTATCGCATTCAAACGAAAGGATATGATAAGAAACAAAAGACTGTTATTTCAAAGCAATATATGCTTCCAAAAATTCGCGAGCAAGTTCGATTTGAAATAGAAGATATTACTATTCCCGACGATTCGATTCATTATATTATTGAAAATCACTGCAATAAAGAGGATGGAGTTAGAAATCTAAAGAGGTGTATGGAAATTATTTATACAAAATTAAATTTATATAGATTAATGAGACCTGGTTCTAATTTATTTGAAGAAGATATGTCGCTAAAGGTAGAGTTTCCTTTTGTAGTGACCAAAGACATAGTTGATAAATTGATTAAAAAGGAAGATGACAATAGCATGTCATTATATGGGTTATATGTGTAGGGAAGCGAAGGAATATGTAAATATCTAAAACAAGTATTTGAAATCCCCTTGTACATAGTGGTAAGTCAAGAAACTTATTAGTCCAAAAATTACATCAATCAATAAGAAAATCCACGAATATTGGATTTTTTTTATAGCACAAAAAGCAAATATAAAATATAAAATAGAATGAATTGGACGTAATTTATTCCACCATATTTTAGATCCAAAAACTTCTGCTCCAGTTTGACGCGTTCCAGTTAAAAATATATAAGAAAATCCTATTGCGGGTAATAAAGCGAGATAACCTAAATAAGGAAGATATTGGACATTGCTCGTTTTTGCCACATACATAAATAATGAACGTGATCCTATACACCCAAACAAAAATAAAGTGAACCGCTTTTGCATATCATTCATCGTATTATATACATAACATTTAGATATTATATTTATTTGTAAAATGCTCTCTATTTTTTAACAAACGCTCTTTTCTATCATCAAATTCAGGATCAGATAATATTTCTTCTAATAATGCGATACCTTCTTCTGCTCTATCTGTCCAATAACATGCTACTGATAAATCATCATTTATATATTTACCATATACCATAGGGTTTACAAATAGCCTATATTTTTTATTTACTGAAACTATATCTGCTTTTTTTGCATTTTTTAAATATGTATACCCAATATCACATCTACTCTTATCATTGAAATATTTACCCATCGTATAATATGGTTCTGCTCTGTCTGGAAATATATCTATTGCTTTTTTCATTTGATCTACAATTTGATCATCTGCATACTCCATTTTTATCATACAACAGGCAATTCTCATATGCGATTCAAAAATTTCTTCATTCCACCAAGTATTTTTTAATTGGGTATAAAGTGAATACCAACTAGCTGCTTCTTTCCACTTACCACTATCCATATAACTTTGAGCGGTATAAAATGCGGATCTAACATTCAATTCGTCTGGATCAAATAATAATGTATTAAAAAATTGTTCAGATAATCTATGAGCATCCTTTAAATATTTTTCTGGATCAAAACTTCTAGCCCCGGTATCTCTAGATATAACATAATAAGCTCTGTCGGATAAATCACCCTCAGTTAATTTATGAATATTATCTAGACATTTAATAGTTGTATGCGCCACTCCACAAAACCGCCATTTATAATAATTATTAAATAAAACTATACATTTATAAACAGATGATCCACGCTTCACATTTATATGATATGAAATTTTTCCAGCATCACCTCGCGTAAAAGTAAAATCACCTATTAACAAATCATCCGCATCAAGATGCATAATATATTCCGCTTTTTTATAACATCTATCAAATAAAAGAGTTTTATTTACATCAAACCCTTTCCATTCATCAACATATAATGTGCCAGGAATATTTTTTTCTTTAAAAAACTCTGTAACTATTTCACATGTTCTATCTTTTGAACCTGTGTCACACACTACCCATGTATCTATATATTTATACACACTCTCTAAAGTTTCTTGGATGCAATGCTCCTCATTTTTACACATAGTTGCAAAACAAATGGTGGGTTTATTTGATGTATTTATCAATGGTGATTCACTTTTCAACGAACTATTAAAATAACGCATATTGCTATTGATGTTGTTATTATTATTTGGAACTTCTTTTTTTTTCGGAGTTGTTTCACCAATTTCGATAACATTATTTTGTATAGAAAATGAGATATTATCCATTATGATATTTATCATACAAATTCTTTATTACGAAACATGAAAATACATATTATCAAAATATTTAGATAATATACTAGTATAATATATAGTACATTATTAATGTCTGAACACATATCTTTTATAAAATTAAGTACACTAATATCCATGCGTCGCAATATTGAAAATTATATTCTATTTTGTGACGATAGACTGAATGATACTGATACTACTATGATAGATGTACAACCTTTTCTTACTAATTTACATCAAGACGATAGATTGCTTGTCGATAAATATAATCAATTATTACACAATAGTAATCAATTATGTGATTATATACATGTATTAAAACAATATTTAATTGAGATTAATGATAAAATTAAAACGACGTGTTGCCATGAATGGATAACGGATAGTATTGACACCGGATATGATGAATCTATGGATATTCATTATTGCGCTATTTGTTTGACAAATAGATATTTTTAATGGTAGAACTAATTACACCGACCGAAAAGAAAAATGAGACAAAATTCTATTAAAAAAATAAAAAATCACTCATTTATTCTTTCCAATGGTGTAACATTAGTGAAGAAGTTCGGCTACGGATCGCTCCAAACGCATAATTTTTTATTATAATTGAATAGCTTAAAATCGTAGTGATAAAAATAATTAATTAATTTTATAGAATCGTTATTTAAAAAATTATAATAATCTGTTTTTATTGGATTATTATGTATGTGTATATTAAAATCTGTATAACCTAAGTTATGCATATCCGTTGTCAATGTTTCACAATGTAGAATATGTATATTAGGTATAAGTTCTTTATTATCGTTTGTTATAAAATGATATTGAGGTATATTATGATTATCCAAATTATCCGACGTCAAATATGTTTTTATTATATCAAAAACCTCTTCTTTTGAGGTGTTTATATTAATTTTCTTTAAAAAAAATAAATCGCTTATAATTCGTTCATACGGATTTCTAACAATAGTTATAATAGTAATATTATCATAATTTATCTTTAAAAATTTGTTATATTTAAATATGGTTTGGTATGTAAGATGTTGTAATGTTGATGTAAAAAATATATTATTTTTTACTAATATTTCAGTTTCAAAAAACATCCATAATGAATTTGTATCTAATGGAATATCAAATTTTTTTGAAAAATAATTTTCTAATGAAGTACCACCTGTTTTAGGTATATGAATTAATAATATATTAACATCATTATTATTAAAGTAAGGCATTTTAATATAATATATATATATATTAAAATGAATGCATTTAACCGCAGGTAGTTGTCGAAAGAATTGATAACATATAACCTATTAATATTCTGAATATGGAACATTATTACCACCTCTAGAGATTAAATAATTATATTGTGGGAGGGTCACACATGCACATCCCATAGAATTACTAAAAGAACTTGGACAACACTCTCCTTTGAATTCAGTATTTGCAAACATAAGCATTTCACCTTCTGGGAGCGGGATGGGTTGTTCGGGACGATTCAAAAAATCTTGAACAGCCTTGTTCATAGGCTTTCCTTTTTCGTAAGTCAAATCGGGCATCCCCCATTTAGACGTATCCACTGGCTTTTTATTGGCCAAGCTGTAAGGAGCGGATTGTCCATAATTAGTATTGGCTCCAGTAAAGCCCTCCACATTTAGCTTTTCAAAAATCCAATCTCGGATGCGTTTATTTTGGCCGCTTAATGGTGCATTTGTCAACCCCTCCATCAGTCCTCCTCTATAGCAAGAGCAACAAACGTGTCCCACCAAAATCCAATAAACGACGGCTATTAAAATCAATATTTCAAGTCGAAACTTCATACCAAATATAGTAATTTCCATATGATTATACATATTTCATAGATAATAATTTTCCACGATATCTATCTAAAAATAACTCAATCGTTGAGTTGTAATGATAAAATTTAATATGATCGACATAAAAACTTTCATAATCAGTTAATAAATGATATAATTTTGGTTGTTTTGGTAATTGTTTTTTCTGACTCTTTTCACCCAAATCTAAAGTTGTTATAAAAGATATTTGTTTATCACATACATTTATATTTGGACCACCCTTCAAAATACGATTTGATCCTAAATTATACTCACATAATTCATGAAGATACTTACCTTCAATTTCCACTAAACCATACACTTTTGTACCTCCATCCAAGAGATCACCGATCTGAATATCTTTTATTTCTCTCTTTGAACCATCCAATAAAGAGATAATGGTATTTTCAACGAACCCCCCGTCTAAATATGTATGTATATCTAAAGTAGAATTAAACGTAGAACCTTTTGTTCGTACTCCGCAATCCAAATTCGATAATTGCTTCATGTCATCCTCTGTAAGCTCATCCCAATCGACAAATATAAAATCATTAATATGAATCCTTTTCGTCTCCGTATTCAAACAATATAAATATGGCTCCTCATAATTTTCAACCAATATTTTGTGGGGGTAGTTTGAAACAGGTATCCATATATCTCCATATTTAATAGTATGTGTTCCGCTAACTATCGTTCCATTTAAGTTATACATGATGCTACCCTTTGCATCCAACTTCATTTTCGCAGTGACTAAAATATCATTTGCTAATTTCTCTCCTACCTCAATTTCCGAAATAAATTTGAAACTTCCATCATTCATTTTTATGTGTGTATTTTTATCAAAGCAACTGGGTTTAGGTACTCCCGGAATGGATAAGTCTGTTCTAACGTGTAATACATCGGTCATAAATCCTATTATTATCGCCATAGGAATAGCGACAGAAACAAATACCGCTGTCATGGTCATTGCCAGTGGCCACGTAAATGGTAAAATCCACATACCAAGAATAAGTCCAACCAATATGATTAATATTATGATTATAAATTGAACTATCGCCCCAAGTAAAGATTTTAAGGCATAATAAGTGCCTAAACTGGTATATAATCCCGCCGTCAATACACCATTTATTTTCTGCATGGAATCCATCACCGCAATAATAATCGTTTGCAAAGGAGTCATAATATTTAAAACTCTACCCAATATTTCCTTAGCGATGCTAGCCATACTTGCACGAATATTTGCCATCATATTTCGAATAAATTGTAGCGCTTCAAATAACTCTTTGAAAATTTCACTCAATCCTGCAGTGATATAAGTTAATGGTTGCACTGCGTCACCAGTTATAGAGGTCAAAATATTTTGCATGCAATAGGTAAAATTTTGTCCAGTAAAATCAACTATGGACATATTATCGGGTTTATTGATTAGTCCTGCAAATGGGATGACTTTAGGACTACATCTTTTGGCAGCCCAGTCGTCTTTTATTGGCTTAAGTTGATTCATCACTTGAAAATAGGCAAAAGACAAGAAAAGTATAATTATTAACACGATAAATATAAATACACTTGATCCATAATTGTCGAAATAAGATAAATTTTGATACATATTATTTATTTTACTAGAACTATCATCTATATTCATAGTATTTGTACTTATACTATAGTAATATTGATTTTATTTTGATTTATTTTTATTTTTTTTGATTTGATATCTATCTAAATAAAAATAAACTACATCGCTGCTCTAATTTCATCATCATCATAATCATAAAACAATTGCTGTCCTATCTGTATATGATGATCATCTGTAATGAGACAACTAAAATACTCACATTCTACATCTGATTGTTCTTTAGCTTCAGGATGATGTTGCACGTCTATAAATTTATTTGTAGCTTTATTAAATACCATATGAGATCCAGTAACATATACCGGAATGTTATTTACTCCATGAGGCATCACATATAGTTTGTCCTTCTCTGTTTTTATTAATTGCATAGTAGCTATTACCTTGCTACCGGATTCTAATATATCTCCTAAAAATGCATCTTTCATTTTAATCACTTTCCCTGTCTTTAATTTGATTCTTGTGCTGGGGTGAAAACAATTTCCTGATAGAGCTCTTACGGATTGTCCTGCGGGTCCATTCCATGTGCTCTGCATGGTCTTAATTGATCCATCCATCACATACATGACTACAACCATAATTCCAATGAGTTTTCCGACTAAATCTTTAATACCAATGGTTATTTTTTGAAACTCAGTGATCAGATTTAAAAATACGCCAAAAATATTTTGGATTATGGATGTAAAAAAATTCCTTATATTTGCCAACATATTTCTGGAGTCGTTCAACGACTCCGTAAAATCACCACCCATTTGCGTTAATCCTGATGTAATATATGTTAATGGTTGCAACAAATAGCCCATATAATCAGTCTGCATATTTTGAACACAATAAGTAAAATCTTTTTCTATATCATCGGACAATGGCATATATATTGGATTGCATCTATAGAGAGGCCAATTTGCTTTGATATCTGCTAGAGCACTGAAATAATACATGGATACTATTAATGCAATAAATCCCAAATTTACATATGTAAAATATATCCAGTCTACTCCTTTTGGCATATAACTAACTTATATTATTCATATATAATTCTAAATATGTCAAAACATATTGTTTATGTTTATGTTTATGTTTTACTTTCTATGTCTACGAGTTTTTCTCGTCTTTCTCCCCTTTCTCGACTTTCTAGATTTCATTCCCTTTCTAGATTTTCGACCTTTTCTACTACCTCCTTTAACTGGCATAGTAGCAGGTGTAGCTGCTTTATCTAGTGCTGCCTGTGCGGTTGAATTTGCACTAGTTGCATAAATACCAGTGGTAACATTCGTAGTATTCAACGGACTAGGAGAATTATAAGGAGCGGATACTATTGGAACTGTTAATGTTGACCCACCGACTCTACGTGGTCTACGCCTTTTACCACCCGCAGTATTACCTAACATATTTAATTTTTCTGCACCTGCTTTACTATCTATAATTGCTGACAACTTTGGCGTTGATCCACTCATTGCATATGTAGTAGGAGGTGCTATTAATCCCATATATATATTATTTATATATTATATAATTTGCAAAAAAATAAGCATTTTACATGAAAAAGGTTTAAAATAATAATTATTAATTACTTATATGGACGATAATGCGCGGTTACATTTACAAAAAATGATAAAGGCTAATAATGTGGAAGATGTGACTGATTTAATACGTGAACTAAAACATAGTCACCTACTTCAAAATGATATAAACGCATTGCTTAAAATGAAGGCTAAATATAAGAATGATATGGAAAAGATTAACCAAGAAAGCATGACAGAATGCACCTTTTTATTTACTTATTATACGGACATTTACAACAAAATCAAGAAGGACGAGATTGACCTGAGTATCCTAAATAAGTTTTTAAATGTTCTACGACGTATTGAAGATGGAGAGATTGATCAACATGAGGGTGCATTTATTGTCGGAACTTTGTTAAAGGAAATGTATGTCGATAGTGCTTTAAAAAAGGCTGACAAATTAAATGAGGAACATGACAACAAGGTTGTAGAACCCCCTAGGGAAGCCATTAAAATTTCTTGGAATGAGTTCAAAAAAGCAAATATGTAATGCTTTTGTAGGAAAACGTAGTTACTGAAGGAATATATAATACTTTTTCTCTCATGATATCACTTTGAAGAGTTGAAATAAGGAGATACTATAGGAACTCCAACCAAAAACACTTAAATATATTACTAGATGTAATATATTCAAAAATGTCAAAAAGTTATGCGAAAACAACCACCACATTGGTAATTGTTGAATCTCCAGCAAAATGTGCAAAAATAGAATCATTTTTAGGACCTGGATATAAATGTGTTGCTAGTTTTGGTCATTTACGACAACTATCATCATTGGAGGCAATTGATATTAAAAATAATTTTGAACCAAAATTTAACATTATTGACGACCCAAAAAAAACAAAGCATATTGCGTTTTTAAAAAATGAAATAATGAAAGCGGATCATGTAATATTGGCTCCAGATGGAGATCGAGAGGGAGAAGCCATTGCATGGCATATTTGTGATCTGTTTGGTCTACCAGTTGAAACAACTACACGCATAATATTTAATGAAATAACGGAATCCGCAATAACCCACGCCATAAATTATCCAACGACCATTAATATGAATCTAGTTTACTCACAACAAGCACGTCAAATATTAGATGTACTTGTAGGATTTACTATAACCCCTTTATTGTGGAAATATATATCAAAAAATTCAAAAAATAGTTTATCCGCTGGTAGATGTCAAACCCCCGCATTACGACTCGTGTATGACAACCAACAAGATATTAATAAATCACCTGGGAAAAAAATATATAATACCACTGGTTATTTCGGTAACAAATGCATTCCATTTTTATTGAATAAACATTTTGAGACAGAAGAGCAGGTTTCTGATTTTCTAGAAAAATCAAATGATTTTCAGCATATTTATAGTAGAACGGAACCCATAAAAGTATGTAAACAACCACCTCAACCATTAACTACATCACGAATTCAACAATTGGCGAGTAATGATATGCATATATCACCAAAAGAAACCATGAAACTTTGTCAAACTCTTTATGAAGCTGGATACATTACCTATATGCGAACAGATAGTAAAAAATATTGTAAGGAATTTATAGATTCGGTAAAGACGTATATTGTTCAAACGTATAATAAAGATAGCTATATCAGTCCTAATATCGATCTATTAGCAAATAATAGTACTGCGGCTCCTACGGATAGTACTGCTACTGCAGCTATCGAAGTAGTTAATCAGAAAAAAACAAAATCTAAAATAGCTAAAACGCCAGTAAAATCGCCCCCTCCACAAGAAGCCCATGAAGCTATTCGTCCAACTGATATTCGTATGAGAGAACTACCAGAAGATCTAGATTTATCCACAAAAGAAAGAAAAATGTATAAATTAATTTGGGAAACATCATTAGAAAGTTGCATGTCTCCCGCGGAATTTTATGAAATAACTGCCAACGTAAATTCTATTTGTGACTACAAATATGTATATACCAGTGAAATAATTGATTTTCCCGGTTGGAAAATAGTCGCAAATAAATCAAAAGAAAAAGAAAAAGCGGAAGAAAACTCCAACAAAGAGTACCACTACTTGCTTCAAATAAAACAAAATAGCGCCATTACATTCAAGAAAATTACTTCCATCGTTACCATGTCCAAACTAAAACAACATTATTCTGAAGCCAAACTAGTGCAACTTCTAGAAGAAAATGGTATAGGTCGTCCCTCCACTTTTTCCACATTAATTGATAAAATTCAAGAACGCGGTTATGTAAAAAAAGAAGACGTAAAAGGGATCCAAGTATCTTGCAGAGATTTTGAATTACACGATGAAACTATCACGGAAACCAAAACGAGTAGAGAATTTGGTAACGAAAAAGGTAAATTAGTGATTCAACCACTAGGCATAATAGTAATGGAATTTTTATGCACACATTTTGATAAATTGTTTAATTACGAATACACCAGTAACATGGAATCCGAATTAGATAAAATATCAAAGGGTGACGTAGTATGGTATACATTATGTAGTCAGTGTTTGGTAGAAATGAAACTACTATTAGAGGGTTTGACAGATGAGAGAAAACATGAAATAGTAATAGATGACACACATTCTTACATTATTGGCAAACATGGACCTGTTATCAAGTGCACTGAGAATAATAATGGTAAAGAAGAGGTAACATTTAAACCCGTAAAAAAGGATATAGACCTGAATAAATTAAAACAAGGAGAATATGCTATTACAGATGTGGTGGACCTTCAAAAGAAAGCATCTATTGTTTTGGGAAAATATAGAGAAGAAGATTTAATTCTTAGAAAGGGGAAATTTGGAATATATGTAAATTGGGGTACTAATTCAAAATCATTGTCTAGTCTTGGTAACAGACCATTGGACAACATTACATATGACGAAGTTTTAGTTATATTAGATAGTTTACTTGGTGGCACTGGTACTGGCGCCGATTCAGACAGCATTGCACCTATTAAATCGAATATTATTAGAGAAATAACTGATAATATTAGTATTAGAACTGGACAATATGGAGACTACATTTATTACAAAACAACGAAAATGAAAAAACCCACCTTTTATAAATTAAACGGATTCCAGGAAGATTATAAAACTTGTCACACGACTATTGTTAAAAATTGGATTATGGATGTATATCAAATAAGGCCATAAGACCATAAGACCATAAGACCATAAGACCATAATTTAACTAAATTTAACCACTTCGGGTACATTCATTTTATAATCCTTCTGATTTTGTGGTCGCAGTATGCAAAATTCCAATGTAAAAGAATAATCAAATTTACCGAATTCAACTAATAAATTATTGTGGTATCTCAATTTTACTTTCAATTTTCGAATTCTTTCTGCAGGAGGATTAAAATATTTATAATTATCACATCCATTGTCGAACCATTGAGCGATTGGGGTTGTTGTAATGGCGATTTTAGCAAACGCTGAATTAACTATTCCATTTGTCACATTTGTATGTGTAGTAAAAGAATTTGCTGAGAATGGCATCGTCTCGTCCATATTATTTAATCCAGAAAGTTCCATATAAAAATAAGAATTACCCATCAAATTTATTTTAGCCGGAGCTTCTAAATAATAAACTAAACAAGCTCCATATTCTGGATCTGGTACTAACCAATATCCATTGTCTCCTGGATTTACATCTCCATAATAAAATCTAGGTAATACATTTGGAAAAGGCACTGGGGGAGTTGCCGGTACTGGACATCTAGTAAATCCTAAATAGGCAGGTAATCCCCAATTAGAAAAATCAGGCAACTGGGGCCTAAAGCATTGCACGTTTTTTAGAATAGATAATGCATACAACTCAGAATCATTCGTTAATATAAATTCCGAACTCTTATTTCCGAACCATAATTTTTGTGCAACTTGATTATAAACTACTACAAATTGATTGTAACCTCCTGCATTAGTAAATTCATCTATTATTGCTTGTGTTACGGGTACATTATTAGATGGATCAGGATTCACCAATTGAGAATTCATATAATTTAATATTACACTTGTAACAGAATTATTAAATCGATTTGTTAGTTCTGTCGCAACTTGTATCGGATTATAAAAACCCTCTTCTATTAATATTAGAAAATTTGTATCGTATCCATGGTTATTAAGCGCTTCAAATATAACATATAGTAATGGATTTGTTACACTATATTCACCAGGGTTATAAGGTTTTGTAATCTTGAATGTCATGGAAATATTATTTTGGATCAATGAAAAAGTATTATAATTCGCGGGAAATGTCCATGTATTTAATTTAACTGCTTGAACGTTACAATAATCTTGCGGTAATTCAATTTCAAACTCACTAGAACTAGGATATCTTAATACATCTCTATCTTCAGCATGAATTGAAACAAATTTTTTTTCGTAAACATATTCTTGTGAATTAGGAATAATAGGGTGATTTGATGATGTATTAAATCTGCTCATATACATTTAATCGCGATTATTTTAATTTGTTTTTTTGTTAAATTACTTTTATTAATATATTTTTACATACTAGAATGAATTTTGGATCATCTACATATACAGGAGGAAGACAGCCACCACTTACATCATATGTTAAATCTTTCTATGGTGGTTCCAATGGAAGTTTATGGACATTTACCACTTATACTGATCCTAGCGGAGGAAGACAACAGGTTTTAACACCATCGAATAATAAATCCAGTGTATATATTGTGAAAGATTTGATAGTCGGGGGAAGTATTAATAATCCATCCGATGCAAAATTAAAAAAAAATGTGGAAGATCTTCCTTTAAAATTAAGTGATAAATTGATGGATCTTAATCCAAAACAATACACCTACATTGCAGACGAAGAACAAAAATTGCATTATGGATTAATAGCGCAAGACGTGGAAGTTCTTTTTCCAAATTTAGTGTCTGAAATAACCACCACTACAAGTAATGAAGAAAATGGTGAAGAAATAATTAATACTATTAAAACCATTAATTATTTAGAACTTGTGCCTGTTTTATTACTAAAAATACAAGATATGCAGAAACAAATCGACGATATAAAATTATTGGTAACGAAATAAAATAATAAAAATAAAATATTAATTATTTATAAGATGTCTGGGTTAAATCGCGATTTAATATTTAAATTGACATATGCTTTAATTGCCACAGGTATAATTATTATATTATGTACGATTGGCAGCATTTCGTCAGGTGGTATTGTTGGAACTATGATTGGATATTCATTTATAACAGCAGGTATTCTGGTATTAGCTGGTTATATAATAGGTAATTTAAGTAATTTAATACAAGCATTTTTTTCTGCTGGACCATTGCTTATGCTAGCAGGTACTATTATGTTTTTACTAAATTTATTAAACAAAAATATAAATAGAATTTCTACAGGAAACACCTCAAGTGGCTATTATACTTTTTCAAATATTTGTCTAATATTAATTATTCTTCAATTGATAATATTTTATGATGGAACAACTAAAAAACAATTTCAAGATACATATGAATTATCTAAAGTTAGTAGCATGGGAATATATCTATTAGGCGTTATTAACATAATATCAGCCAACACTTTAGGAACTATATTATCCAGTTATATAACAGATGGATAAGCTCATTCACTGACGCTCCATAGTTTATTTATGGATGTTCTATTTTTGAAAACTTATAGGTAATACCATAATGCGTTTCTGTCTCCCATATTCCCGAAATCTTCAACATAAATAGGTTGTTATTGATTTTTTCAATATTGTCTGAAAATATTTTTATATTTCCATTTCTAACTTGCTCATACACCTTATATTGTGGTATTTTATGTTTGATGTCGGCGTTTTTTAAAATGTCTTCTTCAATTATTTTAATACTATCAATCAATTCTTTGTGTGTATTCACATTGAATGAACATTTATATTTATTGTAATATTTTTCGACACTAATATCATTTAATGATACAAATAAATTAATACCATTTAGTACAACATAAGGGGTTGAATATATTATTCTAATAAATAATCCATTGCTCATAACATTATTTTTTATTGGATCACAAAAATATATATTATTTATATCGTATTGGTTCATGTTTTTAACTATATTCATGTATAATGGTGTTATATATGAATAAGGGGATATATTTATATCTTTTCCGCGCGTAATTTTTATATTTACTATCTATCTGCTATCTACTATCTACTATCTATCTACAAGAATATAAGTATTGCCAAAAATATCAAATTAAAGATTATCGTGTAAATAATAAAGCGAGCAATGAAATTTCTAGAAACTCATTTTGAAGAATACATTCATGCATCCCTGGATGAAAATTTGCATCCAAAATTGGGAAAAATATTCAACAATTTTCCACCCACTATTCAAACTCTTCAAAACTTAATTTTTTACGGACCTTCGGGGGTTGGTAAATACACCCAAATGTTAAACTCTATAAAAAAATATAGTCCTACTGGACTAAAATATGAAAAAAAAATAAGTGTAACTTATAATAAGCAGCAATATTTTTTTAAAATAAGCGATATACACTATGAAATAGACATGTCTTTGTTGGGATGCAACTCCAAATTGCTATGGCATGATATATTTCTTCAAATTATAGATATTATTTCTGCAAAAACTGAAAAATCTGGTATTATTCTATGTAAAAATTTTCATGAAATACATAGCGAGTTATTAGAAAATTTCTATAGTTATATGCAACAAAATACAACGACCTCTATCAGTTTAAAATTTATATTGATAACAGAAGAACTTAGTTTTATTCCAGATAATATTTTGAATAGTTGCGAGGTAATTAATGTTTCAAGACCATCTAAAACTCTTTATAATAAATGTATTAAAATAAAATTACCAAACAATATTGCGCTAGAAAATATCACAAATATAAAAAATTTGCATACGGCTAATATTCAACTTGCTCATCCTCATAAAATTATATGTGATAAAATTTTAGATTCCATGTTAGCTATTGATGATCTCAAATTTTTAAAATTCAGAGATTTATTATATGACATATTTATTTATAATCTGGATATTACTGATAGCATTTGGTACATAGTGTCAACCCTTATTACCCAGAAAAAGATTCAACATAAAGACTTATCAAAAATACTTATTAAAACTTATACATTTTTCCAATATTATAACAATAATTATAGACCTATTTATCATCTGGAAAATTATTTGTTTTATTTAATAACTATGGTACATGGTTTTTAGGACTATTCCATAAAATAAATTTGTAAGTTTACTACTTAGAAATTTATTTATTTACTTATCAGATAACCTTGATATGGATATAGTAGCTGCGCTCGAAATATTACAAATAAATAAACATGAAATAAATAGTTTGACATTGGAATACTTAAAAAAACGCTATCATAAATTGGCATTACAAAATCATCCTGATAAAAACGGCAACACTATTGCATCTAAAGAAATATTCCAAAAAATAAACGAAGCGTATGAAGTGTTAAAGAGAGAAATAAGTATTATAGATGGAACGCACGAGGAAAATCGTGTAGATAATGATAGTAATTCAAATAATAGTTCAAATAATGGTCAATACTATGGTTATACATATATAGTAAATTTATTCATTGATGGACTTTTAAAAGGAACTTATAATGAATTCATTTCATCCATCGTTAAAGATATTGTAAGTGGATATACTACTATTTCTTTAAAATTATTCGAAGATTTAGATAAAGAGCGAGCATTGTCAGTGTACAATTTTATTTTCAAATATAAATCTATCTTGCATATTAATGATAGTATATTGGTTAAAGTGAGAGATATCATCCTTGAAAAATATAATGATGTACAAATATATATATTAAATCCCAGTATAAACGATCTTATAAATGATAATGTTTATAAATTGATAATAGAAAAAGAGGTATATTATGTTCCTCTTTGGCACAATGAATGCTATTTTGATAGCTCTGCTGGAGACATAATAGTAAAATGTATTCCCGATTTGCCTTCAAATATTACCATTGATGAAAATAATAATTTATTTGTTGTACACCACGTTTCGTTTACTTTTTCTCTCTTTAATCAAGATTCTATAGTTGTTTTAATAGGTAATAAACCATTTTCTATCCCATTGAACAAGTTATTTTGTAAGATGTCCCAAACCTATATATTGAAAAATATAGGGGTATCACAAATCATAGAAAATGATATATGTAATGTAGAATCTCGTGGTGATATTATATTCAATATTGTCTTTGAATAAGTTTTTGAATCACGATATCATGTGGTATGAAAAAATAAATAAATTGTTTTATTTATTTTTTATTATTTTTATTGTATTTATTTATTTTTTGTTATTTTTATTATGTTTTGTTATTTTTACTATGTTTTGTTATTTTTACTATGTTTTGTTATTTTTACTATGTTTTTATGCTTCAGTAGTCTTCTTCTTGACAACCTTCTTAACAACCTTCTTGGGTTCAGAAGAAGCTGTTGCATCAGCAATTGCACTAGCAACTTCCGCAACTACTGCCTTAGGTACGACTGCAGCAGGAGTTGGAGTAGGAGCAATAAACACGGAAGCTGGGGTAGGGGTAACTGATACTTCCTCTTCCTCTTCATCAGAATCTTCTACTGCGGTGTTTACAACCGAATCATCTTCCTCCTCGTAGTTATCTGATGATGTAGTAGGAGCAATCTTTAGCTTTTCCTTATCAGATGGCTTAAGCTTAATAAAACATTTACCTGTCAAAGATGCTTTGGGCTTTTGAGTCATTGCTTGGATCAACTTCCAAGTAATTCCAAATTTACCATTTGCAAACCACAACCCACCACATTGCATCAAAATAGCCACATTGGTTCCCTTTTGAATAAAATCCAAAGGGGTTACACATGGATTTGCAGTATTGGGAAACAATTTATTATCATCTTCATCATAAATTTCACACTTCCAAACGCCTTCCCAAACAGGCAACTTTACCCGCAAAACAGGTGCCTTGGTCAAGTCTGACTCTCCAGAAAATTTATCCTTGCTATACTTCAACATTGGGGTCCAAAGAGCCTGAATAACATCAGCATTTTTATGCTGTCTACCAAACCATTCCTTAGAATATGTCAACGCATCTGCTTTAATTTTATTTTCAAAATCCATCATAGTTTTTAGAAACGCCGTAGCATCTTCGGTCTTGTACTCCTCACTAGGAAATTGAAGAGACATTTCATATTTACCATTACCTTTTCCTGTTGCTGCATCTACAAAATCTGATGCTCCCCAGGTCAGCAATAGAGGAGTAGATAATCTAATTCCAGAATTTGTATTTTTATTCAAAATATTTACACTTTTACCACCTGACCCACCCGCCTTGGGGGCTGAATAACGAATATTTTCCACATTAAATTGAGTGCCGTCAATGATTGTATCTGCCATCTTGTCTTAGTATGTACTTAATCTACTGATTTATCTTTAAATCAATTTTTTTTTAAATTCAAAAATAAATGTGCATTTTCCTCCAAATACAATACATGATATATTACTTTACATAAAAAAATAGCTCAAAAAGATTTTCGTAACATATATGTATATATACACATGAAGACTTCTACGATTGATTTATTTGATAAAAATAAAAATAAAAACAAATCTACTGCTTCAGTAGAAGAATATATACAACACATTTATAGTACATGTGAAAACTCTATACCCGATATTAAACTGAATGGGAAAATATCGGATGATAATATTTGTATACCCACGATACACACATATGATTTATTATTCGAAAATAATTACAATGTTACACAATTAAAAATGTTTGCAAAACAATACAAACTTAAAATTTCTGGAAATAAAAATCAACTTATCAGTAGAATATATATATTCTTAAATTTGTCTGCTAGAATTGTTATCATCCAAAAATTTATCAGAGGAAGATTGCAACGCAAATGCAATAGTTTACATGGTCCTGCATTTTTAAATAGAACTATTTGTACAAATGATAGAGATTTTTTAACAGACGATCTTTTAAAAGATATATCGCATACTCAATTTTTTAGTTACAAGGATGTAGATGATTTTGTATATGGATTTGATATAATTTCTTTGTATAACCTAATAGTAAAATCCGGAAGAAACATAAAAAATCCCTATAATCGAAATGATATACAACCCAAAGTAGTAATTGATATGCGAAATTTAATAAGAATTAGTAAAATATTAAACATCCATATTGATGTAGAAATAAAGGACGTTTCTGATGATATTACCCCTCAACAAAGTATGGATTTGAGAGTATTAGAATTATTTCAGAATATTAATGCTTTAGGAAATTATAGTGATGCTGCATGGTTTATGTCATTGAGTAGACCTGCTATAATAAAATTATTAAGGGAACTGATGGATATTTGGTCGTATAGGGCGCAACTATCTAATGAAGTAAAACGATTAATATGTCCTCCATTTGGGGATCCATTTAGAAATATTAATTTTAATTATATAGCACAAGAAATTAATTTAGATAGGGTTAGAATGTCTGTTTTAAGTGTGTTAGAAAAGTTCGTAAATAGCGGAGCAGATACAGACAATAAGTCTTTAGGAGCATATTATGTTCTTGGAGCATTAACATTAGTGAATGAAAACGCTGCTACATCCCTTCCTTGGCTTTTTCAATCTGTTTCATATTATTGATTATATATAGTATACATTCATGATATATTTATGATGATATTGCTTTAACAATATTAGTAATATTATGAATAATATATATATGGTCTTAAATCACTTAAATAGTACCCATCTAGATATAGTATAATATGGTAAAAGCTACTAAGACTAAGACCTCCACCCCCGCTGTTGAATCTGTTGTGACCCCCGTTGTTGAATCTGTTTCTGTTGCCCCCGCAGCAAAGACTCCTAAGGCCAAGGCCCCTAAGGCTAAGGCGCCAAAGGAAGAGACCAAGTCAACTTCCACTACTACCCCCACACCCACTCCTATTACTGCATCTACTCCCACTCCCACTCCCACTGATGCGGCTCCTGAGACTGCTGAGGCTGAGGCTCCCCTTGCTGAGCAATCGATTGAGTTCCTTGCCAAGCTCCAACAGGTGAGTGTCTTGCTCTCCTCCCTCAAGGCTGATTTCCGTGCTTTGGAGAAGAGACAAGCTCGTGAGCTCAAGGCTGCTCAAAAGCAGGGATCAAGACGCAAGCGAAAGGCTGGCAATCGTGCTCCCAGCGGATTTGTCAAGCCCACTCGTATCAGTGATGAGCTTGCATCCTTCCTCGGAAAGGACAAGGGAAGTGAGATGGCTCGCACTGAGGTGACTCGTGATATTAATGTCTACATCAGACAGAACGCACTTCAAGATGCATCCAATGGTCGCAAGATCAACCCCGATGACAAGCTTGCCACTCTTCTTAAGTTCGACAAGTCAAAGGACGAGCTTACCTACTTCAACCTCCAGAAGTACATGAGTTGCCATTTTGCCAAGAATGTCAAGACCACCAAGTCTGAGACCATTGTTGCTTAAATGACTTCTATATACTACTTCTAACTTATACTTCTAACTATTCAATAAAATAACATTAAAAACAAAATAAAAATATATAATTTTAGTATATATTTTTAGAAAACTTACTAGTAATATCCAGACAATAATAATATCCACATTTCATATGGCAAAAATAACACTATACGCAATAACAAATAGAATCGCCGCCTTTTTTTATTCTATTACTCATTCCTTTTTTGAATACTTATCTTGTAAAACAACATCGACTGAATATGAAACACAATTGCTTTTTTATCAGGAATTTAATGATGAAAATGATCGTCAGCCTGCTATATCAAACAGATCACCCTCTTTTCTCATTTAGGGGTTGTTAGCAATTTTTGGAAGTTTGGACAATATGGGTCGGTGTAAATAAGATTTTTCAAATCATTTTTGTCTCTATGTAGTAACATATTGGTCAATAATTCTCTAGATATATGAGGTTGCAAGCGCAATACATCTTCCAATGTAATTGTCTCTTCTTCATCCGTTAGTTGATAACAAGTATTCAAAATATAATAGGTTGCAAAGTAAGCATCTATTTTTTGTGTTCGCAATATATCCCATAAATGGATTGCATATATATTCGTTTTCAATACTGACATCTCATATTGATTGTTATCTAGATCTAAAATAATATGTTCCTTAGTATTATTCATTAGATATTATATGTATAAGCACATATAATATCTAAGTAAAAAAATGAAAAATAAATTTATATAATTTTGTGGAGGAAATATAATTATAATAATGGTGGAAATATAAATCCAACATCTTCTAAAATGGGTCGCATCATTTCTGCTACGATTATTCCATTCATTATTTTAATTTTCTCGAATACTTGTAGTTTATTATTCTTTTCAGATAAATCAAACATTTTAAATGATTTTTTCAATAAATCATGATTGGTAATATACTTGCTATTTTGTAATAACCAATCGTAAAAATCAAGAGCATTTGGATTGACCGATTTATGATATTTTTTGAATAATTTCAATGTTCGATGTAATCTGGGATTATCATCTGAATGTTCTACATGCATATTATAATCTGTCCCTGACAATACACATATTTCTTTGAATTCTTTTAGAGTAATTCCTAATTCTAGTAATATACCTTTCAACTCATATACAACTGCAGTGTGATTCATTAGACTAAAATATCTTAATACTCTAGGACAACCATATACAAACATATCCATATCCTCACTTAAACACCCCCATACTTTCTCTTCTATTGCTAACATGGCACACAATTCATCCGCTTCTCCTGGTGCATCATAATACGTTGCTCCATACGCTCTAATTAAAATTTTTACTTGATTGATATGTTCTTTATTAATATAAACAAACTTTTTTTTGAGTTCATCCATATTATTCAGTATTTCTTGTTTCTCCGTATCATCTATATTGATGTTAGATGCCAGAGTTGTCTTCAATACATTATATTCTTTTTCTGCTTTCATTTTATCCTCTTTGCGCTTTATTAAGAGTTCTTTTTTTTCAGCTGGCGGCTTCCCGTCAAATATAAATATAGGTGTAATATTGTAATACCTAAATATGGATAACATTAAATATATATTTTCAATCAAACTATTGTCACCTTCAAATTTGTACATATAAATGCTAATATCAACTGCTAGCTTTTTACCAGATAGATCAGCCATGTTTATACACTTGATCGAATTCGGGCTATTTTCTCTTAAAAATCCGTTTAAATATTTAATCCCCATTTTTATGTATTTAGTCTATAGTTTAGTGCTATATTTATTACCGGCTTTATTCATTTCAATTTTATTATTCTAATGAATTCGGATCTCTACAAAAAAAATTGAAATAAATTTTACCACATAAGATATAGTATATTGTAATACTTTTAACATTTGAAAATGCAAACACGTAGACAAACAAAGGAACTCCTTCGGCTAGCGCCTACGGAGTTCAATCGCTCACCTTCGACACACTGCGCAGTGTCTACGGCTCACAGCAAAGCTGCTGGTGCTGCTACTGCTGCTGTAGAGGTTTATCATAATAATACTAGTGAAAATGATGTAGACAATGATAATAATGGAATGCAAATATATAAAGTATTTGAATATGATGAAAATGATAAGGGAATATTTGAAGTAAATATTGATTTTGACGGAGCAAGCGAAGCTTGGAAAGAAAATAAAAAATCTTCCGGGAATGGATGTTATAAATATACATGCATTGCGTTTGTCGCAAAAACTGGGATAAAATGTGAGAAATTTGCAAAATCGGGGTGCGATTATTGTGCCATGCATAATAAAAATAAAATAAAATAAAATAAAATATCTAGATATTTTATACTATGGAAAATATTATTTTAGAAAAAGAAGATAAGAGAAAGAAAGACAATGGAATTATATATTCTACTTCCTCTTCTGATTTTTTAAATAAACTTGGATATGGTGTTCCTTTATCGGAATCTTTTCCACCAATACAAACACCTCCACCTAGTCCTATAAAATCAGATTCATCTACGTCAGAAGAACGTACATTTACGCAAGAAGAACGTCCATATCTTAAGCCTTATAGTAAAGAAGAAAAAAATATTCGTTCGGATGATTTACGCGCGCATTTATATCCCGACACTGAGGAAGTGATTCCGGAAGGAACAACATGGGGACAAATGAAAAAAAATTATAAAAAAACATTTGGTAAACATATTCCAAAATATGAAACTATAGAAGAGATGGAAGAAAATATATATAATGTTGAAAGTCATCCGATAGTTATTGGTGGAAGAAAAACCAAAAGAACTAAGAAGCATAAGAAGAGTAAGACATATAGAAAAACTAGGAAAAATAGAAAGGGGGGAAAAGGTAGAAAAAGTAGAAAGCATAGAAAAAGTAGAAGACGCTAACCTAATTCCGTTATTGACATGCGCATATTTTTCATAATGTAATCAAAATCTATATTATTGATCGTTTTCGTTTTATTCTGTTTTTTTAAACGATGTAGCAATTTTTCCATATCATTAACAGATTCAATCATTGATTTTGTTTTGTAATTTTTTCCAATAAATTTACAAAATTCATCCAAATTGCCAGTAGTTTTTTTAAACTGCAACAATGATAAATTATTCTTATCACACCATGATAAAAATCCTTGATAATTATTTAATAGAACGAGGGTTATTACATAATAAGCCAGAACATTAGTGTGTTCTTTATACAATGTTTCTCTCATTGTTTTTGATTGTAAAGTCTTAGAGTAAAGGTCTTCGTATTTTAATCCCATAAAATCCAATGTTTTAACCATTTGAAAAAATCCATATGTAATTTCAAAATTTATAAAAAACTCACAATTAATTAAAAATTCAGTTTCATTATCTTTATCCTGTAATAAAAAATAACTACAAAATACAGCATTCATTATTTCCGCCCAAAATTCAGTATATGCTTCATATAAATTGACTTTAGAATCCACTGGAAATATACTTAATATTTTATTATGACATTCATTCATATTCATATCTGAAAAATCTAATGCAAAATTATGAAATGTTTCATGCATAAATACCTTAAACCATTCCTCTTTGCGAAAAACGACTATTTCTCCATTGCTTGGGCATGTGGTTGTAAACGCGGTATTGATATGATTTTCATCCAAAATATTTATATTGCTAGTAGGTAATTTTTTAGTTAATGATGTAAAATATGCATAAATAGTCAATAGTTTTGAACATGTTTTTGATGCATATTCGTTTATAATGGTTAGCCAAATAAGCATCTTTCTTACATGTTCATTATAAACCTCGATACGAAGCTCAGGGTTAGCTTCTTCTACTATAAAATGTATTCTTATATCTCTTTCAATGAGAGAAAAAGTATATGACAATTCGTATAAGGCATTGTCATTGATATGTTGTCTTATTTCTATTGGAAAACTATCCGCATTAAACATTTTAGGTTTAGGGATTTGCGAAATAGTTGTTATTTTCGTAATGTGTGGATTATAAAATTGTGGATTGTGAGATATTGATGTTATATGTTTATCTGCTTGTTTAAGCTCGTTATATAATGATTTTATTATCGCGGTTGTTTTTTTTGTTTGTTGTTTATGTTTCATGCATTTTTTTTCTATTAAAAAAGACATTAATAGCTCGCTATTTTTTGTCAGAGAATTACTCATTCTGTTATAATAGATACATATTTATTTTTAATATGTATTTTTATATTTTGTAATTTTTCTTTCTGATGTAATTGTAAATGGATTTAGCAAATGTCATTGTCATTATATTGTGTGTTTTGTTAGTTGTATCTTTTATGGGGCATATAGTCGTTATAAATAAATATCCTCAACCGGTTCCTGTACCCGTCCCAGTCCCTAGCCCTAGTCCTAGTCCATTGATTGGAGGATGTGCTGGAACAAGGTATGGTTGTTGTCCAAATGGGTCTACCCCTAAAATGAACCTGATTGGGTCTAATTGTAGGTAGATGATAAAAATAATACAAATATAAAAAATACAAAATAATATAAAAAATTAATATTTATATTATTTATAATGAGTGATAGTGAAGAAATAAATGCGGTTGATGATAATACCAAAACAAGAGATGAATTGACATTTATAGAATTATTAGCAGAACATGTTTTTGACCCATCATCTATTATAGAATCTACAGAAGATGTAAATATTTTAGAGCTTTCAGAAGAACCTAGCTTGGTCCACAACAATTCACTCATGGAGGAAGAACCTATTATTGAACCTATAAAGACATTAAAGAAAGAGCCTGTTAAAGAACATGTAAAGACATCAAAGAAAGAACATGTAAAGGCATCAAAGAAAGAACATGTAAAGGCATCAAAGAAAGAACCTGTTATTGAACCGATAAAGGTGGAAGAGGAAGAACCTATTGTAGAGGAAACATCTGTAAAAATAGTAAAGGAAGATCCTATTATTGAACAGGTAAGGGTGGAAGAGGAAGAGCCTATTATTGAGTCTATAAAGGTTGAAGAGGAAGTACTTGTTGTAGAGGAAGAGCAAAAGGCTGAACCTCTTGGTGAACCTGTAAAGGTAGAAGAGCAAAAGGCTGAACCTCTTGGTGAACCTGTAAAGGTGGAAGAGCAAAAGACCGAATCTGTTTCCGAACCTGTAAAGGTGGAAGAGGTAAAAGTAGAAGAAAATCCCGTTGTAGAAGAACCAAAGGATATATTTAATAAAATATCATCATCATTATATTCAATCTGTAAATGGTTCGTTAAAAAATAGTGTAACTATTGTAAAATATCAATCATATCATCTTATTTTCTCTCTTGAAAGGTAAATCAAGAGAGAAAAAGTATACCAATCCACTTCCACCCCCCTGAGTATAATCCTCTAATCTATACAGACTTTATTTTATCTCGTATCATCATTAAATCTTCCGCTAATTCTGGATCCTTACCCTTTTTATAATGCATCAATTTTGCATTTTTAGTTTCTACTAATACATGTTTTAAAGTTTCGTTTTGAGAGAATTTTGCATATTGTGCATTATACATCGCTTGTTGATCACGTTTTCCTATAAAATCGGGATCCATGACTACTTCCAATGGTCTGATTAACTCACCCTTATATTTTCCATTTTTAGAGGCTGCATCCTTTGCCATTTCAACATTTTTTGAAAGAGGAGTACCTGATTCAAGAGAGAAAGATAAATAAAATTCAGGGTTATTTTGTTTAAATTTAGAAGCCTGATAATAATGTTCTATGCTACCCCATCTATGACCATCTAACAAAAACGGATGTTCTGTATCTAACCAAGATATATCCAATTTTTTACGCCAATCTGGTATACTATGTAATGCAGCAAATTCTTTAACTAAATCACGTGGCTCTATTTTCTCTCCTGATCCTTTTCCAGGTAGTGGTTTTGAAGAGGAATTATGGTAAAATACAAACTCAACATTGTCATCATATAAACCTTTAATCTTTGATTCGGATAATTCTTCAAAATGTGGTGTTGGAATATTGTTACCCATGAGTTCTTGTTTAAATTTTATGAAATCGGGTATTAATGAAAATAAACCCGAATTGCGCTCCATACATTTATCAACAACAAGTTTTCTAATATCATAAGGCAATTCTTTAAAATTAAATATTTGTTTTTTCTTATAACTAACTAATTTATAATGATATCCTACAAAATCAACTATTATATAATATTCGGGTATAAATTCACCACGAGATTGTAATATGGTATCATTTAATTGTCCGCATTGCAATACATTGGCGTCATCCTTATCTTTATACGCTTCACTAGAAAGAATAATAAATTTAACGTTCAATATTCTTTCCAATGTTGACAATGCCCATGTTTCCGCCCAAAATTCACAGGTTTTAATTTTTGCTTTGAATTTTTCCAAAGTATCTACATTTTTCATAAACTTAAATTCATCCGCGTTTAATTTTGACACTTTTTTCTCTGCAATAAGTCTGTCTCTTAGTTTTTTTATTTCTACACCGGCTTGTGCCAATTTTTTCTTTTCATTTCTATCAAATGTTTCATTGTGTAGTTTTTTAAACTTATCATATTGAATTTCTAGTTCCTTTATTTTTGCTGTATCTGAAGTAATCGATTCCAATGCCATATCATATTGTTCTTTATAACCAATAAACACATTTTCACTTGCTTCAATAGATAATTTAGTTCTCAATTTCGGAATAGTTGTTTGTTGTGCAATTTGTGCAAAAGCATCTCTGATAGTCGCAAATAAACAATCGCCGCCACCTTCATTATCAATGATATCATAGTTATTATTTTTCATGAATTTTTCGATCCAGGATTTCGTTTTTTGAGGATCATATTTATTTTTTAAGCGTATAGCATCACTCTTTTTTTCTTCCGATAAATCTACTGGAATAGGGATACCTTTTATAGCAATAAATGCATCTTTTCTAATAGCAGGAATTACTATTTCTACATCCTTTTTAAATTTGGATCCTTCTTCGTTTTCCTTATCATCAGATTGCGCTTCCTCCTCCTCATCACCAGCCTGTGCCTCCTCTCCTTTTTCTTTTGCCTTTTTCTCAAATTCTTCTGCATTTTGTTCAACAATATCACCTGACTCAGGAACCATTCTTAAGTTTTCCAACATCTTCCTTGTAACAAAAATGTAAATTAAAGGTTCGTCCAAGGGTTCATTTAATTTTTCGATTTCTAATTTACCTTCTTCATCTGTGTAATGTTTTAAATCGCTTGACAATATCTCATATACTCCAATTTGTACAACCTTATTATTTGATTTCACTAAATAAATAGGAAAATATATAATATTTTTATCTGCAAAACTCTTATTTGCACTACCAACCGCAATTATAATATCTACATGCTTTACTTCAATCTCATATAAATCATACTCTCTATTTTTTGAATTATCAGCAGCAGCAATGCTTTTAATTTCGGGATAACTTATGCTACTATCTAATTTTGATAACACCATATTATATTATAGGTGTTATAAAATATCTAATATAATTTTCAAATAAATTATATTATACTCTTCCTGGAGTTTTAACTCCAAATTATGAATTTTTTCATAAATTTATCATGCTTTAACTCATTCATGAAGTACCACATTTCTTTTCTTTTGATAACTACATCAATATTATCTGTATTATTCTCAAATAAAATGATTTGTTCTATCACGTCTTGTTTTTTTAATTTATTTACCTTTACATCCTTTGACAGACCATAATAATCACATATCAGTAAAAGTTGCTTCACATTAAAATTCAAATCGTAATTTTTCATTTGCGTAAATATATCGTCATTTTGGAAAGATATGGGGTCTGATATGTGTTGTTCTGTCTGAATATTGTCTTTATGAAAGTCCAATAAAAATGTATCAATATCATTATCTATATTTAATTTGTCAAAAGTGGTTTCTTCTACTTCATTATTTTCATTTAAAAAAAATAATATATTTTCAGAATCGTTATTCATTATATTATTTTTACATTTTATATTTAAATATTTGAACTAATAAGTATTATTTATACTACTTCACATTTATCATGATATTACATCTCAATCATATCCATAAACTTGAATATAGATTTATTAGACAAACTCGCATATGATTTTACTTTGCTATGAGCAAACATGGTAATGGTCTCCATGAAATTCTTATCGTCTATTTTTTGTTCACATCCATTAAATAATTCCTTATTGTAAAGAATCGCAATATTTTCACTCATTTCATCTACTTCATTCTTTTTGTTGTCTTGTTTAATTAAGATTGTCACTTGGTTCAACAAGTTAAAGGTCAACTCAATTAATTTATCCTTTTTAATGATTTTATTCAACGTCAAATTGACTATAAATGAACTCAATGCCTTTCTTTTTTCATTATCCTTGTTAATCTTGCAAAATTTATCATAATCTTCATCCGCGCTACAATGCTCAATTTGTGTAAATAATTCCAAAAATGCATTTAGATTTGTCTCAAATATAACGCTCATTATTTCAAATTTATTAATTAAATCACTATATAAATCAGCATACAATTTAGAATAAAATCTATTATTTGATGCAATTTCAAAGATGGCCTTACCAATACGTGATATGTCTAGTGGATCTACATTGTTTTGTGTTACATTAGTTAATACTTCTACTATTTTGGCGCTTTGCTCATTATAATTTTTATCGGACATTTTATTTAGACATGATCTTATTACGTCAATTTGTGCATCAATACCAACCTTATGAACTATTTCTGTAGCTTGAAAACTTCGAATACTTTCCCAGTCATCATCATTCACCATTTCATGTGATCGATTCCCCCGCTTCTTCTTCTTAAAATTATTATCCACGTTTGAATCACTTGATGTAATATTGTGTTCCCTTTTACTGAAAATAGGTGTTCTTATATACGTAGGGGACCCTACTTGCAATGCTAAATCTGTAATCATACTCATAGTTTCATCTGGTAATTTTATCTCAAATCCCTCGAATGTAATATTAGTAAAATCTTGTAGAGTATATCTCATTGTTTGCATTTATAGATATATATTATTATTAGGGTTTCATTTATATCAATTTTTTTGTTATATAATTACTCCTCCTCTTCTTCCTCCTAAGCTATATAATAGTATAGCTAAAAATTACTATTTATATAGAAATAAACTTAAACATAACATGTATAATATGTATATAATGTCAGCTGAAAAAGATACTGAAATGCTAGAGGATAATAATAATTTAAAGGAAGATAAATTTGTAGAATCAAATATTGAAGAAGTTGATAGTTGGGATGAGCTTGATCTTAAGCCCGATATTTTAAGAGGTATTTATGCACATGGACTTGAAAAGCCCAGTCCTATTCAAAGAAAAGCAGTAAAACCTATTATGGATGGAAAAGATATTATCGCCCAAGCACAATCTGGCACTGGTAAAACAGCAACTTTTACCATTGGCGCACTTTCACATGTAGTTATTGAGAATAACGAAACACAAATCTTAGTGCTATCACCTACGCGTGAGTTAAGCAAACAAACCCAAGATGTTATGTATGGTATTGGTTCGATGATGCCTGGACTTCGAGTACAACTTCTTGTGGGGGGAAATTCCATTGATGATGATGTACGAAATTTAAAGGATGTCACACCACATATTATTACCGGAACACCTGGTCGTGTTTATGATATGATGCGTAGAAATAATATTGGATCTAAAAATATTAAATTAATTATTTGCGATGAAGCAGACGAAATGTTGTCTAGTGGATTTAAAGAGCAAGTGTATAACATCTTTCAATTCTTGCGACGGGATGTTCAAGTTGCCCTTTTCAGTGCTACTCTTCCAGATCACATTAATACTATCACTAGCAAATTTATGCGTAATCCTGTTACTATTCAAGTGAAGGCTGAACAACTGACTCTAGAAGGAATATCGCAATATTATGTTGCTGTAGAGGATGATAGACAAAAATATTTAACCCTGAAGGATTTATATGCGTTTATGTCTATGTCACAATGTATTATCTATTGCAATAGCGTAAAACGTGTTTCTGATTTATATGAGGCTATGATGGAAGACGGGTTTCCTGTGTGTCGTATTCATAGCAATATGGAAAAATTTGACAGAGATAGTGCTTTTTCTGAATTTAAAACTGGAAAACATCGTGTATTAATTTCGTCAAATGTAACTTCTCGTGGAATCGATATTCAACAAGTCAGTTGTGTGATTAATTTTGATATTCCCAAAGATGTGCACAATTACCTTCATCGAATTGGACGAAGTGGTCGATGGGGTAGAAAGGGAGTTGGTATTAATTTGATCACCCGCAGGGATATTTCCAAACTCAAGGAAATCGAAACTTACTATGTTTGTCAAATTAATGAATTGCCTGGAAACTTTGATTCTTTGATGCGATAAATACTATTCGTATAATAAATTTTAAAAAATTCTATTTTGATATTACTATATGTCCAAAATAGAATTCATAAATGACCATTTTAAAATGCCCATTTCATATAATGAACAAAAAATGGAATTAAATAAACATATAGCAATTGATTTAGAACTAATCAAAACTATTGATCCTTCTTGCACACCATTATATCAATATGCGTTTCAACCTAAGACTTGTTTTGGAGTGAAAGTAAATGAACAAATATCTCAATACTACACGACCGATGCGTCATTTTTGAATGATACGCAATGTTTATTAAAAAATTATAAATCGATACCCAATGAAGCGTTTAGACCGGACTTCAATAATATTATCGATATTTGGAATGAAATTAAAAATGATACTGGATTTAAAGAAAAATATCATTACATAGATTGGACTATGTGGGAGCATTTAAATAATTCCGAAACATTTCTTCAGCTAATGAGTGTATATAATTTAGCATCACCCATTTTATCTTTATTTGTACCAATTATAATACTTATTATCCCATTTTTTGTGATTAAACTGAAGGGGTTAACTATCACTATAAATGAATATATTGAAGTGCTTAAATTGGTAGCATCTAATCATGCAATCGGTAAACTATTTACAAAGTTTAGCAGTGTAGGAATGGATGAAAAATTATATTTGATAGTTTCTGCTTTGTTTTATGTATTTTCTATTTATCAAAATATACTTACCTGTTTAAGGTTTCATCAAAATATGAAGAAAATTCATAACTATATATTTGATTTTAGAAATTATATTGATTATACTGAAAAATCCATGAATAATTTGTTATTATATACGTCAACTTTAAAAACACATGATCAGTTCAATAACGTTATAAAACATAATTTGTCTATATTGTCTGAATTTAAAAATAAATTAACTAGTATAGCTCCCTACACATTATCCATTAATAAAATAGGAGGATTGGGTCACGTATTAAAATGTTTTTATGAGATTTATTCGGACCAATGTTATAATGATGCATTTTTATATTCATTTGGATTTCATGGATATATTGATAATATAGAAGGGCTTATTGGAAATATAGATAACAAATACATCAATTATGGTACGTTTGTAAAGAATGGTAAGAATAAAAAAAATGGTAAACGAAAATGTCAATTCAATAAATCATATTATCCTGCTCTTATTTACGACAATCCGATTAAAAATACTTATAAATTAAAGAAAAATATGATAATCACAGGCCCAAATGCTTCTGGTAAAACGACCATTTTAAAGTCGGCTTTAATAAATGTCATTATTTCTCAGCAAATGGGTATTGGATTTTACGAAAGTGCTACATTAATTCCGTTTAAATTTATTCATTGTTATTTAAATATTCCAGATACATCTGGAAGAGATTCTCTCTTTCAAGCAGAATGTAGAAGGTGTAAGGAGATTTTAGATATTATTAAACATAATAATGAAGACACACATTTTTGTGTGTTTGATGAATTATATTCCGGTACAAATCCAGATGAAGCTGTAATGAGTGCCACATCTTTTATGTCATATTTAATTAAAATACCAAATGTGACTTGTATTTTGACTACCCATTTTATAAAATTGTGTCATTATTTAGAAAAAAATAAAAGCATTGAAAATTACCACATGTTGACTAGAAAAGAGGGTGTCGATTTTAATTATACATATAAATTAGAAAAAGGTATATCAAATATTCATGGAGGAATTAAAGTTCTTCATGATATGGACTATCCGAAAGAAATAATTGATAATACCGAAAAATTTATGTAATACTCCTTTGGCTGCCATCGGCAAGTACGGAGTATAGGGATGTGACCGAGCGAAACGCTAGTGGAGTATTCTGATTCGTTTCCTTAAAAAAATAAATATATAAACTTGTTGTAATAATGCCTTTGTCCGATATAATAACAACCCCTTTTTTGATTAGTTTAGGAATTACTTTACTTCTTGTAGGAATTATGGTTATTTTTATAATGCAGCGTTTTCAAGAACAAAATCATAAAATTTCATCCATGTTTGGTTTAGTTTCTTCCATGGCGGAAGAAATGAATTTTATGCGTGGTAAGCTTCAATCAGTAACCTTTAATGCAATGTCTCCATCTCAAAAAAATGTGTATGTGGGTGGAGTTGGGGACGGAGTTACTATGACTTCTGCTTCTGATAGATTAATTGATGTTTCTGATGGGGAGGAGGATAGTGATGAGGAGGAAGATAGTGATGAGGAGGAGGATAGTGATGAGGATGAAGATAGTGATGAGGATGAAGATAGCGACAGCGAAAGCGATAACAAAGAAAAAGAAATGTGTACACATAATGTTATCGATATTTGCGCGGATGATATTTTAGCCAATTTGTCATCCAATATCAAAGTAATAAATATTAGTGAAAATTTTACTATTAACGATACATTAAGTGGTGCAGATATTGACATCAATGATGAAATAGATGAGTTAAGTAGCCAGAGCAGTAGTAGCAGTAGTGATTCTAGTTCAGATGATGAAGATGATTTAGAGGAACAGGATCATACACCAATAAATACAAGCATTTCTATTTCAGCAGAAAAATTAAATACTTTAGATCTTCTCAAATCTATTCACATTTCCAGTTTAGAAGAATCAAATAAAGAATTTGCTGTTTTAGATTATAAAAAAATGTCATTAAATAAATTAAGAAGTATAGTTGTTGAAAAAGGTATTGCCACAAGTGCATCTAAACTCAAAAAAGAGGAGCTCCTTAAATTGCTTAGTGTTGCAGAGTAATTGCAAAATTATCATATTCCTTCGCTACAGCTACGGAATATAAACGGAAATCTTCTATTCGCTTCGCTCATATCCGTTTTCCTCCAATCACACATTTACTATTATATTATGATATTTTTTCTTGTCATAATATATTATGTCTTGGGCTACATGCTATAATTCCTCCAATAATATACATTTTAATTTTCCTCCCATCATGGCGGATGGTCGAAATTTTGCTTCTTGGCAGCCAGAAGCCGTAGTGAATCAACGTATTCAAGAACAAGAAAATATTACTTCTAGTTGGGCTTATAGACAATTTATGACAAACAATGGTATTCAAATCATGAAATATAATAATCAAGAGGCCTGTTACGATTTAGGATTAAATCCTCATATACAAACCAATAATACTCCTTCTTCAAATGTGCCTTACTTATTTAAGTCCACATATGATACCAGTAGTCCTGGTTATGGATATAATAATAGTGATCTTAAGTCACCCTATTTATCTAGAGAACAATTACAAGCTAGAATGATATCCCCTGCTATATCTAGCGCACAATTTTCCAAATTTAATAAATAAATTGAAGCGAGATAACGTATCTATAATAAACAATACATCATGTTTGTATTGTTTATTTATGGGATGTTGGTTATTTTCTACGTCTACTCTTGTTTCTTCTGCGCTTAGATGCATTGCGCTTTTTTCTATAAGATTTGCGTTTTTGTCTTCGTCTTATTTTTCCACCTACCCCATTTTGTTTATCTCGAGCCATTATATTTTGTAAAGTCTCATTATAATGATTTACTGCTCTCCAATATTTTTCAGTCGCTTCTTTTGATTCATTTGGTATAGCTGAAATTCTTCCATAATCTAATTTAGTTGCAGAACCTGATGGGGGGAGGCTAGATACTAGATCTGGATAAGTTGCATTTACCCATTTATACGCATCATTTATATTCGGTATTATATTACCATATGCTGAACGTTGGTATGTTATTCCTGTTTCAGGATCTGTTACAATTTGCGTAGGTCTATATTTGCGTATATCCTCGCTATATGCATTTACTCCTAGTGGTTTTCCATTGCTATCATACACTTCATCGTATTTTGTTTCATATTCTGACTCGCCACTACGATATTGTGGGTCATTGTCTTTGCCATCTAATACAGGTACTAATATTTTTTTACCAGAAGCATCTGTTTTCATATAAAATACAGGTATACTAGGCGTATCACGTGTAGTAATCATTCTACCATCGCGTGAAAATTTATTTGAAATTTGCAATACCAGTTGAGGGTAGTTAGACATGTTTACTATATAATATATACTGAAAATATATTGAAGGGTTATAGTTAATAAGTATATGGATTCCTCCACTAAAGTTCCCGAATCTGGGTCTGCAACTTTACCACACTTCGTAGTGGTTCCATTGCATCCCTTAAAAGTGCTAAGTATAGATGTGGGTATTAAAAATCTAGCTTTTTGTCTATTAGAAAAATCAGAAGATAATATATTAAACGATTTTCGTATCGTTAAATGGGATACTATCAATTTATCTCAAGATATGAATTATAATTGTTGTGAAATAAGCAAAAATGTGGTTTGCAACAAACCTGCAAAATTTATTAAAGGCACTCAATGTTTTTGCTTAAAACATGCTAAAAAACAACCATTTAAAATACCAACCGCAGAACTTAAACCAACATTCATAAATAAACAAAAAATACAAACATTGCACACATTAGCTGTTAAATATGATATTAAAATACCTGACCAAACTCCATCGACTGGCTTCGGTAAATGCGCTAACAAACCAATAAAAAGAACAGATTTAATTGCATTAATAAATGACCATATTAACAAAACTTGTTTTAATCCTATAATAAAAACAAATGCATCCACGATTGATTTAATTACTATTGGGAGAAATATTAAAATAAAACTAGATGAAATATTGAGTGAAGATATGTCATCGCTTACTCATGTAATCATTGAGAACCAAATTAGTCCCATTGCAAATAGGATGAAGACCATACAGGGTATGATTGCTCAATATTTTATTATGAGAAATAACGATATTCGTATAGAATTTGTTTCTTCTGTTAATAAATTAAAAGATGCTATGGTTGATGAGGTTGCTGGCACTGGTGGTGTGGTTGCTGGTGTAGTTGCCTCAGAAATTACTGATGCAAAAAAAAAATATAAAGATAGAAAACTTTTAGGAATACAAAGATGTTTACATTTGGTGAATAATAACGACAATTATAAAGAATGGTGTAGTTTTTTTACGACGCATGCCAAAAAAGACGATTTGGCTGATGCATTATTACAGGGTATTTGGTTTGTCAATAAAAATAAAAATTGATCATTAAATATACATGTATGTAAATTGCACATATAAATCAATCACTAAAACAATGGAATTATCACCAGAACAACTAATAGCTTTCGATAAATATGTTCAGGGAGAAAATATATTTATCACTGGACCTGGTGGTTCAGGAAAATCCGCTCTTATTCGAAAAATAAAACAACATAATGATCAACGGGTACATTATCAAAAACAGCTTCAAGTATGCGCTCTTACTGGATGTGCAGCTATTTTATTAAATTGTAAAGCAAAAACACTACATTCATGGGCAGGTATCGGATTAGGAAACGGCACTATCGAACAAAATGTAAGTAAAATAATCAATAGTAGCTTCAAAAAAAAGATTTGGAAAGGTACAAATATTTTAATCGTCGATGAGGTAAGCATGTTGTCTCTCAAATTATTCGACATGTTGAATCAAATTGGTAAATTAGTGAGAAAAAACTCCCGACCTTTCGGAGGAATCCAATTAATATTTTCAGGAGATTTTTATCAACTTCCTCCCGTGGGTAGTGCAGATGACCCCGATTCCAGACGCTTTTGTTTTGAAAGTGATGATTGGGACTCTGTTTTCCATAAAGATTGTCAAATCCAGTTAATAAAAATATTTAGACAAACAGATGATACATACAGCAGTATTTTAAATCAAATTCGCGTGGGTCGTCTTAAAAAGAAATCGAATGAATTGTTACTACAATATGTAGATAGACCAGCTGCGACTGGGTTAATAGTTGAACCCACTAAAATGTTTCCTACAAAACATCAGGTTGAATTTATAAATAATAGTAAAATGGCTGCTTTAGATGGGATTGGAAAAGATTTTGTTATTAAAAATTTGTCAAATTTAGAAATGACACAAAGAGGAAAAATGATTCGATCACAATGCACCGACAAGGATATTCAATGTGAGTTTGACTATTTAACTAGAAATTTAATTTGTGATGCAAATATTAAGTTGAAAATCGGATGTCAAGTTATGTGCATAGTAAATATTCCGTTAGAAGATGGTGAAATGTTAGTATGTAATGGAAGTCAGGGAATAATCACTCGATTTTGTTTAGCAACTGGGTTACCATTTGTTAGATATAATAAGGGAATAGAAATGCTTATGTCTAGACATATTTGGGAAAGTGAGACTATTCCTGGGATTGGTGTGGCGCAAGTGCCTTTGATATTGGCGTGGGCTTTGACTATTCATAAATCGCAGGGCGCTACTTTAGACGTCGCTGAAATAGACGTTGGTAGTGGAATATTTGAGTGTGGTCAAACCTACGTAGCACTTTCGCGGGTGCGATCACTTGAAGGATTATACTTGACTTCTTTTGATGCTCAAAAAATAAAAATAAATAAAAAGGTAAAATACTATTACGAAGCTTTGACGTTATATCATGAATCAAAAAACAATCAAGAAGAAGTATATATTCCTGTCGTAGTGTCTGAATCTTCTACTAATGTATCCCCCGAAGTAGATAATGTATTTACCAAATTTCAATATATAGAACCCACGAATATCATTCCTTTAGACGAATCTAGTAAATTATAATGGTTTGTCTTGTCGAGGGAAACTTCGGCTTGCTTGGTTGCAAACCGAAGTTTACTGATTATACGCAGGAACTTTAGTGGAGGAGAATATAAAATATATATTGTTATTCGTAATACTTAAAATTATATGTTCTAATTAATTCATAATAGCAATGGATCCGGAAATTATAGATATTTCAACTTTACATCTTAATGAAAATTTAGGTTCATGGGGCTCTTCTGGTTCTGGTTCTGGTAGAAGTTCTCAAAAATCAACCAATTTTGGTTCTGGGATAGAACTGCTTATGAATGAGAAAAAAAAGGAAGGTTCTGGAAAGCAATCTAGTGATATTGATATTGAAGATTTAAATAATCTAGAAGATGAACTGAACGATCTTATTGATGACAATGGACCTGGTATCAGTTATGAAAATAAATCTAATTTTTTTACAAAGGGTAATTCTTTTAATGATGGTCCGTCTGTAAATGTTCGATTTGATGATGGTCCTAGTCTAGGACAATCTACTGCTGAAAGTAGCGGGGATGCTAAAACGTGGGATGGATATGGTAAATTTAATAACGTACCTTTAAACCCTGATAAATCATTACCATCTCAACCTCAATTGAACAAGGAAGAACTATTAAGAGAAAAATTCAAGTTTTTAAGACGATTGGAAGCCCTTGAAGCAAAGGGTGTTAATTTGACTAAAAAATACAATATGGAATCGCCTTTGGCTGAAATGCAGGGTGAATATGAAATGATTATGGAAGAGAAATCAAAGCAAAACTCTGTTAAGTTTCAGGGGAATATGCTTATGGCTACTATCAATGCACTAGAATTTTTAAATAATCGTTTCGACCCTTTTGATATTAAAATTGATGGGTGGTCTGAACAAGTAAATGAAAATATGACTGATTATGACGATGTTTTCGGAGAGTTATACGATAAATATAAAAGTAAGGCTACTATGGCTCCTGAACTTAAATTGTTATTTCAATTGGGTGGTAGTGCTATGATGGTTCATATGACAAATACTATGTTCAAATCCGCTATGCCTGGCATGGATGATATTTTGAGACAAAATCCGGACTTAATGAAGCAATTCCAAAGCGCTGCAGTGAATACTATGGGTCAAACCAACCCTGGATTTTCTGGGTTTATGAATGGAATCATGAATCCTGAACCACAAGCGAGTATGAGTCGCGGACCGCCTCCTCCTCCTATGGCCACACAAGGCCCTGGTGCTCCGCAAATGACTTCAAGTAGACCCGGTAATAATAATTATAGTAGTGGTCCTAATACCAGTCAATCCACACGACCTGATTTGGTAAGAGGTCGTGGATTCAATGAAAATGATGGTATTAATATCAGAGAATCATTTGGAAATACAAATGATGCGGATCGCAGCAAACGCGCTCCATCCCGTGCAGAAATGAAGGGTCCTAGTGATATTACTGACATTCTATCTGGACTAAAAACAAAGACTATTAATATTCAAGAACAACCAAAATCGAGTAGCGCTAATGTGGATGAAGGAAATAGCAGCACTATCAGCATTTCTGATTTGAAAGATTTGCAGGGTGATGGTAACATGCCCAAGCGCAGCAAGCGCAGACCAAAATCTGATAAGAACACTGTTAGTTTAGATATTTAGAGCGTTTATTGTCTGTTCAAATATATAATAAGATGCATTATATTTTTGAAGCCATATTTGTCGGCATTTATAGCATTGTAATAGCCATTATATTATCTTTTGTTGTACACAACTATTATTACCTCCTTTTTTTGACTGGATTCATAAAACATGTGGGTGGATATATTTTGAACATTCATACATATTATTGTAATCACGGAGATGCTTGCACAAGAACTCATTCGGTTGCCTCTAGCAACAACATACTTATATCTAAAAATAACCCAAGACAACTAATATTTGAAAGTATTATTGAAGGCATAGCATATGTAGTCGGTGGATTTATATGCAGTTTTTTCATTCCTAATATATATGTTTCCGTTTTTATAGTAGGAATAGCAATGCATGGTTTGGCAGAATTGTTGGACGTTCATCGTTTTTTTTGTAAAAATAGATGTATAAGACAAATATAGTTAAATACATGGTATTATAATATTATATCATTTCATGACTATATCAGTGGGATTAATCACAGGAATAACTGGACAAGATGGGTCATATTTAGCAGAATTATTATTAGAAAAAAATTATGAAGTATGGGGGATTATTCGTCGCACATCCAGTATAAATACAAACAGAATAGAAAATATATTTGATAAATTAAATTTAAGATATGGTGATTTATCTGACTCTGTGAATTTATTAAACATATTTAATGAAATTAAATGCAAATATGGTGACACATTAAAGCGATTAGAAGTATATAATTTAGCTGCATTAAGTCATGTTAAAATTTCATTTGATATACCTGAATACACCGGTGATGTTGGCGGTTTAGGTGTATTGCGCGTACTAGAAGCTATTAGGAATAGTGGTATTCCTCAACAACTAATACGCTTCTACCAAGCGTCTACTTCTGAATTGTATGGAAAAGTAGTCGAGGTTCCACAAACAGAATTAACCCCTTTTTATCCTAGGTCTCCATATGGTGTCGCCAAATTATATGGATACTGGATTACTAAAAACTACAGAGAGGCATATGGCATGTTCGCTTGCTCAGGTATTTTATTTAATCATGAAAGTCCTAGACGTGGACATAATTTTGTTACAAGGAAGATAACAATTGGTTTGAGTAAAATTTTAAAAGGGGAGGTAAAACAACTGGTATTAGGAAATATTAATTCATTGCGCGACTGGGGGCATGCAAAGGATTATTGTAAAGGTATGTGGTTAATTTTGCAACAGGATACCCCCGAAGATTTTGTTCTTTCTACAAATGAATATCATAGTGTGAGAGAATTTATTGAAAAGGCATTTGCTTTAAAAGGGTTTAAAATTATGTGGAAAGGAGAAGGTGTTAATGAAATTGGTTATGATGAGTATACCAAGAGAGAACTCATTGTTATTTCCGAAAAATATTATAGACCTGCTGAGGTAGAAGAATTGCTTGGAAATAGCACAAAAGCGCGAGAACAAATGGGATGGACAACCGAATATACATTCGACCAGTTGTTAGAGGAAATGGTTGAGAGTGATTGTTCTTGAACTCATTTGATCGCTTTAAAATATCAATTTTTTGTATTTACAACAACATAAATAGAAATTTTGTATATGGTATATAAGTGATATTATGTCAAATAATAGAACATTTGAAAATGGATTATTTATATTTCGTCGTGACTTTAGAATAATTGATAATAATGCCCTCTTATTAATCAATTCTAAATGTAAAAATGTCTATACCATTTTTATTTTTACACCAGAACAAGTCAGCAACTCAAATAAATTTAAATCAGATGATGCCGTACAATTTATGATTGAAAGTTTAGATAATTTATCACGAGAAATTTCAAATAATGGTGGTAAATTGTACCTTTTTTATGGACATAACAATAAGGTTATACAAGATAGTATAAAAGCATTCAATATTGATTATGTTTGTTTTAATGCCGATTATACTCCATATGCATTAGAGAGAGATGCAAAGATAATGGAGTTATGTAATAAAGAAGAAATAGTATGCGAATATGCACATGATTACTATTTGCATGTACCTGGATCTATTTTAAATCATAGTGGAGAGCCATATCAAAAATTTACTCCTTATTATGAAACTGCTATGAAAATACATGTAGAATCTCCATCAACTTATAAAAAAATACATTTTCAACAAAAACGTGTTCAAAATACTATTTCTCTCAGGGATGCCTTTTCGAGATTCACGAAAGAAAATGATAACATTCTTGTACACGGAGGAAGAACTATGGCAATTCAATGTTTAAAAACTGCTGTGAAAATGCAAAAACATTATTCTAAAACGCATAATGAATTATTTAAACCAACTACGCAATTATCAGCATATATTAAATTTGGGTGCATTAGTATTAGAGAAGTATTTAAAGCTTTTAGAAATAATCGTGATCTAATACGACAACTATACTGGAGAGATTTTTATATGAATATTTTATATGCATTTCCCAGCGTTCTTGGTAAACCATTAAAACCTGCATATTCAAAAATAAAATGGCATAATAATACCAAATGGTTTAATGCATGGACTACTGGTCAAACTGGTTTTCCTGTAGTAGACGCATGTATGCGACAATTAAATGAAACTGGCTATATGCATAATAGAGGACGTCTCATAGTATCTAGTTTTCTAATAAAAACTTTACTTATTAACTGGCAACACGGAGAGAAATATTTTGCAAATAAATTGGTAGATTACGACCCTGCTAGTAACAATGGTAATTGGCAATGGACGGCTGGTTCTGGTGCTGACTCGCAGCCATATTTTCGTGTTTTTAATCCGTGGTCTCAATCCAAAGAATACGACCCTGATGCATTATATATAAAAAAATGGGTCCCCGAATTAGCTGATGTTCAACCAAAAGTAATTCATAAATGGTATGATTATTGTAATGATAATGAGTATAAAAATATAAAATATAATGCACCTATTTGCGATTATGTAATTCAAAAAGAAGCTGCTTTGAAAATGTATAGGGAGATATACAAATAAACATTTTTGGAAGAAACTAGATAAATGCAATATTACATCAAATATAAAATATTTGATCTAATAAATGGAACCTACCCACGTTGATCAATCGAAACAAAAAATAATTCATCAAAAAAATGGAATAATTATCAAATTATTAGATAAAAATAAATATGAGTTGTCATTCGAAATTGAAAATAATAACATTATTTTAACAAAGTTAATAAATTTTCATTTAATGAGAGTTATTTATGAAGTAAATAAGGATATTTTTGACGATTTTTCATTAGACATTCATTCTAATAACGAAGCTGATATATTTTTATCATTTAAACATTTTTTTGAGGATTTAGGATTTCCGAAAAGATATTCTTTACTGCATGTAAACATGCATAGCGACACAAATAGTGCAATTTTTACAGCTAATACCATGTACAATACCCTCCATAAAAATGCGAATGCGAATGCGAATGCTACCATTTTACCTATTGATAACCTGGAAATAACTTGTAAAATCGAGACTGCGCATAAAATTAAAATAGTAAACGTGATCACGTTTAATAGCTCTTTTGAAATTCCCGGATTTGTTGAAAAAATGTCTGTTCAAATATTTAATAAAATATTTCTACGAACAAAACAATTTATAGAAAATTACACTAATAATGTATAACATGTTATTGTTTATGTCTTCTATTCTATCCACCATATCGAATATATATTTTTTATTAGATATGATGTATATATTTTCAGCTGAATATATCACCTATTTGGTTTCAAATAATTATAATGCTTTTATAAAAAATATAGCATATAGGTTATCCAACAAAAATATATTATACATTAAGATTTTTCAAGCCATTTCATTAAATAATCATATTATTGATGATGTAATGAATAACGAATTATTATCTTATACTGATTCCGCGCCATATGATGCATCTGATATAGATTGGTTTGCATTGAATAATGTAAAACAAACATTTCAATTGCATACTCCTTCGACTTTGTCTACGGAGTATAATCCGAAAACTTCGACTCGCTTCGTTTCATCTACGTTTTCCTCCAATATGGTAGATGATAAACCGATCAATTCCGGTATGATATCAATAGTTTATAAAATGAAGAATGATGCAGATGAAGATATTATTATTAAAATAAAACGATGCAATATTGAACAAAAATTAGATTATGCCATACAGAAATTGATGTTTCTGATTTATGTATTGTCATTTATACCCAGAATTAATACATTAAATATTCCAGCAATAGTTAATAAAAATATAACCCTCTTGAAACAACAATTAAATTTCGAAGAAGAAGTACAAAATACGATCGACATGAAAGAAAGTTGTAAGAATTTAAAATATGTAAAAATTCCAAAAATTTATCCTGAAGCAACAAAATTATTTCCAAATATCATTATGATGGAATATATTCACGGAGCGCATATATCGAAAATAGATGCGACTGATTATGAAACGTATGCAAAATTGATAATAAAATATGGGTTTGTGTCTCTTTTAATTACTGGACTAACTCATGGTGATTTGCATGGTGGAAATATTATATTTATAAAAAATGATGCATATGTTACAGATTTGCCCATATATCAAATAGGAATCATTGATTTTGGTATCGTTTTAAAAATAAATCAAACTATTAAAAATGCGTTTCTAGAAATATTCTCTGAATTGTTTACAAAACCCTCTATTGAAATCGCTAGAGAATTATTAAATATTATCATCGAACCTAAAGATGTATGGTCGTCTATCCCCAAAACACACTCTGGAAATATTATTTGTGTTGCTGCAAATATAATCGAACATACTATCCATACTACAAAAGGTGCTACTCAAATTAAAATATATGAATTCCTTGAAAAATTTAATAATTATGTGAATGATCATAATTTGGCGGCCTATGGGTTATGCGTGAGCGATGATTTTGTTAAAATGCAATTGGCGTTGGCTATGTCGCATGGTCTCTGTTTATGTTTATGTAAACAAAATTATTTGGAGGTAGCGAATGATGTATTGAATACTATGTTTCATACAGATTTATTAGCTGATTAGTGGTGTTCCTCTATTTACTTTTCAGATGTTGATGCTTTGGAATCTTCAAATGTTGGATCATGTTCCTCACTATTTTCGCCTTTTGATCTTTATCGGGCGGATGATAGAATATGGTTTTGGTTTTTAGTTCACCTCCAAATACACATCCGTTCATTATATTTAAAAACTCGCCTTTCTTATCGTTTTCCCTCCAATCTGGATTTGCCTCTCTCCATATTGTGAGTGCTTTTATGCATTTGAATTCTATTGCTACTGATATTTTATTCATTTTTATATGATCATCGTCTTTCTTCCATTCTCCATCCTCTTTATACATGATTGTCTCTCTCTTCTCATCCGTTACCCAAATTGGTTTCTCGAATTTTCCTAGTCGCGCTAGATTCTTGGTGAAGATTCTGGAAATTCCTGCCACATATCCGTGATGCCCTATGTATTCTATGTCTTCCAAATCTACATTGATGAAATTCAGAAAATCCTTTACATTCATCGCGCCTTTGCAGGTGTCGTTCAAAAAGAAATTCAAATTAAATTGAGTGTTGTGTTGCGTGTTGTTTATTGTGGTGTTGCCCACTTTTCCTACTAAATCTGTTATTATTTTATTTTGTTCCGACATCATTTGTTTATTGTATTCCATCATAGTATTGCTTTGTTCCAATATTATTTGTTTAAATTCTTGTGTGTCTTTCATGAATGCAAATATTAAATTCATATCCATGTTCGGGATTGCATTTTCTATATCTGACATTTTTAATGCGATTCCCTCTTTCTCCTTTTCCTTTAATTTTTCTACTCCTACTTCTTCTTGATTTAATATAGTGCATTTCTTTTTGTGTGCACATAAACTCGACATATGATTATATGTTTTTCCACAAGAACATTCGTGTATTTTTTTAACTTCTGATATTGATTTTAAATGTTTTGATGTTAATATATGTCTATCATATTGACTTTTTCTCGATGTAGTGTAATAACATTTTTCACAACAAAATGGATCAACCTTTTTAGCAGCAGATTCTTTCGTATTCATTAATATTATATATATATATTATTTATTTAATTAGTATTTATATCCTAAAATTAGGATTTATATCCTAACAAAAAAGTTCCTAAATTTTGTAAAATATTTTTTTTTCTCAAAATTTTTTTTCTTATGCTCACAAAATGAAAAAACACGCGAAATTTATGCTTTGGCTTATTTTTTTCACGTTTTTCCAAGACTTTTTTAAGAATCCAAAAAATGGACAAATATATTTGTCCATTTTTCAATCTCTGAAATACTTTTGGACTTTTTATTTGCAAAATTATATAATAAATGGATAAAGTAACTTAAAGCGGTAGTGCCTTTTTTTCAGTAATCGGACTATATTCTTAAAAAATTGAAGTAGATTAAATGTATAAAAGAGGGAGATACCTTATATTGAAATTATGGAAAGTCCGTTAAACTTTGTATTTATTGATGGCAGTTATTTCTGCTTTTATCGATATTATTCTATCGTACGTTGGTGGAAGAATGCGCATCCAGACGAGCCTCTAAGCGATCCATTCGCGAATCCTATCTTCACTGAAAAATTTAGAAAAACATTTGTGGAGCATGTTAGTGGGATTCCAAAAAATTTGAATATTCAAAAGGAAAAAACAATCATGATAGTTGGAAAGGATTGTAAGAGAGAAAACATATGGCGGAATGAATTTTACGATAAATATAAGGCCACACGGGCACCATTTGCAGGTGGCAATTCATTTAAAATGGCATACGAAGATAATTTATTTATAGAAGGTGGTGTAAAATCTATAATTAGTCATCCAAAATTGGAGGGGGATGACAGCATTGCGCTTTCAGTAAAATATATATTGAATAAATATCAACATCAAAATGTCAATATATATATTATTACTAGTGATAAAGACTATCTACAATTGGTAGAGCCAAGAGTACAAATATTTAATCTTATGTTCAAAAATATTGCTGAACAAAAGAGTAGTGTGGGTGATGCAAAGATGGATCTATTTTGCAAAATAGTTATGGGAGATACTAGCGACAATATTCCTTCTGTGTTGTCGAAATGTGGGCCGAAGACAGCCCTAAAATGTTATCATGACAAAGCCTATTTTGATGAACGAATGAAAAAGGAAAACGCTTATGATAAATGGGCAAAAAATCAACTACTTGTCGATTTTAATTACATTCCACAACATTTAGTCGATGAGTTTATGTTGAAGATAGATCAATACTTTTAGTTATACACTTTACACATTATTGTCTATATTTTCGAGTCCTTCTATTATCATCCCTATAGTTTCTATTCCTATAATTTCCATCCACATATTTTCTAGTGGTTTGTCTAGCATTGTTTTGACCAGAATTATTTTGTTTAGTTATAGGTGCAGTATAATTTTCTTCTTTTAATTCTAATGGTTGATAAATAAATCCAAACATATCCGCATATGCTTGTCTTATTTTTTCATAACGTATTTGACACCCTAGAACTGCTCGTTTGGATAATGGTATATCTTCTCCGGGATATAATTCCAAATCTATAACGACATAGTAACTCAGATTCGTATCATTTTTAGTGGGAGCATTAGGTCTATTTATGTCCACAAATTGTTGGCTATTTAAAGCTCCTCCTCGCATAAGACCTTGCCTTTTTGTTTGCATTCCACTCGCCTCATTTTTTTTACCTCTTCTTTGTTTACGTCTTTTTACAGGACCTGCAATAGGCTCCGGAACAGGTCCTGCTGGGTTTTCAATTGCCTCTGCATTGAACTCGATTCTTTTTCTATCTTCTAATTCATGATATACTAGTAAAGAATCATCTAGATATTTTTTAAAAATATCGTTACTATTGAACCAGGTGTTTCGTTTGTTTTCTGGTCTATTATATTTCCAACAACTATTAAAAACCAAATATTTTAATACAGGAGGTATGCTATCAAATGAAAATAGAAATTTAGTTGATGTTTTATCGTATAATATTTCATAATGATCGTCGCCATCCATAGTGTACGTTTTTAATAAGAATAAATATGTGTTATAATCATTTGCATCTCTCGTAGCGTTTCCACATACTATCCGAAAAGAGGGGTCCTCCTTTTCAATAATTTGTAATTCTGATATGTTTCTACGCAGAATATAGGACTCGTCCGTTAAAATATCGTATGTATATTTGTCGTTTGTGCCAGCACCCGCACCCGCACCAGAAGCAGCAGGTGTATTTATTTTATGTTTGTCCATTATAATGCCTGATTTATATTCCCCCTCCCTATCTTCTGGATTCACTTTAAATACTACAGACAATCCTTGCTCCAATGAAGGATTTTGAACAACATCTATTACTATAAATTTAATTTTAAACACTCTCTCTAGTATGTTTCTAGCTGTTTTATCACCGCTATATCTACCACCATCTCTTGCAGTCTGTCTTATCATTCCTTTAATGATATCTGGATCATTTATATATCTCCCAGTATCATCATATAAAAAGTTAAGTTCTTTAAGAGTTTGTGCATTTTCAGGATTATCTACATCTAATCGTCCTCCATCTAAAGCGGTAGCCCAGACTGCCAATTCATCATTACTTATTCTATCACTAACAGCTCGTCTCAATGAAGAAATAGTGTATTTGCCTCCATCTGCAAATGGATTTGTTGAAACATTCCCCGTCGAAATCAACTCACCATTAAAAGCCAGTGCAACCGCATAAAATAAACTATCTCCTCTGGCTTCTTTATTCTCATAAATTTCAACATTACTAACTATATTAGCTATACTATTCTTGTCTATTTCTGGAATCACCTCCTCATATATGCCTTGATCATATAAAAAAAGCAATTCATTTTGAAAATCTTCTGTAGTAAACCAATCGAAATCTTTATCTAATTCTACATTAAAATCCTTTATTATTTGCTCTGCAGTTGTTAACAACGGAATATCATTTGCATTTTCAGATTTATTCACTATAGTAATACATTTTTGTTTTATTCCAAAATCGGAAATATATGGAATAAGTGAATCAATAATATCATTATATTTTGTTACCAAATTATCCATGGTTATTTCCAATTTATTTAAATCTCGTGACGTAGTATTGTATTTCGTATTTATAAATATAATTTCGGTTTTTACATTTGCAGGAGTTAATTGAATATTTCTATAAACGGATGCTGGAACATATGGTATTATGCTGTCATTTTTAGATATACTATTATAGTATTTTTTGTATTCATCATAAATAGATAGGGTGGTAGTATATATATTTCTTGTGGAGGTATATGATTCTATCTCTCGTGCATATGTGATAGCAGATAACCTACCATACATAGTTATTAAATTATAGCATGATTTGAGAGCTTCATGTAATTTCATATAGTCATTCGTTTGTTTTTTAAATTCAGATGTATTCGATGATTCATAAAATAACACACTTTGTTTTTGCAGCGGTTTTTGTGCTTGAACTATGCGTGTAGTAAAATTTCTGCGTTGATTTTCAGAATATGTTTCGATATAATGCGAGTATAGTGTTCTAGCTACAGAAATGATATCAAAAATGTTATCTCGTGTAGAATTGAAAAACCTGTTTGTTTTTGAATATTCTAATTTCCAAACACGTTCCTCGTCACGATAATACAAATCTAAAAGTTTTTTAATATAAATATTTAATTGATTTTTATTCATATCCAATAATTGTGGGAATCTATAATACTTTTCAAATTCCTCTTTATAATTAAGAATTTGTGTGTTGTAATTGGGTTTATTCATTTCATTAATAATATTTCTAATATCAGTGTTCAGTTGAATAACGAAATTATCATATTCACTATTTTTCGTTACAAATTGTGAATAACACTCTATATCAAACTCCATAATTTGTATTATTAGTTTGTTTATATTATTGGTGTCTGTGCCGTTTTTTTTGAATTGCTTTTTTTTCACAATAACTAACTCTTTGTAAAAATGTATCAGTGCTTCAAAATAATTTCGTTGCGCTTTTACCTTTTCTAATAAATTATCTAATGTATTCTTGTAGGCCTCCATAAACGCCGTTTTATAATTTATCAAATTTGAAATAAGATTCGAGATATTTTTTTTATCATCTGGGTTATTCCAAATATGTGTTGCGTCAAAATGAGCCTCCATTGATGTTTTTATTATTTTTTTTAATGCATGTGTGGTAGAATCAAACAAATTTACATTGTCAAATGCACTAGGTAATGCACTGGGTGATGTATTAGTGGTGGCACTAGCAGCAGTAGCAGGAGCAGCAGCAGTAGTAGCAGTAGCAGTAGTAGCAGCAGCACTAGCAACAGGCACTGCTACTGGAATATTATTCGGATTTAATGTATTTGGATTATAAGAACCCAATGAAGTTTCATATATATTTTCTGCTTCTCTGAATTCAATCCCAGCCTCATAAAGTTTTTGATATAATGGATCTAGTTTTTTGGGATTTAATTTAATATCTTCCGAATAATTTCGATCTAATGAGTATAATAATGTTTGTGTAATGGGATCTACTGATATACTTATATTATCAGACACATTTATAATGCTGTTATCTATATTTCTACCAATCAGTGTTTGTATACCAGGAGGTAACGTTTTTATCCAGGTGACATATTTTGAAACCTGTTTTTCATCTTCCATTTTTATTTCTTTATCGCTTAGTTTTTTACCACTTGCAATGTCCTTGATAAGATCACCATTTGTTAAAAATCTAGAGATACCTTTGGATGCGGCATATCCCTTTACTAATTCTGGATATGCTTTTGCAAAAGAGCCTAATTCTTTTTGCGCAAATGCAGCATGCGATGCTAATAGACGTTGTTGATATAAAGAAGTAGCCAATCCAGTCCCATAAGTGAAGGACATTAAGTTCCTTTCAAAACTCTTGGTATCAATTTGCCAGTCACCATTTATCCAATTATAATCATATATAGTGTATGTTTTACCCTTTATATAAAATTTATTATTGGGTCTAAATAATTCATTTAATATAATTCTAATATTATTTTCAATAATTTTTTCATTTACCGCCGTTTCTAAACTGCGTTTGGGTTGCATCGATGTAGCTAGAGTTCTATTGAGCAAACTATTAAATGTATTTTTATAGAAGAATTGTGACATGCGTTCAGATGGAGGATATCCTCTCGGAATAGTATTAGTCGTGCTGCTATTTAGCTTTATTACTGGATTAAAATACACGTTATTGCTTTTCATGTTTGGAACAGACATGGAGGGAGTGTATAAAATAGTAGGATATCCTCTTATTCTTGTTCTTATCAATATGGTCAACGTATCCGCATATTTAAATTTGGCATTTGGATTATTGTCAGATATATTTATAACATCTGGTATATTTATTGGATTTGCTGTGTTTGTTATGTTTGTTGGATTAATATTATTAGTATTATTATACATATACTTATAATACGTCAAGAATATTTTATTTACTATTTATCGATATTCCTTCGGCTGGCACCTTCGGAATATAATCGGAAAACTTCGATTCGCTTCGCTCATCTCCGTTTTCCTCCATCTTTCCATTCACTGAATCTTGTAAAAGCCTCTTTTTGTTGTTTTTTCTCTTTATCTTTTTTTGCCTTTTCTAAAATAGCCATAGCAGAATTTATCTCTTCATCACTTATTTTTCCATCATCATTTGCGTCTATTAGGGTTGGTAATACTTTGTATTTATCTGGGACGATGCAATAATTGCTCTCTTCATTAAATAAATGATCAGATAAAACAACAAATACAGCAGTTAATCCTAGCGCGGTATATATGTCACGAGTACCCATCCATGCCATGGCAAAAACCAAAAGTTGTTTACTCAACGAAAATTTTAAATATTCTTCAGTAGATTTGCTAAACTGAATAGATATAAATTTAGATCCGACGTTCAATAATATCATGATAATGCCTGCAAAAAACTTGCTGTTATTTAAATACAAAACATGTTCATGTATATAATTTAAAATACTCATAACGAAATTGGGGGAATGAGTTATAGGGGTGATAATCTTTGGCATTTCTTTACTTAAAATAATACGAGATTATAAATCTTTCCATAGATATAATTTGTATATTAGAAAATATTCCTTCGGCTAACGCCTTCGGAATATAATCGGAAAACTTCGACTCGCTACGCCAGTTGCGCATTGTCTACGTTTTCCTCCACTACATCCCTACATAAATCCTATCTTTTTGAAAAAAGTAGTAGATCGACTTGTAATATAATTTAGACTATTAGTGGTATAAATACGAGTATTTCTGATATATGGTCTATACATTCTACGCAAAACAGGAATAAATGGTTCTGTTACTTTTTGACTATTTTTGTGAATCATAAATGCAGCAGCTACTATGACTACTGATGCTAAAATTATAGTAATGAATATAATATAATTATATTGTTTCAAATTCATATACTTATATTATGAGGATAAAATATTTTTTCCGATTATACTGGGGCATATAATGTAGTAAACACGGCATTATCTGGCCAATTAGGTGAAGGCTCATCTGTAGATGACCCCAAAAATGGTGTATTCAGACTTTTGGAAGATTTAGGACGCATTCCTTCTTCTATTCTAAGTTTTTTATGATGCGAAAATGCTTCTTTTCCTGCAGCAGGAGAAGCAAGAGGCGCAGCAGTAGGCTTTGTTTTATCTTTATTAGTAGTCACATCATTAGGACTGGGAACTGAACTGGGGGCTGAACTTGAGACGGGACTAGGAACGGGACTAGGAACGGGACTAGGGACGGGACTAGGAATAACCGCTTTTTCGGACATACCAACAGGCTGCTCAAACCCTTCTAAGTCGCTATCAACATGCAGTCCAATTAAAATGATAATAGCCGTAAGTCCGTGCGCAACATTATAATATGACAAATATATTATGCAAATAAGTATGATAGCTCTTCCTAAAAAGGTATTCATAACAGAAGCTCGAAAAGATTTATAATATATCATAACATAAATAAGTACGATAAATATCAAGGATATAAAAATATGTTCCTTCTTTGATGGTATTAAATTTGTACTTATACTAGACATCTTCTTATATATTTACTATGATATTTTTATTTCGTGTGTATTATATTTCAGTTCGATTTTCAAATTATTATCTTAATTTTTATTAAGAGAATGTCTTTAGCAATGTATGCAGCTCCATTTGATAATGATATAAATCAAGTAAATAATAAAGATAATGATAACCATATAGGTAGAAAAAGGGTAGCATTAAATAAAACACAGAAGAGATATCCTAAAGAAAATAATTTTTCTGAAAAGGTAAATTCTGTTTTACAAACTATCCACAATTCTCTCGATCAAGAAGAAGGATTAGCAGATTTTAATCCTCCTCCTCCTCCAGATTCTGCGGGTGTTGAAAACACGCGATTAAGGGAAACCCAAACATCCGCCTCTGGGCTATCGACAATTGATTCTGGTGCAGGTGTAGGGGGAGGTACTTATATGTCAAGCGATCATTCTTCCGATATGGCGAGTCAATTGCAACAAATGCAACAGCAACAGCAAAAGCAAGATAATAGGTTCATGCCAAATTACGCAGCTATGTATAAAAATTCTCCGCACAATATGCCTTATCATAATTATAATGGGCATTCGCAGATGAATAGTTCACCATCCTCCGGTAGTAGTTATGATGTTATGATTGAAAAATTGAATTATATGATTAACCTTTTAGAAGAACAAAAAGATGAACGAACAAATAATGTAACAGAGGAAGTTGTATTATATTCCTTTTTAGGAATATTTATCATTTTTGTGGTGGACTCATTTGCACGAGTCGGAAAATACACCAGATAAATTATATTATTACAAGTAAGTTATAATATAATGTGATGCTAACGCTTTCTATATTTTCTAGACTTCTTTGATTTTCGAGACTTCTTTGATTTTCGAGACTTCTTTGATTTTCTAGACTTCTTCGATTTTCTATTTCGTTTTCCACCTTTTTCAACTATCATCTCACTCGGAGATACATTTCCAACTGGTCTTGGAGATCCTTCGCGTGACAACATATTTGTTCTAGGTGATATAGGACGAAATTGATATTCATTTGGTAGAGATGACGTTGGGAAGACTAATGATGAAACATTCGAATCATGGGATCTATTTTCCGGGCGATTATTAAATCTCTCCATTTTCTCTAATCTATATTTTTCATTTGCTGCTTCTTCGATGGCTCTTTTAGCGACCTGTTCTGGCGAGTACATATATTGTTTTTTCAATTCAGTAAAACCTACATTATTTCGCATATCTCTAGCAAATTTTTCATCCAATAATCTATTTTTTTCTTTATCTTCCTCATTTATTTTTGCTTGTGCTGCATCGTATAATTGCATTTTTTCTGCAGCAGTAGGCTGTTGAGTATAACTTTCTGTAACTACCCCCAAAAGTTGGTTTATTTCTTCCTCAGACAATCCCATATTTCTTAAATTTTGTTTCGCGTCTTCATTTCTTTTTTTCACTTCATCTGGTATATTCATATAAAATGGATATAAAATAAAAAATTGAATTATTTCAAATGCTAAAAGTATACAACACCTAACTATACAACATTTCTTTCAAATAGAAAACTTCAACACGCTCACGTTGTTGAGCAGTGCCTACGTTTTCCTACACAATGGAGCAAACAATGGAACAAACACTAGAACAAACAAAAGAGTATGAAAATGGTGATAAATATTTCGGCCAACTAAAAGATGGCTTACGACATGGAATGGGAAAATTGATATATAACGATGATATAACTAGAGACGGAATACGTGACTATTATATAGGTCAATGGTCTAATGATATGCGACATGGTTTAGGCGAGCAATATTTCAAAAATAGTATTGAAAAATATGCAGGAGATTGGATAGATGATCAGTCAACAGGTCTCGGTATTTACGAATGGGATGATGGAGATGTTTATAGTGGCGAACATGTAGAGGGAACAGAACATGGATATGGTGAGATGAAATATAATAGTGGTAATGTATACCTTGGTTTTTGGACAAATGGAAACCATAATGGTAAGGGAAAAATGAATTTTGCAAATGGTGATGTATATGATGGTGATTGGGTAGATGGACTAAGACATGGTAACGGAACATATATCATTAAACATTCTAATGTACATGATGCGTCAATCTATGTTGGTGAATGGTTCCGGGGGAAAAAGAATGGATATGGTAGATTGACTTTTTTGGAAGGAGACAATGAATATTATGAAGGAGAATGGACAAATAACAATCAATCTGGTATGGGGACATATCAGTATAGAAATGGTGACTTATATTATGGTAATTTTATACGCGGACATGAAAATGGACTAGGAGAAATGACATATGCAAATGGTGATTACTATTATGGACATTGGAAGTCTGAGCATAAACACGGAAATGGGAGGATGGAGTATAAAAATGGTGAAATTTACGAAGGCACATTTAACTACGACAAAGTTCATGGATGGGGTAAAAAAATATATAAAAACACAGACAAATATATCGGTAATTGGAATATGGGTATGAGGCATGGATATGGAAAACTTAAAAAATATTCCACATGGACTCATGGTAGACGACCTAGAATACAGGAAGGTGATTGGATTGAAGATGTATTTATAGAAGTAGAACGAATTATACAACGATACAATACAAGTATGCCTATTGTAGGCAGTAGTACATCCACAGCTAGACATAGACGTCATAGACATAGACCTTATAGGCAGCCTAACCCCAGTTATCGTTATATTCCGTAGTCATGCATACTCCTTCGACAATGCTTTGCATGACTATGGAGTATAATCGGAAAACTTCGACTCGCTACGTTGTTATGCCACTGCGCAGTGTCTACGTTTTCCTCCAAAGCATTGCCGAAGGAATATATTAATTGATTACTAATACTTTCTTGGGATGAAATGTATGATATGCAAAATTGTAAAAAAAATATGCGTTTGGGTTCACTATAATTGGTCTCGACCTCTCTAAAATATTGTCAACTATTACATCATTATCCGATATATTTTCAATCGCCGCACATTTAAAAGCAGTATGTGACTCGTATATTTTCCATAAAGCGACTTTATATCCATGAGCAAATAGCTGCGAATTTTTACTGCAATTGATACTAGCAAAACAGCACAACACTTCGGTGCCTTTTTTTAAGTAGGTATAAGATCGCCTAAAAAAATAGGCACATATTACTTCACCCTGCTCAATTATCATGTAAATATAAATTGTTTTAGAATTGATTAGATGCATCATATTTGCCGTCTCAGTCAAAATACAAATATCGAATTTTTCATTGTGATCTCTGAAAAAATCGAATAAATGATGTATATTTGTTTTACCTACTTCAATTAACGATACGTATGGTAATAATGGAGGCGGTTTTGCCCACCGATTCATATCAAAACAATAAGTATTGTATACACATATCGGAACTATTCCAGTAAGGTCTCCTTCTCTCTTGAAGAGAGACACCAATATGTTTTTATTGATTAATCTTTGGTTATAATGATGACTCTGAATCACTTGTGGTGCGATGTTCTGTTTTCGTCGAGTTTTATCTACGCATAAATAGTCTACATAATAGGCGTCAAATGTGGCATCCGCATTTTTTGCTTTATTGATAGTAATGTGGATAGGTCTTGTAGTCATAACGCCCACTATTTTCTTATTGGGTATTTGCGCTTGTGTTTTTACATCGATGAGTAATTCATCTTCGTAATAGAAACTGAAAAAACTAGTGCAATTATGTCCAGTAAAATATCCCGTTATGTTTTTAGTCGTTGGACAATATTGGTTATCGCCATTTTGAAGATAATGTTGTTTTATAAAATGTGTAAATTGTTTGAGTTTTAAATCGGAAAGTTTTGAATATTGAATGGTTTCTATGTCTTTGAAATTGGTGTATTGGTTTTTTTCTGGTAATTCATAGTTTATTATACCGCATGGAAATAGGTAATAATGTAGGTCGTAAATATGGAATACTGGTTGCATGGCCCAAAAACGGAAGCGGATTTTGATATAAGCACATATGACTAATATGATAAGGATGATTACTAAGAATACATAAAATATATAATGATAGTAATAAGGAAATGGATGTTGATATGGATATGGTTCTGGGTAATTTTGCATAATATTTATGAGCAAATAAATATTATGATTTTTCTGTAAATGATTCTTCTATAAAATTATTGCATGCCTACTCAGGTTTTTGCAATACATACAAATACTGGTATTCATACCCACATTTAATCAATTCCACCTTACCCATAACTATAAAGCCCGTATTTTGAGCCATAGTTAAGATATCATCTTCTGACTCCATAAACATTTCATGTTCTTGTTTTCGGAATGTTTTTCCAGACTCCTTATTAGAGAATTTTTCGACAAATTTGGCAGTATTATTTTGATTGTTCAATTGAAAATCGGCGGCATATTTGAAATCATCAAAAGTCACCTTGCTATGTGTTACTCTCTTCGGTGCGTAACGTTGAGGTGATAATGTAATAAGAGGATTTGCGGGAGGGATAATAGGATCAAATTGATCCCTGTCAACAATATGAACAACTAAATGTCCTCCAGGCATCAACCAGTTGAAGCAATTGGAGAAGAACTGCGCTTTATCTTGTATATAGTAGATGGTGAAATACATGCATAAAATATGAGTAAAGGAACCGCTGTTAAAAAGCATCGCATTTCTGACGTCTCCTTGTTTGAAGTCATAATTGGGATAATTTTCCTTTGCTTGTTTAACCATTGATTGGGATATATCAACTCCTTCTGCATTTAATCCTTTATCAGATAAAGCCGCGACTATATTACCAGTACCTGAACCGATATCCAATATAATGGAATGATTTGTGGGTGTAGTTTTATTAATTATTGCACCAACAGCATAGTCGTCCAAAATATTATTATATACTAAATGATCATAAATACTTGCATAAAAGTCATCATATATTTCCGGACCCGTTTTGAATTCAAATTTATCACGCTGTTCATACCCTTCTTTTTTGATAGTTGTCGATTTGAAAAGAGTAATCACTATTAATAATACAACAACTATTATCATGACCTTAGCCCAGTTGGAAGATTTATTATACATTTGACTCATGGAACTGATAGATTTAGATATAGATTTCATTATGGACCCGGACATGGACATCTCTTATATGTATAGTTGTGATAATTTTTATGTAAATCAGGTGTATATGGGTGATTGTGAAATAAATGATATTAGGGAACAAAATGCTTTTAAAGGAATGACCTTTTCTGGGTTTAAAAATTCGGATGTCAAAAAGGAGTTGCTAAAGAATTTAATAAATTCAAAATTAGAGCCAGCATGTTATTGGAGTGCTGAGATTATATGCGCAGGACATTATAAGGATTTGTGGGAGATTATCTTATTTTTTTATAGCAAACATATTCATTTAGGAAATCCTAAACTGGCAATATATTTGGATGTAAGAGTTCAAAATTTCAAGGAAATCATTTCTGGTGGTTATGCAAATAATGAATTGAAAATGAGGAATAGTGATAAATTGCGCAAATTATTTTGTGAAATAATATGCATTTTGTGCTGCGCAAAGCGTAAACATAGTTTTGATGAAGTTAAAATTAAAAAAGACGATTTTGATATGACCCAGATGACAGATAGATTTAAAGCACCGAATGTTAATTATGCACAATCTATTATGGTTGTAGGTGATCCTAAAGAGTTATTTATTGCTATAAATGAATTGGCGTACAATATATCTAAGGATGGAAAGAATGCGATAAATGCATGTTATTGGATAGAATGGATATCAGAGTATGAAAATATATGCAAAATTAAGAAACAAAAATGTAAATGTGAAAGGCGACTTCAAATGCCTGTAGATAGTAAAAACCAAATGGATATTGTATGGTTAGTATGGGATACACTTTTAAAAGAAGCGGAAAATCGACATCCCCTTGTTAAAAAAATAATGAAAAGTTTACTCAATTTGTTTTCATTAAAGTACAATAATGCATGTAATACAAAACGTCGGTATATTTTATATTATGCTGTTGAATTATTAATAGAACCTGTAAATTTAGAAGAAGATATAGTAAAAGACAAGGAGCAAATAAATGCAATCATCACTAAAATAGATAATATTTATAAACAAATCAAAAAAAATGAGCATTCACCTAATACAGATTACTTATTTGCAAATACGAATAAATCCAACTTAGATAAAACGATTGCAAAACTGGAAAAAATGAATCAATTTGGTGAAAATTTTATTCCCCGTTTGTAAAATATTTAGAAACATAGATGCGTAATTCAAAATCAAAATCAAAATATAAAAATTATATTTACATATATTATAATAATGCTTAAGGATCTTTGCACCCCCGCTATGATTTACTTTGTGTTGTCTGTTATCACTATTGTTTTGGCTATTATGAAGCGAATGTCACTTATGTCTATCGCAACTAAATCATTCTTCGTTCTATTGTGGACTTGGTTTTTGAACTATTTGTGTTCTAAGGGATACGCCACCATTTCATGGTTTTTGGTGTTGTTGCCATTTATTATGATTGCTGTCAGTGTCGTTTTATCTATGGAAATGTTCCATATGGTTTCTCGTGGACAGATGTAAACTCCTTAGACTAACGCCTATAAAGTTCAATCACTCACCTTCACATTCAGCTACGGATCGCAGCAAAAGATACATACAAAATAATTTATTGTTATAACTTTACATAAAGATTATGTAAATTTATAAACCTTGGCTAGAAACATAAAAACATAATAATATTGCGTTATGTATATGACGAAAACACGAAAAATGCGTTCCTTACATAAAAGTACTCGTAAAAATAACAGCATTGGTACTAGCAGTAGCAGTATGAAACATTTGGAACAGGAAATAGTAGTGAAATTTTTACAAATATTGAATATGGTTAAATTATATCATTGGAAAACATATAGTTATGCAACACATAAAGCAACCGATGAATTATATTCGAAACTGAATGATCACACAGATAGTTTTGTGGAAGTATTGCTAGGTAAACATGGGGATCGAGTAAATTTGATGCATACAAAATCAATCACAATTAAAGACTTTAACTCTGTAAGTGATTTCAAGAGAGAAATGGTAAATTTCAAAGGGTTTTTGGTTGGATTAAATTCAAACAAGGCAATGAAAAGTATGACTAACTCGGATTTATACAATATTCGCGATGAAATATTAGGCGATGTCAATCAATTCCTTTATTTGTTGACATTCAAGTAAATGTCGATATACGAAGGTATTTGAATTTATAATGAAAATTTAATATATTTATTTTTATTATAACGAATGTTAAGTACGTCAGCTGCTAATAATCCAATGAGTTCAATCGGGTCAACAAATTCTTTTTCAAATAATATAAAAATGGATTCGGTAGGATTTTCACCTGCTCTTGAAACATCCGGTTCATCTTCTGGATTTTCATTTAGCAATATGTTTAGTGAAACTACTTGGCAGACCTGGTTAATTGTGGTTTTAATATTGGCAGTTTTAGGATTCAATATATTTTATTATTTAGCAAGTGGTACCCAATTTTTTGCAAATTATATAACCCCATACATAAAATATTTTAGTGAATTAGTGGGGGGTACCATAGGTAATACCACAAAAGAAATAGTTACAACTTCAGCGACAGGTACAAAAGCGGGAGTCGATATTACGGCAGGTACTATTACAAGTAGTATAGATGCTTTAGGTTCGGCAATAGAGGGTACGTCTACTGCCGTCACACAAACGGGACAAGATATTGAAAAAGAGGTTGTTTCTACATCGCCCGAGAATCCATTGAACAATGCAATGCAACAGCAGCAGCAACACCAGCAAGGTGAAGCTTCAGATACTTTTCAAGCAGATGACTCTTACAGCAGCATTCAATCTGGAAAATCATCTAGTAAATCAGGATGGTGTTATATTGGAGAGGAGCGAGGAATTCGCAGTTGTTCCCAAGTAGGTCCAAATGATCAGTGTATGTCAGGAGATATATTCCCGACTAGTCAAGTATGCGTCAATCCAACATTGAGAGCTAATTAGGTATTTAAGGAAATGTATTTATTGCCACTATTCCGTTAGCAGATTTCACTATCTTGGAATTGACGGGCCATTTATTTCCACTCGTACCATAGGTCAATTTTGTTTTCGGGTAATATGTTTGTTGTCCATCATTGTAACATAATTCAGTGATAGGACCTGGAACATCAGAAGCAGATGTAGGATTGCATCGATTAGTAAGCACATCGATCATAGTATTGTCAGTGTCAGCGCCAGTGCCAGCGCCACTACCACATATTAACACTCCTCCATCCGGAATATTTGTATTTGGTATCGTTGAATAATTGAAACGCTTTAAATTCTGTGTATTTGGATTCGTATATGTTTGAGATTGTGTCGCCCATGTAGTCGTTCTATTTGTCCACATACCTCTAGCAATTTGCCCATATCTTTGTGCCTTTGTGATATTTGAACTATTTTTTTTATATTGAAGAATATTGCCTTTATACAACATAGCCAATTTATTAGTATCCGCGCCGTAATTAGGAACACTTGTAGTATCAAAAATACAACTATTTTCAAATCGAGTCCATAATCTAGGTGGGTTAGGATTATATGATGGATCTAAACAGGACATATTAGGTATACATTGTGTGTATATATTTTATTATTCATAAATAATTTTTGTTATGTATGAATTAGTTATGTATGAATTAGTAAAACTCCTTCGGAGTTTTATCACTCACCTTCGACACACTGCGCAGTGTCTACGGCTCGCAGCAGGGTGGATGACTATTACTTATTTTCCACCATAAAAATACCATCTCAACGATAAGTAATTTGGATTTATCATATTCATGGCAGAGGATCCTGTCATTTTAGTATTAGGTCCACCCTTGATCAAATTCTGTATAGCAGTAGTTCCTAAAGAATAGTTGTAATACCATAAATTAGAAACATATCCAGAAAACCCTCCATTCATGGCAACATATACGTTTCCATAGTTTTGTTTTGGCACTCCCATTAATTGAACACTCTTGGTAATGATTCCATTTATATAAACGTCCAACGTGGTATTTCTGCAACGGATAATCACATTGAGCCATTTATTCAATGGAATATCCGGGATATGAATCTCTTCACCAATAACATTAAATGTATCCATAAATACCACAAGCTCATTTGTATTCGGAGCAATGTATAATCCTGGTGCATTATTAGGAAAATTTAACCCTGTATCAGGAGTGATGGTATCATTGCCTTTGTGGAAAATATGACGATATTTACCAGATTGATATTGGAGGTCATCAATAAATATCCAAACAGACCAGGTAAATTCAACACCATCTGCCCCATTTACTGAGCGAGAGATTGGAACAGACCCATTCATATTTGGATCTTGAGGAATAATTAACATTTGCTTCGCATCAACCATTCCAGTTATTAGGCGAGGAGACGTTGATGGTGAAAAAAACCAAGATAACACTTGAATAGATAATTGTAGAACAATAATAAAAATCAAAATAGTTAATAGTAAAAAAGAGATACGAGCTATTAAACTACCCGAATTTAAAAAATCGGTTAGACCAGAACCTCTTGCTCTTCCTAACAAAGCACTGGGACTTCCAATAGAGCTAGAACTAGAACTAGCATTATTTCCATTAAATCCTGTATTTGGTGGTGCATTCATCCTATTATATATCTATGAAGATTTAAAATTAGAAATAGTAAAAGCATATTCTTTCGGCTAGCGCCTACAGAATATAATCGGAAAACTTCGACTCGCTACACTTCGTCTACGTTTTCCTCCATCCGTCGCATAATCCAACTAATTAAATAGTGAAACTAGAATCTTCAGTCGATCCTTCCATAAAAGCCACCTTAATCTGGTATTTTCCAAAAATGTTGGACAACATACTTTTTCCATAACCTTGCTCATAAATATTCCAGGCAGTTTGCGGATCAGTAGAATTAGGATAGTATTGAAATTTAGAAGTCCATCCAGAAAAACCGCCTTGGGGTGTAACATAAACAGGAGCATCTTGATTTATTTTAGCTACACCAGGTAAAACACATGTTTGAACTAATTTACCATCTAAATAAATGTCAAGTGTTCTACCATAGGCGCTAATTAACAAGTTTACCCATTTTTGAATAGGAACATTTGCCACGGAGCATGTGTGTATAATAGCTCCCGTAGTTGGGTCGGTTATGCCCTCAGATGGTGGTGAATCAGCGCCAGGGTAACAAGCTAAAGAAACCGCTAAATTGTTCTCGATTGCTCCCAAAACAACGGCGGGACAGGGATCTTTGGTACCGATATCATTCGATGTAGATGATGCACCCATGCGCCCGTATAATACTTTAGGTTCCCCGTAGCGGTAATTCCAGTTGTCTATATAAAACCAAATAGAGTAGGTAAAATTACTGGAATTAGCACCACTGCTACTTTGTGCTAAAGTGCTAGCAGCAATAGTTTGCATAGTAGTACCAGATGACATCCCAGTCAATGTATTTACATCAGACATTACGTATCTCATAACTGCATATAATAAAACAAGTACAACGATAATAAGTAATATTGTCTGTATTTCCATGATATATAATATACTGATAGAAATTTTTCTTATTACGGAACACCAAAATTATCACCATTTCCAGCAAAATACCACCTTAATGACAAATAATTACTAGGATCGTGTATATTCATGTCTGGTTTTAAGTTCTCATCAGCTGTTTCTTCAATAGTGGCTTCCGCTGGTTTAACTATAGAATCTATTACCGCATTTGTATCCGTTTTTGACTCCTCTATATGCACCGCCTTTTCTAGGGTATTTGTAAGAGTATCATTAGAATTAGTCGAGACCGGAGGAGTTTTATCCTTGATGAAATTATACAAATAATATATTTGTCTGATAGTTAAAGCATCATTAAAATAATTCACGTTACATATACCTCCATTAAGTCCATTATTTTCACCAATAGTCAATGTATCATAGGACATATACGGAACTACCTCAATCACTGATTTAACTAACTCGCCATTATAAAATACATCTAAAGTTCCACCATTATAATTAATGATGATGTTATTCCATTTTTGTAATAGGACATCTCTTTTCCTATAAATAATAATGTTACCATCATCGTCTAATTCGGGTGGCGACTTGGATTTTGTTACACTACCGATAGCAGCCTCACCAGTATTTGGCATAGTAACCATGAGTGTATTTGTACTGCCATTATATAGAACATTCGGTTTACCTCCATAATTTAATATGGATGTGTATTTTTTGTAAGCGGCGTTTGTGCTAGGACTAGACGCATCAATGAAAACCCAAAAAGATATAGCATATTTATAATCAAACTTATCTGACCCATTCAATGCTTGATAGGTTCCTATATTTTGTTCTTTGTTTATGTAGACGGGTTGATTTACAAGTAATTTACCCCCTTGTTTGGCAAATTGTGCAGCTACATATGGCTTAATAAAATATGCCACGTATGCCAATATAATGATTCCTAATAAGGCTAGATATGTGTATGGGGATTCAACTGGTTTGCCTAGTTTGGAAGCGGCTTTCGATGAACCGAATAACGACAAAATCGTATCGATCAATGATACAAATATACAAGGAATGTATAAAATAGTGTTTACTATTAATCTATATATTGGACTTTGTTTGTAGTATGAACCCAATGTTATCAATTTAAAAACCAACCCCAAAATAGAAAGGACTATTACTAAGTTTAGTATAAAAGACACTACACCTGATTGGGTGGATAAATTATTTATACTACTTACTAACCAATAAATCAATATTCCTGAAAAGGTAAAACCAAATAACAACAACAATGCATTTCTAATAGTGCTGATAATATTCGATAATTTTCCTGTAACATTACCGGCTTCTGTGCCAGTTATTGGTGTTCCTGTAAAAAAAGACGCAATAAAATATGCAATGGCACAAAATAATGTAATGCATACTAGTGCCATAATAACGCCTGTTCTGGTATCCTTAATTTTAAATCCTCCTGGATAATTTGAAAGACCGATTGCTATTAATATTAAAAAAATAATAAAAGATATAACGCTGGCAATCCCTTGTGTTGTAAATCCAGTAAAAAAACTTTGGGTCGCAGTAGTATTCGCACCAGCAACAGGTAATGATGGAAATGTCATAATTGTAATTAAGTACAATAGACCAAATACAGCTAATAATATAGTTGTTAAAAGAGTGGTGCCAAAATTCTGTTTAATATAACCTCCTGGATCCACAGCATAGAATAGACTCATAAAAATGATTAAACATGCAAAAACGATGGCATATTTGATGCGTTCGAAATTCAAATTAAAATTAACAAAAGTATCATATGCCAAATTTCTATAAAATAAGTATACTCCGAATACTATAGTAATAGGTAATATAATGTATGCATATGTGTCTAGGTCAGCCCTAGACAATCTAGTGAATAATGCTATTAATCCGATAATGTATAAAATTAAATAAATAACATTTGATGATTGGCTTAAATATGTAAATAATAATGCAAAATTGTCTTTAAATTTAAACAACACGCTTGCCACAATTATTAATAGTAATACAAATCCCAAAATAGATGATATGCTAGCAGCAGTAGTTTCAAGAGATGTTCCTTTTGAATATATTAGAGCGATAGAAACTAATGCAATAAACGTCATGACGACTACAAGCATTACATATCCAAATGTTTTTATTCTTTTTATCGTATTTTCATTTTCACTTATATAATCCATCTTATATTACCCGAATATTTTATTTGGAGGAAAACTTCTAGTGCAGACATATTCTACATATTTTCATGTGCTGTTTTTTTTCCATGACATTCACGACATAAAGCCAATAAATTTTCTACTTCATTACCCCCGCCGTATTCTAATCGAACCTTATGATCCACTTCGAACCATGCATTTAATTGTTTTTTGCAATCCCCGCATTTCCAATCTTGCATAGATGCTACATATTTTTTCTTAGTCTCACTCACTGAACGTTTTGTAGTTTTTGAACCTGATTGCAATAGTCGTTTTTCTGCATTTTGTTGATGTTTATTTTGTGGGCTAAACAGAGAACCACCATGAGCATTTTCATCCATATTTGTCATATCGTTAAAGTGTTCCATAAAGCTTTTTTCAGAATAGCCATTACTATCATCTGATTTTGAAGAAGTGAAATCTAATATTGGTGATAGCATATCCATAGATGTTTTATCAATAGGCATATATTTAACAGCATTGTTTGCATGTAATAATAGACTTTTACACCTTAATGGGTTCTTTTTAACGAGTAAATAAAAAGTTATTCCAAGAAAAGCAAAAAATGCCATTTGATAATATTTTTTATATTTGAAAATCATTTTGGTATATTTTCCATCGCTATATATGTTAAATATGAAAAATGCCGTAATTGCTAGAATTATTAGTTCAAACTTCATAGTATTATATTATATCAAGAAGTAAATTTTTGATATGATATGGTTTTTCCACTATTTGCTATTTACTATTTGCTATTTTTTTTTGTCTTTCTATTTTTATACAAAAGTAAACTATCCATCTTCTTTGTATGACGACTAAACGATGGAGATGAATATGATGACGATGTTGTTGATGTTGTTGATGTAGATGATGGCGATGTAGGTGATGATGTAGATGAGGATGTAGAGGATGAGGATGTGGAGGGAGTTGAAGATAAACTATCTCGCACAGATTTGCGATGTTTAAGTCCTTGTGCCTTGTTACCATTTTGTCTACGAGACAATGCAAATAAGTTATTTAACTCCTTCAATAATGTTACCAATTTAGTGGTAGAAATTGGTTCAGTACTCGCTTCTAGTATAAGCGTGAGCATTTTTTTAATGTGTTGGATAATTTGTATCTCATGCTCATTTAATCTACTATAATTATTATGCAAATATTCCATAATAGGAACATATATCATAGTAAACCCCCAAATATCTATATTTTTCAAAAATACGTTGGAAAAGTAATCCATTAGGTCTATTTTATTATTCTTGGTATATTTGAACAAAATTTGTGTTATATATTCAAAAATAAAGTAAAAAGTATAATCAAATACTATTACATCATTCTTATAGCTATTGTCTATGTTACGCAATTCCTTTTCAAAAAACTTTTTAAATATACCATTGATATTTTTCAAATGCCCTGGACCTCTTTTATCTATCCAAGCTACCACATAATTAATAACAAATGTTCTCAATGCAATATAACTGGGATCTGGATTCGATTTTAAAAATTCCGAATACATTTGTGTAAATAAGGGGGTAAATAGAATAACCGAAAATGGTACATTGTATTGAAACGGCCGGTTTTGTAATGTTTTTGGTATAGCTTTCTCTCCATCATATGTTGCAGATAACCCCCAATCAATTAATCTAGTATAAAAGTGGTTAGTATGGTTAGTATGGTTAGTATGGTTAGTATGGTTAGTATGGTTAGTATGGTTGAGATGATTGGGTTGGCTAATTGACTCATCATCTACTAGCACATTTGATTCTTTAATATCCACATGATATATATGTTTTTTATTCATAGGTTCAATTCCTTTGGTCAGTAGATTTATAAGTGAGTGATTTAATTGGATCATTTTATCATGATTTAATTCAGTTTTAACTATATAATCGCCGATATCTATTCCTCCATAAGGCATATTCAATGCGGTTAACTTATTTAATGATTTATTCACATTTTTTGTTGATATATTTATTTTTTTTAAAGCGGTGCATTTTTTATCAAAATCTTCCAAATCAGATGCAGATAATTTAGCGGGATTACATATTGAAAACCCGTCAAGCAAAAAATAATCAGTATAGTTTGGTATATCCTGGAGTTGTTTCTGAAAGGCAATAATATCGTAGTACTCTTTTTTCGCATATTTTTTTTTCATCAATTTTGTAATCATTTGTTTTGTCTTTGCATTGCGTTGTTTCTTTGTTTGTTGACCAGAGCATTTCAATGCAGGATTAAATATGCATCCAAACCCACCTGATCCGGTTACTTTACCTCCTTGTTTACTCTTTTTATATTTTCTTGTTTTCCTCCCAATCCCACCACCTAAGAAAGCAGGAATTCCAGCTATTGCCCCAAGTCCAGAAGCGACTACGAAAGCGGTCGTACCAGCTACACCAAGTACACCAGCCATTTTTGTAGGCGTCAACGCATGCCCTCTTTCTCCTGTGGCTGTTGAAGATTGTTTTGAGGTTGGTACTGATGCTAATAATGGTGCTGTTTCTGAATCAGATATTTGTTCCGGAAATGGTCCGGGTACTGCAGCAACTTCAAGATATTTTTTAATAAAATCATTTATAAATGCAATAATTTTTGCTGTTAATGTTTTTTGCGATGGTGTAACAACAAATGTATTTTTAAGCCTACCAAATGATTGATTAAATTGAGTTAATATTTGAATGACCTTATCATCGTCATTATTATTTCTATATAATAATGTAATAAATCTGTTTAATGGTTCAAATATTTCAGAACGATATGCATTATCCGTTACATTTTTTAAAAATAATGAAAATATATTTACCAATATCTGTTGAACCTCATCATTTTCATCTGTAAATATTCTTCCATTCATTTTAGTAACGATTGGTTGACTCACTGGTGGCGTACTATTTTTAATTAAATTATAATATTGTTCTACTGCAGCATTTCTCCATATAGGATTCGCCCATATTAAAAAAGATGTATTAGCTACCAAATCTATATATAATATAGTAGGAACGACGCAAATTCCATATCCATCTTTGAAATTTGTATCTATCACTGGTATGTTTTTAATACATTCAATGATTTGTGTTCCATTTTTTATGGTTTGTGTAGTTGTAGGAGTGCATACTATTTTTGATAATGTTGGCCCAAATCTTTCTATTGCTGCAATATTAACTGGTTGTAAATTCCCATAAAATATTTTATCAAGTGTAACAAAATTATATACTATTATCGAATTATTCAAGAATGCAGTTTGTTGTAAAAAAGATTCCATTTTTGTTATTGTTGAGATATCTTCAATGTCAATATTTTGATACGTATAAATCATGAATGGTATTACTGCCCATGATATTATAAAAATTTTGTCTTTTGATAATTCATATATAGCTGATAAAATTTCCTCATTTATAATGATATTTGGAAATAATTGCGATAATACTTCAGAAAAGTCAACCTGAGACATCTTACGCATAGCAATGATCAACCTCATTTTCTCTGTATTTGATGGTAAATTTACCGACATGTTGTCTATTTTTCCATTCCATTCGGGGTATCCTATATATTTCAAAAATTGTTTATTAATTGCGTTATCATTTATAATCATAATTTGACGTTCTACATCTTTTAATATTTGAATATACAATTTTAGAAAATCCACTTTACCATTCGGTAAAATATAACCAGATCCTTTCATTAGTTCATTATATTGTTTGTCCGTAGTAAATGGGATATTGGAAGGTGGAATATAGACATTATAACCAATATATTTTTCAGGATAACCATTTGTAACATCCATAGTAGTAATTATGTGCGATTCAGGATGTTCTTCTATGATGTTTTTTATGGTTTCACCACCCTTCTGTATATACTCCATTTTACGCGTCTTCTTATATTTTATTTTTTTATTTCTTCTTATTTTTTTATTTTTCTTTGAATATTTCACATTCCTTCGGCCTGCGCCTTTGGAATATAATCGGAAAACTCCGACTCGCATCGCTTCGCCTCCGTTTTTCTCCATAATATGATATTATTACTATAACATCATATTATATTTATTTGACAATTTTATTGGATGACAATGTTTTGTTTCACATGTGATACATATATGCTATTGCTGCAGCAAATATGACAATTATAGCCAAATATATAAGCCTCGCTCGCATCTTATAGTATTCCTTAAATTTGACTTCTGTCGGTTTATATTGATCATAATATTCTTCATAAAACTTGGCCAACGTGATTTTCGGTTTTTCTAGTTGTTCATTTATTTTATTGTGCATGTGATGCATCCATCGAATAAAGCTATCTCTAGTATCTAAATATGGCGTAACGGGATATTTATCTAATAGACGTTCAAAATTAGTAGCGATTTGCTCATTCGGAATAAATAACGGCATATTTTGAATGAATTCATAGTATTTCTTTTTAGTAACCGCATTTGGTCTCATTGGATAACTAATGACAATCGTATGAAGAAAAAACCAATAATGTGGACCCCATACTTTTGGGTCTAATAATACCATTACTATGAATAAATATAAATATTGTATGGTTTGAACATAAATATATCTAAATATAGTAATATAACATTACCCATATGATAAAACACAATACAAATATATGTCAAAATTGCGCCAAAAGTGGACATCTTTTTCACCAGTGCAAGCTGCCAATTATAAGTTACGGAATAGTAGTATTTAGACCAAGTTCCAAGGGGTTACAATTCTTGATGATAAGAAGAAAAGATTCATTCGGATACATTGATTTAATACGAGGCAAATATGCATGCCATAATATTGATCAAATTCAAAAAAGTGTGGATGAAATGTCTATATCGGAAAAAGAGCAATTATTAACGGAACCATTTGACAAATTATGGTCTAATTTATGGGGAATAAGTAATGGTGGTATGAATTATAGGGGTGAGGAGGTATCGTCAGCCAAAAAATTTGAGATAATTAAAAATGGAATTATTGTGAATAATGAAGAAATTGCATTGCATAATATTATAGAGAGAAGTAATACTGCATGGTCAGAAACTGAATGGGAATTTCCAAAAGGCAGAAGGAATTTCCAGGAAAAAGATTTAGAATGCGCATTGAGAGAATTCGAAGAAGAAACTGGTTATTCCAGTAGGGATATAATAGTAGTTGAAAATGTATTGCCATTTGAAGAAATGTTTATAGGGTCGAATCATAAATCATATAAGCACAAATATTTTTTGGCATATATGAATGATCCGAATGAAATCGTTGATAATGTATACGGGTTTCAGAAGACAGAAGTGAGCAAATTAGAATGGAAAACGATAGACGAATGTTTAGAATCTATACGCCCATATAATTTAGAGAAAAAACAAGTCATTATAAATATAAATAAGGTATTACAAGAATATAGATTATATTCATAATATATAGTAATATGTCATCGGATGAACAAAAAATAATACCAGAAAATGACACAAATGAAGACAATAATTTAAAAGTACTATTTGGGAGCTCACCCAAGCCGCAGGCAATGCGGAGTTTGGGTGAGCGAGAAAACTCCATATCTTTAGAGAAGGAGTTTGATGCAAATAAATGCGGAGAATCTGAAAATATGTATGATAAAAATTGCAATAAATTTTTATTAAGAAAAGAAATTTTGGAAAGTAAAATATTAGAAGAAGAACCAGAGTCCAATGATTATTTGTATCCCAATTTAAATGACCCAAATTTCAATATTAAGATAGCCGAGAAAAAAGAATTTAATGATACCAAATATGATGGGGAGATTTATGATATTAAAACCCAATCTGATATATTGAGTAAAGCGGAGTTTGAATTGGCGCCACACCAAGCATTTGTTCGAAATTTTCTCTCTTTTCAAACACCATATAATAGTTTGCTGCTCTATCATGGGCTGGGGAGCGGAAAAACTTGTTCAGCAATAGGTGTCAGTGAGGAAATGCGAGACTATTTAAAACAAATGGGCATATCTCGAAGTATCATTATAGTTGCCAGTCCGAATGTACAAGATAATTTCCGACTTCAATTATTTGATGAACGAAAGTTGAAAAATGTGGATGGACTATGGAATATACGAGCATGCACAGGGAATAAGTTATTGAAGGAGATAAATCCTATGAACATGAAGGGGTTGCCTAAGGATAAGGTTGTTAGTCAAATAAAAAGTTTAATTAATCACTCTTATGTGTTTTTAGGATACGTTGAATTTGCAAATTATATTGCACGAACGGCGCTGGCAAAGGGAGAGTATAAATCAGAAAAAGACAAGGCAAGAAAAATGGTGCTCAATTTACAAAATGAATTTAATAACCGATTGATTATTATCGATGAAGTTCATAATATTCGTATATCAGATAATGAGAGTAAAAAAGTGGCGGATCAATTATTATATCTAGTAACTTCTGCAAATAATTTGCGATTGTTGTTGCTGTCGGCAACTCCAATGTATAATAACTACAGAGAAATCATATGGTTGTTGAATTTAATGAATGTAAATGACAGGAGAGCTGTTATTGAGGTAAGAGATGTTTTTGATAAAAATGGCGATTTTAAAAAGAATTTAGATGGAGTGGAAGTTGGAAAAGAGTTGTTAATAAGAAAAGCTACTGGATATATTTCATTCATACGAGGAGATAATCCATATACATTTCCATTTAGAATATATCCATCTGAATTTGCACCGGATCATACATTTAGACAAGGTAAAATTCCGTATCCAAAATATCAAATGAACGGAAAGAAAATAGATGATGTAGACAAAGATAGTATTCTTAGTATATATTTAACTAAAATTGGGTCATACCAATCCATGGGGTATAAATTTATTATAGATAGTTTAAGAAAAAGAAAAATAACTATAACGACGAATAAAGGGGTGATAAAAGAGATGCCTAGTTTTGAAAATATGGATGGATTTGGATATACCTTGTTGCAAATACCATTGGAAGCATTAAACATAATATATCCGATGGATAATTTAGAAGAGGTATTGAAATATATCACACCTATAGAAAAATTTGAAGAACTTGCGTTGGAATCTGATAGGGAATCAATCGTTCCAACTGGTATTGAAATTGATCCTGTTGAACCATTTGGTAATGAAAGAGAGAAGGATGCGATGGATAAAGAATTAGAAAAGGAATTAGAAAAAGAATTAGAAAAGGTATCGGAAAAAGAATTAGAAAAGGAAAAAGTAGTAGAAAAGCAATCTAAATGTCCAAAAGGAACACATAGAAATAAAAAATCAGGTATTTGTGAACCATATACAAATAAAAATGCGGAATTAAAACCGAAATTGCCAGTTCTTAGTGAGGCTAATCCATCCATCATGGATGATATAGAAGAAATGATTCTAACTCCTGGTCCAATTCTAGAAATTAATCGAATGCCTTCAAGTCTGACATCTATCACTACTGCTACTGCTAATGCTATTGAAATGGTAGATGCAATAAAAAAAGGAGGTAATGGATCATCCTCTACGCAATCAATGCAGGACATTTATATCAATGCAAATGATTTAACTGGACACAGAGGCTTAGAACGTATAATGGATTTTGTCGATAGCAAAAATCCCCCCGAAAAAGGGTCATTTGAATATAAACAATCTTCTATTGATAATAATTGGAAAGTATTTTCTCCCACAGAAATTGGAAAATATAGCGCCAAGATTAAAAATATATGTGATAGTATCGTAGTTAAAACAGGAGGGAAAGTTGTAGTATCGGATGGAATTATACTCATTTATTCCCAATATATTGATGGCGGTTTAATTCCAGTGGCACTGGCATTAGAAGAAATGGGATTTTCCCGGTTTGGAAAAAATGCGAAATCCTTGTTTAAATCCCCACCAACAAGTCCGGTAGATGCTATAACTATGGAACCTAGAAAAAATAGAACTGATCCGTTTCAACCAGCGCGTTATTCAATGATTACTGGCGACCCTCGCATCTCCCCTGATAACGATTTTGAAGTGAAATCAATTACAAATGATGACAATATAAATGGAGATAAAATTAAAGTGGTTTTAATATCAAAAGCGGGATCAGAAGGGTTGGATTTTAAATTCATGAGACAGGTACATATATTAGAACCCTGGTACAACATGAATAGAATCGAACAAATTATTGGGCGCGCCGTTCGTAACTTTAGTCACAAAGATTTACCATTTGAGAAAAGAAACGTTGAAATATTTATGTATGGGACTTTACTAGAAGAAGACGTAGAAGAAGCGGCTGATTTATATGTGTACAGAGTAGCCGAATACAAAGCAATTCAGATTGGTCAAGTAAGCCGAGTATTAAAAGAAAATGCGGTGGATTGCATTATCAATCACGATCAAATTAATTTTACACAAGATAACATGAATATGAGTGTAAAACAATTATTGTCAGATGGTGATCAAATTGACTTTCAGGTGGGCGACGCTCCTTATTCTGCCAATTGTGATTATATGGCTGATTGTCAATACAAATGTAATGTGACGGATGGAAAACAAAAACTAAGCGGTAAAATTAAAGAAGACACTTATAATGAATCCTTTATCATGATGAATTCTGACAAAATATTGCAAAAGATTAAAAATCTTATGAAAGAACGATACTTTTATAAAAAGAAAGATCTACTCAATAAAATAGACATACCCAAACCATATCCCAGAGTACAAGTATATGCGGCATTAACCCAGTTAATTGAAGATACCAATGAGTTCATAATGGATAGTTATGGACGCACAGGATATTTGGTAAATATAGGCGATTACTATCTATTTCAACCCAGTGAATTGAATAATGATAGAATATCCATTTTTGACAGATCAGTACCAATAGATTATAAACACAATGAGATTAAGTTTAACATTAAAGCTGATGTAGTACAACCCGTTATAGATACTAGAAATATTTCCAAATTGGTGGAAACGGAAAAGGAAGGAGCTATTGAACAAAAAGGAATCAAAATAGTGAATGAGTTAAAAGAAAATTATGAATTGGCTTTGAGCATTTCGAGAAATGTGAATAAAAAAATACCAAGAGGAGATGATAATTGGTATAAACATTGTGGTATGACTATGCGCACATTAGTAAAAGATTTTAATGTTCCTCCTGCGGATGTATTGGAAATATTGGTGGAACATATAGTGGATGAAATGCAATATGAAGACAAACTGGATTTATTAAACTATTTATTTTCTAAGGGAGAATTCGGAGAAAAAACATTCGAGTATTATGTAAAATCATATTTAGAAACAAAATTAATTAAGACAAAGTCACTATTGGCAATCATTTTATATGCAGGTAACAAGAGCGATACTAGAAAAATCATGATATTAAATGAAAATAATGTATGGACTGAAGCCAAATCTGAAGATAGGTTGGAAGTAGCCAAAAAAGTGCATGATATTCTAGCTATAACACCGGATAAATATAATAAATTAATTGGGTTTATAGGGTATGACAATAAAAATAGATATCTAGTATTTAAAGTGAAAGATGTATTAGCAAAGCGCAATACAGGTGCTCGTTGCGAAGAGGCTGCAAAAGATAAAAGAATTGATGTATTAAACGAAATCATTGGAGAACAAAAATATACCAAAAAAAATGAGGAGGATATTACCCCAGAAGAGAAAAGCAGAGGTGTTATTTCTACAAAGGGAATGGTGAGCTCATCCATGTGTTCATTACAAGAATTCTTATTGAGATATTATAATAAGATTCATCGCGATGGTAAAATTTGGTTTTTAGATTTTGAATTAGCTATGATGTACCAATTTTAGGTTTTTGCATTTTTGTGTTTTGCGTTATTTTTCTATTATAATTTAAAATTGAACGCAATTAAAAAGATAATATGTATAATATATTAATATGGAATCTACAAATGTTAAACAACCAACATTACAAAATGCACCTCCCTCTAAATTTAAAAAAAGAGATGTTAGGTATGCGAGTATATATTCGAGGTCGTTAATCACGCGTAGTTTATCATTACCAATCACATCTATTGGTAAAAATATTCAAGAAACTATTGAAAAAAATGTTGCCACTAATTTTGAAGGAAAATGTGTGGTGGAAGGGTTTATTAAGCCAGGTTCATGTAAAATTATTACTTATTCAAGTGGTATGGTTCATGCAACCAATATAAAATTTGAAGTAGTGTTTGAATGTCAAATATGTTGTCCTGTAGAAGGAATGTTGATTACATGTATTGCAAAAAATATTACGAAAGCTGGAATTCGTGGTGAAAGTGCTGACGATAACCCAAGTCCTGTTGTGGTATTTGTTATGCGTGATCACCATTATACGAATGCATACTTTTCAACCATACAAGAAGAAGGTAAATTTGTGGCGCGTGTTATAGGTCAACGATTTGAATTAAATGATAAATATGTGAGTATTATCGCAGAATTAGTGGATACTAAAAAGGAAAAGGAAAAGAAGGAACCATCGAAACCCAGATTGGTTTTTGAGGATTGAGAATTGGTTTTTGAGGATTGAGAATTGATGATTGAGATGAAGTCAAATATTATAATATATTATTTTTTTATGCGATAGTACATGTATAAAAAAATAAATAATAATGGACAAAGGATATAAAAATAACTTCATAATATTTTGTATATGACAGAAAATATGATGATGGAATCGTACTCAACAAAATCAAACATTTCTAAGATAAATATGGTTGACGCATTGGATCTGAATGCAGGATTGGATATAGATGTTGAAGTAGAAGAAGTATCTATCGCAGATCTGAATATTGTGCGTGAAAAAATCGAATCCATGCCAAAATTTAACCAAATTGAGGTATTGAGAATTTTAAGCAGACGAAAGAATGTCACATTAAATGAAAATAAATATGGTATTCATATTAATTTAACAGAAGTAGATAAGGCTATTATTGATGAATTAAATGTGTATATTAACTACGTAAATGCTCAGGAATTAAATTTAAACGAAATGGAACTTCAGAAGGAAGAATTCAAAAATATATACTTTACAAAAGATAATAAAGATAATTCAGGAAAAAATAATAAGAATGTATCGCTCACAACATCAACATCATCATCAGCATAATAATAATCGCAATCAAAATAATATGAGACCATATCAAAATAACCCAACCAATAGTTATAGGTGTGCCAATGTGGGTGCAAATACCAACACACATAATAATTATCAAGCGCGCTCAGCTTCTACTGAAGCAACACCAGTGCCAGCGCAAGATTATAATCATGTACTCATAAATTTACAAGATTATATGTTACATAGTAAAGTACTAGATAACTCTACAAAACACAAATTGACTTCATTATCTGCCGAAAAAATGAAAAAAAATGAAGTAGGTCAAATTATTGTATCGAGGAAAACGGGAACGAAGCAAAACGAGCCAAAGTTTTCCAATTATATTCCTAAGGAGGAAGCCGAAGAAATATCTAATAAAGTAGAAGAGTCGGTACCAGAGTCTGTACCAGTACCAGTAGTGCAAGTAGTAGATAACACCTTTCATCCAAAAGAAAAAGATGCGTTATTTTGGTGTTATTATATTATTAAAAATGGATATAATGCATATGCATATCCCAATACCACATCATATATAAATGAAAAAAATGAAAAATTTAAATGCATCCAACTGCTGAGAGATAACAAAGACCTATTAAAGACAAAGAAAATTAAAAATTTAAAAGAAGACGTGGAGGACGACTTAGCAAATAAAGATCGTATCGGAATGAAAACATTTATTGCATTATGTATAGTTAGTAAAATTAACATAGTGTATATTCATAAACGAAAATGTTTTGAGCATATGCACAATGAAGAGGAACCAGTACATGTAGTCCATAGCAGTAATGAATATTGTGGAGAATTGAATATTAGTAAAGAACAACTACATACATATAGGACAACTTTGTTCAAATGGGAGAGCGTAGATAAACCATTAAAGGCGGTGAGCTCATATAAATCAGAGGAGCTTTTAGACTTGTGTATTAAATTGGTGTTCGACAATGATTCTGATACAGAATACTCCACTAACGTTCCGTATTCTGGGTCTGCAACTACACCTTCGGTTCCGTTGCATCCCCTAAACGCAACAAATAAACAAAATTTAAAAAAGAAAACCAAAAAGGAGTTGTATGAACTATTGGTTCAAAATTTGTAGAAGATGGAGGGAAACGTAGACAATGCGCAACTGACATAACAACCTAGCGAGTGAAAGAAAACGAAGGAATATAATTATAATTTAAAATTGATTGTAAATTCGAATTTAAAAATATGTCTTATTATATATATAACTATGACTTCAATAAGAAATAATGCTGATATAAACGATACCTCTCACAAAAGAGGCATTAGAAAGCAAGAAGATTATAAACCGCCACAAGAATTATTAGATAAATTAGTAAATACTTTTTGGGTAAATAATCCGTATATTAAAGATTTTAAAAAAAGCAATGAATTGGAAGTTAGATTCGGTACAAGAGGTATTAAACCTTTAACTAAAATCGACTATGATAATGTTATATGTAAGATCAAGTCTCTTGGATTTACCTGTCAAAATGAGCAAGGTGAATATATGTTACGTGTATACAATGAATTTTTAGATCCTGCAACAGGTGTATTTAGAGATTCGGATATAAGGACAGAAATTAACGGATTCCATGACATTCAAACATATTGCAAACGCAACAGCTTACTAGAAGTAGAAGCAGGAAAAATGGGGAATATACAATTTTTCCGTAAAAAAAATTATAAAGGTGCAAATGACGTAGAAGCGATTAGACCAATCAATTTCGATGAATTTAATTTTAGAGTTTCTTATCAAACGGAAGAAAGAATAGGTAGATCCAGTAGAATCATAGAAAATTTGGTGAATACATGGGAAAAAGCCAAAAAATATTTTAGATATATTAATCGTGTCACATTTAGTCATCCAGATATACCTGTAAATATAGACATTAGCATAGTTAAAAGTTCCAGCATAGGAGCAAATAGGAAACCGAAATTAGCTTACACTACAGAAGAATCGGAGGTATTCCAAAACCCGGAAGTATATGAAATTGAATTGGAAGTAAACAATGACGCCATTGGTCCCGGTACAAACGTAAATACCGCACCCGAATTATTAAGTGCCATTCGTAAAACAATAAAATATGTATTGATGGGTTTGCAAGAAACGAATTATCCTATTTCTTATCCCGAACAAAACAAGGTTTTACAAGATTATATGCAATTAGTGAATAATAAAGAATACAATCCCAGTCAAAGAGTTTACCCGAATCATTTTATTGGCCCATCTTCGTATACATTACAAATGGCAAATATTGCGCCTATTAATAATAATGCAGTAATACCCAATATTCGAAATGATTATACTGTAACAGACAAGGCTGATGGGGAAAGGCATATGATGTACATTTCAAATAATGGTAAAATATATTTGATTAATACCAACATGAAAGTATTGTTTACTGGCGCGCTGACAAAAAATAAAGAAATATTTAATTCATTAATAGATGGTGAAATCATTTTGCATGATAAATATGGCAAGTTTATTAACATGTATGCCGCATTCGACGCCTATTTTATTAATAATAATGACGTTAGACCCTATGGCTTTGTTCCAAGAAAAATGGAAGATGATAGATCGAAATTTCGTATTCCCTTGTTAGAAAGTTTAATCAAAATTATGAAGCCAGTATCCGTTGTCCCTGATGAAATATCACCTATTAGAATCGCATGCAAACAATTTTATCCATCAGTTCCTACTGACAATATATTCGATGCATGTAACTTCATTCTGGGAAAAGAAGTGCAGGGGTTATTCGAATATAATACAGATGGACTCATATTTACTCCTGCTAGTATGGGAGTAGGTACAGATAAAATCGGAAAACCCAGTCCTTCTAATAAAACTACTTGGAAACATTCGTTCAAATGGAAACCACCGCAATACAATACGATTGATTTCTTAGTTACTACCATAAAATCGAAAACCAATGGTCAAGATTTGGTCACACCCATATTTCAAGACGGAATAAATACGGCATCATTAAATCAGTTAGATGAATTCAAAACGATTGAATTACGATGTGGATTCGATGAAAAAACACACGGATATATTAACCCATGTCAGGATGTAATTAATGATATATTGCCTGATGTTAAAAATATGGATAACGAAAATAAATACCAACCCGTTGTATTTGTGCCTACGAATCCTTTTGATCCTAATGCAGGTATTTGCAATATTATGCTTAAAAAAGATGACACAGGAGTCAATCAAATGTATACTGAGGAAAATCAAGTATTCGCGGATAACACCATCGTTGAATTTCGGTATGAATTGACAAACGAAGCCTCCTGGCGATGGGTGCCATTAAGAGTTCGTTATGATAAGACGGGTCAATTAAATCAAGGGCAGCGAAATTTCGGAAATGCATACCACGTAGCCAATAGCAATTGGCATTCTATTCATAATCCTATAACTATTGATATGATTTCTACTGGTAATAATATTCCGGATGAATTAGCGAATGATGATATTTATTATAATAGAATAACTAGTTCCAATAAAACACGCGCGCTAAGAGATTTTCATAATTTATACGTAAAACAATTATTAATTACACGTGTCTCGAGAAGAGGGGATACACTTATTGATTATGCTTGTGGAAAGGCAGGTGATTTTTCAAAGTGGATCAGCGCGCGCCTATCATTTGTCTTCGGTATTGATGTTTCTAAGGATAATTTAGAAAATAGATTAGATGGTGCCTGCGCTAGGTTTTTGAATTACCGAAAAGATTTTGAGAATGTGCCATACGCGTTATTTGTGAATGGAAATAGCAGCGCAAATGTTAGGTCAGGTGCAGCGATGTTAAACGATAAAGCCGTACATATTACCAAAGCGGTATTTGGATCAGGAGTTAAAGATGAAGAGAAATTGGGAAAAGGAGTTATGCGTCAATATGGAAAGGGTGAAGATGGATTTAATGTTTCATCCTGTCAATTTGCATTGCACTACTTCTTTGAAAATCATCAAACGTTTCAAAATTATATGAGAAATGTGGCAGAGTGTACTAAATTGGGAGGGTATTTTATTGGAACGTGTTATGATGGGAAATTAATATTTAATTTATTGAAAAACAAAAAGCAGGGAGAAAGTATAGATTTATTTGATGATGGGGTCAAAATATGGGAAATAAATAAAGATTATAGTCCAACGGAGTTTGAAGATGATGCTAGCAGCATCGGATACAAGATAAATGTGTATCAAGAATCTATTAATAAAATGTTTGCAGAATATCTAGTTAATTTTGACTACTTACATCGAGTGATGGAAAACTATGGCTTTAAATTATTGGCACGAGATGAAGCCAAAAATATTGGGTTACCTGAAGGAAGTGGATTATTTAGTGAGTTGTATAATTATATGATTGATGAGATAAAGCGTAATCCTTCTAAGAAAAATGAATACGGAACCGCAATGAATATGACGGCGTATGAACGAAAAATATCATTCTTGAATAGATATTTCGTTTATAAGAAGATTAGTAATGTAAATGCGGAAAAGATTGCACTAGATTTCATTGATGAAACTGCAGGGGACGAAATTGCTCCAAGTGTAAGTGCGAGTGCGAGTACAAAGGCAAAAACAAAGGGTAAAGAAAAAGAGACCAAACCCAAAATCAAAAAATTGAATAAAAGGTTGGTCCTCATTGGTGCAACAGAGTCACCAATATTAGAGGAGGAGTTAGAGGAGGAAAAGGGGGTAGAGCCAGTAGTAGAGGAGGAAAAGGAGGTAGAGGAGCCAATAGAGCCATTGTCTATTCCCGAACCAGTTCCCGAACCAATTCCAATCGCACCACCAATACCCATTCAAGAAAAAAAACCGAGAAAACCTCGTGTCCTAAAACCTAAGCTGAAAATATTGGAAGAGTAATAATCATTTGCACGGAAAAGATATAAATAATATGTAATATATAATATAACCAACCATTATGAGTTATTATATATTACCAAAAAAACATACAAATATTGAAATAGATCCATCTTTCATCACGGGTGTATTGCACATCACATTGCAAAGTCCACCATTAAAACCTATCGTATCACATAGTTTAATTTCTTATTTAAAAGAAGTAAATCTTCAACTAACGAATGCAACAAATGTATTAATCATAGACAAAGATAAAATAGAATGCAGTATTGATTTTTTTTGCAAAATAGTCAACCCATATGAATTTATTTTTTCAAAAGTACCTGGTTCCAAATTTTCAGTTAGTAAATTAAAACCCTACTCGAACATGTTTTATATAATGTTGGAAATTCTTACCATGTTTAACTTATTGGAACATTTTACAGACAAAAATATAAAGACCATCCATTTTGGAAAAAATAACCATGCTACTATTGAGTGTATGAATATGCTAAGAGAAGATAACAACGATATAAATTATGAGTTAGAAATGTCTGAAATAAATGGGTTTTTACCGCTACAAAGCGATAACGATATTGACATATTTTCCGTTGATTTTTTCTATTTTGAATTAAATAATGATATGTATACAAATGATAATAGCTATATTATTGGATTAACAACGATATTATGTCATATTCTTACTTATCAAAGTGCAAATGGTATAAGCATTATAAAGGTCGACACCTTATTTACAAAACCTGTACTAGATGTATTGTATATACTAACCAGTCTATATGATAAAGTATGTATTACAAAACCAAATACATCACGTGCGAATAAAACAGACAGATATATAGTGTGTAAAAATTTTATTTGCAATGCTTCAAAAATACACGAGAATAAAATGCATCTAATAAAATTAACAAATTTATTAACTACATGTAGACAGCAGCATAAATGTATCACTTCTTTGATTAAAAATGACCTTCCATATTATTTTTTAAATAAAGTAGAAGATTCAAATATTATTATTGGACATCAACTGGTAGAATTCACGGATCAATTAATTAACATTATTAAAAATAAAAATAGAATAGATAAAATTGAAACATTGAAAAAAAACAATATCCAAAAATGTATTCAATGGTGTGAAAAATATAAAATACCTAGCAACAAATTTGTAGATAAAATAAATATATTTTTACCTGTTAATATTTATGATGAAAATATTTTTTTAGAAGAAATACGTACCGGTGTGAACTTATTTGAAGAAGTTGAAGAAGACATTACCGATTTGGGGTTGGGATACCAATCTGATACATTTGTAGATGCAAATGCCGATATGAATATCATTATTTAGCTCATCTATGTTTTCCTCCACTCCACGATGTAGAAATTCCATTATTGGCAACAGAAGGTCCAGCACTTAGGTTTCCCAAATCTATGACAGATTTGTCCAAATAATCATCTGAACTTCTAAAACATGTTTTGGGGTTATCCACCGGTTTGCGCATAAAGGGATAATACGGGTTCGGTGAGCATTTAGGTACCTTGTTTTTATACACGAATGGTACAAATGGTTGCCCCCCTACGTTGTTGATATTATTTCCACTACCTTGTAATTGATTATTGTAGTACACATTCTTTTCAAGAGTTGTTAAGGTCAACTTTAATGTTCTGGCACTACTAGAGACACCACCCTCTGTTGCAAATTGAGGGTTGCTTGGTTTATACACAACCAATTTGCATCCATTCGGATTACTAGGCCCCGAAAATCCCATACCAATATACGGATTTGATAAATAATTTCCGAATATTTCTAATGCTTTTGCGCTATTTGTGCTAGGAGGCAACGCTTTCAAAAAATCTATATATTCTGCAATGGTTGTAATATTCGCAGCATTAAAAGCAGAAATATCTGCTGGACCGAAAAGACCTTGACTCAATGAATACTGATATGCTGCCATAACTAATTCTATTTGACTTTGATTATTTCCCGTATTTGGATAACAATTGGCTATGTATAAGTTTGCCAATGATTCAGCAGGTGCTCCAGCTATAGCAGGTGCCATGTAATTAAATATCTTTTGGTCATATGTTTGGCATCTATTTTGTCTATATTGTTGAAGAGTGGTGTAATAATTCTTCTTTAAATTAGTACTTGCTGGTCTCACGCGCAACAATGCATTTCTTTGTTGATTACAACAAAAAGATGTTTGTGGACTGGAACTAGCGCCTTGGGCATTTGTGCAAACTTTTTCAGGATTGTTTGATAGATAGGTCGGTTCAGGATAAAAACTGGCGACCAATCCAATGCCTTGACAATTATTGCAATTTGCATCGATTTTGGAAACGCCATTTAACATATCTTCGGGGGTATATTCCGCATTAGCTACATTCGGTTTGACTGAAAATTGTCCAGGTCTATCAATCGTTTGTCCTATTAATGAAGAAATTTTGGATGTTTTTGATTCACGATTTATTATAGTGGAAAAGGCATTATTAATGGTTATGTATTCACCTGCTTTCTCCGGGTTTTCTATAATAGTGGGAGCACTCGGGGTTGTAATACCTTTACGATATGCCCATTTGAGAGGTCTAGGCAAGAAATTACGTTTTACTAATGAAAAACGACCTGCGCACGAAGGTGCTATAGGCGTCGGCCCCGGAGTAATATTTGTATAATCTTTATTAGTAAATGGTCTGATATTACCTGGAGTTACTGCTACAGGATTACTACCGACATTAGAACCTTTCCAAGTAGTATAACCGCCAATTTTTGATCTATTATTATAACTACCCATTCCTTGAGGGTAACTTGATGTTAATGTTGACAATGCCATTATATAAATTATATAAGAAAATTATATTATAAATATATTTATATATGCTAGTGTCCGTTTTAATAATTATATTTTCCCTATTACTAATTTATCAAATTATTTTAGCTATATTTGGAGAAAATATATTGGAAGGGTTGGAAAATGCCGTTCCAAGTCCTTCGGCTACATCGACATATAAAGATTATAATACTAGCGACCCGAATAATCCAAATGGTCCACTCATATTAGCTCAACAAAATGCGGGCAATATTGAATACTTAAAGCAACGTATTACGGAACTTATGGGACTGCAAAAACAGGTGACTGGTATTAGCACAAATGTGGATGCATTAAATGAACAAGTTGCTGGATTGGTTCAACAACAGGCTACATATGCACAAAGTATAGCCGGAAATAAACCAGTTGATATAAGCGGGGTTCAATCTGCAGAATCTGAATATTCTGCCTAATTCTAATTATTACCGAATTATTCAATTTATGTAAATGTAAATTTAATTATATTTACATAAATTAGATTACATATGTCAGATTCAAATATATTTCAAGAAGTATTAACCGATGCTACTGGGGTTCAAGATCGATTATTGGGTCCTACCTACCCGTATTGGAAAAATATAAAATCGCCATCTCAAATTGGCATGTCGGATGAGGGATCATTAAATGCATTAGGAAAAGATATTGATGGGCTCATTCAATATGTGGAAGTGTTGGTTACTGGTGGGAGCAATGCTACAGGAGGTAAGGTTTTAGGTAATAAATTCTTTTTACAAACAGGGGGGAAATGTATGGATAAAGCTACCAACAAAGAGGTTGACCGATATATCTATATAAACAATGTCCCTCTAGGGTCCATTCCTTATATTTCTTCTGGTTTAGGGGTTAATTTTAGTCAATTCAGAGGCCTGATTCCAGGAACCATGAGCAATTTAAATGTGCTAAACCCATTCACAATCATGCAATCATTTATGAGTGGCGCTACTCCCGATTGCCAAGAAATTACGTTGGAAACGATAGATAATAATAGTAATTCGTCGAATGAAACCCATTTTGTATCTGTAGTAGATATCCAAAATATGGATGCATGTAGTTTCTCGGATAGGAAAAATCCTATTACTGGAAAGGTGTGTGCAGAAGCTTTTTCTAATATGAGTGGATTTGGTCAAGGAGTTGCTAAAAATGCTGAGCTATTTAGTCTTCCCGATGACCCCATAGTGCAAATCTATTATGCTAGTTTAGGATTATTAGCGATATATGTGTTATATTGTTTGATGAATAAACGTCGCTAATATGGCTGTAGTATGGTAAATATCTTACCTATTTTACTTTGTTATTTATGAATCAAGAGAGAAAAAGTTAATACTACTTTTTGACCAAATTTTGTTCAGAAATAGTTACAAAATGTTTAGATGTAGTTGATGGCGCATTATCTGGATACCTCGGTACTATAATGTTATCTTTATCTGTTTTATCCACATAATGTGGGATAATAGTGTTATATTCAGTGAGACATAGATGTTTCTTTGGAGCCTTAGTGGGTGTTACACGTTCCGGTTGTAAACAAGCTGCTATAGCATCGACATGTTCATGTTTGTTATTAAGTAATTTCATATTTTTTAATAATTATAATATATAATCTCAATATTATTATTATTACTATTTTATTTAGTGTTTTCTATGTCTTCTTCTTTTTGATCCCCCAACAGCTTTTGGGTAAACCCCGGGTTCTCTCCAAATATCCTCACTATATGGGGTAACCGCACCTCCTTTTCGATGTCTTCTTCTTTTTGATCCCCCAACAGCTGTCGGGAATTTTCCATGCTCTCTCCAAATATCCTCACTATATGGGGTAACCGCACCTCCTTTTCGATGTCTTCTTCTTTTTGATCCCCCAACAGCTGTCGGAAATTTGCCGTGCTCTCTCCAAATATCCATGCTATAAGGCACTGCTACACCACCTCTGCGATTTCTACTTTGACCTCTTCCTCTAGTTCTTCCCATAGATCTCATTTGTCCTCGACCCATTGATCGTTTTTGACTAAACATTTTTAAAAATCCAGCAAACCCACCTCGTCGTTTGCTTCGTTTTCCTCCTTGCACCAAGGGTTGTGTATATGTTGGAGCTGGCGCTGATGGGACATATGTTTGCATTGGCGCTGGTGCAGGTGCAAACGCTGACTTTAAACTAGACCATAAACTGCTTGCACCTTGACTGGCAACCGCAAGTCCTTGTTTGGTTTTTTCTTCAGCCACATTCAACGCAGATTGAGCGGTTTGACCAACATTTTGAACTCCTGTCATAGCACTTTGACCAACATTTTGAACTCCTGTCATGGCACTTTGACCCAATGATTGGACCCCAGTCGTCCCATAACTAGGTTGCACTAACTCGCCATCACCTCCTCGTCTTCTTCTACTTCTACTTTTAGATCTTGATCTTCTTGGCATAGTTATATATAATAATGCTAGAAATTATTATATATGTGGAATATTTATTCTAAATCATATTCCTTCGGCTGGCGCCTTCGGAATATAATCAGAAAACTTCGACTCGCTTCGCTTCGTCAGCGTTTTCCTCCAAAACATGTATAACCTTATACCCTTATAAATTTCAGCAATTGGAATGCAGATAGAGCTCCTGCAATTTCTGCTACTATGTAAGGTAGGATATCATCTGCGGACAATTTACCCGCAGCCCATAGTGCAATGGTCACTGCAGGATTGAAACTGCCTCCTGAAATGGCACCACCTAATAATATACCGATGGCCAAAGCGCTTCCAATTGCAATGTAGTTGCCCGTGTACAATATTATAAACATCAGAAAAAGTGTACCAAGATACTCAACAATCAATTTATTCATCTATATAGTTACTAAACAATATAAATAAAATTTTAGAATACTCCAATAGCGTTCCGTATTCTGGGTCTGCAACTACACCTTCGGTTCCGGTGCATCCCCTAATAGTTTTGTGTGACAAGACCACCCCATCCTGCTCCTTGATTGTTATTAGATAAATAGTGATTAAAAATCGAGCCTTTTTTAGCAGGCGCTACTGACCCTCCTCCTCTAACTGATTTCAATGCCGTTTTAACGTCATTGCGATTGTAATTTTTGTACGTCAATAGGGCATCTACAGGCAACCCGATTTTCATCCCCGATTTACCTACTGCTCTCGCTTTACGTGTAGCTATAAATGAGCTCGAATCTGTAGGGGCGATGTATTTTGTCGATTGTGATAACAAATAACTTCGTTGGGTCCCCGCATTAAACACCGAAGTTGGTTTCAAAGGAGATTTCATCGTGGTGCCCGTTTTTGTGGCTTCATCCGACCAAGCAGTCCTAGCATATTGATGGCGCTGAAGACTAGCTCCATCTCCAAACCCAAACATGGGTGGTGTGGGTCTTGTTCCAGCTAACATTCCATAACTATGATACGGGATTTGGCCGGGTGCTTGATGTGAGATAGGGCCTAAAATAGGACTGCTACTATAACTTCCACCGGAAAATGGGATATTGCAATATTGCTTGAAAGCCAGAGAGGTCATATATTATAAATATATTATAATATAAGCGGGTGGGGTTGTAAATTAGAAAACTATTTCACTCTTAACTTCTTCGTCTATAAAATGAAAGGGACGTTTAATATCTTCTGATAGCTCTGTAAGCGGATTGTCCTGCGGAGTTATTGTTTCCACTATAAGATAAATCATTGTAGTTCTTGTTGATAGCCTTTTGTTTTAAAAATCTAGAGTAATCGGAACTATCATAAACGTATTTAATGTTACAGCTGGATGGGGGGACTCCAGAGCCATCGCATTGGTCTTGAATATGACCGATAAGAGGCTTAATACCATGTTGGTTGGGGCGACTTTGGAACGCCTGGCATGGTCCACCACAAGAATAATTTTGACGACTTAAAAGATCGCCGGCGTTGTTGACCGCACGAAAAGGGGTGCATCGGGTATGGCCGATACCAGATTGACTGATTTGTTGTGCGTAACTATTATTCCAAGCTTGTCTCAATAAAAAACGACTTTGAGCGAATTCATCATAATTATCAGTCGTTTGAACTGCTTGAGGAATAAATCCAGGGATACCTCCTCCCAATTGCATGCTGAATCTTGGGAAAGCATAGGCTTTTCCACCAGAACTAGATATAGGATTTGTATAACCGATTGACATATATATATATTATAAACGATAAAAATCTTCAAAATGAAAAATATTATAACTATTCTGCTAAAACAAAAAACGAAACACCGCAACACAAATAAAATAAAATATAATATAGCTAAAATATATAATGGCAAAGATTGAAATAAGAACGATATTACTCGTTGCAGTAACGCTTACTCTATTTGACTCTATTTACTTGTATATCATGAAAGACTTTTTTGATAAACAAATATCACTGGTTCAAGGCTCAGGAATAAAATTGAATATGTATGCGGCTATTTTATGTTATGTAGCATTAGTTTTTGGATTATATTATTTTATAATAAAAGATGGTCGCAGCATATATGAAGCATTTTTATTAGGTATCGTAATATATTCAGTGTATGATTTGACTACTTTAGCATTGCTTAAGAATTGGTCTGTTAAAACTGCGATTATTGATACATTGTGGGGAGGTATATTATTTACATTGACTACATTGGCAGTTTACAAATTGCTCGCTATGTCCAAATAATTTATGGGTTATGAATAAATCGCATAAGGTATAATATAGGTGGTAATAATTAAGTTGATGATATTCATATTGAATGACATCGTTGCTAAATAAGACCCCAATAGACAAGAGGATGAAATGATTGCACTATCTCTCATTAAAGCAGAATAACGCATTTCAGATGTATAGTTTTTCAATACATCTAGCATATAATTTGTTCCATATGGGATTCTTATTAAAAATTGATAGAATGACAGATCATGTACTATTTGAATTGCAACCGCTAATAAAACGAATGTCCAAATGGAAAACGTTTTGAAAAAATAGTGATAAAGGAAGCGTGCAATGATAATGCCTGTCATAACGAGAGTTGTCTCAGCTAATACAGCAGACAACCCAAATTTATTGTACCATTGTTGAAGATATTTGGAATGTTTCAGTTGAACGAGTGCTAAACCAAGTACTATCGTTTCAACTACCAAAACTCCATTTAGTATTGGTAAATAATCAGCAGTATTGGAAAAATTTGAAATATCTTTGAAAAATGTAATCGTCATATATATTTATATTTTATTATTTATATTTATATAACAATAATAAAATGTCGCAACCCGACTTCATAAAATGCTGTAATTATACGCGTTGTAATAATAATATTCCTGTGGTGGTTACAGAGACACGAAATGGTATGTGTATGGATTGTATTGTTACCATTGGTAGATATGAAATCGTCACACAAATGGAGGATTGTCCTGTGTGTTTAGAAAACAAACACTCTGTCATGTTAGTGTTGAATCATCGTAAAATTTGTATGGATTGTTGGTATGAAATTATAAGTGTTGGGTTTAGTAAAGAAGAAGATGAAGCCGATCGTGATAGTGATAGTGATAGCGATAGTGAAAAAGAAAAGAAAAATGATAAGGAAAAGGAAGAGAATGATAAGCGTAATACATTTGTAGATGTAGATTTGGATTACGTTGTAGTGTAGTGTCTTTTTTTAAGTCGTATACCCCTAATTCGCCATTTGAGCGGGCGTGGCTGTAATACGTATTATGTACAAATAGCTATAAGATATGTTATAATTCATATCATTTTTATCGACATAATAAATAATTTGAATCATGTTATAAAATCCGTGACCGACAAAAAAATGCCACATGGGATGTCCTATCAGAAAAATAGGATGTGCTATAAATGTGCATGATACTTCAGTAGTTGCCCATATAATAGCGCTCATTGAAACTGTTTTCAATGCAAAGTACATTTTGTTGATAGTAATTTTTTTCATAAGTGGAGTTGTAATTTTATATAGTTCAAAAACTTTGTAGTACATATACAGCATAACTAACGCAAAAAACCCAGGAAACAATCTACGATAATTGTTCATAGTGTTACATATAACAAATCCTACCATATTCGTCAAATATATCAACAATTTACATTTTTGGGTGTAATTAGGGTAGCAAATCGACGTTTCCCGATTATACTCTGCAGCTTTAGACAAAGAATATGCGCTAACAGAATCTATATAAATAATGCTTGCAAATATAGAAAATATCATAGGCATTTCATCGAACATTGCCCATCCTATATTCCCCGTCCAATGATATCCACCGCTTCCAAATCCAACAATAAATAGTAATGCATATATTACATCCACATACATGTTTGATTTTGGTGTGTTGAATAATCCCAGCAGTCCAAATCCACTAATAAATAAAGAAGTGATAGAATTGATGTATTCAGGTAATCCTAATATTTTGCTTTCACAAAAGGAATGATCCATGCTTTCCCAATTCATAAAAAAATATATATATTATATACACAAAATATTTCTATACATTATTTATTGATTTTTATTGGAGGGAAACGTAGGCTTGCTTGCAAGCTGATGTTTCCTGACTATAATCCGAAGGCGCTAGCCGAAGGATTATGATAGTACTATATACGCAACTAATGATTCGTAATCATTCTAGGTGCAATATTCATAGTAATGAGTTCTTGAAATAACAATTTGCATGCATATGGAATTTCGACATAAGCAAAATCAGTTCTATTGTTACAAGTTCTGCAATGATGTATATGCATTTCGTCATTATATGAAGCAATAAGTCCACATTTTTTACACACATGTACTTGATATTTATCCGACGCTTCGTACATTCTTCCACGAGTAAATCTGGCCGCACCATGTGAGATCATACAATCCTGTTGTTATAAGATAATAAAGATAATAAGGAAGATAAAGGTTAGTTATATTGATTAATTGAGTTAATTTATGTTGCAAAATAAGATAATAAGTTAAATAATGTGTACGTACCCTCTCCATTTCTCCAAAGCGGAGACCACCATCACGCGATCGTCCTTCCGCAGGTTGTCTCGTCAAATTGACCATCGGTCCAATAGAACGACTATGTTGTTTGTCGCTGACCATGTGTTTAAGACGCTGATAAAACACTGGTCCAATAAAGACACTGCATTCCAGTTGTTCACCAGTTAATCCATTGTACATGATTTCATTTCCGTTTGATTCGTATCCGACATCTTGCAGCTCTTTGCATATAGAGTTGACATCTAATTCACCAAAACTAGTACCATCTCCAAATAAGCCAAGCTCCACCAAGGTCTTCCCCAAAATCGTCTCCTTAAGCTGTCCGATCGTCATACGAGATGGAATCGCATGAGGGTTAATAATAATATCCGGACGAACTCCTGATTTAGTAAAAGGCATATCATCCTCGGGTATAATATTTCCAATGGTTCCCTTCTGACCATGTCTCGAACTAAATTTATCACCAATGACAGGTTTTCTGACATTGCGTAGACGAACTTTCGCAAAATTATATCCGTCGCCATTTCGATCAATATAATTTTTATCAATAAACGTTTCCTCTGTTGTGCGATGAATACGACTTTGATCTTCGTATTTAATCACCTTTGTATGATCGTTTCGCGCCTCTTTAATAGGCGTTATTTTAGCAATAATGATATCACGATTTTCAACCAAAGTATTTTCGGGGACGATACCTTTACCATTAATTTTATTATAATTTCCGAATTTCATACCTTTCGTCTTTGCAGGATCCGGCTTGCATCGAATTTCTTCATCACCATTAATCTTTTGTTTATCCTCATCCTTTTCAGTATGATAAATAGTGGCTTGAAATAATCCTCGATCAATGGATCCCTTATTGAATAACAAAGAGTCCTCTTGATTGTAACCGGAATGCGACATAATGGCAACGATAACTGAGCATCCTGACGGAATCTTCATGAGTTCAATCATATTCATCAATCGAGTATCTACCAAGGGACGCGCCGGATAATTCAGCACATACGCCGTTTTATCCATGCGTTGTTCGTAGTTAGTAACATATACTCCCATCGCCTGTTTACCCATTGCAGACTGATATGTATTTCTAGGTGACTGATTGTGTTCAGGGAATGGAATGCATGATGCGATGACTCCGAATATAGTACTGGGATGAATTTCGCAGTGAGTATAGTTGTAAATATTGTCATTACTAGAACTGCATTTAGCAGCAGTTTGGTTTAAATCACCGGGTTTCATTGATATCATACTCCATGCTTGCTCTTCAGGATCAATATATTCAACAACAGACTCATCTAGCTTGCTATTTGTGAGCAAATCATCCCAATTCAATTTATTCGATTGGATATCTTTGATTACAGATTTATTAATAATGATCTTGTTGTTTTTCACTCGCAAAACTGGGCGGGTTACTCTTCCTCCATCATTACACACTCGAATCTCATTTAATTTATAATCAAACACGATGGACGCATAAATGTTAATAATGCCTTGGTATTTTTTGTCCTTGAGCATTTTAAATAATTCAGCAGGATCAATAGCAACTCCTATCCAAGCACCATTTATAAATACTTTAACGCGGTCATGAAGTTCAAGTGCTGTTAAATTTTGAATGTCGATAATATGCGGCGCTACATATTCATGTATAGGCATGCTATTAGAATTGATGGTCACGTGTGTCATATAACTCAAATTTTTAACTATACCTACAGATTGACCTTCTGGAGTCTCCACAGGACATAAAAACCCCCACGTCGTGTTGTGTAATTTACGAGGCGGAATTAATTTACCACTTTTGTCTGTGGGAGTGGATACGCGGCGCGCATGACTTAAACTAGAAACATACGTCAAACGATTTAACACTTGCGCAACACCCACTTTATTACTATTAATATGTTTGATTCCGAAATCACCAGTAGACAATGCTCGTTTCAATCCATTCTCAATCGTCGTTGATTTGATAATTTTATAAATATTTGTCTGATTAATGATGCTTTGATAGTCGTCGGTTGATTTCCAAGAACCAGTATTAATTTCTTTAATAACCGCCTTTTCCATATCTTTTACCAATTTATTGAAATAATTTCTGAATAGGTTATTCAACAGGGTGCCAGTAAGATCAATGCGTTTATTTACATAAGAATCTCTGTCGTCTTGTTTCGTCCATTCAAAACTGGCTTGTAATAATCGATTCGTCATATAACCGAGGAAATAAACTTTTTGCGTATGCGTATTGCAATGAGGAAATAAATCATTGTTCAATATTTCAAGAGTAAAATCATATTTCTTCTTTGCACCGGTCTCTTTGTCCATATTAATAGGTGTGTACATTACATGTCCCATAATATATCGAATACATTCTTGTTGTGTCATGAATGCGTTTGCTTCAATAATGGATGCTTGTAATCCTTGCACAAGTTCCTTTTGCTTATCGCTTTCGATATCTAATACAACCTTTTCACAAATTTCTTTATCTGATAATATTCCCAATGCACGAAACACAATAAATAATGGGACCGCTTGTTTAACGCGGGGTAATTGAACGTATATGGAAAATCCAAATCCATTATTTTTAGAGGAAACATACAGGGTTATTTGTTTTGGAGATATGCATTTAAAATCAGGAACAGATTTTATTTCCGCAGACCAGGTATATTTTGTTTGATTCTTGGATACATTATAACAATATACTTTATTTTCAGCGGCTCTTTCTTGACCTAATACTGTCTTTTCTGACCCATTTATAATAAAATATCCTCCTGCGTCGAACTTACATTCACCTGTATGTCTATGCTCTACGTGTTTATATTGCGTCAATACGCAAATATTTGATTTTAACATAATAGGTAATTTTCCAATATGAATTTTAGGCAATGTTTTATAAAATGTCTGCATATTTTCTAGATGTTCACCATTCCTGACTACAAATTTGACGTTGATGTCAATAGTCATAGCGGAAGCATATGTAAAATTTCTCAATCGCGCTTCTTGAGGAAACATTAGTTTTGTCGCGCCATTATTTTCATGAATCTGTGGTCTGTAAATATGAAAATTTTCAAAGGTGACGAATATTTCCAAGGCATGTTTGCCTGACTTGGGATCATAATCTTGATCAGATGCAATCCGAACAGGATTGAACATTTCGATGGTTTTAGTGATCTGATATCCAACAAAATTGTTATATGATTCTATTTGATGACGGACTAATCGTTCAAGATGATGACCCTTGAAATATGACTCGATAATATTCCATGGTGTTTCAATATATGGTTCGTCTGTTATAGTAGTAGTATCAGAAATTTCCCGTTCTCTTTCTCGTTGTAATTCTATTTCTTTTTTTATTTCGTTTTCCATTTCTTTTTTCATTTCTTTATCCATTTCTTTTTTTTGTTGACCTTGAATGCTTGTCATTGTTATATTTATTGCATTCATTTATAGGTTATTATTCATTTCAATTTATTTTTAAATTGTTTACGTATAGTATATTTTTGCTACTGAGGAAAAGGTACACGAAGTCGAATGTGAAAGAATATATATAAATATAATATAATATAAATGCAATATTTCATATTTATTATACAACAACAAGTATGAGTGATCCAAATAATCCAAATAATCCAAATAATCTAAATAAAAATGTATTAAAAAATACATTATTGGATGAATTGGATAATAAACAAAAAACACCAAATAATCAAAAAATTACACAAAAATTTAAAGAACGATTAGATTCTCATCCATCAAGACAAGAATTGGAAAATTTTATTAAAAAGGTAAATGATGATTTCTATTTACATAATTATGGTTCTCCTGATGTTGCTGGATGGAATTCGTTCGATATTTTAAAATCGAAAACAATTGAATCCGCTGATCCAAACAAATTTATGGATGATAGCATATACGTACAACATAATGAACCAAGACCAATAAATACCCGCAGTAAATACTTACATACCTTTGATAATACATCGATATACAACCCTGTGTACAATACACAAATTAATTTTGGAACTTTTTCTCCATTCGATAATACCAAACAAAATATAGTGGAAAAGAAAAAGGTCAATGTTGATATGGAAATAAATAATGTAACTGATTTATTAAAAATGTTGGAGGATTACCCGCTAGATGACAATATAGAATATAACATTAATATGAAAGCATTGCATAACATACATGTGCCTTTGCTGGAATTAAATAATATGATTGGTATGGCAGATATGAAAAATAATATAGTAGATCAAATCATATATTTTATTCAGGATTTGCACAAATCTTCTGATAAAACCTGTTGTGATTTTATGCATACTGTTATTTATGGCCCACCTGGAACTGGTAAAACCGAAGTGGCAAAAATTATGGGTAACATATTTAGTAAATTGGGTATTTTGAAGAAAGGTACATTTAAAAAGGTGACTAGAAGCGATTTAGTGGCTGGATTTTTAGGACAAACTGCAACCAAAACGAGAGATGTAATCAATGAATGTTTAGATGGAGTTCTTTTTATAGATGAGGCATATGCTTTGGGTAATACTGAAAAGCGGGATAGCTTTTCGAAGGAATGTATCGACACGTTATGTGAGGCGCTTAGCAATCATAAAGAAAATTTGATGGTTATAATTGCTGGATATGAAGAAGAATTAAAGGAGTGTTTTTTTAGTTACAACCAAGGATTAGATTCTCGGTTCACGTGGAGATTTAAAACAGATGACTATAAAGGAGAGGAATTATGTAAAATATTCTTTAAAAAGGTACATGATATTAATTGGAGTATTGCAGATACTTCTAAAATTAACGGGGAATGGTTTGAAAAAAAAATAGTTTATTTTAAATTTTTTGGAAGAGATATAGAAACATTGTTGGCGAAAACAAAAATAGCACATAGTAGACGAATATTTTGTAAATTACCTGATGAAAAAACAAAAATTACATTGAAAGATTTAGAAAAGGGATTTGAATTATATATTAAAAATGATGAAGTCAAAAATAGAAAAGAGAGTGAATCTAGAGCGAATAGTATAAAATTGATGTATGTGTAATATGTAATGTGTTTTATTCGGTAAATTGTTTTTCATTCATATAGTAATACAAATGTCTGATCTTAAAAAAACAATTAAAATTAATCCAGAAATATTTAACCTTTCTGGGGGTAGATCTAAAAAAATGACAGAAAAAAAACGTCATACACAACCCTTGTTAATTAATCCAAATTCATTAAAAAAACAATTTTTAAATAGAATAAAGGAGCATAAAATAAAGGAAAAACGAGAAAAGGATGACAATAACAGAAATAAATTTAATTTAAATCAGTCCGCTGTCAATGTATTAAGTAATAAACAAACTGATGCGGGTAAATTTACAGATGAATTTTATGATTCTATTAATTATTTAACAAGTCTTTCCAAACAAAATAAAGACGTGAATGAAAAATTGAAAACAGAAAAAATGCAGCAAAGGAAACGAGAGCAAATAGCAAATAGAACATTGAGAAATCCAAATACTTATACAAGTAGTGGGGGAACTGGTTATAGCAGTCCTCACGTTGAATTGGAACTTCCTGAAGAATTAATGGAACAATTACCCTCACAATTACCCACACAATTTATATCGCCATTACCTATGCAGCCAGTAGAAATGAAACTAAATTATTCTACTGACAATTCCGTCCCATACGGATGTTTGAAAAATGGGATGAAACCTACCTATAGAACGTGGAATCATACTCAAAAAAATTATTCATCCGGTCCTATTGCAAATACAGAAATTATAAATGCACCCATCTTGCATTCTAATATTATTTCTGATAGGGAGCGTAAGCTAGAATTATTAAAGAATAAAATAAAGTCACAACAAATGCAAGAAAATACGATGATGACACAAAATTTAATTCAACGACCAATTATTTCGGCACCAGTTCCAGTTCTAGTTCCAGTAGCTTCAGCGAACATGTCGCATTTAATAGTGAATACTGAGCCGATGAATATGAATTATACTGAAGATGTGTCTATCATAGAGCCTTTTGCTAGTAATGCTATTACAAGTAATTCTATTACAGATAATTCTATTACAGATAATTCTATTACAGATAATTCTATTATGAACAATCCTATTACAGATAATTCTATTATGAACAATCCTATTATTGCTAGACCAGTTACACCACCTCCAGAAAATGAATTAAGTATACTAATAAATGAACCTAGAAAATTGATAAAACGAACTATACGTAGAAAATATACATTGGGTAAATCTAAAATATATAACAAAGTGTCTATATTAATTAAATCTGGACATACACGTAAAAATGTCATAAATGCTCATAAAGAACTAAAGAAGACATCCATAAATGAAGTTAAAAAATATTTAAGAGCTCACGGACTATTAAAAATAGGCAGCAATGCACCAAATAATGTTATTCGTAAGACATTTGAAGCTGCTATGTTATCAGGTGAAATTACAAATAATAATGCGGACACCTTAATGCATAATTTTCTGAAAGATACCGGAGATATGTAATATGTAATATTCAACATGTTATATTTTTTATATTTTTTTATATAATTATAGTGTAATATGGAAACTACAAATAATAAATTACCCGATAATATTGTTTCTTTTTTTAAAGAATTAAGTGAATATTTAGATACTAAAATATTATATTTTGGAAGTGTTCAAAGAGGTGATTATTTTCCCGGCAAAAGTGATATAGATGTGGATATATTCACCGATAATGAACATAGTATAATGACAAAAATGCAACATTTTATGAATATTGATAAAAAAAAAATCAAAAAATTTGTATGGAGATTGAATCACGATAACACTATGGCACATGGACATAAAGTTATGTATAAAAATGAAGAACAAAATTTTAATGCCGAATTTTCTATTTACAATGAAAAATATAAACAGGGTATTTTGAAAGAACATTTAGCAAAAACTATTTTACCCTTTTATGCTACATGGATGTTAATATTATTAAAATTTTTGCACTATACGATTCCTTTATTAGAATATAAAACATTCAGTTACTTAAAGAAGAAAATATTAACCCTTGGTATAGGTTTACCTGACGATCAATTCATAGTATTAGATTCGAAATAATTGCTCTATTACTACATTATTCAATTATATTCCACAGCTTTAGCGAAGGAATATGCAACCGATGCAACAATTTTGGCAAAAAGCCTCACACAACAATGCACATCCAAATGGATCGCAATACCAGAAGTAGGTATCAGTATTTTGACGATTATTGTTGCTACGACTAACATTTGGGTCTAGAATTTTTTCAGTAAGACTATCTGTAATTATATCAGACATATGTTCTACATATTGACCATCAATAATGTATATATTGTTATCAAAACAATATATAAAAATGACGTAAAGAGAGAAAAATATATTATGTTAAGGATATACATAATATAACAACATGGCACTAGTAAAAGAATATTTTGAATTAACAAATAAATATCAATCAGAATATGGGACAAATACTATTTTGCTTATGCAAGTAGGAAGTTTCCATGAAACATATGCACTTCAAGATAAAACGACGAGTCTTATCTCTGGATCACAAATAGAAGATTTTTCTCGTATTTGCGATTTAAATATTGCATCAAAAAATATTAGCATTGGAAATGCTAGTGTAGTTATGGCAGGTTTTGGGTGTTATATGATTGACAAATATATAAAAAAAATGCAAGAAGCAGGGTACACAATAGTTGTATATAACCAAGACGAACAAAAATCGAATACTACCAGAAGTCTAGCCGGAATCTTCAGTCCAGGTACTTATTTCTCTCATGATGCAATAAAGATAACCAATAATACTACTTGCATTTGGATAAATGTAGTTGAACCTAGCATTTTAACTAGCAAGTATTTTTCCAAGAAAAATGGTAGTCATGGTAGTGGAGTTGCAAATAAGAAAATGGTTTATGTAGGTCTAGCAAATATTAATATTTACACAGGAGAAACTTCTATATTTGAATTTAAAGAGACTTATTTAAATAGTCCCACTACGTTTGATGAATTAGAACGATTCATCTCCATTTATAATCCATGCGAGGTAATTATAATCGCAAATGTCACAGATAAAGAAATAGATAATATAATTAGTTATGCAAATATTCAATGTTCTACTATTCATAAAATGAATCTATTAACAACAACAACCGGAACAAAATCAAACACGGAGATTATGCAGCGTGTGTTAAATAGTGAAAAACAAAATTATCAAAAGGCATTGTTGGAGCGCTTTTATAGTATTTCCGATTTTTCTGTTTTTTCACAAAATTTTTACGAAAATGCTATCGCAACTCAAGCATTCTGTTTTTTATTAGATTTTATTTATCAACATAATCCAAATCTAGTAAATAAAATTAGTGAACCCAAATTCGAGAATAGTTCAGATAGATTAATACTAGCCAATCATTCATTAAAACAATTGAACATCATTGATGACAATACATATACTGGAAAGTATTCTTCTGTTGAAAAAATGTTGAATCTGTGTTTAACCTCTATGGGTAAACGACGTTTTTCATATAATTTATTGAATCCGTCTACAAACGTCACATATCTACAACAAGAATACGATATTACTGAATATATACTTGCCAAATATTCTGATTACGAGTTTCTTAAAACTAACTTGAGTATCATTAAAGATATTTCCAAATTAAATCGGCAAATTTTTATTAAAAAAATCTCCCCCAAATCATTATGTCAATTTTACAATAATTTACACGTGATTAAAACCATATTTACTAGTTGTCAAAGTGACTCAACATTGATGACTTATCTCCATGCAAAAAAAGTAAGCAATAGTTTTGGATCTGGGACTGGGTCTGGTTTTGACTCTAGTTCTATATCAACGCATTGTGATCAGTTTATTCAATTTTTACAAAACAACATGGCAATAGAATTATGTGAAGAAATTGATTCCACACAGCAATTTGAAGTTAATTTTATTAAAAAAGGAGTTGATGTTGAATTGGATGAAAAAATGGAATTATTATCAGAATCGAACGATAAATTAGAAGCCATAAGATTCTATCTAAATGAGCGTATATTAGAATGCGAAAAATCGGCCAAGACCGCCAAAACAGCCAAAATCAAAAACGATTATGTTAAATTACATGAAACCGAAAAAAATAGTTTTAGTTTACTTGCAACAAAACGTAGATGTCAAATTTTAAAACAATCGTTGAGCTCATTATGTCCTACGGCTACGGCAAGCAGCATAATACTCAGTTATACATCATCATATAATGGGCAAGCAAAGGTATTCGAATTTATATGTACCAACGAGACGATTGAATGTTTTACACAAAGCACTAGTAACGATTGTATAACCAGTAGTCAAATAAAAGAAATCTGTAAAAATATTTCAACTATTAAAATTCAAATGAAGGATTTAATTACGAATATATATTTACAAATACTGACAAAATTAGAAGGGTTTCAGGAACAATTTGATTCTATTATTGATTTCGTTACGACAATAGATGTAGTTTATGCAAAGGCATCCATTGCTCGAAAATACAATTACTGCAAACCAGAAATTATAAATGCTTCAAAATCATTTGTAGATGCAAAAGATTTGAGACATAGTTTAATTGAACATCTTCAGCAAAATGAATTGTATGTAGCAAACGATATTGCTTTGGGTCGAGGTTCTGTAGATGGTGTGTTATTATACGGAACAAATGCAGTAGGTAAAACCAGTTTTATACGCGCACTAGGAATAGCCGTTATACTGGCTCAATCTGGGTTGTATGTTCCATGTAGTTCTTTTCAATTTTGCCCATATAAATATATTTTTACACGCATTCTTGGTAATGATAACATTTTCAAAGGTCTATCCACATTTGCAGTAGAAATGTCCGAATTACGTACTATTTTGCGTTTAGCCGATGGAAAAAGTCTGATTTTAGGTGATGAATTATGCAGCGGAACTGAAAGCATATCTGCTATTAGTATATTTACTGCGGGAGTAAAAACACTACATTCAAAGCAAAGCAGTTTTATATTTGCAACACATTTACACGAAATTATTCATTATGATGAAATACGTGATGCTGAATCAGTGGTTCTAAAACATATGGCGGTTATTTATGATAGAGAAAAAGATATATTGGTTTATGATAGAAAATTACGAGATGGTCCAGGAGACAATATGTATGGTTTAGAAGTGTGTAGGTCATTGAATTTACCCGAAGATTTTTTAACTATGGCACATAATATTCGAACCAAATATAATTCAGAATCGGCGAGTATTCTTTCTCTCAAGACATCCCATTTTAACAATAAAAAGTTGATGGGAATGTGTGAAATGTGTAATGAAAATATGAGTGTGGAAGTTCATCACTTGCAACACCAAAGTTATGCAAATGAGGATGGTATTATAAATCAAGTTAGCAAAGGAGGGTCTATATTTCATAAAAATCATATCGCTAATCTGATGTCAGTATGTGAGACGTGTCATGGTAAATTCCATAAAGATAAAGATAAGGATAGTGAAGTTATGCATAAAAAAGTGAAAACATCTAAAAAACACGTTTTAGTAGGTGCTATATAATTTTATTTTTATTACTATAGTATAGTATAGCTTTGTATGGGTAGTGTAACTAATATTTTTGTTGATATTATAAATTATTTGAAGATGAATTATGTTGGAATTTTGTTAGTTGTCAGTGTAATTACTGGTGTAATTTTTTTATTTAGATTGAAAGGGGTTCATTTAGATAATTACCCGCCTCCTAAATTGGTGAAAGTAGTTACGATTGAGTCGATGAGTAGTGTAGGTGACGTAGGTGACATGAATAATGTAGGCAACGTTAGTTTAGATTCTATAGATGATATGACGAACCCAGGTGAAAGTTTTTGCAAAGAATATGTAGGAGATTCAGTACATTTAGAAGAAGCTTGTTCTAAGTTAACTGAAAAAAATTGCAAAAATAGTTCTTGTTGTGGGTGGTTAAATGGTAATAAATGCGTTGCAGGAGGTCCAGCTGGACCTACATACAAAACAGATGATAGTAAGGAGCGGTTACCAATATCTATCGACAGCTATTATTATATGAATAAATGCAGCGGTAAAGGTTGTTCATTGTTACCCAATGAATAACCCAATGAATAACCCAATGAATAACCCAATAAATAAAAAAATTGATTGCGAAATTATAATATAAATAACTATTACTATTATATTATAAGCAAGATGATAATCCCAATTAAATGTTTCTCGTGTGGTAACGTGATCGCAGATAAATATCGTTATTATGTGGAAGAGGTTAGGAAGAGAAAATTGGCAAGAGATATGGATGTTGATAAAGTTTTATATTTAACAAAAGAATTTAATGAAAAAACACCCGAGGGAGAGGTTATGGATGAGTTAGGTTTGAAAAAAATGTGTTGTAGAAGACATCTGCTTACGCATGTTGATATCGAATAAATTGTAATCGAACGATTCCAAAAGTTTGAATAATTTATTTTACTCATATAATATATATTAGATATGGGGACTAGAAAAAATAGTCGTAGATCAAATACAAAAAAAAGATCGGGACATAAAAAATCACAAAGAGTATGGAAAATGAAGGGTTGTGCGCGTAAAAGAAGAAGTATAGGAAGACAAAGAGGTGGAACTTGCAATGCATGTTCTATCAGTAATCTTTTTAAAGGTGGTTATGTTAGACCCCAAGACATACCTACATGCAAAGTATGTGGCTCTGGATGCAGGTGCAGAAAGGGATGTAGATGCCACCCCAATTGTCCTGGTACATGTTATTTAAAATCTGGTAGAGGAAAAAGAGGAGGGTGTGGTTGTGATGCATTTAGTAGTGTAAAACAAATGGGTGGAACGGCAAGTGTATTGACGAGTGGTGCAAGTGTTGCACCATTTGTAGGTAAAAGTTGGACTTCTAATGTAGGAACTTGGCCAGGAGTTCAAGGCGTTCCTGGCGTTACCAATCACTATGGACAATATGATATATCGAAAGACCCCAATCTTCAATCTATATCAGAGAGAGACGGACAATTATATCCTCAACCTATTTTTAAGGGAGGAAGGAAAGGGAAAAATAAAACGAGAAAAATGGGAGGTGGAATAATACCACAAGATATAACAAATGTTGGAAGAAATATGATGTATGGTTTAGGAAGCACGTGGAATTCATTGGCTGGATACCCTGCTCCTGTAAATCCATTACCATATAAAGATCAATTGTTGCATACAAATAGAATAAAATACTAAAATACATAACACATAATCCATAATCTCTATATCCACATAATGTAAATAATTTTTTTATATTATGTTATTTTATAATGGCGTTTCCTAGAAATGTAAAAGAATTGTGCACACCCGCATACTTGTATTTTGTGGTTTCTATGATTGGACTAATCATGGCTGTTATTCAAAATATTGGCAATACCCGAACATACAATTTAGGATCCCTTACTACGCGCGTTTCCAGCACCACACTCGTATTTATCGTTAAACTTATGTACGTTTTGTTTTGGACTTGGATTTTGAATTTGATATGCAAAGATGGTCATACTGGAATTGCTTGGTTTTTGGTGTTGGTTCCATTTGTATTATTATTTATTATTATGGCTTTGGTTATGGCGGATTCTCGTTTTGAAGGGATGGTTTCTAAAGCGATCAAAAAGACAAAGTAGGTAGTGGAGGAGTATCTATACGAATGATGTTATCCGAATGCTCTCAATTTAGACAATCCCATTCCCACCAATATTAACACCATACCCATATAATCGTCTATACTTGTGTATATATTTAGCCAGAACTCATTGCTAATTATTTGAGCTAAAAATCCAAATACATAAGACGACATTGCTAATTGAGCAGGATTTAAAAAGGCAATACCCATTCTTTGACTGGGAATTAAAAAGAGCCACTCTATCGTTGCCCAAAATTCAGATGTTAGTAATTTTTCATATATACTTGCACCTGGTTTTAATGTAGTTTGTAAAAAAAATGCCAATTGACACGCAATGTTTACCATCACATTAAGAAATAACCAATATAATACTAATAATACAAATTTCATGTTCATTTTTGATTTCATTTATATTTAATATATATTAAATATATATATTTAATATGCCAGTTGAAAATAATTCTAAAGTACTTCAATATATATTATATTTTTCATTGTTTATTATTGGTCAGACCTTAAGCATGTGGGGACAATATGTAACATTACCATATAAAAATTTAACGTATTTACAAGGGTTAACTATGGCACTCCCTTATGCATGGGTAGATTGGATATTTATGACATTTGCAATTAATATTGGACATACATACGAGTTAGTTACCCCTACACAAGACACATTTCTATTGATAATAGTGCAATTTTCATTACTTTTATTAATCAATAAATTTTATTTGAAACAAGAAATTTATAGAAGCGATATTATTGCCTTTTTTATTATTATAGCTGGTTATATTTGTAGTTTTTTCCACATAGTGTCTAAGATATTCAATATCCCTATTCCTAAACATTCAACCGCCGAAAATCCAGATGAAGCACATGCGAATCCAAAAATAAGAGTATATCATGCAATCGCTGAAACAACGCCTTCCCCGTTATCCAATACCGACGATGTTAAGAAGGACAAAAAGAATGACAAAAAGAAAGACAAAAAGAAAAAGAGTAAAAATAATGGTGTAACGCAGCAAGCATAATATATTATTTATTTTTATATTTGATTATTATATAATACACTAGTATGTCTACCACTTTTACCAAAAAAATAAAAAATGGCACGTCTCATAAAATAAATGGATGGACCTATATTTCTATTAAAGGATCACCAAAAGAACGAGGATATGCATATGGATATTTGATTGCCGAAGATTTTAAAAAAATCCAAGAGATGTTGCAATTCAATATATATAACGAGTTCGGTAAAACATGGGATTTTTTCATAGAAGCGGGTAAAAATGCATTAAAGGATACTATCATAAAACAATTTCCAGAAATTTATGAAGAAATGGAAGGGATCGCCATGGGATGTTCCGCGGCGGGAACAAAAACGACGATTGATGAAATATTAGCATGGAATAATTATTTTACCCTTCTAGATTCATGGTATGGCAGTGAGTCTACTGCTACCGGAAGCAGAGAAGGTGGTGCCTCAGACAGATGCAGCGCTTTTATCGCGGTAGGCGATTATACCGAAGATGGAAAAATAGTAGTCGCGCACAATAGTTTTTCCAATTTTGTGGATGGGCAATACATGTATTGCATATTAGACATAAATCCATCAAAAGGAAATCGAATACTTATGCAAACATGTCCTGGGTGGATATGGAGTGGTACTGATTTTTTTGTTACAAGCAAAGGTATACTCGGCACTGAAACAACCATAGGTGGTTTTAATGTATATGAAAATAATTATACTATCGCATGCCGAATAAGAAAAGCAATGCAATATGGAGATACACTGGATGATTATGAGAGAATACTATTGGATGGAAATTCAGGAGATTATGCAAATTCATGGTTATTTGGTGATACGAATACAAATGAAATTATGCGCATAGAATTAGGTCTTAAATATCATAATACTGAACGCACCAAAAATGGGTATTTTGTGGGATTTAATTCGGCATATGACCCACGCATCCGTAATTTGGAATGTAATAATTCCGGGTTTGATGACATTAGAAGACATCAAGGCGCAAGACGTGTTCGTTTAACCGATTTAATGGACGAACATAAGGGTAAAATAAATATAGATATGGCATTGAAAATAATTGCAGACCATTATGATGTATATTTACACAAAGAAAACAAATGCTCGCGAACCATATGCTCCCATTATGATTTAGATGGGCGTGAGTATATGTCTCAAGCAGATAGACCCAAACCTTATGCTCCTAGGGGAGCACTTGATGGGTGTGCAGCGGATAGCAAAATGATTAAAGATATGTCTTTTATGGCGCGATGGGGTAGTTCGTGTGGAACGCCATTTAGTACGGCTGAATTTTGTGATAAAAATAGGCAATGGAATTATTTAAAACCCTTTTTAAATGATAGACCTAGTCAACCATGGACACGATTTACTATTACAAACTTTGCAAATACTACAAAAACACGAAATCATAGACTAAAACAAAAAATTAGAAAAATTGGAAAAAAACTTTTTTCAAGAAAAAAATAGATTCCGAGTTTTCGGATTCGAACCGAAGACCATTTGATTACTTAGGTATAAACTACTACAGTCAAATGCTCTACCAACTGAGCTAAACTCGGACAACCAATCTAATTGGCGATATTATTTTTTTTTATTTTTATATAAGCAGCTATTTACATGTAGAAAAACGTTGCCTGGTATCAATGTATTTGACTAACGTAAGTGAATGAGTATATGAAAAAAAGTAAAATTAAACAACTAATATTATAATATAAAAAAAACGTATAATATAATATAAAATGACCAATGCTATAGGAAGTACACATGCGAATATAATGGAAAATATATCATGGAAGCTCATTGATAAATATTTCAAAGATAATCCGTCTAATCTAGTGGCACACCATTTAGAATCATATAATGATTTTTTCAATGGGGGTATTAATCGAGTATTTAAAGAAAATAATCCTATACGTTTTATTGAGAGAGAAGACGAAGAATCAGAACAACGCGATCAATGTTTGTTATATTTAGGTGGGAAAAATGGCGATAAAATTTATTTTGGAAAACCTATCATATATGATGACAATTACGCACATTATATGTATCCAAATGATGCCAGATTAAGAAATATGACATATGGAATCACTATTCATTATGATGTAGAGATTGATTTTATATATTATGAAAATGATGAAAAAAAAACACATTCTGCTGTATTAGAGCAAATTTATTTAGGCAGATTTCCAATTATGCTTCAATCGAATCTATGTATTCTAAAAGATTTAACCCCCGAAGTGCGATTCAATATGGGTGAGTGTAGAAATGATTTTGGTGGTTATTTTATTATCGATGGTAAAGAAAAGTCGATAGTCAGTCAAGAAAAATTTGCAGACAACATGCTTTATATCAAAAAAAACAAGCCGGATAACATCTACAGCTATTCCGCTGAAATTCGTTCTGTATCTGAAGACGCATCTAAACCTGTACGCACTACTGCTGTAAAAATCGTAGCCGGACCAGCAGCAGTGAACACTATAAAATATAGTATGGAACAATTTGTGGTTAATGTTCCAAATGTACGTAAACCTGTTCCTTTATTTATTTTAATGCGGGCATTAGGTGTTGTATCAGACGAAAGTATTATAGAACATTGTTTGCTTGATTTGAAACAAAATGAATCATACATAGATTTATTTATCCCATCCATTCATGATGCAAATAAAATATTTACACAGGAAAATGCTTTGCAATATATCGCGCTGTTGACAAAACGTAGGACTATTAACGGCGTTCTGGATATTTTAATGAATTATTTTCTACCAAATATCGGTGAAAAGAATTTCTTAGATAAGGCCTATTTTATCGGATATATGGTAAAGCGACTTTTGCAAGTTTATAAAAAAGAACAAAAACCGACGGATCGAGATAATTTTAGATTTAAACGTGTTGAATTAACGGGTTCATTAATATACGATCTTTTCAGAGAATATTATTTGATCCAAAAAAGAGATATTTCATTGAAGATTGATAGTGAACACTATTATCACAAAGGCAAATATAAGAATAATTTTTTGAGTTTAATAGATGATAACTATAGAGAGTTTTTCAAAGAACGTATTATTGAATCTGGATTTAAAAAGGCATTTAAAGGCAATTGGGGATCAGAGGCGCACACAAAACGCATTGGAGCGGTTCAAGATTTAAATAGATTATCGTGGAATTCTTTCATCTCTCAACTCAGAAAAATCAATTTGCCGTTGGATGCTAGTGCAAAAGTCGTTGGTCCGAGATTATTACACGCATCACAATGGGGATATATTGATCCGGTAGATACTCCTGATGGTGGGAATATTGGTTTGCATAAACACATGTCTATTAGCACGCTTATAACGAGCGGAACATCTGCAAAACCATTGATAAAATGGTTGCGAGCCAAAACATCATTGCGACTATTACAAGAATGTAACCCCAAATATTTGGGAGCCGTCACAAAAGTATTTGTAAATGGGTCGTGGATAGGCGTTGTTGATAATCCAATTGAAACAATAAAATTATTGAAATTATTTCGACGAAATGGGTTAATACCAGTATATACAAGTATCTCTTTCAACTATGAAAGCAACGAAATGTTTATTTATACGGATGCTGGGCGACTCAGTAGACCCGTTTATTACGTTGACAATGAAAAACCTAGTTACAACAGAGAGGACATTATTGTGCTAATCAATTCTGGAAAATTTACATGGGAAGAAATTATCACCGGATTTAAACAAAAATCGGATGACAAATTTCATTCTAAGAATAACAAAATTTATGACATTCATGAGCTTTATAATAGTTTAAACACTATTGGACATGTTGAACCAGAATTTAATAAAAATAAAGCGGTAGTGGATTACATCGATACCGCCGAAGAAGAAGGAGCGCTTATTGCAACACGAGTAGATGATTTGAAAAAATCAAAATATTATACGCATTTAGAAATCGATCCGTCGTTAATCCTTGGTGTGCTAGGTAATATGGTGATTTTTCCTGAGAATAACCCAATTACTCGAGATGCGTTTTCTTGCGGACAAAGCAAACAAGCGGTATCTCTTTACAATTCAAATTATCAAATGCGTATGGATAAAATGGGGGTGGTATTAAATTATGGCCAAATTCCCCTCGTAAAATCCAAATATTTGGAATATATTAACAAGGAAGAGCAACCCTATGGGGTTAATGCAATCGTTGCAATTATGTCTTATACTGGATACAATGTGGAAGACGCTATTCTAATTAATGAAGGGTCTATTAAAAGAGGATTATTCAACACTACCTATTTTTCCACATATGAGGCGAGAGAAGAGAGTGGAAAAGTGTCAGGGTCATCTATAAATTCTTATTTTTCCAATGTTGAAAGTAAAAATGTCTCGGGTATTAAACCCGGGTACGATTATAGCCATTTGGATAAATTTGGACTTATCAAAGAAAATACTCCGTTGGATGATAAAATGGTATTAATTGGCAAAGTCACATCTGATTCATCTGACTCGGAAAATGCAAGTGATGCTTCTGTGTTTCCGAAAAAAGGACAGCTCGGATTTGTAGACAAATCCTTCATTACGGAAGGCGAGGAAGGCTTCCGTTTAGCAAAAATTAGAGTGAGAGAAGAACGTCTGCCTGCAATAGGTGACAAAATGGCATGTGCTTTACCAACTCAACAAATTTTAACTAATAATGGATGGATTGAAATTAAAGACATAGATATAAATAAACACAAAGTAGCTACTTTGAATATAAATGGAAATATGATTTATGAATATCCAGTAAACAAATTTGAATATGATCATAAAGGTGAAATGTATTATGTAAAAAATAAACAGGTGGAAGTAATATGTACATTAAATCATAAATTGTATGTTAAACGAAGAGAGAAAAATAAAGGAGATAAAAAATATGAACTCATTGAAGCAGAAAATGTTATTGGTAAAATGGTAAGATTTCAGAAATCTATGAAAAATGTATATCCTGATGTAGAATATATGATATTAGGGGATACCCAATATAAAATGGATGATTGGTTGCAATTCTTAGGCATGTTTATTTCGGATGGTTCTGTTAATAATAGAGCAGTAATATTATCTGCACACAAACAAAGAAAAATAAATTTTAATATTGACTTTTTAACAAAATTAGGCATTGAGTATTATCACGATAGTTATAATGGATATTTTGCAATTAATATTGGAAAAAATATAGAAATATACGAAGAATTTAAAAAATATAATTTGGGTGCTTTGAATAAATATTTACCCAAATATGTTTGGTCGTTATCTCAAAGACAAAGCATTATACTACTTGACGCTTTAATGGAAGGGGATGGACATACATATGCTGATGGTTTCAGTAGATATGGAACAATTAGTCCAAAATTAGCGAATGATATTTGTAGGTTAGCTGTTCATTGTGGTTGGTCAGGAGTAACAAAAATTGCAGCTGAACCAGGAGACAATAAACATACTATAACTGGAAAATTGGGTTATAATGCGGGTAAATCTCATGAAATTGAAAGTAAACATACATATTATAAAATTAGTATTATTCGTAAGCAAAATCAACCATATATTAATAAAAAAGTAAATGATTCTAATGAGGAAAAAATAATTGATTATGAAGGAAAAGTCTATTGTATAGAAATGCCTAGCTCTCATTTATATTATATGCGCGAGCATAATTTGGCACCATCTATGCTCATAGGAAATTCGAGGGCTGGACAAAAAGGAACTTTAGGCCTCATTATTCCTGAAGAAGACATGCCTTTTACTGCCGATGGATTAAAACCAGATCTCATTATTAACCCACATGCTATTCCATCTCGTATGACAATTGGTCAATTAGTAGAAACCCTATTGGGTAAGGTGGGTGTGACATATGGCGGATTTGGTGATTGTACTGCTTTTTCGAATAAAGGACCGAATACAGATGTTTATGGAGCGTTATTGGTGCATGCAGGATATCATAGTTCTGGAAATCAAATATTGTATAATGGAATGACTGGAGACCAAATATTTTCGGAGATTTATATAGGCCCGACTTATTATATGCGTTTGAAACACATGGTAAAAGATAAAATTAATTACAGAGCGAGAGGGCCAAATACTATGCTCACCAGACAATCGGTTCAGGGGCGCGCAAATGATGGAGGGTTACGTATAGGTGAAATGGAACGTGATGGAATATTAGCGCACGGATGTGCTGGATTTTTGAATGAATCTTATTTAATTAGAGGGGATGAATATTTTATGGCAGTGTGCAATAAAACAGGAGGAATTGCTGTTTATAATCAAGCGATGAATTTATTTCTTAGTCCATTTGCTGATGGGCCTATTAAATTCAACACCGCACTGGATGGAAAAATGAATATTCAAAATGTAAGTCGTTTTGGGCGTTCATTTAGTATAGTTCGAGTTCCATATGCATTGAAATTATTAATTCAAGAATTACAAGTAATGAACATTCAAATGAGAATTATTACAGAAGATAATATTGATCAATTAATGAGCATGTCTTATTCTGACAATATTAATAAATTGTTACAGGATACTGAAAATACAGATCTTAGGGTTTTAGTATCACAATATAGTAGACGTGAAAAAGACAGGATTCAGGGGATAACAGGTAAAGAGAAAAATAATCCCTTTGAAAATCCTGTTGAACCTCCCGTATATAATAAGTTGGCTAATATGTCAACCACGAGTCCTCAGTATGAAACTGGTGTTTCAATATATCAACCAGGATCTAGTGAAGAAATGGAAACAGAAAATGAACGCAATCCAAATAGTCCTGTGTACAATCCAAATAGTCCTGTGTACAACCCAAATAGTCCGGTGTACAACCCAAATAGTCCGGTATACAACCCAAATAGTCCTGTCTACAATCCAAATAGTCCGGTATACAATCCGAATAGTCCTGTATATAATCCATATAGTCCGATGAGCTCTCCTCCTACTCCGAAAATCACAAATCCGGAACTCAAAGCTCAATGGGAGTCTCTTTCGGAAAGCGATAAAAAAACCCTGGCTGAAATGTTGGATAAAAAACGAGCTCAATCTACTGCATCACCTAATTCATCTACCAATAAAGCTAGCAATGAATCTAATCCAGTTGCAGGGGTTCCAAGCGCGTCTATTTTAAATGTGGAAGAGAAAAAACTAGAATCTGGAGATAATTCCGGAGATAATTTAGAGGATCAATCGACAACTCAATCCAATCCTTCTGAGACAAAAGCAATAAATTTTGACGTTGGTGAACCCGAATCATCTGGGTCCAATTCCAATGAAACTAAAAAAATCATAATGTAGACGAAGTCGAAGGAGTGTATATAATAAATAAAAATAAAAATTGAACCTATTTAAATGATAATGTCTATAGTATAAATATAATGACAACCCAGAATTCAAGTAGTTTAATCGATTCAGTTTATAAATCCAGAAAAATTATTTTGGAATTAATGAAGAAACAAGGATATAATGTAGAGGATTACACTAATTTTAGTATTAGCGAGGTAAATGCCATGTATCAAAATAAACAATTAGATATGCTTTTAGAACAAATAGAGGAAAATACCGAGACTCATAGAAAGAGAAAGATATATATCCGATATTATTTAGCAAAAAAAATTGCCGATAAAAATATTCAAGAGATGATTGATGATTTATTTAATTTAGAAGAAATTTTGACAAAAGATGACACCTTAATGATTATAACAAAAGATGATTTGAATGAAACATTGACAGGCGTATTGAAACATATATGGGAACAAGATAGTATTTTAATCGTTATTCAAAATATTAAAAGATTACAATTCAATTTATTAGATCATGTTTTAGTACCTAGCCATAGAATTTTATCTACGGAGGAAGTGAAGAAGGTGAAACTTAGATATAATATTACAGATCACACGCAATTTCCTGACATTTCTAGGTTTGATCCTGTTGCACAAATTATTGGTATTAGACCAGGTCAGGTATGCGAAATAATTAGACCGAGTAAAACAGCTATTACTGGTTATTATTATAGAATTTGTGTATAATAACATGTTTTGGACGAATTAAAATCTTCACAAATGTATATACATATAACATAATGAACCCTGTACAACAAATTTCTAATAAATTAAATACATATTCGGAGCAATTTCCTTCTGTTTTAGAAGATTATAAAAAATCATTTGTCATTCACAATAAAAACCCAGAATATAACGAATATTCACAAATATATGCATCAAATAAGGGTGCATTACATTCATTGAATACCAAAGTATTTGTCGCTACAAATGATATACAAAAAAACATAGATACGTTAAATGTGCAAATATCGGATTTAGATCATAAAATAATGGAACAAAAGTCTATAAACACCGATTTGAAAAAAAAATGGAATAGCGTTAAAGGCACAGGTAATAGTGCAAGTGAAATGACAGATGAAGCTAAGGAGCTATATAATATTCAATATATTAGCAATGTAACTATAGTCATTGGATCAATTGGTCTATTATTTCTATTATTTTCTACTTTTAGGCGTCCGATAAATAATACTGCTGCTGGTTATACATAAATTATTATATATCTGACTACGGAATATATATTATTTGTATTTTGTGCAATTTTATAATATTCCAATATTTATATGGAAGAATCTAAAAACCAAACAAATCTTGTTGTTTCAAGATATAATAAAAATGTTGATTTTGTATATAACATAAATAATAATAATAATATTAATGTTATGATTTATGATAAAGAAAACCCAAATAATATATTAAACGTTCCAGTAAATAAAGGTAATGAGGCATCTGTATATTTACACCTTTTCTCATTTCAAACGCCCATTTTACTGGGCAAAAAAATAAGAAAAAAATGTAAAATCAATAATAGGAATTTCACCTACGATGGTCTTACTTTTTCCTGTTCTTCTTTTGTAATGGAACAGGTGAAAGACGAAATATGAGAATGAAATGCAGTTGGACGTGTTTGGCTATCTATCCAACAACTTGTTAATTTCATTATATTTATTGAGGAATTAGCATCTCTGGTTCTAAATACGATTTTTTTGTTTTCGCAACTCACGCAGTTAGAACACACTAAAAGACGAAATACCTTCTTGTTTTCTTTATCCTTGTAATATTCAAGGTCTTTATTACAATCGCAACACTTTTTGCTTGTATTACATTCATTGATTGTTATTGTATCATACTTTTTATGGATTTGTTTTCTTAATCCTTTATTCATCGTAGGCATAAAATGTTTCATTTGTGTGCTTCTACTCCAATTTCCATAACCAATTAATATATTGGATCCAAAGGTTTCTTGGATTTTATTCAAGAATGTATCAACACTTTTCTTACCATAACTATATTGCCTAAATTTCATTTTTCTCCAAGTTTCCTTCTTGTAAAATTCGGTTGTTTCCTTGTTAAGTTTATGCTTTTCAACTAAATATGTTTTGAACTTGATATAATCAACTGATTTGCTATTTTGTAATGATAACTCGGTTTCTTTTTCAATAATTTTATGTCGTTTCTTTTCTTCTAATAATATTCGTTGGTTTGTTTTTGCTTTACTTTCTCGTTTTCTTTGTGGTGCAGTATATTGTAGTTTCTTTCCATTTTTATCCATCATATAAACCAACGAACGCTTACCTGGGTCGCAACCAACTATATTCCTATCCTTTAGTGTATCTAATTGCTCTTTAGATAAATCTTCAATGTTGTAAAAATCTTGTTCTGGAATAGTAGGAACTCTTGAACCCCATTTTTTATCTTTCAAATCTTTTCTAATAAACAACAAGCAACACGAAATACCATCCGTTTGTATTTGATGATGGAACTGATAATGTTGGTTTCTAAATATTTTATGGTTCAAGTTCAAAAAACTATTCCAAATATCGTGTTGGTTTT